GGGCCAAATGCCGCCAATAGGGGCCAAATGCCGCCAATAGGGGCCAAATGCCGCCAATAGGGGCCAAATGCCGCCAATAGGGGCCAAATGCCGCCAATAGGGGCCAAATGCCGCCAATAGGGGCCAAATGCCGCCAATAGGGGCCAAGAAGGCAAAAAATATATGAATTTATGGAACGATTAACGGCACTTCCAGCATTTGTGCGCATCTGGATTCATACCACATTTACCATATACTTCGCTGTGTGATCGTGCGTGTTTGAATGCACAATCATATCCAACGCCAACGCAGCCGCAAGAGGCTGTGATCTTGGAAGGATTGCGAATATGAAAATGATGACCGCACATGAGACAGCGCTGATCGGGAAGATTGCTGTTGCCGGTACCACGGACATCGTATGGGTTGCACTCAATGCAGCCGTTGGTGCCGCAGGGAGGAGTCTTTGTAGGCTTGGTACTATTGGGGATGAGGGTGGTAAGAGAGGTCATTACTTTGGAGAGTTCCTCATAGCGCTTTGTGGTGTCATTGAGGGTAGTGGTAAGAGTATTGCGCTGAAGCTGCAAAATGGCATTAACATTGGTGGTGGATTGGAGTTCCTGGGTAAGCTTCTCTAGCTGCTGATTATACGCCGTAAGCTGATTCTTGAGTTCAATCTCAGAAAGAACGAACGTACGGAGAACATCGAGAAGGGTGGATTGAGAGTCTGCCATGCGGTGCTTGTAGAGGAGTAGACCATTCAATTTTTGTATTTACGGATATTTGGATTTATTTTGGCTATTTCGGTTTGGATACAGCATATAGACTGAATATGTAAAAATATAGATGGGACCGCTGTTATCAAGGACGGCATTTCCAGCACTTCTCCGTGGAGTTATCCATTTTACACTTTGAACATGAATTATATACATCACTTGAGGGTCCACTGAATTGAGGTCTGCAGCATACATCTCCCACACCCTTGCAGCCGCAAGCTGCAACTATCTTAACATAGGATCCACCTTTGATGCCGTACGAGTGGTTGCACATAAGACAGCGGAAGCCTGAAACCTCAAAATTCATGGGATTGCATTCCTTACATCCATTTGCACCGCAGAGTGGTAGCTTGACAGTAGATTGAAATCTCTGAAACAGTTTAAGGGCTGGTTGCAGAACGAGCTCTAGCTCCTTGTATTTGTGCTCGATACGGGCAATGCTGTCCTGAGTGGCCTTGATCTCGGTTTGCAAATTCTCGTTGGTAAGTTTCATATCTGCAATCTTAAGGGCGAGCTGATCCACATCAGCCTTCTTGGTTGCAGCCTGCGATTTGAGATCCTGCTCAATAAGGACGATCTGACGGGCGACGTTGATGTTCTCGGTGGCCATGATGACAATGTAGAGACACTGGGCATTCAATTTTTATAATTATGTGTTGATACCCCATAAATGGTCTAAAATAGACAAATAGACAAAAAAAGACAAACAAAAATAAGTGAAGCGAGTGCCAATCAAATGAGACATTCCCAGCATAAATTGTTATCGGGGATGATACCACATGAGGCATATGCCTCGCGACCATTCAATATACCAAACTTATGAGCGCAATCATAACCGTATCCTTCGTGGCCACATGCCGCACGTATAATTACATTACTATTGTGAGCTGGAACATCATTGACGACATGGTAGACATGATCGCACATAAGACAGCGCTTGCTAGTATCCACCTTTATGTTGGATGGATTACATTCACTGCAGCCAGTCGGGCTAGAACCGCATGAGCTGGGCCCAGGTTGGTCTGCCGACTTCTGAGACACTCGTTTAGCACTAGCTTTCTTAGGGACTGACAGCTTGGGAGGCAATGACTTGGACGGTTCTTGCACCAATAGCACAGCATCTATGCTTTTGTTCAGGGATTCATAGTGCTCGCTGCTGCTCTTCTCTGACAGTTTTAGCTGCTGTTGAATCTTGGTAAGAACTAGCTTGAGAGCGCCAATTTCAGCACTCTTTGCAGCACTCTCCGCTGTTAGTTCCTCAATCTGCTTCTTAAGCGCGTCCTCAGAGTGCACTAGGTCGCGAATGGCGTCTACGGTCGTCTTGGTGGCCATGAAAAGTCCTGGTAGTTTTGGTAATTCGAAATATAGGTATAGCACAATCAATTTTTACATTTAAGATCATATGGCGCAAAAATAGAAATTAGGATGACATAATATGGATCAGCGACATTCCCAGCATTTGTTTGTTTTGGGATTAGTACCACATCTACTATATGCTTCAGTACGATCACAAGAGTAATCATGGCAACAAGCAGAACCGACGCCCTTACATCCACATATAGCTTTGATCACTTCCATATCCTCAGAGTAGTATATATGACCGCACATAAGGCAGATGCCATAGTTGGTTGGTATTTCAATACCGTTGGGGTTGCATTTGTCACATCCATTCACACTACAACCTGCTACTCCGCGGAATGGTTGTGCTGTCTTCACCAATTTATCCGATGGAAGCAGCTGTCTAATTTGACTAATGAGCTGATCAGAGGCAGCGAGCTTGACGTCCTTGTCCGCAATGCTGCTCTGTAGGGTGGCAATTGTCTTCTTCAACTCTCTATTCTCAGTTGTTAGCTCCTTAACTTGCTTCTTAAGGGAATCCTCCGAGAGAACAAGTTCACGGACAGTATCAAGGTGCTTATCGTTGGACATGGTAATATGTAGAACTACTAATCAATTTTTCCTATTGCGCAAAAATAGAGCAGGTACCGGTATCTAGACGCGGCACTTCCAGCATTTTACCACCGTGGGATCGAGGCCGCAACGGCTAAATGCCTCAGTCATGCCCCTACCGCTCTGATCAATGCACGCATAGCCTACACCTGTACATCCGCAGAGGGCAGTGACGGGCTTAATCTCGGAGGCCTCACAAATATAGAGATGGCCGCACATGATACAGGAGGGCTGATTGTACACATCTGCTATAAACAGCTTGTCCGGATTGCATATATGACAATCCTGGTAGGAGCAGGCACAGGGAACAATTCGCTCACAACTAATTCGAGGCATATCATATATCATACGCCTTATAGATAGCGGCCCATACTGACCGACCATGCTGTGAGGACCGTTGCTGATCATTTCATCTAGTACCTTGGAAATCGTGTCAATAGTATCTCTGTAAACGCCAATCAGTCCCTGCTGATCCATGACCTTAGCTCTCAAGTTGTTTATCTCACTGTGCTGATTGTGATCTATACTTAGCAGCTTGATGCTGCTTTCCAGTTGGCTAATTTGCTCAACATGTGCATTCTCCCTGAGAACGAGCTGGCGCATGACTTCCACAAGATCATTGTCCATAATGGCAGAGTGCTAATGCTGGGTAAGGATTATTCAACTTTTTAATTTATCCTTTCCAAATGATTCCACATATTGCAAAAATAGAGCATGTATGCAGCTACTTGCGGCACTTCCAGCATTTTACCACCGTGGGATCGACTCCACAACGACTAAATGCCTCATCCGAACCCACGAACGACTGCTCAATACACATCGTTCCAGTTCCTACACATCCGCATAGGGCCTTAACCGGATTGTCCTCGGGAGTATGGCAAATGTAGATATGATTGCACATGAGACAGCGTGGGCCGTTGTGGAGAATGACCAGCTTACGGGGATTGCAGCTGCCGCATCCCCCATACCAGCAGCCATGGGGAGTGGAATCTTTGTACATATTATCGTTAAAACAGCTTATCATTCTATGCTCAATCGAATAAAGCAAGTCGGTACCGGTTTTGTCCATCTGACACGTGCGCATATCTCTAATTAGTCTATGGGTTAAGCGCATGGCTGCCTCCTGCTTCTTCATGAGGTTGTCGCTGTCCATAACTTTGGCCCGTAGAATGGATAGTTCCTTCTTGTCCTCCGAGGGATCTGCTCGCACTGTCAGGACTGTCAGAAGTGCCTCCAGTTGGACAATGCGTTCTGTCTGGTCGCGATCCTTGATAACAAGCTGGCGCATGATATCTACCAATTCATCTGTTGACATGGTTGTAGACGCAAATAATGAACACTAGCATTCAAATTTTTGATTTACCCATTCTGATTCCTACATAGACTAGAAAACGAATAGGCGCAATTATTATACACAATCAATAACGGATTAGTCATATTTAGGATATTTCCATCCCTTCTTCCAACATCTCCAGCATGGGGTGCCACTAGGTTCAATTCCGCAGCATATATACAGATTGCTACCCTTTACAGCATTTGGGATTGCACAGCATGCTCCTACCCCGGTACAGCCGCATCTGGCAGTTATAGGGGTATAATCATTGTCATTCTTGTAGTATATATGTCCGCACATAAGGCAGCGCTTGGGATTCTCCAATATCAGTTCATTTGGATTACAGCTACTACAGCCGAATCGTAAGCAGTATCCAGGATGGTTATAATGCATGTTTGTGCACTGTGTTGTACTCTTCATCACTCACAGAATAATAAAACCCGATATCAAGTATCTATAACGATAATACAAAAAGTATATGCTTATGGGTATGATTACACGGACTATTCACCATCTCGGCACTTCCAGCACTTGCTAGTCTTGGGATCAATGCCGCATGACATAAATACATCCCCATTGGTACTTGCCCAACCACCACAGCACATGGATCCTACTCCCATGCATCCACATACAGCAGTTACCTTAGTATATCCACCTCCAGTATGTCCATAATATATATGTCCGCACATAAGGCACCGCAGATGAAAGGATCTATTTACTCCATTCTTATTACAGCCCTTGCAACCCATATCACTACAGCCCTTGGGTACGGCAATAAGGATCGTGTAAATACTTCTCAGTTCCTTATTTGGTGGCGATTCTTCCTTTGGCGCTGGTTCTGCCGCTAGTTGCTTACGCAGGACATCCTCTGAGAGGACCAGTTCACGAATGCAATCCACTAGAGAATCCATTTCGATGATATATGACAAATTACCGATCAATTTTTCAATTATGGCAATTTGAATAGGACTATTTAGAAACAAACCAGTTCTAGTTAATCACATCCATGGAGTCCCTGCCCCTGGAGATTCTTGATATAATAATCCAGTTGCTGGATTGCGCCCTAACCCGCATCCGGATGGCCCGTGTCTGCTGGTCCTGGCGCGCGGCCATCAGACCCCTGCTCCTGGCACGTTGCTACCAGTACCTACAGCGCCCCCAGCATGCCATACAACTGATGGAGCTGCCCGAGTATCGCCGCTATATCACTGCGCAGGTGGATAAGACCGTGCGGCAGCTACCCGTACATAAAAAGTATGTGCAGATGGCCCCCAGCGCCTCTAAGGAGCAGCTGCTGGCCCTCATCTGTCGCTATGTGCCCATTACCCATCTTAACGGCCTGCATATAACCATTAATGATGTGAGCATCCTATCCGGGCATATATACGATAAAGTACACATCTTTAGCTATGTGGAACCCCTGCATGAGTGGGTCTCCGAGCAGCTCGTTCTAATACCCGATTCCCCCCATTCTACCACCTATGCCCTTATTGATGATATTCATCGCCACATTACCCCCAATATGCTTCCCCCCGAGAAGTATGTTCTAAAATTAATCTATATATGGTTATATCTAGTAGTGGTGCTGCCCGATTGCGGTGAGTTGGAGGATCTGCTGCTGCATTAACTACAAATCTATACCAACGCCCAAATGTCCACGCCCGTTGTCGTCCGCACCACCATTAAGCCCATTGAACTCATTACCCGCCGCGATGAGACCACCCTCCTCATCCAGGATGAGGTTAACAATATCCTCCAGTCCATAGAGTATGCCGCCGAGAACGCCGTCTCCAGCCGCCAGTCCCGATGCCGCATAGAGATTCCCGCCTACTTTCCCACCATCTGCAATCTAAAAAACAAGCAGGCCGCCCAGCGCATCTACTACCACGTTCTCAACAGTCTTGAGCAGGCGAATTACCGCCCCCAGATTGTATTTAGTGGCAGCAGCACCAAGCCCCGCGTCCATATCACCATTAATCTGCATAGTTCTAAGGAGCAGGACGAGGAGCAGTATATGCGGGATTATATCGCGAGACACATGCCATAGTGAGCTGATTGGAGATGTGGGTGCCCATCCACTGAATCTGAATGGCCAGCAGCACAAAGAGCACCAGCATAAACATCATCAGGGTGAGGGTATCGGGGGACAGTCCCGTTTTTTGCACCATTGCCGATTGGGGCGTAAAGCCCGTAAACATCTCCCTAAAGCTGGCGGAATTATCGTAATAGGGCACCTCGGGGGAGCGATCCGGCGCTCGGTAGTTCTGTTCTGGGGCCGGTGCCGGCTGGTATTTATAGGGCGAGGGCTGCTGGGGCTTGGGCAGGTCCCTATCTACAAGCTCCTGATAGATGGGCTGATAGTCATGCTGTGTGGCAAAGTGATCGTAGGGATACTCCATTGTACACCTACCAATATAATTATACTAAACATTTTTTATTTAGAGTGACTTGCGGAGTAGTAATATTTCAGATAGGCGGTTGGCGCATTCAGGCGGTAAATAAATAACCAATCTTAGCGGGAATAACACTGAATAGACTCCCAAACAGATAACAATGGATAATACCATCCTCTTCCTTCGCGGCTATCACCTTAAGGACTATCAGAACACCCTCAATCAGATCAATGGCGTCTTTATTGATGAGGATCTGGATGAATTCAGCCATGATGGCACTGATGACATCGTGGAGGAGTCCCTATCCCCCGTTCAGTTTGCCTCCTCCAAGCCCTGGGAGGCAATGCCCTCGCAATTCACCGATCTGTCCTCATGGCCCGAGCATCTACATCTATGCTGTCACAGCTGCAGTCTGGTAATAGAGGAGATGCCCATTCCCCTCGTTACCTCCGTTGAGGTGATTAGCGTGCATCGCGGCTTTAAGAATCAAAACTACATCGTTGATGGCGTCTGCTGCAGTCCCCCCTGCCTAAAGAACCTCATAGAGGAGCATCCCAACCGCGACCGCATCCACGATCTTAATATGGAGGTAATTGGCATCATCTACGGCCTCAATTGCCCCGACCTACCCCTGGGCCTTCCCCGCCATCGTCTCAGCAAGTTTGCCGGCCCAAGCGGCCTTAGCGAAAGCGAGTATCGCCAGCAGCATCGTCGCATATGGCTCTCCTACGTGGATTCCATTACCAATACCATATGACGATTCCAAGCAGATAAAAAGTAAATGGGCATAGGCCCAACCCAGTTAAAAACAATCAAATAGCACCTCCCTTCCTTCCACAATCACCCCCCAACCCAGTTAAAATATAATCAAATAACACAAATATAAATGAGTTATATAGTACCCCTCTCTATGATATACCATGGAGCCCATTGACGATGTCAGCAATTTGACGGGCATATCCGCCCTTGTTAATACCGACAAGGTGGAGAGACGGGTAGACCTGGCCAAGACGGAGGCCGTGCTCATCGATCATAAGGCTATTACAATGCGGGATGAGCGGGATCCGACCAGTGAATTTAACCATATTATGAGGGAGCTGACAGGGGGCGGCTCGGGTGGCCCCACTAGTCGCCATCAGCCCGCCCCAACACGCAGGGCCGCAGCTCCCCCGCCCCCGCCCGATGAGGACGATTATCCCAGCGAGGGCACAGATGATGGCCCCATGGATATGGGTGACTGGGACGCGCCCTCCTCCACACCCGTTCGCGCCAAGACCACCCCGGCAGCATCCCGCGGCCCCACCACCCTATACTCCTCCCCCGATGAGTTCTTTCCCCAGGATTCATTCTCCCAGATGGGAGATCGTGATGTGGGTCGTGTGGAGGCGCCCTCACGCGGCCGTCCCCAGCATCAGGGCCGCCCCCAGCGATCCTATGACAGCGAACCCATGAATAACGCCCTCCAGATCTACAGCGGCGATACCTATACCGATTTTGATCTCAATCGCGAGAAGGAGGAGGAGAATAAGACCAACATGCTTGACGACATTGATGGCCGTCTCTCCGAGCTTCGTGCTATGGGCGCCGACTGCTCCCGCATTCCCGCCGTTAATGAGGACAGCTCCGTGGAGATGGTCAAGAAGGTACATCTTGCCGTTCAGCGCAAGTATGATCGTGCCCGCTGCAGCACCATCGGCACAGACCTCATCATTGCCGGCGCCCAATTCCTAGGCGGTGTTCTGGATGGCACCCGCAGCATCGGTCCCCTCCGTCCCAACTTTGATGGCTGGCACAATACCCTGCGTCCCAAGCTCCGCGGCCTCCGCTTCGAATCCGGCAAGGTTGTAAGCGATGTCATGGAGACCTACAATCTGGGCCCCGGCTGGCGCATGTTTCTGGAGATCGCCCCCAGCGCCATTCTCTACAGCAGCATGCGCGCAGAGCAGACCACCTCCACCTACTCCCCCAATCAGATGTCGGAGGCAATGGACGATCTGCGGCGATTTGAGTAGGTTGCACATAAAACTATTCAAACATATAAACCAAACCAAACCAAACCAAACCAAACCAAAGAAGACAGACGCAGGTATCCCATTATTTTTGTCATATATGCCAATTTCAGTTTTTATTCTAGGCTTAGAAGCCAAACAAATGCCAAAAATTGATAATCTATAATCGGTTATATCACAATGCCCGTCTTACGGTCTTCCACGTACTTTGAAAACAGCATACATGAGGAGATACTGGCTATAAAGCAGCTCCTTCTCAATCCCGATTCTATTGTAGATGAAATTGAGGGAGGAAATCTCAACACGTCTCAAATACTACATGCAATAGTATTAATAGATCCATGGTCAGAGAGACTTGAAACATGGATACAAAATAACAAAGAGCATATACTCTCTATTCTACCTAGATACAATGGCATTATCCAGTTCTACCATGCCGATATCATCGTTAGGACTTTAGTAAGACTATACGCATTAGGCGATTTCATAGTTAGTGATAGCGTAATGTACGCCCAGATAATTTACAATATGAAAGATTGTGAGCTACTATTTCCTTTGATTGGAAGGCACCATCCCGATATTGTGAAATCATTCAAAGATGGCTATGGGTATTTTGAAAACTGGACGGACGCATCCAAATTATGGGATGTCATACAACGGGGCTATAAACTGACCCTTACCGTTGATATGTTCTATCATGTACTCGGTGTGAATAAGGGGGATGAATTTCGGGTTATTGATATACTATCTACCAAAAACGTCCTTATAAGACTGGATGTGAATGGCCGCCATATTAAATTCTTTCCAACTCCAGTTACTATATATATACTGGAAAAGATGCCCGGTCGCGCTATAGGCACAAGAAGCCTATATGTAATGGGAGATAGAGCGCTAATCAACTATCTGCTCTGCCAGAGAATTCCTATGACAGACTACTCTATCATTAATCCAATTGTTAAGGAGATAATGCAAGAAAGGTTAGGGCTGCTGTCATTGCTGATGCCCAAGGACATTGTCAACATGGTACAGCAATATGTGCTGCCTAAACACCTATTATAGCCATTCCATTTCTTGTTTGTTTTTCATTGGCTTCCCCCCATCAGAGTTCTGTTATTTTTACATTTAAAAAATTGAATGGTGATACACATCATTGCTCATCTACACGATGCCACTACCCCTTGATGTGTATAACCAAATCATGGAGAGTCAGCCCCTTGATAATCTAAATACCGCCCGTATTTACAGCAGAATGGTTAGATCCATTCCCAGATTCGCCCGCAGCACACTGAATCCCAAACGAGCCGAATATTGGAAGAATCGCTTCTACATAAGAGTAGATGGACAGAACTCAACATATAGATATCTTCTGTGCGGATTTCACCACATGAGTGAACAATATATGAATAGTGATAGTACCAAACCGGCCGTACTAGCCGAAACCTATGGTGGTCACATCATAGCTGAATATTGGAGTTGGGGCGTTTATCATCGAGATGAATGGACTACTCATAAAAAGGAACGAATCTTACTACCGGCAATTGAGATTAGGGAGATAAGTTTTAATTTATTTACTCAATTTACTGTGAATGGGTCGTTACCACCGCAGAGCTACTATCTGCATGGTAAAATGTGTGATAAGTACGGAAACCAGCTGTCGTAGAGGTAGAAGCAATCTTTTTTCACCAATTTACTTAAAAAACAATAGGCACTACAACCAAACAACTACTGCATAATATACCGCAGCAGCGCGTTATAGAAGTTAATGGACTCGCCCCCAAAGAACGCCCGCGGTCTCTGCTTAATTACTGCCCGTATTATCTCGTTGAGCAGACGCCGGCGTCGCATATCCCGTCCAAAGCAGTGGCAGATGTACGCGGTGACGATAGCCGCTGAGCGCTGGGCCCCGGCATGGCAGTGTACCAGGATGGGTTTGCCCTCCATCTGCGCCCTATGAATAAATGCTACCGCCCCCGGTAGATGTCGCAGCATGGTCTCATTCTCGCTCATACTTCGCGGATCCTCGGCATTAGCACCTGGATCATTTACCGGCACCCTTATATACTTAATGGTTGCAAATTTGCAGGGAATGTGCCGCGTGGCATTAACCACATAGCAGATGCCGGCCTGCCGCATAAACTCCTCACTCTGCGATGCCGCCTCATTGCCCAGCCACAGACCCGGCATTATTTCATTGACCGATGGGGTCACCTTCTCCGGATCCATGATATATACTACTCCTTATATTATCTCCTCCTGTCCAATTTCATTCTACCCATCTGAAAATTCATCAACCCCCTCAATTATATGCTTAGAAATAAACCTATTAGAAATTTGATTCAATGCATATCATTATTGAAGATTTGCTTTATGGATCCCGAACGCCTAGCCAAGTATAAGAGGGCGCCCATGCTACTCAGTCCTCTTATTCACAGCACGACGACGGTAAAGGCGGAACTCTATCCACTGAGCTTTAATGAGGAATACCTCATTGAACATCTTGAGGTGAATGAGACGATCCGCAAGATAGATTGCAACTATGGACATCTGGAATATAAGACAGAGGAGCAGAAGGCGGAGGAGGAGGCGAAGAAGCAGCTGCCCCCGGCCCCGCCGGCCGTGCGCCGCGGACGCAAAAAGAGGGAGAAGCCGGTTAAGCCCCGTCGGGTACGGGGTGATGGCACCAGTTTTAACTCGCAAATCACGCTAGAGATAAGGGGCAGCTATATGCGGCCCTATCTGGAGGGCGACGAGTATCGCCCCAATCTAGTGGATAGCATCACCAATCCAGGAATGAAGGAGATTCACACCACCTATAAGATCAAGCTATTTAGAAATGGGCTTGTGACCATACCAGGTGTGAGTATGGAGGATCTGGAGGATGTGAAGGGCCCACTCCAGACGCTCTGCGACTATATGTCCGAACATGTGGAGGATCCCGATGTGGCCGACAGCAGGATCCAGTACCGCAAGCTTGAGGGTGTGATGTATAACTTCAAATGCCATATGAGTCAGTATAATGTCGATCTGGGCAAGCTGATTGAGTACTGCGAGACCCTCACAAAGGGGCGCGTCCTCATTAACTATAAGGATCTGGTGGGCTTCCTTGTCAATCCCCAGTTTATGGAGACGGCCTCACCCATCCACGTGGGCTGGAATCACTACTTTAGCAATGTTGGTGCCCCACCCATGTTCATTCCCTCCAAACAGGACATTTTGAATTATCTGGCAAACTCAACCCAGACCAAGAATCTCCGCATCCATCCCGCTGATATGTATCGACTAATCAGCGAGTTGCCCCTACTGCACTATTACGAGAAGCTGTTTAAGTTGAGCAATGCCGCGCGTGGTCTCGGCAGTAAGGCCCTGTCCCGCATTCTCTACTACTGGATGGAGGAGCTGTTCACCCAGATGCAGAGCGTCATGATGGATGCCGATGATAACTTCATTAACCGTGTTAAATATGATTCGGAGAGCTATCCCGTCGTCCTGCTGCGCTTTAAGACGCCCATTCCAGGCAAGGACCTTAAGAAGACCACCGTCAAGGTCTATACCCCCTGCAAGGAGTATAATCAGAAGATCAACATTGATGGGGCCAACAGCCGCGAGGAGGCCGAGTATATTTACTACTGGTTCAATTGGCACATTCAGCAGCGCCATGCGGAAATCATCTATAAGCCAGGTGAGTATCCGGAGATTGATTCAGACTTCTCCTACACCGATTCTGAGATGAGCGATGAGGACGAGGATGTGGATGGTGATGCGGACAGTGATGCCGAGGTATTTGAGGAGGATGACACCGCTGAGCATGATGCAATTAGCGATGACTATGACGATGATAACGAACTATAAGTATCTTGTTCTGGTTAAAATACAGACAAAAATCAAATCAATAGGGTCCTTATCCATTATTTTTCACTAGGCACAGAGAGTGGCGCATAGCAATCGTTCTACGTGGAATACCGTAATGTTCCCATTCCATTAATCGTTCTCATCAGATTTATTGCCAACTCAAACTGCCAGCACTGTTGGTATACAATAAACCGTACTCTACCATAATGCATACTGCGTATAAAACGGGATAAGGATAACATCGCCCTATATTGTTTAATGCCTAAACTAGCAATAATGCTCAAACAATCCGATGGGAGATGAACCATGAGTATTATAAGAGCCCTAATCAAAAATCAACTAATTCGTCTGTTAAATTCCTTGAGATAGGCTATAAAATCACTTAGCACACCACTCATATGTTTCAATATATATTCCGCGTGTAATTTTCTATACAACCGGCTACGTACAAATAGGGGTAACACCAGCAGCCGTCTATATGATGAAACAGATGTACTGGCAATAACGCCCAAACAGTCAAGAGTGTTCTCCATATATGGAGAACATGGCATCTGCCGGCGCAATACATACTATTGGAATTCAAAAATCACATTACTAATCAATTCCATATCATCTATCCAGCGGAACTGTCGATGATAAAGGTTTGAAAGGGCCGCAATTAGCTCCCGTTATTCCATACAACACATTACGCATTATTTTTTCTCTGTTTCTACCGTATGTCCGTATCTTATGCATATAACCTATTCGGATACGGATATGAGAACGTAGGAATCTGGACAGGGCTAGTAGTGCCATATAAGTCCTCCATGATACACGAGCTATAAGCTGAATACAATCCAAAGGCAACTTTGGCATGAATGATATAATCCGAATCTAAGTAATCAAAAATTTATTTAATAGCCGCTTATATGCCGTTTGCACGTATATGAGATCTATGCTCCAGATAAAGCAGAACTGCTAAATCCATAAACGTTGTTAACATTCTAACAGCGAATCGATTTCTAGTCCGCATTTCAATGCGTATAGTTTTGTACATACTACTGCGAACAAAGCGTGAAATCGTCAACATGGCTGCATAGTATTTTACATCAGTGCGGGCAATGATATTAAGGCAATCCAAAGGTAACCGCGGCATATGTAGGAGTAATATAGAGAATAGATACGTTCAAAAATCAAATAATCTATCTATAACTTCGGAGTATCTGTTTACAGTCTCTTAAATCATGTAAGATATCATCTAACTTTTCACACATGTATATTGCGATATACTGCATAAGTAGATTCTTATACAATCTACTACGAACAAATGATGGCAATGCTAAGAGTCGTCTGTATGTCTTTTTAGATATACAGGCAATCGTACCTAAACAATCTAAGGGGAGTCGTGGCATAGGTTCGGAAATATGCCTATGGTAGCTTCAAAAATCAAATAATATATGTTACTATCATCATACTAAATACCATTGCATCCCTACGCATATCCTCCATTTGTTACTGTGATTATTTGCAATACTAAGATATCGATCGCTTTTCCTAAATCGCGCAATGGCGCACAATAGCCAGAAAGCTATATATGACGTCTCTGCAATAGTATAAATACAATCCAGAGGTGTTCTCCATATATGGAAAACTGGCATGATAAGTAATACAAACTGCACTGAATCAAAAAAATAATTTATTATGTTCCTCTATTCTCCTTTTTACCGTAACAGCGTGATTAGATACCAAGGCGCGCCAGGCCATCCAGGGCCATGAAGCCGATGACCATAAACAGGCCCAGCACAACAACGCCCTTATTGGTGACTCCATTGGCATCGGTGCCATTGGCCCACTGCGCCACAAAGCTCTCGGTAAAGAGGGTGGAGTTAAGAAATACGAATATGAGAAAGATGCCGAGAAGCATCTTAAAGTAGGTTAGGCCAAAGAGGCCATAGCCGCAGGAGCTATCGCTGGATTCGCGATCGGCCTTACGGCTCTCCTCCTCCAGGTCGTCTAGTGATTCGCTCATAGTATATATAGTCGCTCCCACTCGGCGGCCTGCAGCTGATCCCTGTGCACAAGGTGACTGCGGATATATATACCCTCGCTAAAATACTTCCGCTTATTTGGATTACTAAAGTCGGCGACGAGCAGATCCAGTATTTCGGTTTGGGTGTAGCCGGGATGGGGGCAGGCCACGCTCTTTAGAAGCTTGAGCAGCTGGGCGCGTAGGGCAGGGCCATGCAGTTCCAGTAAATGGTGCATAGTATGGTGATCGGCGGTAAAGACCATGCTATCTAGGACATGGCGCTCCTCGGCCGGGGCCAGACCCATCTGGAGGATGCCCTGAACGCGAATCTGCTCATCGGGCAGCAAGGCGCCCATCTCACCATTTAGGAGGGCACCCCTGAGCTTGCCATCGCGCTCCCGATCCAAATGATCCAAAATATGCAGTAGTACGCTCTCATAGACACGCTCCTCGGCGGGCTTGGTTGATTTATCATAGAGAGACGGTTTGCTTTTTTGTTTGGCCACGGCACCCATTATCTCGTCTGGATCATAGCGGGTAATGGTGTGGGCCTCGCCCCATATGCCCCTGGCCACCTGCCCCTTAATTGGATAGTGATAGCACCATCCTATGGCGGTCTCTACACCTATGCTCATGTCCTTGTACTCAATTCGCACAGTCCATGTCAATTTAAGCTGGGTAAGCAGTGTATGCAGATTCTTGGCTGTTATGCTTATGTCGGATCTGGGCATTCTGGTTAGATGGGGCACCTTCTCATATTTCATACCATCTACTAGGGGCAAATAGCCCACCTGTCCCCCATATTTATATTTCAGCATTGTTGCGCCCTGCCCCATCACCTCCAGCCCCACAATCGCCGTTAGATCAATTCCGCGCTGATCCACCAGCTCCGTGATAAAGTGCAGAAACTCATGCTCTGGACCATATATGGAGGTCTCCACCGATCCATCCCTAAAGTACACCAGCTCATTAATCTCCATTATCGGATAGTACTCCCACTGGTTGCCAAACGCCGTTTCCTTGGCGGCCCTACGAAATATGACTATTGCGGGCAGCTCCCTAGCCCCCAGTCTCTCCACATAGATGTCCTCCCCATTTGCCTCCACTAGTATTGTCTGAAAGCCCCACTGCTGCGGTATCTCCATTATCTGTCTATTAATCTCCTCACTACTCTCCACCGGATTGTCAATCAGCAGATACTGTGTCATGTTGGCCGGTAGCAGTAGCTCCGGTGCCCGCCCCAGCGCCGCTGAAACCGCATGTAGCGCCCCTATCCATTGCCAGGATAGCCAGTGCTGCTCCACGCCCACTATATAGTAGCCCCTACGCCGGATCGCATCTGTGGACTCTACGGTCGGGCGTCCCCTCTTTAGCTTAGTCGGCGCCGTCTTAGTGTTTGATATGGTGATATACTGCAGATACTTACTGATGATGTCGGGAAGGTGGCCCAGGCGCCCCGGCACCAACTGCTTGCCGTAATTATAGACATAGCGGTCAGGTGAGGCTGATGTCTGCACCTCCCCACTATCTGTCGTCCCATTCACCTTATTCAGACATGATTGCACATTCAGCTTTGCGGGCGTCTTCTTACAGCATGGCAAGCAGTAACCCTGCTTGTGTCGTCCCGTTATGAAACTCAGATAGGGATACTTATCGGTGGGGCAGGTATACCACATGGGCTGCTCTGTGGTAAAGTTCCAGTATTTGGTACCCGCCTTGCCCGTCTCCCCGTTCTCCAGCTTATAGCGCGCCCATTCATCATCTGTATAGGCCACCGGCTGATGTGATTTTTGACATATACGTGAATAGACCACATCATCATCACTCTTGCCGGCAAACAGCACCGGATCCTTACTCTTAAGTGCCTGCACATTAACCATACCCTTTACCGTCTCCTGTGCCGTCACCTTAATTGCCGACAGCTCCCCCAGCACATACATCACATAGCGGCGCCACTCCTCTATATTAACCTCCGCAATACCATATACCCGCACCACCACATCCACCAGTCTATGTATCCATTCCATCTTTACTCCCCGTCTCTGCTCCAGATATACATCCATAAACCGCGTGGTCAGCCATTCATACTGGTTCTGCGCCTCCATTCTTAGGGGCTGATATGCCAAACCCTTGCGGTAGGTACTGCTCTCTGCCGTGCCTCCCAGTATCTGACAGGCTATGTCCCTCTGCAGCATCTCTCCCAAATGGGACCATTGTCCGGAGCCCATCTTGCCCGACCATACCAGCTCCATCTCAATATCCCTAAGGCGCGTCCACCGTGATATCTCCACAAGCCGAGATGAGCTGTTAAACACCAGTCTTCCCATCTCGTTGATTTGTCGTATCAGCGGATTGGCCACATCGGCCAGTTGCGTCTGAATGCCCGCATGCGACATGGGACTGCTGTATAGGGCCCTCAGCTTATATCCCATCTCTCCTATTGTAAAGATAATGAGGGGATTGCCGTCTAGGATCACCGTAATGCTCTCCTGGGGTATATGCGCCAGATGCTTCTCAATTTCCGCATATAGATTCTCCACATAGGAATCGGGCGCGCGCAGTATCCTAGTGGCCCTATAGCGCTGTGTTCTATACTGAATAATGGGCAGGCCTGGCATTGTATGCAGATGTGTAAATAGCTCGGGTATATGAATGCGCGCCTCTCCCCGTCCATCCACCGTTACGCTATGCATCCATAGAATGAATTTGTTATCGCTGGTTTTGTCACCCTTTTTGTCATCTTTTTTATCCCGTCCCACCAACTCCTTTAGCTCCTCCATATCCACCAGTGGTGTTAGAATCGGCAACTGATCCAGTAGATAGGCGCGCTTCATTATCAGCTCCGTAAATTGAGCCCTCCAATCCGCATCCCCCATGCCCTGATATGCCGCCTGTGTCAGCATTGGCCAGTATTTGAGCACCATGCCATAGTACACCAGCTCCCGTTGATACTCATCGGTTGGTACCCGCACCAGCCAATCGTCTAGGATTATCATGCTATACTCGGTGCCGTGTGCCGAAACCATCTCCCGCACCGTCTGCCTCTCCTCATCCACCACCACATGGGCATCCCGTGTATTGGCCAACTGCATATCTATTGGCATACCCTCTATATTCTCTCCCCCACTCTCTATCGGGCCCACCCAGTACTGCGATCCCGTCACTATGCGATATCCAATGGCACCATCCTCACAGTATAGGTGCTGGGTATATGCCGCGTGGCCCGTTACCAGGTGGATTCTGTATTTCAGTTCCAGCACCGTATCCTGTGGCAATACCCCCATGCTATATTCCTCCACCGTCTTCTTCTTAGGTGGAGGCTGTCTGTCCTCCTTCACCACATCCTCCGTGGCTAGAAACGGATTAAAGTCGTCCACTGCAGCCACCACCGCCTCCTCCCTCTTTGCCCCCAGCTTTCCATCCCATCCCACCACACAGTGCACCCTACCCACCACCTCCAAATCCCTATCCCGTATATTAACAGTTAGTAACTCCATTGTCTGTTAATTGAAGTGTATGATTTGATTTAAGATGAATAGGTCGTCTTTCTATACAAACCAAATCCCAACAAACCAACCACATATATGTATCTCCCAATATTATACCACCGATATTATATTGTAGGACCCAATGACCCTCCTCTACGGGCTCCTCATTCTCCTCGTCCTACTCCTCCTCTGGTACTCCCTCATTGGCCGCTACTCCCCCATCAACACCACCTCCGCCCAACTCTGCTCCGGCGGCGTCTGCTCCAATTACAATGTCCATCGCGAGCATGACGACCAGCATGAGGCCGCCCAGCTCATCTCCGAGATTGAGCGTCGTACCGATCGCCTCCTCAATCATCTCAGCAGCCGCTATCTGCAGGATTCCAGCAGCTTTGACTCCAATCGCGCCGGTCTCATCGATATTGTCCCCATGTCCGGTCTCTACTCCGTAGCCGAGCCCAGCAGTGACGGCAACGGCATGAGCGGTCTATCCGCCCCCGCCCGTGAGCGCGTACAGGAGCGCGTACGCCAACTCATCAAAAATTACGGCGCCACCACCATCTACGAGATCAGCCCCCTAAACGGCGAGAATCTCACCAGCTATACCCAGGATAAGAAGGATCTGGTTCTATGCCTTCGCCGCAAGGAGCCCAATGCCGCCGGTCAGCATCCCCTTCATGATATTAACACCATGATGTTCGTTGTCCTCCACGAACTTACCCACATGATGAATGACACCTGGGGCCACCCCTCCGACTTCTGGATGCTCTTCCGCTTCATGCTTGAGGCCTCCGTTGAGGCCGATGTCTACCGCCCCGTTGATTACAGCAAGCATCCCGTCATCTACTGCGGTCTCAACATCAATTACAGTCCCTACTTTGATACCAGGCTTATTAAGCAGCAGAAGTAGTAGATATGATCCCATTTCCCATTTTTCATCGCCCCAACTTGTTTCCCCCAATCTCATCCACCGCCGCCAATCCTCCCATATCCCATTTTTATTTTTTCATCGCCCCAACTTGTTTTCCCCCAATCTCGTCTACCACCAACAAACCTCCCATTTCCCATTTTTATTTTTTCATCGCCCCATGTATACCATCACCATGTCCACCATCGGTGACGCCGTTTCGGGTCTCAACCCCCTTACCTATAAGACCCAGTGCTCCAAGGGCACCGATGCCTGCGTTGCCGGCTTTGGCATGGGTGTCATGCTTGTTCTCCTTATCATTATCGTCATCTACTTCTTCTTTAGCCGCCCCGTTGAGCGCCTCACCAACGCCCAGATCGCCACCATCTATGGCGGTCCTGCCGATGAACGCCAGGCCGTTGCCAAGCTAACTCGCGAGCGTTTCTCCGCTGCCGATGCCTACAGCAATCCTGAGGCCCAGCGCCTGCTCGCCAAGCTCAACTCCGAGGACCCCCGCGTCTCCCGCGAGCGTTTCTCCGCCGCCGACGCCTACAGCAATCCCGAAGCCCAGCAGCTCCTTGCCAAGCTCCAGGCCGAGGATCCCCGCATCTCCCGCGAGCGCATGGAGAATAAGACCGAGAGCAACCTGGCCGCCCTCTGGGGTATGTAATCCAGCTATCAGCATAATAATCCCTTTATTTTTCATACATTCTAGCTGGTTTATTAAATATGGGCAAAAATCATAGCCTCATTGTGCCAATGTCCGTAAATCCAGTTCTCGTATTATAGTCATCTTACATTCGGACGACTCCGCAATCCATTTATCACTCAGCACGTCTGCAAATATGCGCTTAACTGTGGCCGGAAATATGACCCTTCCACCAAAGCTACTCTTCCAAATAATAATCGTATACACCGTCTCTCGATAGAGAGACATCCCATATGGATCAGATTACACCAGTTGAATATTATAGCTTCTACATCTAAGAATTTACCAGTATCGAATTTATACATACAATTCCACGTAATAACCAGCTGCAGAGGTTTTAAATCATAGAACTCACTCGCAATCATCTTATTGTATAAATTATTAGTAGTAATAGTAGGGTTTACCTGAGCACTCTCACCAACAATGCAATCCATATTTAAACACATCTATCGGAACGCTATACACCACCTGGTTCGCAATCTTTCTCCATCGACGCCAAACATCTCCCATTTGCAACACCCCCGTAGAATAGTGTAGATTAGATCGCTATTCAATCAACTTTACATCAAACTATCCGTCCACTCTCATTATATATAGTAATTAGGAAACGAAGCCAGGGCAGACGGTAGAAAATTACAACCAAAAAGCATCAGGACCTGCGCCCTATCTTTTTATACTCTTTCCACTGTCATCAAATAGATCTAATACTATGAAATTGTGTGTAGTGTCATTATCTACATAATCCTTTTCTACTTCTATACAATAGGCACTACTAAGTAAATTCGCCAGTTGTTTACCAAGGTACATACGTAGTGTATCCCAGGAATTGCCATTGGGGAACAAGCGTATGGTATTGCCATTTGAAATAAAGTACACACTAATATCATCATATTGGATCGTATATCGCCATGGTTCTATTAGGGCTTTGTTATTACACAGCACCTTACCAGTGTAACAAACGTATGGACAAATCCCATCATAGTAATGCGGGGGATACCATCCCCTATCAGTATGCAATATGGTAAATTCCCATGGGATATAATACCAGCACTCTCCGCGATTTATTTCTATTATCTCCTTTCCATCGTATATGTACGTAACGCGTGCAGTGCCTTCACCCATGCGGATTATATCACCAAATCTGGGCACATTATAGGTGTACTTTTGTAGTACATGAGCAAGAATAGCATCTTTTTGCATAATCATATCTACATAGTAGCGTTTGGAACGAACTAAACGAGGCTTGTAGAGACATAGTTTGGAGGCCTGTGCTATGGATCGGGCAAATCGACGGGAGACAGTGCAGATCAATGGCCAGGATTCCTCACAAAGCAGCATAATAATAATCAGAACATCGGTGGGTAATGATATATCCATCTGCGAAACGTTCTGGTCTAACATACAGAATGCAAATTCAATTTATTTATTTTACCAGGTGCTCATACCCAAACATATAATTATATGTTAAACATGGGCCACGATCCCAACATTTGCGCAATAACGTCTAGAACAGGTCCAAACATGCAACCATCAATATCCCAGACATATTAATTCGTGTTAAACATAAGGGTATGGTGCTATTTGCGGAATATGGGCTGGAATGGGGTTAGGTGCTTGTTTTTTTGTCTCCTGTAGAAGGAATGACAGGTAATATGAGGGCAAAAAGCAACAAGAGGGCACTTTAAGGTCTATATTCCAGTTGTTTAACGTATTAGTTGCAATATAGAACCGGTATAGTCACCAGAACGTTGTAAGTCTACTTCTGCGCAGATATATCGACTAGTAAATATCTCATCTGTAGACCACTTATCTCTAGACTTACTCTCCTTGCTTAGAATATACTGTGTACCTCTATCATTAATAATGATTTGTTCATCATCGTCTATGACAGGGTTTAGCTGTGTATCTATCCATATAATGTCGTCATAGTCATCGTCCATTCGATTACAATACCTATCATAGTATTCACTGGGATAATACCCTCGTTCTGTCATGAGCACATTATATCTGTGGGGAAAGCAGGAACCATATAAATGAAAGAATATCGGTCTATCCAATGTTCCCGTATATATGGAAACTGCGTTATAAATAAAATAATTGTTATCTCTGGTTTCTCCTATATGTAGACAGATAATATCTCCATATCTAGGGGGATTGCGGCCGTATGTATCCATTAATCGCCGTAAAACGATAGGTTCGGCCATGGCCATCTCATCCCCAGTCCACACCTGATTAAAATCGCCTAAAGTTAAGGGATCTATGGTAGAATCCTCCATGGTGCCAAGTTCGTAGATCCAGGCACGGTGCGCGCGGGGCTTAAAGGTACAGAGCCTGGCCGCATTAAGAACGGCTTTGGCAAATCTATGTGATAGGGTACATACACTAAACCAGCTTGACTGGCTGTGCTGTAGAATGAGGGGAAGAATGTCGTACGGTAGTTTAGGCATATTAGAATGAAACAATAATAGAAATACCCAATCAAAAATCTAATTACAAATATCGCTTCAATCTATGTAGTGGCAATACCCATCCTTAGCACTAGGTATGCCATTATACAACCAGCTAGGGTAAATAGGGGCCTGTTCATAATCCAACAGAGGGAGGCAGCCGCCAAACAGCCTATAACCATACATCCCCATGCCACAGTGTGTATATCATCATGACGAATCATTCTACCCGTTTACTGCTCATTATTTTTATCATCTATATGGTTTTTGCATCATTTTATATGTAGTTTTTCTATATTTCTTTATACTCATAAATAGCAACGTTCCCACCCATGGCAAAGGCCATTCCAGGCGAGCCCCATCTACCCCTCCAGATCAAGGGTAAGGCACAGGAGAAACTTGAGGAGGTGCTGCTACCCCTTGCCGATTTTCTCTGCAGTTATGCCCTTAAGAAATTCAATAGCAGGAAAAAGAGATCAGATCGCTACATAGCATTGGCGCATGGTGGTAAGGCCTTCTCGGAGTATGTGGAAAAGCAGTATCGTCCCGATAGCTTTGATTGGGATGTTAAGATCATTATAGAGAACAGCATTATGGTTACTCGTGTGGATGGGATCGTTAAAGGCTCAGCCGCTGAGATGGCCGGTTATATCAATGAGAAGTTGGCTCATATGTACACCGTTCCCTATATCATTCATCGTGCAATTCAAAAATGTAAGGAGGAGAATGGCGTTAAGGATCCACGCCTTGTTAATCTATCCGTTGAGCAGTGCAATGTAACGGCGCATAACGGGCGCCGCACGGCCGTCTCCGGTCCAGGTATTGTGGATTATGTCTGTCTATGCGTTACTATCAATGGAGAGACGGTTAATATAGTAACGCTCATGGAGCCATGGGGCATACAGGATAGTGCCGCTACCCTAGACAGCTACTTTAGAGCCGCTAAGGAATGTGTAAAGCTGGATATGCATATGCTGGATAGTAAGCGCTATATGGCCCCCTATGACTATATTAAGAAGAACATTGAGACTATGATTACAACTCCCAGCTATCCCAAGAAGGACAAGGCCAGGGATCGTATACGCATCCTAAACGATGCCGAGGTCAACCAACATCTCAATTGCAACGTGCAGTATCGCGAGAGTTGCCGTGATAGGGTCGCATTTGACTTTACCCGCGGCCAGCCCTGGTTTAAGCCGCGCGTCACCATCAAACAAGAGCATATTCTACGTGACTATGGCACACTGGCTGGAAGCGCCCACCTGGATACAATCAAGCGGTACACCGGTGAGTATTTCCGCAATATTAATCGCTCGCTGACACAGTGTCAGTTCTTCAAGAGTCCACTAGAGAATATACCAGCGCCTATTCTCAATGAGATCAGAAAGCTGGATCGGTGCTTTGACGCCATGAGCGCCCTTCCCGTGATCAGTTATGCCGATGCTCCCCTATACCTCTATCGCCAAACTGGCTATGTGGATCTGGCCCTTACTGGCGAGGAGGCTGAGACAACCAGTAATCTGTACTCCATTGTCCCCGGCACAATTATTAACAACACAACCTACCTATCTACCACCTACAGCAATCATAACTATGAGATGAGGGGGTTTATCGACGACTCCCAATTCAAGGGCTGCATGTTTCAGATCCGTGCCCTCTCCTCCAAGGGCATGGTGGTAATTGATGCCCACTCCAACTTTGCAGAGGAGAAGGAGGTACTGCTGGATCATCGCGGCCATCTTCTCGTAACCAATGTTAAGTTTATATACATTGTCGAGGAGTGCCAAGCCACGCCCGTCTATATGGAGAGAATCCTGATAGAGGCCGACTATATTCCCCCCGATGAGGACTGGGTAAAGATAGGAACAAAGGCATTGGCTAATCTACCCCCGATCGCCCCCGTCCAAACATTTCAAACGAACAAGCAACCCATAGATGTAAGCACTGAAAAGGGAGCGCTTACTCCCCCAGTCCTCAGCACCGTACTATTTGCCGATCTACGCAACAGGGATCTGGACCCGTCCATTCGCTATGTCACCGAGAATCACATGCCCGTAATCGCCGATGAGATTGAGTCACTTAAAAAGATGGGATTCCCCGTCTTTCCCATTGACTCCGATCTGCAGATGCTCCAGCGGGCGTGGGATTATGTGAATTTGGCCGAGAAGACCCCCTCCGATAGCACCGTTACTGTTGATACCGTGGTAGGCCCTCTCCACGTACCAGCCGGCTTTCGAGCAAAGGATCTGGAGAGGTATTCCGATATTGACCCCCATGTGGCCATCCCAGAGCGAGTCTATAACTGGATCTCATTCAGGGTGTCCATATCTGTGCTAGTTAAGGCATTCGTGGCCCTGCTTCTCCTTCTGTTGCTCATTATGGTCTACTACCGCCATTCCGAGTCAACCTAATCTACTTTGCCCATACCCTATTTATTTTTACCTAAGCCGACTCATATTCTTCTTAATAATAAATATGTTAAAGGTAAGACTCCGAAAATCGGATATTGTGAGGCGGGCTCTCACCATTGTCAAATTTGAATAGTATTGGGACATATTTGACTACTCTGACAAGCATGAACGAAATAACAAGCAAATTTCACGGCACGGTGGTGGATCCAACGGTGCCGGGATGGCAGGATCAACTGCCAAAGCGCGAGGACATGATTCCGCATGATAAGATCTGGAAGGAAACGCATAGAGCGGTTAAGCGGGGGGAGCCGGTGCTGTTTCGCCCCATTACATGGACGGATCTGAATATGGTGCCCATGGAGAAGCGGACGGAACGGGTGAACTGGGCAGATAAGTGCTATCATCTGGTGACGGTGGGCATTCTACCGACGGGAGATAAGGTGGCGGTGGTGATTCAGGGAATTAATCCCCATATGATGATCCGTGTGCCGGCGGAGGAGAACGTACCGGTATTTCAAAGACGGGTGCTGGACGGGCTGGTTGAGATAACATCGGGTGGCAATCGCAATGGCATAGTGCCCTGTAACACGGGATCCACGGTGCGGCGCAATATGCCCTTTAAGCTGTGGTCCGAGAAGGAGGTGCACTATCTATATTTGGAGTTTAAGACTACAAATCAGAGAACGGCGGCAGTTAACTGGGCGAGACAGCAGGGATGGGATACGGCCATTGACGATACGGGTCCATACTATCGCATTGCGGCGCGTACCTATAAATTCCTACCCTGTGGATGGAATAATATTAGTAACTATACACTGGCGGAGGAGGGCGATTATACAAACGAGCAGATTAAGTACTGCTTTGTGGTGAAGGTTGAGGACTTTACACCCAGTACCATTGATCTGACGCTGCCGGAGAATCGCCATCTGGCCAAGGACCGCTCCCTACTCCTATCTCAGGATTTGGAGACCTATAATCGCAAAAACACGGGTGTGGCGCCCATGCCTGATGATATCCTGCTTAAGACGGCAGGGGCTAGCATTAGTAAGGCCAATACCCTACAGGCCCTCATTATGATGGACTGCTGTGTGTTTGGCTGGCATGCAGACAAGCCAGATCTGGCCGTATGCATCACAATGCTGCCGTTGCCGCCCCTAGACTTCTGTCAGGTGGTGCTAGTGGCTAATCAGCGCCAATTACTGGAAGTTAAGGCCACATTGCAGGCCCGTATGAGTCCCGATATGGAGGCCGGCTTCAATGACGGTCTTTATGATTGGCCCTTCATACTTAAGCGTCTGCTTGCCTATAATCTGGAGGACGACTGGCGTACCCAGCTCAATCCCCTGGTTGTTGACGAGTGGTACAAGGATAAGATCTGCGGACCCAAAAAGGAGAAGGTAAAGATCGAGGCAAATATGTACGTGGAACCTGAGCACTTTCAGGTGCCCGGTACAGTAGCCATGGATGTTCGCATCCTATTCCAGCAGGCCATGCCAGGCACGGAGAAGACCAGCCTGGACTTCTACCTGCAGATGAACAAGTTACCCCTCAAGGAGGATATGGAGATTAGTCGCATGAACAGCATCTTCTGCATTATGAGACAGATGCGCCTTGATCTAAAGGGCACTCCCGCCTCCAAACTCTATAACACCATCCTAAAGCAGGCCAAGCTATGGGCCAAGGACCCCGATTGCTATCCCTTTGCCTGGCTTGCTGATAAACCCGTTAAGGGTGAGACCCCACGTCCACGTGCCGATATTACCACATATGGTATTGATGCACTTACCTCCCTAGAGGTGCTGGAACGCGTTCAGGATGCGCATCGTGTGGCTCGCTACTGCTGTACCGATTCCCAGCGCTGCCACCAGCTTCTGGCTGTTCGCAACGTCATTGATGATAAGCGCGAGGGAGGCGACCTCTCCTTTACAGATTTCTATGATGGCTGCTATCGCGCTGGTGGTATGAAGGTGCGCAATATGGTTATGGCCGAGGCGCTCGATTCCAAGTGGAACATCGCCATTAGCAACCTATCGGCATATGGTGCCAAGGATGAACGTAAATATCCCGGTGCCTACGTGCTGCATCCCCGTAAGGGTCTGTATCGCGATGACTATACCATTAAGCGTAGAAGAAGATTGGAATTGCAGGGTAATGCAGTTGGTAATAATCCATCTGTCACTGATGATCTGAAGCAGGAGCACGAAAGCAAGCCCCTTGATAAGATCTTCACTACTCCCAGCACCTTTGCCGAGGAGAATGAAGTGATAGATGTGGTAGAGAACGAGAGTGAAAATGAGGCTGAGGAGGTCGGCACCTGTAACGATGATAACAACGTGACTGATCGCCCCTGTGCCGGCCTTGACTTTAGTTCACTGTATCCCAGCGAGGTCATGGATGATAACTGCTCACCTGAGAAGGTCATCCTGGATCCGGCACTGGCCAAGCGCCTTACAACGCCCGATAAGAAGGGTCGTCTGCCCCTTGATCGTTGGGGCCATCCCTACCGATTGCGCGAGGTTGATTTCCTATATGGCATCAAGGGCGAACCCGACGCCAATAAGAAGCGCATTCATGCCTGGCTTGTACAGTGCACGCCCATTGTCTCCATCGTGCGTGATGGCAAGCCCGTAGAGGTCTCCACCTGGGATCTTACCCCCGAGGAAATGAAGACCAAGCCCAAGATCATCCGCTTTGACGGCTTCGGCATCTATGCCCATGTTCTAAAGCAGCTCTTTGATCGGCGCTCCGGTTTCAAGGCCCGCATGGAGCGCTTTGGCGGTCCCCTTAAATTCCTTGATGAATCTGTCATGAAGGAGGTGGGACGGGGCAATATGGCCAAGCTGGAGCCTGCTGAGCAATGGAAGCGCTTTGATGAGGTAGTTACTAAGGAGCAGACCAAACGCGCTGATGAATATAAGAAGAAACCCAATGATTACTATAAGCATCGTATTGAGGAGCTTAAGGAGATTATTCAGTACTTTGCACGTGCGCGCTATGATGGTCCCATGGATGCTGCCAATAATTCCAAGGCCGCACCAGTCAGTACGACCTTGCGAGAGGTGATGGAGATGTTTGAGGAGCTCACCTTCTATGTGGGATACTTCAACAACAAGCAGAACACTCTAAAGGTCTTCATGAACACCTTCTACGGTGAAACCGGCAATTCCCAGAGCTCCTTCTTCATGGTTGAGGTCGCAGGCGCCATTACCACTGCGGGACAGGCCTCCCTTAAGTTCGTTAAGGCCAATGTCGAGAAGATGGGCTATCGCGCCCTATATGGTGATACGGACAGCCTCTACCTGAGCTGCCCCAGTGAGCGCTTCCATGAAGTTGATAATCTCTACTATACGGGCAAGATCACCCGTATTCAGTGGTGGGAACGCATGATTGAAATTAGTATGGAGGATCTGAATGCCCTGCGCGACCATGTCAACTTCATTCTCTGGATGCGCTCCCGCAAGTGGTTCCTGAAGATGGCCTATGAGGAGGTGCTCTGGCCCTTCATCCTGTTTGGCAAGAAGATGTACACGGGCATTCAGCATATTGGCATTCCCAATCTTGCCATGTGCCGCCGCGGTGTCGCCCTAAGTGAGTTTATGAAGAGCCGCTCCCTATTCATCAAGGGCCTGCTGCTTAAGAAGCGCGGCTCCTCCGAATTCCTCAAGCTTATCTGCTATGCCATCCTACAGGAGTGCTTCTGTATTGAGAGCACCAAGACCCTCAATGAGATCGTTCTGGATAAGATGGAAACTATCCCCAAGTGCAAATGGGATGCCGAGCTCTTCGTCCGCACCGCCCGCTACAAGGAGGCCGGCACCAAGCCCAATGGCGAGACCAAGAAGGGCAATGTCTCCGTGCTCGGCTTTATGGAGCGCATGCGTGAACACAACCGCAGCCATCCTGAGGCCGCCCTCACCCTACCTGAATTGGGCGGTCGCTTCCGTTTCATCAATGCCGTTAAGTTCCCCTGGCAGTATAATCAGAATGGTACTGGTAAGAAGGGTATTAATGCCTTCAATCGCATGGAGCTGTTCGAGGCCATGGACAATGCCGCCTATGAGAAGATAGTGGGCAAGGTCGAGCCCGACATTGATCACTATGTCACCAATGAGGTAATAGGTCAGATGGCCCGCTTCATCAGCTACCATCCCAACTATGCTGGCTCCACCCCAAAGCTCGGCGCCAAACGCGTTACCCGCGCCAAAGCCACCGGCGATGTCACCGGTTCATCCCAACCCCAGAGCATCAATCTGGAGGATGAGAACGAGGCCGATGCCTACTTCAAAGCCCTCGATGAGTCCTCCGTCGACGCCGCCCATCGCTACCTGATCGCCCAGTACACCAGCCTGCATGCCCGCAAGTGGGATGACCCCAGCATTCAGCACAAGGAGCGCTATGCTCGCGCCGCCGATCAGGTCCGCGAAATCTGGGAGCAGCGCTATGATTCCACCCCTGCCCTCATCCTCAAGATCATTGAGCGCCCCCTCGTTGCCAATGGCGGCAATAAGAAGGAGCTTATTATGAAGCAACTCCATGATCATGCCAAGCGCCAGTCCAAGCAGTCTGCCATGAGTCTCTACACCAGTCTACTCTCCGCCCTACCCGCCAACTGCACCCCCAGCCAGCGCGTCTACCGCATGCATACCAAATGGGTCGAGGGCCGCCTCATTCAGCAGCGCCATGATCGCGGCGGTGTCATCATTAAGCAGGCCGATTCCGAGCTCCGTCGCCTCGTGCCCCAGCTTGAGATGGTCGGTACAGCCGAGATCAAGATCATTAAAGCTCTCATGGAGGGTCAAACCCTTGCCGAGGCCACCTCCTCCTATCCCGATGATCCCTCCCATGAATGCCAAATCCTGGAAATCGTCTATGACCGCTATATTGAGCTCGTCGCCGGCTACATCATCCAGGATGAGTGCGATCGCCTCAAGAGCGACATTGCCTTCGCCCGCGCCCAAACCGTTGGCAGCAGCGCCGTTCCCACCGAAGTTAAAAAGGAACTCAACAACAAGGACTGCCGCAAGGAGTTTGCCGCCTGGCTTGAGCGCAATGGCGCCCTCCGCCCCTTCTAGGCGCCCGCTATGGTGAATACCGCCCATTCGCCCCATAACAACATTATTCTTTTTCATTAATCACACTATATTATATTCCAAGCCCAAATCCGCCATCATCCCAACCATTAAACATAATATATTACAGTCTAAGTCATAATCCGCACCCAAATTCGAATAAGTCCTCAATCTCTTCCCATCATCTCCCCCTATTATTTTTTACTTTAATCATATTTTTCCTCCGTGGTATATCGCTACAGATGTCAGGTGGCATGTACGTCACCATCATCGCAGTACTGATCGTACTCCTTATTCTCTTTATTCTCGAGCCTAGTCTCTATGGCAATATTAAGTCCCGTATTGCGGGCTCCGCGTCCAAGCGCACCATAGCTAACAAGGTAGAAACTATCCCCGATGAGAGCGAGACCAAGGAGCGCCTCGATGGCTCCCCTCCCGCCTCCATTCCCCTGCCCCCCGGCCGCGAGTCCGATACCCTCCTAGCCCTCGGCTACACCGGCGGCACCCCCTGGGACGAGATCATCCAGGCCACCGAGCTCGACCCCTCCACCTTCAGCAGCCAGGCCGAATATGTCAAGGGCGTCCGTCGCTTCTCCTCCGGTGCCAACTTCACCAGCGTCACCGACGACAACACCAACAGCGCCTTCACCAACTTTGTCGGCCTGCAGCGCCCCCAGCACGTTCCCATCGGCAGCACAGCGCGCCAGATCCCCGATATCGACGAGAACGTCCTCCAGCGCAACCACCAGCTTCGTTTCAATTAGTATGCTGTAGTATAAATGTAGTCGTACCCTTCATTATTTTTCAGTTGGTAGTACTGCCCAAACAAACTGTAATGAAAAAGTAGTCATACCTTTCTACTATACTAAATTACAGAAGGTACCATCGGTGATGATACCCCTCACACCAACCGGATACTATCATACGTCCATATCTAAAACGATAACAGTTTATAATCTCACCATCATACCTATCACCATGGATAGAATACAATATTACTGCATAGTCATCATCCCTATGTAATTGATCATACAGATACCATTCAGTAATCATCCGCTTTCCATTATAGTATATGGTTACAGCGGGACCACCTCTTCTATGAAATTTATCATTCAGGGTAAATATGGTAGCACATCCGGGCTCGAATTGCGGGGGTCGTCCATCAGCAGCCATATCTATATTACAGAGTATATTTGATCGACATATGGTGAAGTGATCCTGCCATTCCATCTGCCATTTGTCTACCAGTGACAATCTGCCAAAGCGCATCAAGGCCAGCAGGGCCCTATACTGAGGAATACCCGTCTGCGCAATTATCCGGATGCAATCAAACGGCAATCGCGGCATTTTATGTTATTTTATATATTTATTCCTGCTTTATGGTAGTTACTGTAATTGGGTAGTTTCCTAATCAATTTTTAGCTAAAAAGTATGCCTCTATGATCATTACCATTATGGACTAGGTACCTTAACTCCATACTGATACCAATCTCCCCTCCACGCAAACGATTCATAATTTGGTTCTATAGCTGGACCCGCATATGGGCCATCTAATGGTCTATGTAATAATCCCCTCCAATACCAGTGTCTACTAGGTCCATCCCTACTATCATCACCACTACGTCCACCTTCATAAGTAACGATTGCTGGTCCATCATCCCTATGTAATAATCCATACCGTCTCCATTCATATACTCTTTCTACACCACGTACATGCAATATTATAGCTGGTAGCTGTTCTCCGCTTTTGGAGAACCCTCTATGGCATTTACCATTAAGCGTATAAACAGTACCCGTTTGATAAATGCCAAAATCATATACTCCTCCTTTCATTAGACCACGTACTGTGCCATATGGTACGTTATGTTGACAGATAGTAAAATGCTCCTGCCAATAGAGCTGCCTAATCCCATTCAAACTATGTCGCGCAAAACGCGGCAATGCTAACAGGGCCCTATACTGAGGAATGCCCATCTGAGCAATTATCTGAATGCAATCTAATGGCAATCTACCCATCTTCTGCAATATAGGCCAGTATCGCATTCATTTTTCTCATCTGAATGTAATAACATGTGAAATGCCGAGACAATAGGAGAAACTAGCAAAAAGTAATATCCCACCATCATTTAATGGTATGCGTCATGTATTTCATGCAGCCCCATACCATTAACATACCAACCGCGACATATCATTCTCCTAACGTAACTAAATATCTTACCATTAGATCCCACACTGATAGTATATAATCTAACAGCTGGACCGCCTATCCTATGCCTTTGGCCATGCACTAGCCATTCGGAAGCTATAGTACACCGATCTTTAATTATCGTAGAAGCTGAACTTATGTTTCTATTAGTTTGACGAGACCTGTTAACAAAATCAGTGGTTAATTTAATAGCCGGTCCTCCTCTCCTATGATACATGCCATTAAGTTTGTATACTATGGCACGAAATGCATCGTCTCTTTCCATTTCACCATATCTGTTACTGCCAAATTCTATTTTCATACAATTTTGTATATGGACAGGTAGACTGCTAGTATCGGCGTTTTGAATACACACAGTAAAGTGATCCTGCCAATATTGCTGCCATCTTTCAGCAATGCTAGCGCGGGCAAAGCGCGGTAATGCCAGCAGGGCCCTATATAGTGGAATGCCATTAGCGGCTATCAAGTTTAGGCAATCTAGCGGCAGTCGTCCCATACACTGCGATATGTGCTATTAACCTATTCATTTTTCTCATAGTAATGCATCCTATTGTTTATTTCTTGTCAGATATGCCAAATATGTGTTAAAGGCTAGAAGGTGTGGCTGCGGACACGGGTGGGCGGCCCAGTCGCAATGGCGCCAGTTAGAATGCCGTCCCTATACCACAGCTGGTTATACTGGTTAAGAACGGCAGGACCATCGGCGCGGTGGCGCTGGCCCATGTACCACCATTCATAATAGACATCCCCGGTATGTTTATTGTATGAGATGATGGCGGGTATTTCGGGATGATGTAATTGATGTCCAAGGGTATGGATGGCTATGCTGATGTCTCGGCCATAGGGCACCAACAGCAGTTTTATATATGGACATCTGTATATGTCATCCTCCTCATATATGGTGTATGAAATAAGCCACTGATGCCAGTATTCCTGCTGCTCGTGGGCATGTTTGGCAAAGCGACCAATGGCCAACAATCTCCTGTAGTGATTTGTATCCAGAGCCGCAATAGCGCATAGACATTCTATTGGCAATAGTGCCCGCTTCGTATATTCCATGTCTTTTTGTTCTATCTATATACCTACTCGCCATTTATTCTTGTTCTATTTATATCACTCCTGCAATATTTCAACCATAAACAGAATTCCTATAGTATTATATACGAATAGCGCAATGTCAAGCCGTGGACTTCGCCAGGCTTCCTTTATTCCTAGCGATGCCCCTCTGCCACCACCTACCGTGCGCTATAATCCTTCCCCACGCGATCCCCAGAGCATCTATCGCGACGTCCTCAGCACCGGTAATATGGATAACAATTCTGCCCTGGAATCCTCCGAGGACGCCTTTATGCACCGTGCCGCCGCTGTTGGCGTTCTTGAGCACTTGGTCGTGAAGCCCGGCGCCCAGTATGATCAGCTCATTCGCCGCGGTCAATGGCGTCCCGATCCCACCCGCTATCCCAGCATCTGGCGCCGTTCCTACACCCCTCCTGATGTGCAGACCGTTAGTAAATTACCCAGTACCCAACGCCGTGTAGTCATGCGTCAGTAGCCTATGTAAGGTCTATCCTTTTTGCCTACACCATACTACTTATATCTCCTTACATTCTTACCTCTGAACCCCCTATATCCACTATTTTACTACATACGCTCCGCGGGGCCCCAAAACAGGCGAACTTTCAAAGGAAGGGCTTCCTAGGGGCATTGGGAGCTGTTTGGTGCAAAGCATTTAAGGGCGCATATTCAGAAGGTCATGGATAGGGGTCTAGGGTGCTTACTATTGCAAGGATTGGGATAGAGCATGGGAGGGTGATTCAGAGTCTATAGCAACCTATTGTCTTATGTGAATTTGGCTATATGGCCAGAAGGTGTTAGAATGTCCTTAAGGAACCCTTCTGTTGAAAGTTCGGCCTCTACCTATTAGTTATATTGGCATAGCCTTCTAGATTGCAAAAAGCAATATAGAAATACGAATAGTAATAGAATAGGGTATAATTATCAAACAGTAAACCAACCGTGACGACAGCGAAAGCGTTGAAGATGGAACAGTCCTCTGAGGGTATTCGCGAGTGTTGGAGAATAGTCGATAAATGGAAGTTCTATAAGGAGTATTTGCATGTCTTTTACTTCGCTTATAATTTGTGTTAGTTGACGTATGTTACAATACTCAATGACCAGATGCCGAAGGTGCTTTAGTTGTGGAATGATGGCGAAATAATTATAATAGTGACTGCCAACGGTCAACTTTCTAATTGGCCAATTAGCGATGCGGGGAGTAGATTGTACGGAATCCATAAAGTATCCTGGACGTTTAAACTGTAGCTCCTGTATGTTGACATATTGTGATAGATGATTATAGTCAGTATCGCCGATATATGGTATAACTAGGGTTCTAAGATTGGGAGCCCTTATAGTTCTGATATATGAAACAGCATTATTCCGATGTGTAATCTGAAGAGATCGCAGTTGGGGTAGAAGAATGGGATCAAACTGATTAGCTATCATGTAGAAGATGTGTAAATGAATGAGATGTGGGAACTGGCCTATGAATGGGTGAATAATTGGCGTATGTAGATGGGTAATGTTGGGTAGGTATGACGGGGGAGGATTTATAGTTTCCCATATTTTGCCCTTTAGGGATAGGTGCAATAGATTGGGCATAGGGCCATCAATTATATAATAGTGGCGCTCGTGGTCGGCCCTATCGCGACTATCTATTTTCAGATGGGTTATTTGCTGTAGACTTGATAGGGGAGTATAGTCGCAAGATGGTGCAAACAGGGACTCGATAATGGTAAACTTGCGAAGGGATGACAGTTGAGATAGTATGATGATGAGTTTATGTTTCAGAGCGCCTCCACACATATTTAATGAAAGGGAAGTAAGGTTGCCATGCATAAATGTTATAAGGGGCATAATTCTATCAGGTTTGAGATATGGATTGATGATATTAACAGTGTCATCGATTAGGAAGGGATGGCGCATTGCCATACGGTCTAATCCTGTTATGCGACTACAATTAAGGGGATTGAGTAGTGCCAATTTACCACTAACGTTGCTAATAACCATCTTTTTCCATAGTTTGCTGACAAGCCTGGCATTTGTCCACATGCTATGATGGAGTAGTTTAAGAATGATGCAAACACAATCGTTTGGTAGATGAACCATGATTGTGTAAATATATGTAGTGGTCTAATCAAAAATATTATTGCAAGGGTCTATGGGAGCTTGACAAACCTCTGACAGAACTCTGACAGAACCTAATAGCCCAGGGTACGGTATTTGGCGAGGAGAAGGGAACGGGCCTCTGATTCGGCGACGCCGCGCTCATCGACAAGGCGGGCAAGCTCCTGATTGGCCTCATCATGACGGCCCTCGGCGGAGGAGTGGGCCATGGCGGGATATATAAACCAGACGGCGGCGGCAAGGGCAAGGGAGCCACCGGCGATGTACCAGCCGGTAAGGGAGTAAACGGTCATGTACCAGACAATGATGACGGCGATAATGATGAGGATGGCGCCGATGAGCATGGCCTTCATAGAGGCACCCACGCGGGCACAGTCGGCATAGTTATCGCGACTGATATCAAAGAGATTGCGGGTGCAGCGCTTATCACCGAGGCTAATGGGCTCGAATTCGGCGAGGCGGCGCTCAACGGCGGTCGCCATATGTCGACTATAATGGACGGGGAATATATTTTTCAAATGGGCATTTTGGTTTCTGTTAGTTTTGTAGAGATGAGCCTAACAAAAATTATAGTGGCATTATTCCATTACTAGTAGAGATGGTAGAAGACCAGGTAGGTGTTGGGCATGGGTTGAAAGCCCCTATCGGCATAGCGCACATCCCCATCACTTATTTCAAAGACGCCAAGGGGATCGGCCTCCTGCTCCAGGTCCAGATCGATTTTATGCTCGATTTGCGCAACGCGATGGGGCTGGAGGGACTGACCACTGCGAATCTGGCTGCGGTAGTGTAGAAGCTCCTCCTGAAGGCGCTGGCGGCGGGCGATGTGCAGGCCCTGGGGCTTGGGGCGCAGACAGCGGGCGGTGTAGTGACCGCCGGACATGGTACCGGAATGCTCAATGGTGGCAACGATACGGTAGCGAAGGGGACCCTTGGCGGATGAGAACTGCATGACGGGTGGAAAATACTTGTCATACTTACCATGATACTTATCGAAGAGAACGATGATGACCTCGCTGAGGCGAGTTAGGGAATAGACCTGGGCGATGTTGGGCGCGCCATTGGTGTTGCGTACGCCGCATTCACAGCGAAAGTCGGGAGGAAATTCGGTATGCTGCTTAATATGATCCTCAAAGGCGGCCTGGGTGCGGAAATTGCGGCGACTGACGTTAATGAAGATTTCGGTGGGGTTGGCTGCGGATGAGGGGGCGCCAGTATCGCCTGTCTCGCGGGTAAGCTTACAGGAACGACATTTCAGATGGCAGGTATGACGCATGTGAAAGACAACATCGGCGGATATGAGGGGACCGCGCTGACGACGGCTTGGATTGGTATTAGTAGATTTAGTAATGCTATCCAGGAAGAGTAACAGACCCTCATGCATATCCTCCATGGCATCACTGCGCAGATGCTGCACAGAGGATGAGGAGCGGCGCACCACAGCCATCTTCTTAAAGAGATCATAGGAGGAGCCAATTGGCGAGGAACCATCGCGCAGCTCCTGACACTCCTGCTTCATCTCGCGCCATTTGGCTATATAGAGTGCTCCCAGGTTATCAGGGCTTAGGGCGCTCTCATTATATATCTGCATCTGTACAAAGGAGGGGCAGCTCATAAGGGCCTGCAGCATGGAGTTAAAATAGCAGAGCATGGATATATTCTCAAGGCCAAAGGGAGGGATGGCATAGTCAAGATTATATTTGAGGGGTTCCATCTATCGTAATTCTATAGAGTGGTCTAGAGTGGTTTAAAAGGTGTACGGTCACACAACTCGTACACTGGTAATAGTGAAGCGTATCCCTTCAATTTTCTTATCTCCGGCGTTAAAGGTGTAGGGTGTGACCTTAAACAGCACACGCAATCTCTCGCCCACTATTAGCGGTGCCTTATTATCAGCACTGCCCTCGGCTGGGTGCAGATACTTGCTATCTATAAACTTATCTAGTTTGCCTGTAAATCTAATATGCAGAGCGGCTGCAGAGCCATGGCCTAGACGGCGCAGGAAGGGTTTGGCCCCGTCGGTCAGGGCGGCAAGGGCCTCGGCCTTCTCCCTATAATCGCCCGTACAACTGAGCACCAAGCGGCCATTAGGATCCTGCTCATCAATTGCCAAGCCCTCTAGTGCATGAAGCTGATTCCTATTAATTTTCTGCTTAGATTGGCTCACCGGCACAAAGTCAAGATTACGAGAGCACATGCCTAAAGAGTTGATATACGTGATACTTCGTTATTTTTAGCTTACAATCTCTCTGCTATGCTTCAGCTGATCGATTTGAACGGCCTCATACCTATATGCAAAAATTAAGGTTTTGTTTTAAGTCTGGTCCGTCCAGACTAGTAGCCCACTACCATTTTCCTACATCATCTAATACTTGTAGTTACCAGGACGACGTGCCAGCTTCTGGTTGTATGTATCATTACCATACAGCTCCGTCAGACCCGGTGCCAGCAGCGCCGGACCGCCCACCACGTTGCTGTTGTTCCAGGCCGCATCCCGACGCACCTTCAGCAGCACCGCCCGCTGGATATTGCTCAACCACAACAGGTTACGGCACAGCACCGTATCAAAGCGCATCTTACCAATCACCTGCAGCAGCTCCTTGTAGTCACCAACTGCCACTACCTGCACCGCTGCCTTAGTATCATATTCTCCATGCTTCACATAATGTAGATCCTTAGTGAAATATTTGGGATTATTCAACTTAAGAGAAGCTTTTCTATCTTGGTTCATTGAATCGAACGCACTAGCGTTAGGTTCTGCCTCGAAGTATTTCTGTGTTGCTTGAAGCAATGGTTCTCCGGTTATTCTTCGCGGAGGAACTGGCACTCTATTAACAAACCATGATGGAACTTGTTCAAAATCGGTAGCGACTACCGAAGCTGACGAAATAAATGGTGAATTTTGAGTTTGTCTTGTTAAGACTGTACCAATATCTTCGAATATAGACATATGCGGAAGTACATTTGCCATTTTAGCCTTCATATCTGCAGCTGAAAGGGTGTATCCAGGAGCTGTACTTTGAATAGAAGTTACAATATCATTGATCATTTGTTCTATACCTGGATCGGCAAGAGAACGACAAGCATATGTTGTAATGATAGCAATGTTAGTTGCCTGTCTAGGGTCAGCAACAATACTAGATACAGCAGTTTTAATATCACTATATGAGGGATTGGACATAGCTAACAACACTAGTATATCTGCCATGTCAGTATCTGAAAGCTTAGCATATTGTCCGTATCCATGGGCCTCTGCTGTGAAATGATTAATTAGAGCAGCCAAGATACTTCTCTTGATACTCATTTTAGTAATACTAGGATTATTAACAACACCATCGGCCAATACCTTCTTACGACCACCCAAATCAGCATGACCGCTAGCGCTTGAAGCGTTACTAGCATAGCTGGCACCTGGATAGATCTCGCCAAAGAGTACCTTGTTATAGACCTCCTGGCCGATATATTTGGGCTGGGCCAGGTCCTGGAAGCCGAGATCTCCGCGAACGATCTGCGCCCACTGCTCCTCATAGAGACTATCGCTAACTGGCATATAGGGATTAACAAGGAGGCCTGCAAACAGCTGTTTAGCATTCTTAGGAGTCTTGGACTCATCCTCGCTAACAACGAACGTCTGAAGAATCTGATTATCAAATGTCCAGCTGTAGTTGTAGAGATTGACAAGAGGAATCTCACGCATCAAAGCATGTACGTTGATGGGAACAATGTTGAGATCAATGATGTTGTAAACAATCATATGCTTGCGATCACCACTGATACCATGATCCTTGGAGCTATCCACCAAGAGTACAATGCGACGACGCTGATCCTTGAGATTATTGCTCTCAGTCATACGAATTACTTCACTAATAGTGGTACCTGTCTTGAGTGAGAAGGGCATACGTTGTTCAGGTCCACGTGCAGAAACATTTGCAAGGTAGGATGTAGTAAACTTGCTCGTAGATGTGAACTTGCGAATATGAAGCGTATCTGCGATATACTGTGCGAGACGAGTCATGGGAATGATCAGATCGGAGACCTCTGAGTCAGTCAGGTGGAATTTGGCATCAGTGGCCTGATTGTGTCCCTTAATAATGCTCTGAATGCCAGCAAAGTCTGTCAACTTGAGGGTACGCGACATGGCGCGCGTGGCATAGTGCATCTTAAGCTGTGGAGATCCATAGCTGTGATGGGGCAGAAGATCTGTGGTGGGAGCACTCATAAGCGCCAATAGAGAGCTGCTAGGCATGAATGGCTCCGTGGCATTAATACCGCGATACTCCTGAATAAAGTCACGGTTCAATTCCATGATCTTAGGTTCATCACCAATATCCTTAAGACCCACCTTAGCACATTCGCGCAGGGAGGATGTGCCGTTAATAGCCTTGTCCAGGAAGCTCAGATACTTATCCCTATCACCGCCAACGTTTACACCGCGAACCAAATCCTTGAGCATGTCACTACGGCGGATCAGTAGACTGAACATCTTGTCAAAGATGGGCAATTCGGCACGCAGGCGCTCCTTAACATAGAGCGGTACTTCTGCCAGATCCGGCTGCAGATACACGAATTTGGTATCCTTAAGCTTACGGTCAGTCATGATATGAAGAATAGATTCGGCGAGAGAACGTGCCAGTACTGCATTTTTAGCTGCAATTGCTCCAGCGGTTATATTGGCAACATCTGAGTCATTCAGTACATCCACCTCATTCAAATTATCCGCAATACTACCCATAATGTTAGCACCAAATGCACCGTTGGCAAATTGATCAAGCAACGGTTGATACAGGGTCTTAGAGGGTACATCCAAACACTGGCATACGTAGGCAGCCAGCAGACGATTAAATTGCGTAAAGATGTCCTGACGTTCCTTATCATCATCATCCAAATTATCTAGTTTTCCGCTTGGGCTATATATATCGGGAATCACATTATCAAATGCCACAGTCTTGTTGATACGTGCTGGTCTTTTAGTAGTGGTATCAATTTCTCCAAATTGCACGTTGTACAGGGCACCTGCTGAGGGAGACATAGCCGCCAGTGGCTTAAATGGAGCGATACCGTATAGCATAGCAGTGGCTACAAGCTTATGCGAATGCTGCTGCATGAGATCGCCATCCTTCTTTTCCAAATTTGCACTATTCGCGGCAAAGCCAACATTCCATCGCTTGTTAAGGTATTTGAGTGTTTCGTTAATCTTAAGGTTGGTGGAATCAAGGGTATTCTTCTCAACATCCGCATTACCGTGACCGCGAACGAGTATTTCCATAAGATTCTTCTCCAGATAATAGAGAGTACCGGCATCAGAAGCATTGTCACCAGATGTCTCCTCATAACGCTTAATAATCTCCTTGGGCAGCAGACCGCGGAATTTGTTAATGTTCTTCTTGATACTATTAAGAAGAGCTTCAAGCATTTCCGTAATTGCGGAATGTTCCACATTGACCGCAATGTTGGATGATTGGCCATCACTGGCAACCTCAATGCGAACATTAACAAGTTTGTCGAGGGTTGCAGCATGGCAGTAGAGGGTCTCGAACAGATCAAACAGAATAAGCTGCTGATTGGGCAGGAAACGCTGAACCGCAGCAGCCTTATCCGTCGATGATATGGGCGCGGCGGCAATAGCTGCGATCAATCCGGTAATATTCATATTACCTGGAGTACCCTGGGCCTTAGTAAACACAGTTGTTGTTCCACTTACTACTGCGCCTGCATCCTGTACATACCGTGCGAGGTTAACCCAATCAGAACCTGCATTCGGATCAGCTAACTTAGCAACGTGAACATTAATTTTGTCATCAAGTGTCTTAATCTTTTCAATAGCAGAATTAATCTGGTTGATGCGATCACGATAAGCCTTAAGAACGTTGTAGGTAGCGTTCACGGTGGCAAGGGGTGCAATGACGGTCTCATGGAAGGCCACCAGACTCTTCTCAAGTGCGGACATGGCAAACTGACCCAAACTATTGATGGCAGAGACAACGATGGCAAACTTCTCCTCCTCGCTCTTGGCGTACTTGAGCTCCTCAGTGCGACTATGCACAACGTTGTTTAGGGTGATCTTGCCCACACGCAATTTTTCCATATCACCGGAAACGTCCTCGGGATTGATCTGGGCATTCTCTTCCGCTTTCTTAAACATTTCATGGATAGTGCCACGCAGTTCCTTGATATAGCCAGTGTGTGTTTCCAGTTCAATGGAATGCTTGTGTTGAGCCTGTTTGTAGGTACCCACTCCACCATTCTCATAACTCTGACTGGGCATGGGGCGGGGGAAAGTATCATCCTCATCCAGGCCCTCTAGCTCAAAGTCGGTCATATCAGCCTCCTTCTTGTCATACTTGCTAGTGTAACGATTGGCACGCTCATTGATGAAGTTAACACGCTCCTCCTTCTTGATGATGCCATAGCGGCGATTGATCTCGGCCACGAACTCCAAGATGCAGGAACGCACGGGGCTGTTTGATTTGGAGAACTTCTGATAGATACGATTAATAATCTCAACCAGAGCCGCAATATCAGTATCGGAGTAGCCACCATCCTCGACAAAGCGAGCACGATCAAAGATGAAACTGATAAGCTCTGTAAAGGTACCCTCCATTTCTGGGACCATGCTAATTTCCTTAAAATCGCCACTATTGCCGTTAACACCGTCGTTAAACTTGAAGAGGGTGCGATAGAATTCAGCCAGAAGGGGCATACGAACATAGAGCTCAAGAGCCTCAGTAATGATCTTAGGGCGCTCAGAACCACCGCCCATGATCAATCGCAGACCACTCCAGTAGCCCAGACCATCATAGTTAATGGGACGATTAAACAGATCATAAACACCAGTAGCGGTGAGGATCTTGGCAATGATACTCTTAATAACAAGAGTAAACAAGGTATTGGTGTCATGGAAATCGTAGGAGAATGGGTGGTTAGCAAAGAGCTCCTTGTTAGCTGGATTCATGGCGACGCAGCCCCACTCATGACGGATCTTCGCAACACCGGTCAGGTCTGTACCATCTGAAACACCTGTAACTACATTAGTATCGTTATAGGTCGTTCCCACTGTCTTACCACTGGTATTGGGCACTGTGCCATTGTAGGTATAGGTAGGAACTCCACCAGCAGCAGTTGCGGGTGTCTTTTTAAGTCCCAAGCTAAAAGCACTAACGCGGATATACTTGAGCAAATTGGTATAGATTTGAATAGGCGACATTGGGATCTGCGCGCTGATCTTATTGCCTCCGAACACATCGGCAGTGTTAATAAAGGTAGCGATGAGATTCTTAAGGGCGCTGATCTTGATAGCATCTTCCGTCTTAGCCATAACCTTACCACCGTAGAACTCCTTAAGACTCATACCGAGGAAGGGATTGCCGGGGAGTCCCACACCACCCACATCATCAGCGGGCTTCTGTGCCACTTTAGTAGCACGTGTAGTGCGATTCCCGTCCAAATTACATACATCCTGCACACGAGCATAGTAATGGTGAGATTTAGTATGCGGGGTAGCATTGAGATGACTAAATTTGGCATCTGTGCCGGTATAGGCCGAGGGGAATGATTCATAGACTTCGGCCAATACGTCACCACTGCTCTCAGTAAACCAGGCGGCAATGGCGCGATTATCACCAATGATACGGACAATATCCTTAAGATGATCGGGATGGGCATCGAGAGCCTGCGTGAACGCCTTCATGTAAAGATCAGTGGCCTCAGCTACATGATACATAGTGATCTGAGCATTGATCTGTTCGGTCTTTGTTGTCTTGAGCTTCTCAAGCCAATCCTTAGCCTCGGTCTTAGCATCCTCCTTCTGCTTGTCGTTCGCATTTGTGGGCGTATCGGTAACAGATTCGAGGAATTCGGGCTTATCAACCTCTGTTGTCCAAGCAGCATGTTTGGCGCGGATCTTGTCAACGGCATCTGCGACACCGTCGGCAAGAACCTTCACATAGTCTTCACCATAATGGGAAACCTCCTGGGAGGCCTTAGCAAGATTCTCACGAATGTTGCGAGTATTGGCATAGTAACGAATGATCTCCTTAGTACGGTCAAGACTATCAGCGATAGTATTAATGCTTGGCATGTTTGGAACATCGTCAGCACCACCACGAGCCTCATTGACACCATCAACGATCTCCTCCTCAGAGCCTGAATGGGGTTCATCACCACCGCGCTTCTTACCCTTCTTGGATTTCTTGCTCTTCTTATAGCCACCACCGTTAACGCTATTAGGTACTGGGATGTTATCCTGACGGAACTCTCCGGGATGCTCGCCATCATCAAACTCATCTGCGCCCTTGACGCTGAGATCAACAGCAATGCCCTCAAGACCACGAGCAAACTTATCACTATAAGTGTTGGTAAGATTAACAATCTCCTGAAGCACACGCTTCATATCACGAAGATGGTCGGCACCGGTGGCCTTCTCCTTCAGCAAATCATCGATAGTGGAGACTAGGTGCTCGACGGCACTGACATAACGCTCACGTTCCTGGCGGGACTGAACATCATTGTAGAAACCGGAGAGGGAGAAGTAGACATTGCGACCAAGATCGGGCAGGAGATCCAAAGCGCTGACAAAGCGGGTAAGCTTGTCGCTAACGGGAATGCCGCCGGCACCGATGGACTTGGAGATAGCCTCCGCGGAACGCTCCACTTGCTTAACAAGGACAACAATCCGCTGACCAAAGGCCTTGAGGAGGAGAACGCGCATATCCTTGCGGGCCTTAACGCGCTTGTCCAGCTTGAGACCGCCGTTGACGGTAGGCTCGGCCGCGCCGCTCTTGGTGCCACCAAGCTTCTTAATCTCACCCACAACATCGCCATGCATGTACTGCTGGTCAAGAATGAAACTGGAAGCCTTAAGGAACTTTGCCAACTCGGCATTATTGCCGTTCTTGATGAGCTTCTGCAACTTCTCACCGATGAGGTCACGAGCTTCCTTAATATCGGCAACCTTGGCATACTCAGCCCGACTAATGCCAAGATCCTTAAGCTTGCTATCCACCAGGTGGGCAATCTGAGCCGCCGTCTTAAGACCAGTCATAGCATAGGCTATCTTCTCACCAAACTTACCCGTACCTGGCATCTCCTTGATGGAGCGCACAAAGCCCTTTAGCGAGTGGCTATCCTTGAGCAGCTTGTCCAGCTCGGCATTTGTGGGCGAAACCACCTGATTGAGAATGCTTTGAAGAAGAGCAAGCTGGCGCTTCATCTCCTTATGCACCTCACCATGGAAGCTACGAAGAACACTAGTCTCAACACCAATCGTCGAATCAGTCTTGTCTGTAACAATGCGCTCCTCCAACCGCTGAAATGCCTTATCATGAGCCTTCTCCAGCGCCTGTAGGTTCTTGAAGATACGCTCAGTATCCTTGCTCACTGCGGCAAACTCCACCTGCATACCGACCGCGAGGGAGTCGGTAAATTCGGCAATGTCCTCGCAAATCTTCTCAACGGGTTGGTCGACATTGATGACGGCCTGGCCCAGGCGACGATTGATGATATGGGCCATCTTCTTGCAGGCCTCAACTTGGGAGGCATCCTTGGTGGACCAACGCGAGCGATTGCCGCCCTGCTCCTTGGGACGCGGGTCAGGAAGCACCTGACGCAGTTCATCCACGATTGCACCGGTGGTCTTACCCTGAACGGTGATCTTGAGATTGAGTTCGCGGGCCAAATCACTGGCAATGTCGCGAATAAGACGCTGCTTGGCAACCGAGGTGGGCGAATTCTCATATTCGGCGGCACCGCTGAACGAGGCACAGCCACAGTCCTCCGTAGAGGCATCACCGCCCTTAATGGTAGCACAGTAGTCTACCCAGGCCTTGCGAAGCTTGTCCTGGCGCTCATCGCCACCAAATTTGGCCTCAGTACCCGCAGAGACAGACGACGTGGTCTGACCCATGTGGAAGTATATTCTACACAGAGATAATAATTTAATGGGCAATATATAATTGGGGCACTGTGAATTGGCAGCTCTCGACAATATAAAAATATAGGCAAAGATATTATTATACTATATTATTTGTATTCATACTTTCCAGGTAGAATCCAGATAGCTCATCAGCGATACAGATTCCTAAACAAATATGTCATTACAAATAGTGCAGGCCACTACGGCCCGAGCCATGTACAATGCGGCCGTGGCTATAGATAGTGACCAGAGCGCGCAGAGGGATGTAACTGCCTACCTTAATGCGGCCATTACGGCTACAACCGCCTCACGTCAAACCAATATTACTTTTAATACCACGGATCTGGCGACAATCCTCAATAAGAAGTACAGTGGTCTTACCATTACAACCGCTGTTGATTTAACCACGGCCTATAAGGCCCAACTGATAACTGCCCTCCAAACCGGCGGTTATATTGTTAGTACCCTAGGCGCCAATATCATTATATTCACATTCCCATAGTCCACTTAGTATGCAAAAATATAGTGATCATGCGGCGCCCTTCTCTACTTTTTTCTCCTGGGCAGCGCATCCAACCACATTCCCAATATCCGCTCTACCGTATACCGACGTGATCCTTCACCCAGTAGCAGTAGATGTACCGAACTAAGCGGTAAGTATCTATCCTTAAAGAAATCATAGAACAAATGCTTATACTTGTCAGTTTTGCCAATAGCCGTTACATGCCGTGAGTTTTCCAGCACATCCATTGCCCTAAACTTATCCCAATTGGGCATTATCACTATTACCGTTGCGTCCTCGTATACATCCAGCAGCTTAATCAGATGCTCTACCATCATTCCCATCAGGGTTTCGCAATAGGGCGGATTTGCCAGATAGATTCTGCTCTTATCCAATCCATCCAGCGCAAAGAAGGATCCCATATGCTGACTCCCCCTACTAAAGATGTGCTCCCATGCAAACGGCGAGCAGTAATCCACCGAGGTATTGAGTGGTGACCCAAACATCTCGGTTGCCCCTGGAAAGGCCTTGATGAAATTGGGCGGCATGGATGCATTGTTATTGATTCCTCCCAGCTCTGTATATACCTGTATGATAGCATTGCACCATGGCAGCATCTCCTCAGCCTCTCCCCCATACAGTCTCTGTAGATTATGCCACTGAACAATTGAGCACTGTTGTAGTACCATTCTATCTGTTAGCTTCTTCTCACCTATTTGCATTAGTCCCACATCCTCCATTCTCGGCATTCTAATTGGTCGCAGTGTTGGTATCGTTACTTTATGCTTTAGGCAAAAGTATGCAACATCTGATTGGATTACCAGCGATTCAGTCGGCAGCAATCCCTTAAGACTGCCCTGCGCCGCTGCCGTATACACCCACCGCACAAATAGTGGCTCAAAGTGGTTCCTGACCATCGCTGCCGTTACAGGCCCCCCTATCAGCGCTCTTTTTAGTTCCTCCATCACATCTCTCTTATATCGCATCAGCAAACCAAGCTGACACTGTACAACATTAGTCATTTCCATTTTCCTATTTAATTAGCCGGCTGCCTACTCCCCTCACTCCCTACTATCTAATCAAAAATATAATCCCTGATAGGACCGTAATGTTTCCCGTTTGATTTGTCTCTTCTCAAAACATCCAGAAACCCCAGCGCCTATTCCACCGCATCTGCTATCTGCAGCGCCGCCTCCATCGTCAGGTTTGGATCTCCCAACACCGAGCTTAGATAATTGCGAATGCGCCCCTTATTACGCTCCGTTCGCAATCCCATTACCGGATGCGCCCCGTACTGTCTCATATGCTGCTTCACCGTCTGCACCACCCTCTCCATCTCGCTAGTTGGCGCCCCTCCTATCTGTGGACTCACCAGTATCTCCGTTATCAGCGCCCTCACCTCATCCGTCAGCGCCGACGCCGTATTGCCATCCTGTCCAAACTCTAGCTGAAAGTGCCAGCGGCCCGCCCAGCTCGCCTTCATCCGTCCCAGCATCTCCATCACATCACGTCTATCTCTACAGTGCAGCTTTAGCAGGTGCTTGCCTGCCTCCAGTTGGTAGATCATTCTACAGCTAGCCGGCAGCAGTGGATTAATCACAATTCTCACCTGACAGACCTCCCGCGAATTAGCCATTTTGTTTATGTTTAGTTATAGTTGTTTACTGTATAGTTCTGTGTATTCGCGAGTAAACCAATCGCTCCTTATTTCCATATTCCCTCCCATTCAAATTTAATTATATACTCTTCCCCCTCCTCTCATTAATTACATTTACATTATTATTCCTCCTCCCATATATCCACGACGATAAGAGGTCAATGAGTGGTACCAAGAAGTCCGTTTCCGGCGGCCATGCCAATGCCAAGATGCAGAAGTATCCCCGTGTCAGCGATTATATGCAGAATCACTATCCCGCCCAATACAAACTCTATGAGGACGCCTCCATGCAGGGCTCCCTAGTCCCCCGTCGCGGCTTTGGCATCACCGTCCTGATTCCCGACGCCGCCCTCACCAAGAAGATCGCCGCCCTCCTCGTCAGTGCCGACCCCGAGGCCGCCACCGACTATCTTAGCGCCCTCATCCTAACCGATTACTTTCCTACCGCCAAAGAGCTGCAGGAGAACAAAGATAATATCCCCAATGCCCTTCAGCGCCGCCTCATGATCAAGGGCGCCGCCGCCGGCAAAGTCACCATTGAGGACGGCGAACTCACCGTTGATGAGAGTTTTAAGGCCTTTAGCCGCATTGGCAACTCCCAGCGCAGCAAGATGGCCGTATGGAAACTTAAGGGTGATATCAAGGTCGACACCCCCAAAGCCTCCGAGCGCTCCCCCCAGAAGAAGGGTGCCTCCGCCGCCTCCCCCGCCACCGGTGGCTATCGTGGCGGCAGTGATGACGATGCCTCCACCCAGGTCGCCGCCATTCGCACCCGCCTCCTCCGCGAGAAGGTTGAGACCGTTGCCCGCGGCGCCAAGTCCTCCGAGGATGGCAAGTCCCTCTGCCCCCTCATGGACGCCGTCACCTCCGTTCTCTATCATTGGCAGACCACCGCCGAGTCCTCCGATGCCTCCCGTGACTGCTACCACAAGGTCCGCTCCATCATGGCCCACGACACCGTCATCGACTTTCTCCTCGTCTTTGCCAACCCCGATGTCTTCCCCTATGATCAGGTCCTCTATGCCTACACCGAGGGCATGAAGGTCAGCAAGCCCGCCGACTATCTCCTCAAGTACTGCTCCGTTGACGTGCCCGAGAAGGACGATCCCGCCCTCATTCTCCGCAAGTCCGGCCTCAAGCGCCTCCAGGACTCCCGCGAGCGCGTTCTCGCCGGCCCCGCCGGCAATGGCACCACCGCCTCCGCCGTCCTCAAGAAGCTCTATGCCGAGGCCGATCGCAACTCCCTTGGCGGCGAGTCCCCCGCCTATCCTGCCTCCATGGCCAAGGTCTGGGCCGCCCATCCCGGTCTCCACATCCTTCTCGATGAGGCCGTCCACTGGCTCACCACCAAGCTTGCCGAGTGCCGCTCCGATCCTGATCCCCAGGTCTCCGCCAAGCGCCTCACCGAGGTCCTCGTCGATTGGAACCTCATCTACGGCGATCTCAGCTATCTGCCCGCCAAGACCCACCTCCTCGGCACCAACTTCTACGCCGAGCTTGACCCCAAGGGCCATTTCCATGAGTGCATGGTCCAGTACATCAAGGGCTTTGCCCTCCGTCTCCCCTACTGCACCGGTGTCATTACCGGCGGCGATGATGATGATGAGGAGGACAACCACGACCCCACCGTCGCCCAGCCCTACAGCTCCAGCGCCGACAATGCCAAGCAGCTCGAAGTCTCCATGACCAATCAGGACGCCGTCCTCAGCGAGGAGTGCATTCGTCAGCTCCGTGCCTACATGGCCGCCCACGGAGGCAAGCTGCCGCCGAATCTCTAAAGTGTAGGCCCGGTATGGTTTAGAGCCCATCCATCCCTCGCCCAGTTGTTATAGTAGTGTGTAGTAATAAAAACCAAATAAACCCCATAAAAATAATGTTAGTATCTCCATAATCGGATTTAATTTTTGTCCTTTCACTCCCATGCCCCGTCCCCATACACTCCAACCATGATTCTGCCCCTCTATCCCATAGCCATGGACCGGCCCTCCAGGAGGCTTTCTGTGCAAAGTTCAAAATCGCGTTTAACAGAATGTGCTAAATAGGGCCCATAACGCCCTTCTGTGAATCGCTGAAAAATCCTTTCAACAGAAAGCCTCCCCGGGGGCCGCCCAGCTATAGGATTACACCCATGCCCCTTTAGCGCGACCATGGATGGATAGGGCCGCCATGGGCACCTTCCAGAGCATTTATGCTCTGATTAAAAAGTTGGTCCAAAAACCTCCAAAACCATTATGGGGGTCGACAGTCCGCCGAGGTCCTGCTCGGTGGGGAGCAGCAGATAAAAAATTGGAAAATAGGGGATAAAAAGTTAGGGGTATTTTCGATGACTTTTTATTGTGCTCTTATTTTGCATGGAAGGATGGTGATGAGGGGATCGAGGATGTAGTAAGACATAGATCGGATCCTATAGTAAAATAGTAGTTAATTATGCCCAAAAAAAGCATTCTATTGAAAGCCCTGCCAACTTTGCACAGTATGCCATATCTATGCCATGGGCAGCTAGTGGGAGGCACGCCTCCCTACTTTTTATAATTTAGCTTATTAGCTCCTGCCAAGCCTAACCATGAAAAAGAAATATACCTATACCATTCTTTCCTCTCGAACAGTCCCTCATTCTATAATTACACACATGAAACGCCATACCATCGCACCCCTCGTTCCCAAACAGCCATATCCCCATTCCTTTAACACATATTCACCGTATTATGTATTAGAGAGATGGAGGAGGTGTATGCCCGCTAAGAGGGGCTTATGTGGTGGGATATGATAAAATTGAATAGTCTGACAGGATATAGCGCCGATGGGACAGCAGGTGAGTGCGCGGGTGTGCGCACTGGATGTGTATGTATTCAATATGCAGCTGAGACAATATGTGGTTAAAAATGAGACCAAATGCATAGTAGGCGACTGTAATGAGAAGATATGGGCAAGGGACATGGCTGAGAAGATGGTGAGGGACTCTCCATCATGGAATAGGGCAACGCCAATGGTGGTAGTGTATGTGCTATATTGTTTTGAGGGCGAAGGAACCCTTAAGACTGGCGGTTTCACCCTACAATATCACGGGAACACTTATACGGACTATCTAATTGATAATATTGTGGTAGAGATGGAGAGTAGTGACTATTTGAAGACTATATACTCATATACATTCAAATCATTCACATGCTCATTTGTAATGTCGGCAATTAGCGAGATACCACCAATGGATCATCCTAATCTACGTGGACAGTATCATACGTATGAATTTGCAAAGGCTCCTACGTATATTAATGGTGCGGTAGCATTTCATTTAGCCGATTTGGAGAAATTCAGAAAACATATATAAAAATGTAGATTTGCCTAGATTACTTTTTAAGTAGCAATAGATGAAAAAGAAGTGGGTATTTAGTACTATGTAGATACTACTAGCAATGGTGCGATAAGGGGATCTGATCTAAACTTATCAAGCATGCTGTTATAACTGGTAAGAGCGGTTTTAATCTCATCATCGGTGCCATTCTTAGTAAGGGTGGAACAAATGCCATAAATGCCATGCATGGCAAGATCCTTATAGACTGTATATGATAGATAAGTAGTAGGTTTAAAAACGTGTTTGAACATATGGAATAGATCGGTGATGGGCAGTATATCCTTCTTTGTATCACGATGGTCAATTAGGACTCCTATATAATATAGACATTGAGACATATGCGTGTTCAGTATGCCTGTATCGATGTTATTGCTGTCACTATATTTCCTAAAGAGGGCATGGGAAAAGATCAGAAGAATAAGCTTGGCATCGGGACCGGCATCGATTAGGGGCTTAATGACTATATTTTTATCTCTGCTCAAATTCTCCAGATAGAGAAGGGAGACAAGGGCAGTCCAGGTTTGGCAGTAATCATCGGCTTGCATACCCCAAGCAGGAGCTAGTGATTGAAGACCCATTGGACAGATATCAGCGGCAGTCTGTGCCCACTTATAGTTATGCTCCTCGTCAAAGAGCCAGTTCCAATCCGGATTAGTGCGTATGTAGTTAATAATGCATTTAACGCGGCTGCCGACGTTGGGCTCAAATACTCTTACCTGCTTATGAACACAATCTATGAGCATGAAATTGGCATGCTGAATATCGCCCTTGATATCGATTCTAACCATTACGTATTTGGTGCCTGAATTAACATTATCCATGGCACTGTACGAGGTTTCTTCATTTATTTCAGCATAATCGGATTGATGTATAGATTCCCCGTTGGGAGGAATGCAGATTGCATTTGTAAACGTACCAGGTGCTTGAGAGTTTCTCTCCGCTTCATTCAGCAGGGACTGATCTATATAGTCGAGGGATTCACTGTAGTGCTGAGACTTGGGTGATACTGTAAATATGCTATATCTGCCGGCAAAGTGTAATTCTGTAGAGGGGATGTGCTTTATAAGCTCGTCTATTAGCTCCATGTCAAGATGTAGAAAGTTGATCATCATGGACACATGGTCTGCACGGCCATATTTAATAAATGCTTGTAAATCGGCAAAGTATTCAGGAGATGAGAGGGATTGAGTAAGGGCATCATAGAGGATGGCAGGTTGAACCACACCATGCTCATAACATCGTTGTATGAAGGTACTAATGGTATGTTTGACCCAATCGTGATCGGTGGGGTCCTTAACACAGGAAGAAGCTTTGCAGGAATATTGACAGGCTTCCTGGTTGGGAAACAGCACACCTGGTACAAGCTTATGCGCCATAGGATGGCCTGTATCTCCAACATCGATACAGTTACCATTATTACCGCAAAACCATGAACCACCGACAACAAGGCTGCCAACGCCTCCAACCACTAGGGCACCGGTCAGTCCAGTATCCCATAACCATATAATAATGAGAATGATGAGGAGAACGAGGGCCTCGATAATCATGGGTGTATCATATGTAATGGTGGATATTTCGGTTAGGTGAATAATTACTTTGTAGGTGCTTCCTAAGAGCAGACTAGCATAGATTAAGCTAATTACCAGTAGCAGAACCAAACTGCACGCAATTAATATGTTATTTGTTTCTGGTTAAAGCTAATTACCAATGACATAACCAAACTGCATGCAATTAATATGTTAAAAATGAATTGGGGTATTAGATAATTGGAGGCATGGAGCCTGTCGTGTGTTATTCATGCGGATCGCCGATTAGCGTGAAATGGGAGATATTTATGAAGCTTAGAAATGCGGCGGTGAAGGCGGGGCATGAGGATCTGCAGGAGGTATTCAAGGCGCTACGTATTGATGATATATGCTGCAGAATGCGCTTTACAACGGCGCTGCAGTTTACGGATTTTCAGGCTGGAAATTTCGCGGCACCGGGAGTGAGGCATAAGTAGTTTGTTATGAGTAGTTTGTTATGATTATATTTTTGCATGTTGCGGCAGATCAAACAAAAAAATAGCCAAGGAGCACAATACTAAAGATACCAAAGATACCAGTCAGGCCACCGGTGCCCAGAAGCGCGCCGCATAGATCCGCTTGTCAACAATCATCAGATAGTCCACCTGAATCTTATTCATAAGGAACACGCCCATGATGCTGACACTGCCGTACCGGTCGGCCAGTAGATGGGCGATGCGATGATCAAGATGCAACTGAATGCCCTTCTGACCCATATTGCTGAGGTCTGAGTAGGAGCCCAGCAGAGCGAGATCGCAAATGAGGTCGCCACCGGCAATCTCGGAATGAATGATGCTCCAGCGCCATCCCTTGCTATAATCGCCAAGAGGTTGGCAGCCGACATGGGTATCGGCGTAGTAGAGGAATGTGGACTTGAAGAGCTTGGCGCGCTCCTGCTCTAGGGCAGCTGTTCGCGATAGCCACTGGTAGGTCATTTGTTTGTCGTTATAGACAGGGGGAAAGCAATGGCTGTATCCAATTCAACTTTTTTCTTTTAGGGATCCATATCTTCAACTCCCTACTATTGCTTCATTAGTATCTGATCAGTCTACGACTTCCACCGATAGGATTATATGCTGGTTGCTTCCTAATAGGTCAAATCCCATATTCCCACTAATGGAATTATATGTTAGAGGTATTTTGTGAAAATTGAACCAGACATTCCTGATATCGTCAGACAGACACTTTTGATCTATCTCAGACAGTTTCTTAAATCAAAGATGACATCGACAGCAGACAGCAAGATTCCGCAGTATGTGTGGCCAAACGCCATCATTGAGGCAATTGAGTATGCCAAATCGAAGGATGCAAAGGACACGTACGGTGCAGGCGCCATTAGAATCCTTACGGGGGCTGGTGAGCGTAAGAATAAGGAGGGTAACACCACCTATATCAACACGGAGATCAGCGCACTGATTAATGGAAAGCGCCAATGGGTGCCCATTAAGATTCAGTTCATGAATCTCACAACTGGAGCCAACATTCCCAAGCCGGAGGATCGCAAGAAGACCGAGGCTGGAGGTGGTGGCAAAATCCAGCTGCAGTTTCGCGATGCCGATTCCTTTAAGCTGCGCACTCCTGATGGGGAGCGTACGGAGGAATTCGGCAAGGCAATGCTTATGCTGCACTACGCCTGGCGCTTTGCCGTTAAGAAGGCACTTAAGGAGAGAAAGATCCAGCATCTCAAGACCCAGCGCTATAATGTGGTGCAGACGCACCGCGACACAAAGGCGAAGGGAGATAAGCCGGCAACACCCCCGGATCCCTCAATTTCTAACATCGTGATCGAGGAGGATCTAGAGGATGATTCTCATCACGCTGTCCTAATTCCCGGCATGCCAATGCCAATGAAGGCGCCGCTGGCAGAGGGCGAACGTATTATTCGAGCTACATTGGACTATCCTATGCCGCCAGGCGCCAAGTCGGCCCTGCCAAATGCGACTCCTAAGATTAAGGTATATGATGCCAGTATTCGTTTGGCCAAGCCTGATGCAGATGGTATGATTAGTCCGCTGGCTAAGGAGGAAAACATACGTTATGATAGAATTCATGATTGGCTGAAGCGCGGATCCATCGCAAGCGGTATTATTAGCGCCAATGTTACAACGCTGAGCTCGCAGGGCATTAGTCTGCCAGTTAAGCTGGATACGCTGATTGTGAAACCTGGTAAGGGCTTCAGTGGTCCGGATACAGGTATGGCATTTGGTTCTCTGATGGATCAGATTAGCACGGCCGAGGTGACGGATCCAGAGGCAACTACTATGGGTGCGGATGAGGCTAATGAGATTTATGGAGATGAGGACGAGGGAACGGCCAAGCCTGCGACCAAGACAGCTGCGGCTGCGGCGGCGCCGGCTAAGAAGCCCACAGCCAAGGCCGCGGCTAATCCACCTAAGGCGGCAGCTAAACCCAAGATTCCCGAACCCGAACCTGAGGATGAGGAGGATGCTATTGAGGAGGCTGTAGATGAAGTAGCGGACGATGATGACGACGCTTCTACCACTCCCCTCGTTAAGGCTAAGCCCGTTGCGAAGGCTGCTGCGAAGGCTCCCGCTAAGGTTGCCACTAAGGCCCCTATTAAGCCTAAGCCCAAGGTCGTTGAGCCTGAGCCTGAGCCTGAGGAGACCGATGAGGTCGATGAGGGTGGAGAGGACGGTGATGAGGGTGATGACATTGATGAGCCGCCCGTTGTGGTGAAGCCCAAGCTGGCTCCTAGCCGTGCGGCCGCGCGCTCTAAGCAGTAAATGCTGGGAGTAGTACACTACTATTATTTTTGTTATTACCTATTTGTTTTTGATCTATTTGCCATTATCAAATAAGTAGGGGAATATGATCAAAACAAATATATGCTAATCTGTATAAGTAGGAATAATGGCGCAATTGAGGGAATGGATAGCGCGGATACATGGCTTGGATAGTGTATGGGCAGCGCGGCTGGCAACGGAGCTACGGCGAGGGCATATTGCGCCGACCAGCTATAGGCAGACTAGGACGGCACTGCGCAGGGAGCCATATTATTCTACCCTGCCACCGGGAACTAGGGCCGATCTTGACTATAACTTTGCCAGTAGAGTACCTCGTAAGATAATAGAGAGACTGGATGCGCATCTGCGCAATACTAATGCTACTATAGCGGGCTCCTATAGACGGGAGGCGGCAACAAGCAGTGATATTGATCTGGTATGGCGAGGCACGCGCGCTACATGGCATAGAACGGTGGCTGAATTGAACAGATCACAGGAAAATAGCATTACTCGGGATAAAATAGTGATAACAGCGCCATACCAGGGTGGGGAGGCCAAGGAGGAGTGTGTTGTATGCTTTACCATTATACAGGGCAGTGGCGACGCGGCCCGAACCCTACACTACAATGTAAAAATGGATGTGTTCTGGGCAACCCGCGCCCAGTATCCCTATATGCTGCTCTACGCGACCGGCAACTATAATCTTAATATCCGGATGCGCTTTATCGCCAAACGGCAATCAATGCTGCTAAATCAGTATGGGTTGTATAGATTGGCGGCGGATGGGACCAGAGGCGATCCCCTACATGTTAGCAGTGAAAGGGGCATCTTTAATCTACTGCATATGAGCTATTTGGAGCCACGGCAACGAACGATATAATCCGGTACTGTCTGAATTACTCAGCAGGGTCTAGATTTGTTATTTTTGATTTATAATTCCTATTTATACGTAGTCGCCCAAACAGGCAATTACCCCACTCTGTTCCCTGTGAATTAGCATCTAGAAGGTCTAGCAAACATATGGCGGCCAAGCAGCAGAAGATTAATGACTTTGTCAGCATCTGTACATTGGAGAAGAACATCTATCATAGTCCTATACTCTATAGCAGAGATGCGGCGGGTAAGCTGCGATCATGGCAGATCCACATAGCACTGGAGAAGGCAGGTAAGTACCAGGCGTGTGAGGAATATGCGGATGGAAGCAAGACACTACCCGATGATCTTATAGGAGTATATTGGACGGTAAGTGGACAGGTCGGCACGGTCAATCCTAATAAGTCCAATAAGACAGAGATAGTGGAGGGCAAGGGACTGGGTAAGAAGGGTGCTACCAATGCCTTTACACAGGCGCTGTTTGAGGCCCTATCAAACTATAATAAGATGGTAAAGAAGGGAGCGGTTACCAATCAGAACAATCTAAAAAGTAAGGATAAATATACCCTTAATGATCTGATGGTTGCGACCCATAGAGGGGAGGGTCCCTGGCGAGTCTTCGTCGCCCTAGCCCACGATGTTAATGTTAATAAGCGCTGGGAGAAGATCAGATGGCCCATGCGCATTCAGCCCAAGCTGGATGGAACCCTGCAGGTCATGGTCTATATTCCCGCAGGCTCGGGTGTTGATGCCGATGGAGAAACTGTCCGTTGGGAGGGGCGCCTAGAGATCTATAGTCGTGGACGTAAAAATCCAGGAGGCTTTGATTATATTATGGAGGAGGGAACCAAGCTACTAAAGAACTATCCAGGCCTGCATCTCGTTTGCGAAGTATGGAAATCGGGATTGGGATTACAGGAGGTATCCGGAGCTAGTCGACGTACGGCCTCCTCCTCGCGAGGCGCTGCTGAACAGCTATACTTTAATGTGTTTGATTGCTTCTATATTGATCAGCCCACTATGATCTATAGTTCGCGACGTAAGCTACTAGAGAAGGTATTTGTAGAGAGTTTGTTGAAGACACCTGAGGAGGGCCTGGCCATAATGCTAGGAAAGCCATATAAGGCAGTAATTAAGAAGACGGCTGCTAAGGTTGAAGATGATACCTCTGATAATGATGATACTGAGGATGATGTGCCGGTGGATAGCGATAATGATGTTGAGGAAGCGGATGAAGCCGATGAAGAAGCCGATGAGGAAGCTGCCGATGAAGAAGCCGATGAGGATGACGCAGACGAAGAGGATGACCAACCCAAAGCATCTGCTTACTATCCTGTTAAATCTACTCCCTCAGCCAAATCAGCTCCCCTCACCAAGACAGCACCTCCAATCAAACAACCTATTCCCCGGCTCATCCGTCTCATGCCTGAATGGACCGTAAAGAACAAGAACGAAGCCACCGTTCTTTACCGCAGTTTCCTGAAGGAGGGTCTTGAGGGCGCCATCCTCCGCAATCCCGATGGTGTTTATGAGTTTGGCATTGATAAGGAGAAGCGCTCAGAGCATATCCTCAAGTTCAAGCCCCGTGAGGACGCCGAATGGCCGGTTGTAAGTTATAAGGTGGGCGTGGGCCGTGAGAAGAATGCCATTACCTGGACCTGTGCCGCCAATGACACTACCAGCAATCCCAAGCCCCTTAACAAGCGCCGCATCTTCCATGTCGTTCCCAATGGCAGTATTGAGGGACGTGACAGTTTATATGCCAAGCTGGGCCCACCTCCCGAGAAGATCGGCGAATTCCCCAAATCAGCTCCCTTTGCCAAGATCTATGGTAAGATGCTCGTAATTCAATACTCCACCATCAGTAATGATGAGATTCCACAGCAGCCCAAGGCCCTCCGTTTCCATGATCCTGAGGTAGATGAGTTGGTTGCGGGATGGCGTGGCGAGGAGATCGGTAGCGATGAGGAGTAGATCCCCATCGGTTCTCCCCTTATATTTTTGCCTATCAGTCCATTCCAATCGAAAAATAATGATAGTATACTACATGCGATCATACGCGTGCTTTAGATGTTAAGACCAAACGCGGCAGCATGACCGAACTCACGGCCAACAATGCTCTGATCAATAAGATCGCGGGCAGACAGACCACCGGCCATACGCTCAATGCCAGCAGCCTCAGCGCCCTTCACACCGCCGCCAGCGCCCTTGTACTGGTCAACAACGTCGTCACGGTAGGCACCGAGCTCGTCGCTAATGGTCCAGAAGTCCGGATAGCCACCGGAGTTAACCAGGCGCTCCTTCTTGGCCTGGGCAGCAGAGGCAGGGGCCAATGCTTCCATAACAGCTACAACATCCTTATTATAGGGAGTGGTGTGCTCACCCTGACCGGGTTGAGACTGCTCCTGGGACAAACGCATGGTGGCACCAGCTGTGTAGCTGGAATTCTCAAGACCAGCACCAGCAACACCGTTGCCGTAACGTTCCTTGCCGCCTGGGCGCATATAGTAAACCATCACGATGATGAGTAGAATGAGAATACCGAAATATGCGACAACCACGGTCGGGTTCTTAAGCATGTTGCCCGCAGCGCTAGAGCCCTGGGAGTCACTCATCTGTGAGAGGATATACTTCGCAGGGGAAAAAATAAAATGATAATTATCTCGACCGTGAGTGTGTTGATATTTAATTACTATTTATTATTGCTTGGGGGCGGTGACGTGGTATTGAGATGGATAATTAGAAATGCATTAGTATTTTGTTTCATCTTTTCTTTTTCTGCCATGCTTTTTGTGTGCTGGGTCGGCAGAGTAGAGTGTATGGGGCTGATGCTCAGGCCCGAACGCGCCTTAACAGTATCAAATCATGTATGCATTACGTTATGGAGCTTAGAGTGCATACATAAAATTTGATTACGAGATTTATTTACTAATTAGTACTGAGGATAGGAGATGGAATCGCCTTTGTTGTGGAGAGTGTACCAGGGGGCGCAGACGCTGATAGCATCGCGACAGCTGGTGCAGGTGGGACAGAGATATAAGGGTGATGATAAGAGCGAACTACATGTGGTGGAGGAGGGAGATAAACTGCAGTTGGCCCTGTTTAAGGATCCCAATAAAATACCAGAGTTTATTATTATTGATGCTAGGGACGGGCCAGGCAAGGAGCGGGGCGAGCATGGCAAGGAGAGGAAGCCCTGGCACACTATAGTGGTGGTAACAGGCGAGCAGAGCAACTTTGATGTGGAGAAGGAACGTTTTAACAGACTCATGAATCAGATCGATGGTGATATACTAAAGACAGTAAAGTCGGGTGTTACGCAGCGCCACTATCATCTGGATATCATCATAGCAAAGAATACACGGGAGCTTAAGATCAAGACGCCAGGTGCGATGAAGACGGCAATGAAGCCGATGAGCGAGTACGGTGCGATCTTTATTGAGCTAGTTCCATATTGCCGATTGCTGGTTAATCCCATAGAGCACTGTTTCGGATCGCCGGCGAGGCTGCTGACGCGGGAGGAGGGAGAGAAGGAGGTTAGAGACCGATTGGCAAGCAAATCCAACCTACGCCAGATGAAGCGGGATGATCCACTGGTATTCTGGCTGGGGGGCTCGGCAGGACAAATCATACTGGAATATATGTATAATGAGAACTGTGGAACGCGGTCGGAGATATACGTGATTCAACCTAATTAGGAGGAGACGTTGAGCATACCATTTTTGTTTGTTTTACACTCGACCATTGTCACATGTAGTAAACAAGCAACCACATCATTATTTTTTGCATGCCCACGTACTCCCAATTATAACGCAACGCGCCAAAGCAGCATATACCAGCTGAGGATCCCCACTAATAAGAAAAATAATAAGAAAAATAGAAATGTAAGCAGACAACCATTCAAATCCACCATACCCATCTAATCCGTGCCACATATTACCTGATCCCATTGGGGGCCCACCGGATCAATACCATTGCGAATATTGCGCGTCTCCTGCCGCGAAACTCGCGCTGCATCCCGCGCCTCATTGGCGGCCGCAAACATGGCATCATAGCGGGCCTGACGATTGGCAAGTTGTATGGCCAGGTCCTCGTGATGGGTGCCCTCCAGAATCTGCTTCGTGCGCTCCCATGCGTCAATAATGGCAGGACGGGCCGTTTCCATGAAATCCGGATTCCTGGCCATCGGCACAACACTCACACTAAACATCTTCCAGGGCATGTAACCAAGGGGTCGGTGACCGTGCAAATCACACCATGTGCCGAAGTCATTGAGGGCACCCTTTAACCATTTGGCCGCCCGTTGCGGTTCCTCCAGGGACAGATCCACATAGTTCTTCTCTGTGGGATAGTGGGCATATTCATACTCCGGTAGGTAGAAGCCGGGGGAGTAGTACCATTTAACGCCATCATCACGGCCTCGGCTGTCGGATGCCTCCTTGAGTAGCTCACTAAAGCCAACATGCTCTGAGCCGGCTGAGGGGTCGTCGGCGCCTAGGTCCGGACCCACATCCTGTGTCTGATTCATATAGAAGAAGGTATCAAGGGCCGTGGGAATCATCTCTCTGTAATTCTCCGGCATCTCCGGCATTAGAATTGCCAGTGTCTCTACCATCATACCATATTCGGATTCGCAGACCGGCATCCATCGATTGGCCAGGGCCACGACAGCTATGACGTGCTTGGGTGGAATGCAGTCATTTTGGATATGCGGCGCTATCCATGAGTAGTCGGAGCCCGGCGTCTTAATGTCAGAGAGGATGCGCTGCGCCAACTGCGCCGGCGTCCTGCAATCATGGGGTCTAGGGGTAGGCGGCGCCTTACGTCCTGCTCCCACCCTATAGAAACCTATTACACCGCATGCGATAGGCAGGCCGCTAGGCGGGGCCCTATCCATATGAAAGTTAGTATCATAGACCATACTACTGCATCCAAAGTCCTTTACGGCACACTTCCTGATTTGCATGTCGACGAACATGGCCAAATCCGCACATGTGATAGTGTGTAGACCAAGCTGAATCTGACCGCAATATCCCTTGGGGATCTCCCCATTGGGAATACGCCGCGCCGGGTTCTTAAACTCAAACAGCACTATTTGCGGGCGCTCCAGATAGTGGTCAGTCGTTGGCACCACATCGTCTTTACGACGACGCGTGCCCTTAGGCGACCAATACTGCGTATTAGGCAACCACTGGCTAAGCCACATGGGCTCCACCACTCCCAATCTATCCGGTGAGTATTTTTGGATCACCTTACCATTGTACTTCAGGCCAGGTATGGAACCCGTCTCATAGGTCTTACAATGCATTATCATTTCAGCATAGCTCGATGTGATCTCCTCGCACATGTTTCCCCACCGCGTATCATCATTACCGTCAAAATCCTTCAGGCCCACCTTACTCGCTATCAGTTCATCCAGACGTTTGTACTGATTGGAGCCCAGGATAGAATCCACCTCCGAACCACCAATCGGCGGCACCGCATCCGGTGTTATCGCCTTCTTATCCAGCAACCACAGGGCCCCACCCTGCGGCGGCAAGTGCCACCAGTAACAGACCAGTAGCCCCAGAATCTCATACGGACAGCTTGTCTTGGCCAGCAGCAGCTCCAGGGGGAACTGGTGAAATGCCGTATGCGCCTTACCGCAGCTGCGTATCACCTTCATGATTGCCCCCACCGACATATGCCGCATTACCGCGTGCCAGCTCATGATTTCCAGATCCATGGCCAAGATAATATTTGCCATGATCAAAAATAGAAAATTTGATTAGGTATTGCATATATTCGATCTTCCTGTAACTAGTATTGCATTATTGCTCTACTTAGCTCCAGCGAACGTCAACTAACTAAAAGCCTATATCAGCCTATCTGGTTTTAGTTATTGCTCCATACCTTCATTATACACAGTCCGCCTACCGATAGAACCGACCAAAAACGTATATGGAAACCCCCATCACTCATCTGACCACCCTCGTTGCGAACCTTAAACAGGGCGTTGATGACGTGGAGGACTACCTGCACAATGACAAGATTCCCAAGAGCGGCGATATAGTGGCCGATCTAAAGGCGTCTGGCCAGCTGGTGGTGGATCTGCGCCGTATCATGGAGACGCTGCAGGTGGAGATGGCGCGCGTTGAGTCTCTGCATATGGAGGAGGAGAAGCGCACCAAGGATGCCCTGAAGATCTTCACCACCGAGTTCCGGAGCATTGAGAACATGATTGCGGGCACAAACAAGACGGCCGCCGCTGCCGCCGCCACACAGCCTGCTCTACCCTCTCCCCTCCCCTCCAACTCCAACTCCATGCCTCAATCCAATGGCCACATGCACCGCGTCGACAACATCCCCATTCCAGAAAGCATCAGCAATAGCTGGCAAGAGGTGACGCGCCATCCCCGCCACCGCATCTCCGATGATAAGCATCAAATTGCCATGATTGAGGTCGTTCCCGGTCTTCCAATCCCCGTCATCTCCGTTGCATCCTTCAACAAGATCAAGCAGCCCTATGCCAACACCCCATACTACGTGCAGAATGAGATGATGTTCTACATTCCCTCCGGCGAATTTCTCATGCCTGCCAGCATCCCCTATCTCGTGGAGGATGGCAGCAAACCTGTCAAGCTTGTCATGGATCATGCCGTCTACACCAAGGGTCGCAAGCTCAAGAATCCAAAGGATAACACCTTCTATGTTCCCGCCTATGCGGAGCGCGGCAATCTGCAATACCTGGGCGACCACATGAACGTGATGATGACCATGCGCCTGGTTCCCTTCTCGCTCATCAATGAGAAGAACTCCTCAAACAAGCCCCTGCGCATCGGCGGCCGCGAGACAATGCTTAATGATATGAATAGTCTGAGTTTGGAGTCCATGGATCAAATCATGCGAATCGTGCATTACGCCGGCTGGATCCATCTCTACACCTACACCATGCTGTACAATTTGCGGCAGATCGGTGTGAAGATGCCGTATGAGTAGAATATCTGCTATTCTCATTATTTTTGGTTAGTTATTGTTTCAATTGGCAGGACCGAATGTCTCATTTCCCATTCCTATAAATCGACATCGTTAGAATAGGCCCAACACATTCTAATCGTAATATAAATTATACATAACTATCCCTCCTAGGTTATACAGGCCGTCTATTCCAGATCATAAATGAGACGCTCCCCCATTAAACGTGCCTACGGTGTATGCGTTTTTAGACTGAATGAGAATCGCGAAACCGAGTGCCTTGTCATTAAGCGGCGCACCACCTTTGAATATCTCAACTTTGTCACCCATCCCCCCGGGCACGATGATACCCGCATTCTGTCCCTTCTTAATCGTATGACCAGTGAGGAGAAGACCGAGCTGCTCTCCCTTGACTTCTCCCGCATCTACTACCGCATCTGGCTCAGCAGTCCCGAGAAGGAGAGCATGACTCCCCTCCAGATGCGTCGCTATCAGGAAATGAATCGACTGTTCACCGAACGCTACACCCTCGACGGCGGTCAGTATCTGCGCGATCTGGTTCAGCGCTCCCGCGACAACTCCGGCATTTGGGAGATTCCCAAGGGCCGCAAACATAGCAGCGGCGAGCTGGCCCTCAATTGCGCCATCCGCGAGACCCAAGAGGAGACCGGCATCTCCCCCCTCGACTATACCCTCCTCAACGCCGATCCCATCCGCCTTCAGCATACCGATTGCGGTGTCTGCTACGAAACCATCTACTTCCTGGCCATTCTCACCAATGCCAAACGCGGCACCTCCCTCCGTCTCGATTATTCCAATCGCAGCCAGATGGCCGAAGTCGCCGAAATCCGCTGGACCAGCCGCAACGTGGCCAAACAGCTGGAGAGCTCCGGCCGCCTCCACTCCACCGTCAACGCCGCCATCACCGCCCTCAAGCGCTGCTGTCGCATCAGTCATTTCACCCTTGATTTAAAGATCTGTCAACCACCTACTATACAAGAGCATGGAAAGGTTCTATCGCGATATAGTGAGGAAGAGCAGCCAATCTGTACAACTCACGGAGCAGCAGCGCTGCCAGAAGACTATACAGGCAATAGTAGGCCGAATCGTGCAAACCTGTCATGACAATATAGAGACGGTGGCGGATCGTGGCGGCACAAGCGCCATAGTTGCAATGTATCCATCGCAGTTGCAGATCTCGCCCAATTTTACCATGGAGCAGCTGATGGAGCCCGACGAGATGCATGCGGCGCAACTGCTGGATTGGGGCCTATCGACCATCCTCGCGGAGCTGGAGGAGAGAATGGTGCCCTTTAAGGTGGCCCTGCAGCACATTGATGAATGTCCTCGTATATCCTATATTACGGTGTCGTGGGAACTGTAATTATGTGGTTTTCTGATACCGCGCAAACTGTTAAAATCACCACAGTCCAAACCTTTATTCCCTGTTCTTATTTTTCACTTACTAGTATTAGTTATCCATTAGTTACCCACATTACGCATCCATAAATGGCATGTGCCAAGGAGCTGCTGCAATTGCAGCTTAATCCGGATGGATATACCAAGGAGAAATGGATGCACACTGCAGTTGAGCAGCTGGTGCGGCAGGATAACGCGCTTGTGCCCCAAAGTTATCAGTTACTGATTAAGCGGCTTATGGCGCCGCATACTGAGCGATTGAGGCTGCTGGTATCCTTTAATACGGGGGCGGGAAAGACCAGTACGGCCATTATGGCAGCACAGCAGAATGCGGGACAGATATTGGTGCTGGGCTTTGGCGCAACGCGCGCAACCTTTCAGAGGGAGCTGCTTACACGTCCCGAGTTTGGATTCGTTACCCACGAGGATATAGCAGAATATAAGCGGCTTCTGTCCCTACAGAGCAGTGGCACATCGGGTGATAAGGAGGCGATGACGCAATATGAGGGCCGCATGCGGAAGCGTCTGACTAGCCCGCAGTTGGGTGGCCGCTATAAGTTCTATGGTTATAAGGAGTTTCACAATCAGCTTCTACTGGGGAATGCCGCGGATGGAAAGATGCGAATTAATTGGGACCTGGTAAAACAGATCGCCGGTGGCTTTATCATTTGCGATGAGGTGCACAAGACGTATAACTCCCAGGAGATGAATACATACGGTTTGGCCATTCGTATCATAGGCCAGATATTCAACGATCCTAACTATGCAGAATATATAGAGGCGCCGACGGAGGACATGGCACGACTGGTATCAATATCTACCGTTAAAATACTGCTGGTGACGGCCACGCCCATTAATAGCAAGCCATCGGAGGTGGTGGAGCTCATAAATCTGCTCATTCCGACGACGGTGCTTAAGGAGCGCTTTCCGGCCGTACGCGACCGCACTCCGCCTATCCTACTTCGAACCGATCTATTCGCAGATGATTCCGAGAAGCTGCTACCCCATACCCTAGAAAACATCAGACATATTACACAGGGCTATGTCTCCTATCTCAATAGCGCATCACCTCACCTATATCCACAGATCATATTTGAGGGTGATGCCATTCCTGGTGTTGAATATCTGCGCTTTACACGATGCGTGATGGGCAAGGAGCAAGAACGGGTCTACAGGAATAGAATAGGCGAGACATTGCCACAGGATGCCAGCATACTAGTTGATTTATGCTATCCAAGAATTGCGGGGGATGGTAGCACTGCAGATAAGACGGAAAAAGTAGGCAAACCAGACAAAGCAGACAAAGCAGACAAACCAGACAAACCAGACAAACCAGACAAACCAGACAAACCAGGAAAAATAGGCAAGGAAAACAAAATCGATAAGCCAAAGAAGGATAACAAAGCCGGTAAACGCCACATGGGCACCCTTACCCTGCGCGAGGCCCGCCAGTTTACCCATCCCCTTGTCGAGGTGATGAAGGATGACAAGATTGAGTATATTACAGGCGATTTCACCCTTGCGTCCAACGTCGCCATCTATTCATCCAAGTATAATCGAATGCTGCAGTGTCTGTTTCAGGTCATTCCCAATGGTGGCAAGATAATCATTAATCATGTCCTTGTTCGCGATGGTGTTATGGTTATCCAGGACATACTTCGGCGCAACGGCATTCTGGATGCATCGGCCAATCCCGGTCCCTCCTCCATCTGCGGTGTCTGCGCCAAGCGGTTAAATGAGCATGGCAAGCTACAGCACCAGTTCATGCCATGTCGTTATCTGCTGGTTCATGGCGATATGGATCAACCGCAAATTAGCCATCGTATCAACCTATTCAATGCTGCCAGCAACATCTCCGGCAATGACTATCGCATAATGGTTGGCACCAAGGTGATAGGCACATCTGTTGACTTTAATGCCGTGCAGTATGACTGGTTCTTCAGTTTACCCGATAGTATCTTTGAACTCATTCAATGGCTGGGACGGGGTGCCCGTAATGGCTCCCATCAGAAGCTTCCCCCCGATCAACGCAAACTACGCGCGCGCATCTTTGTCAGTAGTTTCGCCAACGGTGATATCAGCTATGAGGAGCGTTACTATAAGAATCACATGAAGGATTATGCCGCATGCAAGGACGTACTGTTATCGATGTTCAGCGTGGCTATCGATGCGCAAATTAACGCCCATATCAATCAGTCCTCACCACTCACTCTCGGCACCCTGCATGTTAAGCCGCATGAGTCGACCCGATGCACCCGCCCCACCAATCTCACCACCTATCGCGCCTACTATGTAGAGGATGAGATCAATCAGATGGTGATAAGCATTAAGCGCTTTATGTCCATGCAGAGGGTGTGGAAGGAGGAGGATCTGTGGAGGGCCGTCCTCAATCCACCCTTCTATCAATCCGCCAATCCCACAACCATTGATCGTAGCAGTTTTGACGCGGCATTGGCGCGCCTGGCCCATCCCGGGTACGGATACGTTGCCACCGATTACAGAACACTGCTGGATCCCCACAGCAACATCATACCAGATGCAATCACTCAGGAGCCGCGCTATCTGCGCCGCGTTGGCACTTGGTTATGGAGTGTTAGCGCCGTTCCCACCATCTCCTCCCGCATCGGTCATTCCTCCCTACAACTTGACATGCGCCCGGATGCCTGGTCCCGCACCTCCTCCAATTCCAAACGTGTCTGTATCACGGCGGCCCTTAGCCGTCAGCCCACCTATGAGAATTTAAAGATGAATTATTACTATAAATATCGCAATGAAACGAATGAGGTGATAATGAGCAGTCTTGAACTGTACGATGTGGACTTTCATACCCATCTACTCGAAGATTGCATAGAGTACGCCTTTAGGGCCCTAACCGAGGGCAAACAGAACGAGCTTCATGAGTTCTACTTCCGAATGCTCTACTTCTATTATCGTTTGGACTTGGTATTATATGCCGATCAGATTCCAGAGGAACTAAAGGAAAAGTACGCGCCCTATATCACGTCGAATGGCAAAAAGAAGATCAAAGAGGGCAAAGAGGGCAAAGAGGGCAAAGAGGGCAAAGAACCCTGGCAGAACGCCTTTCTCCTGGACAGTATCACCAAGGTCACCGCCTCCTTTGATCTGGATCGCATTAACACTATGGTTCGCCCCGGACGCGCCCCTGCCCACATTCTCCCAATCGGACATATGATCAGTGATGGCCCACCCCGTATCTATACCTCTAAGAGTGGTTGGGAGACCGCCAGCGTTTACATCACCACTGTTGCCGATGGCACCGATAAATCCAAAGAGAATGATATCATGATTGGCTACTATGAGAAGTGCGCGGGCAGCATTGAATTGAAGTTTAAGATGCGATCCCCCCACCACAAGCAGATTAAGCATGTCGACACCCGGCTTGTTGAACGCGGCTCCATCTGCGCCACCTGCAAGAAGAATGAGCTGCAGGATACCGCCAAGGCCCTCGGCTATAAATTTACCTCCACCTCCATCCGCGAAATGTGCCGTGAGCTTAAGTATGAGCTAATGCGCCGTGAGCTGCGTTCCCGACGCCAAGCCCGCCATGGCGTTCCCCGCATCCGCTGGTTCTATCTTCATTTTGAGCAGCAGTAGGCTTAATTTTCATCTATTTCTCACAGATCAACTAGATAGAAACAACAATCTAATTACATTTTATATTTTTGATTAATCATCCTGTTATAGGAGTTCGCAGCGATGGAAATCACCAAGCACTGCTCCACCATCATCAATCTTTCCTCCAACGATCTCAATTCGGCAGTTCCCCTCGATATCACCATTCTACAAATATTGCGTCGTAATTTCTGTGGCACACCGCATGCAAACTGCTATATCACCGATATTAAGCCTCCCATTAAGTTCTACTCCCCCCGCATGCTGCCCGATAGTGAGGATGGGTCCTCCGAAGTATTCGTGCAGTATGTAGCCGAGGCGGTTGTATTCGAGGAGGGCTCCCCCTACATTGCCAAATTAGATCTAATCGACCGCGGCGGTCTGTGCCTAAGCAATCGCGGCATCTATATTACTACCGGCGACCAGGTCCCGCATGGCATCCTTAAATTGGGCATGCATCTGCCCGTCCGCATCACCGGTGAGAGTAAATACCTAAGAAACGCCGCGCGGCTAAATGCCCCTGGCAGCATCCATAACATATATGATCGAACAAAGATACTTGTATACAAATGCGTGGGCGGTATCGACGCGGTTGAATATGAGATCCTCAGCCAGCGTCTTGCCGAGGCGGAAAGCATTCCCGAGCCCGGCCCCATCGGCATTAAGATCTCGCGCATCATTCACCCCTTTGACAATCAGATGGAGGGCGATGACCTGCTGCGTCTAATAGAGGAGGAAATGGCGACATCCCTCAATCCTACGGGAGATGGCCCCTCCCCCCACAATACAGTCGTCTACTATTCCCGTCCCCCCTTCATCAACTATATCTATCCCCATGTCATTCGCAGCACCGAGCCCATCTCCTTTGCCAGTAAGCATGTCACCGACTTTCTCACCGAGACTCGCGGTAGTGTGCTCATTCGCATGCTTACCAATTATATCAAGTTTCGCCGCTTTGCCAATGATCTGGAGGCGACCTATAACAGCCCAAGCATTGATTATGAGCCCCTATGGCATCATTTCAAAAGTATCAAGGTGCCCCTGCCACAGATGCCCAAGGCACCTCCTGTCAAGCCCGCCATCTCATCCTCTGTAGTTAAGAGCGTGACTAGTGCAGCGCGTATGGCAAAGGAGGCATCTAAACTTGCTAAGAAGTAGACACCCGACCCCATTTTTGTCTATCTTTTTGTCTATCTTTGTTTATCTTCATCTATTTTGCTTCCTATCAGACCATTTCCATCATCCAACCATAAACAAATTATGTTAGTGTTATAATTTTTATTATGATACAGACAATGACGTGTAAGGTGGAAGTAAGCTACCTTTGCGAGGAAGCCTACAATTTTACCGACGATATCAAGTTCAAAATCGTGGACCTTATCTTCGCCAGCAAAAACCAAAGCTGCATTATAGAGAATAGGGACGGATTGCGCATTGACCTAGAGAGCCTACCCGATAAGGTCATTAAACAATTATATAAGCTCGTAATATCTGGCAAATGAGTGATGATATATTGGGAGGGGACGACATTGAGTCATTCCTGAATAGATTTGCGCCTTGTATTGGGGGAACGGAGGGAGGAGGACTAAGCGGATTGGGAGAATTGGAGGAAGACGATAATGATGATAATAGGATTGCAGCAGATGAGGCCGTCGAGGAGCCCGACATTGAAATCATAGATGAGGAATCCACCCCTGAAGCCATTGATAATACTGTTGAGATTATCGAAGACGAGGAATCCCCTATAGAGATCATCGTTGAGGATGAATGTACGAGCTGCCCCATCTCTCCCCGCTAACCTACATACCATTCTATGTTTATACCCGCATTTTTGGCTGTATTAAGGTAAATGTAGTAAATAGACAGGAAGGTACAAAAATATCATTTAGATTACCATTGCTGTTTATATATAGTCTTTGTTTTAAGTACAGCCCTGCAAAACAAATCTGCAAGAAATAAAATATCCAGTTGCAATCTAAATAGAAACAAATATGCAGACTCAAGCCGTTGAAAGCGCTCCTGCCACAGAAGCCAAACAGCCCACCGCCGCCGAAAACCGCGAGGCCTCCCTTGCCCTTGCCCGCGGCATCTATAGTGGTGTTATGCAGGATGAAGCCTTTAGAAAGGCCACCGATGAGCAGCGCTATAATTTCCTAACGGAGCGCTTTAAGAACTTCCAGCAGGCCTATCCCATGGTAATTAAGTACATGGCCCTCTATTTGCAATACAATGAGAAGGCCTTTACGCGCTTCATGGATAAGCTGCAGAGGGAGCCGGGCAAGGGCATGGAGGGTTACATTGAGCGCCAGGCCGATTATGCCAAATTCCTCTATGAGGAGACATGCCGCGCGCGCAAGAAGCATATTAACAGCAAAAAGGCAGGTGAAATCTGGGGTGATGAATACAACATCATGATTAAGCAGTATCGGGATATGCAGGAGCAGGAGAAGAAGGCCCGCAGCGAATTTGAGCTGGAAAACCGCAAGCATATGGATGAGCGCCGCCGGGAGCTCCTAGACTTTATTGACAGTAATGCCGAGGAGATGCCACTGCCGCCGCCCCCGGCAGAATTCGTCGAACAGTTTATCGGCAAGGATGAGAAGCCAGAGACGCCAGCCGAGAAGCCCGCCGTTAAGATCACCGAGGTGGACATCACCGGCATGACCGTGGATGAGTTGCGCGGCCTATACAAGATCACGGCGGAATATGAGATGGAACTAATCAGTGAGTTCTATCGTAAGGAGCACATGCTGGAACGCCTGCAGGAGGAGTATACCAAGACATGGCTGGCGGGCACCTCGGCCGATCCCACCCGCAAGCACTAGCGATGTAATTAAGCACATCGTTTGATCAATCCCCCATCTTATCATCCAGCATTCCTGATCCAGGATAACATACGGCTCCACATTATTATTATTTTTATATGTATATTGACGCAAGACCGTGTTGGCAGCCACCAGATAAAAATAAGAAGATGGCTCGTCTGGTCATTCCCCCGCCCCTTAGAGCCGAGGTCAATCCCCACTCCGGTTTCCTTAACCCCGATTCACGCTATGGACACAAATCGATAAAGGGTCTGTTCTTTACCCCCGAGAATCAGGAGTATCTGCTCCGCGAGGTCCATGCAGTTCTACTCAATACCAAATACGTACAATCTAAGATGCGCAGCACCGCAGCGCCACATGACGGCTGGTCGCGCCTAGATTCCCAGGATTCGGCCTCCCGAGCCCGCACCCTCACCCTGGGTTTCACAGATGCCGAGCCCCTGCTACGCCAGCAGATGGGGGATCTAATGCGCGCCTTCTATTCACCCCTTAACGCCCCCCAGCGCGAGGACTTCTCCGTCGCCAATCCCATCCTACAACTCCATGATCTTAATAAGCAGTTTGTCCTACAAACCTCCGATACCTTTATCTACTCGCCCCAGACCCTCATTGCCCACATCAACGAGATCAATCCCGAGACAGGCCAACGGGAGCGCCCCCAGTATGACTATTCCGCCGAATCCTGGCAGGACGGCACCTGGCACCCCGAGCACCTCTTCACCCAGAGCGATCGCAACCGCGCCAACCCCTACTGGAAGCCCCTAGAGGTGGACTTCGACGCCAACCCCGAAAACAGGGCGCGCGGTCCCGGCCATCGCTACAATGCCCCCTTCTACGCCGGCAGTCCCACCGGTACTCCTCCTCGTCGCAATGCCGCCGGTCAGGCCGTCAGTGCCAGCCAGTTTCCCATCTGGCAATACACCCCCAGCATTCGGCCCTATTCCCATGATCAGAGCTCCCTGCGCGAAGGCGGCGATGGCGACCGTCGTGTTCAGGGCTCCCGTGGCTATAACACCGCCTCCCTACGCAACCGTTCCACCTATTAGACACTTTGCTCATATTTTTGCATACACATGGGGGACTATGTAGTATTATCTATGCCACAACGCGTAAGCAAATATGCGATTGAACATCTAGTTGTAGAGGGGCCCTTTACCCAAAAAAGATGCAGAACAGTATGCCCTACGTAGAAACTCTGAAAAGACTCCCTTCTACTATTGGATAAAGCCTGTTAACATGCCCGATTAGTCTAGTCACAATATTCACAATCATCCATTCTGCTACATACAGTATCATCATGATACTTAACACTATCGCCACTTGCTAATTCCTCCTTCATAAGCTTTCCATGCGTAAACCACAACTTAGTAGTAGCATTACTATTAGCCATAGGTCTTATTATAGCTGGACCCTCCGCGTTATGTCTCTTCCCATGATCCCACCACGCCGCACAACCATCTGCATACATCACAGCTGGGCCATCTGATCTATGACGCTTGCCATGCATATACCAATGTTCTGTACCATTGCGTTTTACTATAGCCGGTCCATCTGTACGATGTAATTGACCATGAAGAAACCATTTAATCATACCATTCCCATACTCAACAGCTGGCCCGTCCACCCTATGCAGCTTGCCGTTAATATACCAACGACTAACAATAATTATACCATTAATCTCGTTAAATACACTAGCCGGTCCATCTTCTCTGTGAGATATACCATTTACAAGCCATTCCATCCGTCCATACACTATAACATTATTAACCAAATATGGGGAGCATTCGATAGCGGGTCCGCCTATTCTATGCCTTATACCATTTAAATACCATTCTCTTGAACCATTACTAAATACGATCGCAGGCCCATCAGTCCTATGCAGTTTACCATTTATATACCAATATTCACCATCGTTATATCGCATAGCTGGACCATCGATCCTATGTGTTATATAATTTAGCGTATACACCCATTCTAATCGACATCGACCCCTCCACACATCATATTCTATGATTGTGAATTGCTTCTGCCAACGCGGTTGCTCATTTAGAGTACGCAGGGCAAAGCGGCGTAGGGCAAGAAGTTGACGATATGTTGTAATAGAGGTAGAGGCAATGCAGCCTAAGCAATCAATGTTAAGCCACATTATATGCCCCTTGAAAACCCCTTGAAAACCTCTTGAAATAGCATTACTTTGATTCAAAAATATATAATGCAAGTTCTACTGGCCTATTTACAATCCTAGACCACCAACGCAGTAAAGAGGGGAATATGCTGGTCGTTCATATACAGTCCCATCGGGATTGCATCTTTCGCCGTCAACCCACCATTCTTTGTATGCAGTATTTCCCATATGTGAGATTCCTTCCACAGCTGGTCCGCCTATCCGATGCAGTTTACCGTCAACCCACCATTCCTTAGATCCACTTGTATATTCTACAGCAGGTCCATCCTCTCTATGGCATTTTCCATTGATCCACCACGCCTTATATCCTTCTGAACTTTCTTTTGCCGGTCCATCCGTTCTATGCAGTTTGTCGCGATAGTACCATTCCCTAACCCACACACCATTTCGGAGAGACTGTTCAACAGCTGGTCCATCCTCTCTATGTTTTTGCCCATTAACCCACCATTCGCGGAAATATTTACATTCAACAGCAGGTCCATTCTCTCTATGTTTTTCACCATTGATATACCATTCCTTATCTCCAATTTCTCCTGTAGGGTAGTAATGTTCTATAGCAGGGCCATCTGTTCTATGCAGTCGATCATTAATCCACCATTCGTTTTTCACAATATGACCCGCTGATGAGAAGTTTGTAAGAGCTGGACCATTAGTTCTATGTTTTTCACCATGTAGATACCATACGGTACTACCGTTGGCATATTCTATTGCCGGACCATTCTCTCTATGCCTTTTATCATTAAACCACCATTCTCTTGCTATATCGTCTGGAATATGTGTTATACGTATAACGGCAGGGTCATCTGATCTATGTCGTTTGCCATGTAGCCACCAATACTGACTTCCATTGTTATACTCTATAGCGGGACCATCGATTCTATGCAGTCTGTGATTTAGGGTGTATCTATATTTATACGCATGTTCTTCGTGATAGGTTTTATTTGTTTGTATAACGGTGAAGTATTTCTGCCAATGCAGTTGTTCACTTAGAGTACGAAGGGCAAAGCGGCGCAGGGCAAGAAGCTGTCTATATGTCTCAATAGAGAGGGCGGCAATACAACCGAGACAGTCGACGTTAAGTCGCATCGGATTCCTTCCTAAAATAGTATGACTACGGTTCAAAAATGTATAATTAGCATAAGTACTATTTCTTTTATATTTTTGATTCTACAGCAACAGAATAATGCAGCAACTCCATCCTACCCTCTTGGCATGGGGCGCACCTGCCACGCCCACACAACTGCCCAAGCCCATCTTCCTAATGGATCTGGATGGTACTCTTATTACGACACGCCTAGGAGGGCGCTTCCCGAAGAGCGCGGCCGATTGGAAATGGCTTCGTCCTGATATCCCCAATCAATACAGAGAAATATGCGAGGAATACTATCCCATTATCATTACGAATCAGGCGCGCATTAAATCGGCCGATGCCAACTCCCTTCTTAAGGATCGCATCCAGCAGGTCTACGATAAATTATCCGCAATATCACCCCTTCAGATCTATGCCGCCTGCGCCAAAGATAAATGGCGCAAACCACATACCACCATCTATGAGGAATATATAGTACCCCAAATGGGTGATCAGAACGAGATCATCTTCATAGGCGATGCCGCCGGCCGCCCCAATGACATAGGCGACTCCGACAGAGCCCTAGCTTATAATCTTGGCCTGGTCTCTCCCGTTAAGCCCCTCTTTGCCACTCCCGAGGAATACTTCTGGGAGGAGGCCGCTCAGCCCCGCACCTGGAACCGCCCCAACCCCCGTCAATGGTTAGATGTGCCCACTGCCCCCATCCGTGATCAGCTTATTACCTCCATACCTGTCAATATCGGCTGCATCCTTCTGGTCGGCGCCCCCGGCTCTGGTAAATCCACCCTTGCCCGCGCCCTCTCCACCCACTCTCATTTCACCACCCGCACCACCCTCATCATTAATCAGGATACCCTAAAGACCAAAGCCCGCTGCTTCTCCGCCCTCAATTCCTCCCTCCAATCCCACCATCTGGCCATTATCGACGAAACCGCCCCCAGCCTCACCGTCCGTCAAAAATATTACGAGATCATGCTCTCCCAGTCTGCCCCCTGCATCTGCATCTGCATCCATTTCGATCGTGATTCCGATCTCCTTGATCACCTGCGCCTCTACCGCCAGCGCATTAACGACGTATCTCTCCCCGACATCGCCTACCGTATCTTTAACAAGAATTTAGTTAAGCCCAAAGCATCTGAATGGAAGAACTATCCGGAGAGGGTGATAGAATGGCCCTGGATGCCAAACGTCGCGGAGGCCAATCGCAAATACTTCCTGCAGCGCCTATAGGTGCATGCGGAGACACCTGTGCCACTATATTTTTTACTACTCCACCTTCCTATCCATGAATGCAAGCTAAACTACGATGTCCATAGATGTATATCAACGAAATGCCTATTAAATATTAATAAGCGAAAAATGATTATGCTATGTATATTAACGTCATGGCTTCAAATATCCCTGAAAAGATACGCAAAAGCTACATCGAGACGACCGATGCCGAGCTTGAGTTCCGCTCCGAGATCGACCGCAACGAATGGATCAATATGTACAAGTCCCAGATTCTTACATCCAATACCTACACAGTGAAGAAGAGCCTGATTGTGCTGATCAACATTACGGCGGCGACCGAGCGCAATAGACCCATTACACGCCGTCTTGAAAACTACATTGATGATAAGGGTAAATTCATACCATCGGAGCAGAGATGGATGGAGAAGTCTGTGCTGGACTCGGGCATGATGGGCGGCGTCCGGCTGGTGCTGTCTATGGAGAGACGATTGGATCCTGTGGCCGATCCCCCCAAAAATTACACTGCCAGTAGCTATCGTCTGCGCATCCGATATAGCACGACATGGCTGACTAACTGGCGCCTGGATCTCACCATAGTTAAGAATGTTACGGGATCACAAGCCCAGAATATTAATGCGCTGCAGATCGCCAAGGATTATATGTTTCCACCGGGCAAGGCCGTGGATCCCCTGGAATTAGGCGATTCCTCCCTGCAATATGAGATAGAGGTGGAGCACATATCCGATTTAAAGGCGGATCTACAGGTATCCACCATGAAGCAGGTGGCCAGTCAGATCGAGAGCTATATTAAGCCGGGAACCCTCAATAGCGAATACTCCATAGGCATTAGGGATCTGGCCCAGAAGATAGGCATCACTCCCAAGAGAGGCAATGCAAACCGTACCATCAGCAGTCTTAAGGAGCTGGTCAATGCCCCCAAGGTCTTTACCAAGGAAACCTACCATAGCACCATCTATCGCAACATCACCAAATATTACATTAGTGATAAGGCTGATGGCGATCGCGTCCTTCTATACTATAATAAGACGGGCGACTGGCAGGTCGTTAGCAACATAAATATATCACCCCTGACGACGGCCCTGCGCATTCCCAGTCAGATAGCGGTCATTGACTGCGAACGCGTTGAGAAGGAATACTATGCCTTTGATCTGCTGATGTGGGGCGTATCGGTCATAGGTAAGCCCTTCCACGAGCGCCTTGAGCTGCTCCATACGGTATGTGGGGAAATAGGCCTAAAGGTTAAGCCCCAGATCCTTCTAGGCAGCAAACCGGTAAGCAGACGTAAGACGCCCGACCAGAGCAAAACTACCAAGGGCAAGACGCCCGATCAGACCAAGACCTCCAAGGGCAAAACCCCCGATCAGACCAAGACCTCCAAGGGCAAAACCCCCGATCAGAGCAAGACCGCCAATGGCAAAACCCCCGATCAGACCAAGAGTGCCGATCCCGTCAAGGATCTCATCTCCTCTCAGATCCGCTCCATGGCCAGTGAACACAGCAGCATGGGCTATGTCAGCGACGGCATCATCTTCACCCCCGCCGATGGTCTCTATGTCACCATGTCCGTCTACAAATATAAGAATCCCGAGCGCCAGACCATTGACTTTCTCATCATGCAAGCCCCCGCCAGCGTCATGGGCACCGGCCCCTATAAGAATATCCCCAACCGCGATCTCTACTTCCTATTCTGCGGCACCGGACGTGAGGGCGCCTCCCATCTCCAGAAGCTGAGCTGCTATTCCGAGATCTTTCAGAATTATACCATCCGGGATGAATTCTATCCCATTCAATTCGCACCCCACAAGTATGATCGCGCCTATATGTACTATCATCCTCGTGGCACCTCCCTAGCCGGTCAAGTCGGCGAGTTCGTCCTTAAATGCCCCGATCAGGATCGTGCAGGTGTAGCCAGCCGCGCCACCGTTGAGCAGTGCGAATGGCAGCTCGTTAAGTTGCGCCCCGACAAGGAGATCGATGTACGCAATGGCACCAGCTACGGTAACAGCTTTAAGGTGGCCGAAATGATCTTCCTTAACTACTTTGACCCCATGACTGTTGATTTCCTCATCAATCCCCAGGTCACCAGCTACTTCAGCGAGGCCAAGAGCCCCATCTACCAGGCCTCCACCAAATTCAATGCCTTTGTTAAGGCCCAAATCATGCGCCAGCTGTGGGGCAAGGATACGGTCATTGATCTGGCATCCGGCAATGGGCAGGATCTCTTCGTCTATAGCGGTTACCGCATCAAGAATCTTGTAATGGCAGAGCGCGATAAGAATGCCCTTTCCGAAATCCGCCGCCGCGCCGAAATGCAGGGAGATGCCAAGCTCTACCTCTATGCCAATCCTCCCCCCAAAAATCAGCACACCAATGTCATCATCAAGGAGCTGGATATCGCAGCCCGCCCCGAATATCGCTTTAATGATCTCGGTGTGCCCAGCCTGCATGGTGGCGCCGGTGCCGATGCTGTAGTCATGAATTTCGCCATTCACTACTTCATGGAGAGCACCACCTCCCGCGCCAATCTCCTCAATATGGTGGATGCCGTACTCAAGCCAGGCGGCATCTTCCTCTTCACCTGCCTCAACGGTGCCTATATCCACCGGCTCTTTCAGCCCCTCGGCGCCGATACCGAACCCACCGAGAATATGATGTGGATGAAGGATGAAACCACCAAGTACCACATTCGTCGTCTCTATGAACGGGATCTGACGGCCGTGGGCCAACGCATTGCCGTCCTCCTGCCCTTCAGCAATGAGCTCAAGGAGGAGTATCTTGTCAATGTCCAGGACCTCATCGGCACCCTCCTAGATCGCGGCTACACCCTCCGCCAGAACGCCTCATTCGGTGACTGGATTAGTCGCTACATGTCCACATCACGCGGCGCCAACATCCCCCTAGATGAGCATGATAGGCAGTACTGCAGCCTCTATCGCTATGTCTCACTGGTCAAGCCCCTGAAGGCCTCTAAGAAGGCCGAATAGGATTGATCGGACTGTGATTTTTGTCTCCTGTTATGTGGTTTTTTGTCTCCTGTTATGTGGTTTTTTGTCTCCTGTTATGTGGTTTTTGTCTCCTGTTATGTGGTTTTTTGTCTCCTGTTATGTGGTTTTTGTCTCCTGTTATATAGTTATACAGTTATAATGAATAGCATCCCAAACACTTCAAAAACAAACATCCCAAAAACAAACACCTCAAAAACAAAATAATTAGCCATAAGTAACCATGTCCGCCTTTGCTCTTGAGGAGCTTGAGTGGTCCCCCGCCAAGATCAGCTCCGACGGCACCGCCATCTATGTATTCGCATCCCTTCCATTGGGACAGGTTGAGCGCAGCGTCTACTTTGACTTCTATAAGCAGCATCGCGATAAGCTCCGAGAGGATGGATTCCGCCTTAGCAAACCCCATCCCAAATCATTCAAATGGTATATCTTCTACTATGCCGTAATCAAGGATGAGCTACTTGTTACTAATTCCGATGGGGTGCAGCTCTGGCGTGTGCAATTCGCAAAACGGTGCACTAAATGGTCTCGCATACAGCGACGCATGCTGACCGACGCGGCAGAGGAGGCTAAGGCCAAGCGGGGCAGCCTTCTGCTTACCACCAAGCCGGTGGCGCGCGCCGCAAAGAGTGATATGGAGACCGAATCCAAAGTAGAAGCAAAACCCAAGAAGCCCAAAGCCAAGGAGCCCAAAACCACCACAAAAAAGTCAACAACGTCGGGCAAAGCCAAGTAGGCCCACACCCTCCTTTTTGAATACTAGGAAGCAGTAAACATAACTACTTCAATTCAGTCAGGATAGAGTTAATATCCTTGAGGTGACTCTGCGCCATCTCCTTATTGAATATGTAACGATTGTAGGTGTCGCCGTTCTTGGGGGTCTTGCCCATCAGAATCGGTGCCGAGATACCAGCCAGGTGATCGGTCACGCAGTTAATAGTGCTATTGGTGATAGCCTTGGTGGGCTGCTCATCGCTGATCTGCAGTAGGGGCGATGCCTCACGACGCGCACTGCCGAAATTGCTAATAGCGGTGACGGTGCCATGAAAGGACATCTCATCAGCATATACGGTATAGTGACGGAAGGAGCACTTGGGAATGATCTGCTTAAGCTCATCGGTCAGCTTAGCTCGCGCAACGGCAATACCAAACATCTGCTCCATCTCCGGAATGCTGTCGGACTGCACGTATTTGGGATCAATGAGAGGATGCTCCATGACCTCCGCCAGATTACTGCCTACCGTGCTGATATAGTACATATTGGGCGTCTGGAGCGAGCCATCTGGCTGCTCCACCGTGATTTGACGCTCATACACAGTCGCCACACGCACACCGCTAATGCCGCGTACCACAGTCTCCTTGATCTCATGGCGCAGCTTCCTAATATCATCCAGCGACAGCGTTCTACCGCTATTATAGGATGAGCGCACGTAGATCCGCAATATGAGCTCAGGTGCATTGTCCGATGTGAAGACTATCCATGTCTTGGGGAACATCTTTCGCAACTTCTGCACTATGGTGATCATATACATGCGTTTCTCGATCATGCGGAACTTGTCCAGCTCGATTCTGATGCACCATTGAGTTAGGTCGCTCGGGGGCTTAGACACGCGGTCCTTCTTGGCACCGTCACTCAGGAGCCAATACTTCTCAAAATCCTTGATAAGTTTGGCCTCGTGGACATAATCCGGATGGACCGGTTCCCCATAGCGCTCATAGAAGATGGATGTCTTGTTAATGAAGCGCTGGAGCAGTAGCATCTCGATCTGATTGGCCACCTGCTGCACCTGCATGCGATCAAACATGATGCTGGGCACCGTATGCAGGGTCATGGAGGATACACCCTTCTGCGCCAATTCCGGCGATGTATTCACACCCGCCTTCTTCTTCTTTTGATTATGCGTAGATTGCACACCCATAATCTCATAGATCTTCTGCAGACCAGAGCGCTTGCCTCCAGTACCGCCTCCCACCGAGTGGTGACTATTTAGCACCATCTGTGTTTGCGGCTCGCTCAGGCTTTGTGCCGCAATGATACCCATGGCGCGGCCCGGTGCAATAAGTGCCCGGCTATAGTTAACCAGCGCCGCATCAAGTATCAGCTCCAGCGCCTGCATCGTAATATGCAGTTTCAGCATGTTCGCGCAGTTCAGATGCGAGCGAATGTGGATGGCCAGCAGCTCCGTGGATCGGCGCGCATATTCCGGCAGCGGTACCCTGCGTTCCTTCATTCCCCTGTTATAGAGCACATATGGCAGATCGGCGCAATACTGCCGAATCATAAGGATGGCCTCCACCGGATTAAACGTCTCAGTGCTTGTCTTGCCATTATCCGCGCGGTTCAATTTGTGCAGACCCAGATCGAATTGGACCGTCTCAATAATGCGCTTCATATTAACCGGCAGCATGGATTGCGAATCATAGGTCGCCATGGAGCCATTCATATTCAGTCTAATGTAGATGCTGCGGTAATGATCGCGATCGAGCAGCAGCTGCGCCAATTCCTCCTCCAGCAGCTTATCCAGCTCAGGACCGCGAGCAATCTTGGCAAATTGGTCTGAGCGCGCGCCAAACTCCTTCTTAAATTCCTCCGTTGATAGCTTTGCCACCATAGTCGGGAAACTGACGCGTTCAATGCATCGCGGATCCAGTCCATCACCACCATACAGCTGCTGCACCACACGCAATTCGCTCACCAGCCGTCTCAGGTTATCAGTAATACATGTTTCCAGACTCTTAATACTCTTGCGACTCTGGTGCCCTGTACGCGCCGTTGTCAGCGCGCGATTAACGATGGCAATTCGGCTCTCCATCGCATGGTAGAAGAAGCTAGCCACCGATAGTCCCACCAAATAGGAATTCGGCACATAACCCCTGCTCTCCGGATTATCGTCATATCGCGGGAAGTATGGCAGGCATCGCCCATTGAATATCTCCTGCATACGCGCCTCCAGATACTTAATCTGACCAATTGCCGCCGAGATGTTCTTAAGGTTCCATGCCGCGCCCTTTGCGCCAAATCCAATGATTCTCATCAGATTGTTACTATCCCAATCAATACTGTTGATGATGTACTTATAGAAGTCATCGCCATGATCCAGCGCCGCCATCTGCAGCGCCTCGTAGTATTGCGTTTTGGTCATGCCTATGGGCGATATCATCTTACCCTCATTGAGTCTGCGCGTAATATCCTTTGATTTCTCAATAATCACCGCCTCCTCCCTATGGATGAGGGCCATAGCCTCATCATCAATAAGAATATCACGAATGCCCACCGTAATGCCCGACTGCATGAGATGGCGAATGCCGATTAGCTGCATATAGTGGGCCATATCGAGGGCCGCCATCGAGCCCCTCTGATTGTTAACAATATGGAAGAGGCCGCCCATGGAGCCCTGCCCCACCGAGGCCTTGTCCAGCACACCCTGCACCAGCTTGCCCTTGTCAATTACTATCAGAATGTCCTTAGGATCATAATGCATGCCAAACTCCGCATAGTTTTTGTTATGCATGGTCGGTTTGCCCGTATAGCTGATGTTGTAGTTGAGATGCTGCATAAAGGCGGAAATTACATCGCGACCGGGGATGAGCGGCTGCCCCCAGCTATCCAGATCCCCGGGTCTACTGGCGCTAGCCTCCGCCTTCACCAGACTGGTAATCTTTAGGGGAAAATCGCAGAAGAGCTGCATCGCATGATAGCGGCTAATCCAGGCCGCCTCTCGCGTCAGCGTGCCCAGCCCCATGATGGCATCCTGCACCTCGCCCATCGTCGGTTCACCCCTCTTATAGTTAATGAAGAATTGACCCGGATAGCTCTGGTGCCAGATCTCATTGGCTGTGCTCAGGCAGCGCGGCCACAGCATGTTCATGGCGTCGCCGTCAAAGTCCGCTCCAAACAGCACACACACACTTACATTCATGCGGAATGTGTTGCCCGTCTCAAAGACCACCGCCTGCATGCAGCTAACCGCGGAGGGCTCCAGCGACGGCTGTCTGTTAAATGCCACCACATCGCCCGTAATGATATCCCGCTCAATGGTCATGCCTATTGTTAGCGGCTGGCGATTGTCCAGTCGGTGCCGAATAATAAAGCGGGTATCGCCCACATATACGTATTTAGCACCCGGATAGTGCGTAGTGCAGTTATTATAGTATGTTTGGCACTCCTTAAAATTATACTCCCGGACCACCACCTTAATGGACTGCTCCCGCGCCGTCTGCAGCGGCACACCCACCTGGTAATATTTTAGGGAGTTATCACATGTAATAAAGCTGCGACTAATGTGGATGGCACGACGTCCCATCAGATTGCGTCTAATGCGCCCCGTCTTGCCTCGCCACCGCTTGGTAATGTCCGTTAGGACCACCCGCTTATTGCGCCCCACCTCAATGCCGTACTTTTCCGACTTAAGAATTAGTCCGTAGTAGATATTGTTAAGTGCCACTATGTTCTCTGCATTCTTCTGCAGTTTAGCCCTGCCCTCATCGGTATTAGGCGTGCTAATCAGCCCATCATCAATCTTCTGATTTGCCTCTATCAGCTTCTTGTAGAATAGCGTTAGATCGTTATTGGAGAGACGCCCCGTGGGGCCCGCCTTTGTATCCGGTCTAATGGTATTGGGTGGTATAGTAATAAGATTCAGTACGTATTTGCGTGGATGGCACAGGGCATTCTTACCCAGAGCCTCCACCGTACTATCCTTGATCTTTGACAGTATGATTCCTACCGTATGGGGATAGATTGGCTGAATCTTGTTCATATCACCCCCTCCGCGGATTATCATATTAAATTGCGTGGGGTCCGTTACAGGCCGATTAATATCATGCCGTATCTCCCCGCAATTTCTGCACGGCGTACCCGGCAGCACCTTTGTCAGCTTGGCCAACTCAGACAGTCGCAGATCGGGTCGCACCCGTCTCATATCCTTATCCAGTAGCAGGTTGCTGCATCCAAAGCACACCACCTTAAGCCATTTGAATATCTCCCCAATAAACAGGGGAGAATATACCGGATAGTTGAGTTTATACATACCCGAGTGTCCCGGGCACTTATCCATGCGATTGCCACAGGACAAGCAGACAAATGCATCCGTTGTGGTTCCCAACTTCAAATCCTGCACTCCGCCTGTCACGGGTATGCCCTGCTTCGTCAATTCCGCCGACATAATTGTTCTCTTTGAATTATCCATCATATTCTCCTGATCCCCGCGGGGATAGAAGGTAATAGCACTGATCTCACCATAGGGAATGTTAAGACCTGTAGACATGGTGTATACATACCCGATTATATACTTCAAAATTTAATTTCTAACATGTGCACCTTGGTAACTTGGAATCAACTCATATCCTTATATTATAAACAGCAGTAGGCTGCCCCATCATCGAAACAAATATATAATAAACCTATCCAGAGAGTATCTCAATAGCATTTCATGGAGACCATTCCGGAGAAGTCCCTCCTCCAAATCCAGGAGGAGGATATTCTACTTCTCAACCGTCTACAGGTAAACAACAGCTGCTTTACCATGAATCTCCAGAAGGCACTAGCCTCATTCACCCCCCTCACGGATATACAGTTGCGCGTCGATGTCAAAAATGAGGAGGGCATAGAGCACATGAGTATGAGCTATGTGGAGAATCGTGAGAAGTCAAAGCCAGACAGTGATAAGGGTACTGACAAGGATCCAGCCACCGAGAATTCCGAAAAGATCGCGGATGATGAACACTGTCAACCCATCATGATTTGTCATCGCCTCGTCCTGGGCAAATACGCCCAAGTTGGTCGCCCCGACCCCAATGATAAGGATGCGCCCACCCCCGTCCAATTCAATGCCGTATGGAGCTGGGAGCCCACCACCCGCTCCCGTCTCCATCTTCCCGATTCCTCCTCCTTCCTCACCACCAAGAATTTCGTAGCCACCAGCGATCCCATGCTCATCAGCTACCTCTTTGCCCATCTTACCCATCAGCTTCAACTTGAGCATATCTATCAGCATCAGGATGGCGATGTCATCACCGCCTATGGCCTACAGCATATTAAATATGCCCCCAATCTCTAGCTTTTGTTTCCTTTCTCCCCTATTTACTTTTTGCCATATCCCAGAGATATCATTATGTATTAAAGACAAGCTATCTGGCGATTTGCGCTCATTCCCTTACTTTTTACCAATCTATACTACACCAGCCATATCCTAGCGATATTAATATATGTTAAACATAGGGGCCCCGGATATTTGCGCCACGTATGTCCAATCAGGGATAAGTAGGCGATTTGGGCCATATCCCAGAGATAGTATTATGTATTAAAGATAAGGCTAGTTGGCAATTTGTGAAATGAGGCCAAAAATGGGGTATGACACCTATTTAGAGTGTATATTCTAGATATTATATGGATAGAAGGGGGGCAAGCTATGCACTGTTGAGTTGATTAAGACGAGCGGAGACAAGAGGTAGGACGGAGCGATTGTCCAGGGCACAGCATATGGAGAGGAGGGAGGAGAGAAGGAGGGCAGAAATGACATTGGGTTTTTGCCTAAAGTTGAGGACGAGAAGAAGACAGGTGGAGAGGATGCAGCCAGAGCTGAACAGTAGTAGATGGTTGGATGTTTTTATAAGGGTGCTGTATTGGGAATGTAGTGCGGTTAGGCGGGAGGTCATTATTATGCCCTAGTGTGGCAAAGGAAGTAATAAGAGGAATGAATTCAAAAAGTTATATTTAGTCCAGCTGTTTAGACTGGAGTGGGAAAGGATTCGCTGAGTAGTACCATATGACCATCCTGTGGTTTACAGATCATGATATGATATACCATATCAATACGATTGTCGTTACATTTATCCTTAATTAGATTATACTCCTCATTGTCCTTGCCATAACAATCGAGTAGTTTGGTACCGTGTCTATAGTAGGTCTGCTTAGCGGCGATTCGGATGGTATAGCCGGGTGGGATGTCAGTGGGTAGGAAATCCACGACCGATCCACCATTGGTGGTATGCTCAGCAATGATACCGTCCTGTACAAGGTTAACAACAGCCGCCCATCCACCCTCAGTTAATTTACTAATATCCATATACCAATATTGGTAAGGACCGGCCCAATAGCAGCCTTCTGCGATTAGAAGATTACCATCGGGACTGCTGTGGCTGTTAGTCCAGTAGAAGACACTGTTCTTACTATCTTCATCCTTGGTATACAGTTGATTATTAGTAAGATCGACTAGAATCTTCTGATTGTGGGTGCTAAACCAGATCCAGGTACGAGAAAGGTGAGTAAACCAATCAGAACGAGTATAGGGCATAGGACCAGTGATGGTTTGAATGGGAGTGGATTGACCCATACGGTAAACGGATAGGGTGACATCGCGATTATCCTTCTGAGATTGCAGGGTGTATTGGCCACAGGGACTTGTTTTCATATTGGCAGACTGATAAGAGATTCTAAAAGTAAACAAAGGACGAATCAAATTTCATCAATGTATCTTATAATTTTGAATGCTATTATGACAATTTATGCCCATCCATAATGTCTAGGGATATGAACGAGGATGAGATGCGTGCTCGTTGCACCTTGACAGTAAGGGAGAGCCTATTCAATAAGAGGATGGAGGGCATATCTATACATAATGTAAATATGAATGTTGCCAGTGATAGCATAACAGGCATCTATAGGGATAAGGTGGTGATACGATGCCGCCATATCCCTATAGGTAGTTATACAGTTGGTAAAAAGATTAGATGGGTATGGAATCAGCATGCTTTGGAACTAATTGCGCCAAAGCTGCGACTATTGCCCGAATATGCACCGGATGCACCTCTGCATTGGTCCCTGAAATATCTAGAGGATGGGGAGTATGATGATTTGGCCATGCAGTCGATTTATGCATATGCGATGAGACACCTTAATCTGGAGCATGTATGGTGTGGACCATTGACATCGGGCGGGGTATGCACGGTCTATGGTCTATATTCCATCGAGTATGTAAAGTATAGCGAGTAGAAGAGGTGAAGTAAAATAAAAAGTAGGGGTTAGACACGATAAGGTCTATCCTTTGTTTTTGATTGCTTTTAATTGCTTTTATAGTTGCAGTTGGGGGCTCCACCATAGGGTCTGACTGCCAGGCTCCCTGCATACGGGATGGCCGGTGCCATCGGTGGCGCGTCTATAGACCTGCATCTGATAGCCACCCTCATAGGCAGTGCGGTAGGTAGAGACAATGCTGTTATATAGACGTGTGAGCTCGTCGGCGGATAGGCTGTTGCAGGGGCGATGAGGGGAGATGCGGGCATGCCACATAATCTCAGCGCGTAGATAGTTGCCAATGCCGCTAATGACGGCCTGGTTATGAAGTGCTATGCCAAGTTCGCCGCGAAGGGTTGATAGGGCGGTCTCCAATTGGGCACGAGTAAGGTTCTTGACATCGGGGCCCAGCTTGCTTATTACCTCATCATATTCGGCCTGACTTAGGACAGAAATACGAGAGAAACGGACGCCGTTAAAATAGATCACCTCCTTAGTGGTGGTGGGCACCGGCTTATCAGTATGCTCATGGCTATAATAGAGGGCAGCACGACTATACTGCCCGCGATTGCCCCATCCACCACGCATGCCCATATGGCAGTGAATGTAGCGGGGAGCCGATGTCTCCAAATCTGTAAACCTAACAAAGAGGTTCTTACCATGCACTATTACAGCATTGACAAAACCGGAGCAGGACTCGCCCAGCCCCGGTATCTCCCTTTGCATTGCAGTCATGGTAATTCGACAGTTTGCGATAATGCGCTTAAGGCGCTTGGCCTCTCGCCGCACTTCCGGTCCCTCGGGCATGAGTGCAGCAAATATACCCCATATCGTTATTTTTATTTAGTATGTATATGCTTCCTGATTAGTGGGATTTAACAACGGTAGATAGATTTAATCAGGAGAGATGTCCGACACCGACATTACTAACCGCTATTTGGATCTGCAGTACCTCTACATCACTCTGGTGCTGGTTATCCTCATTACCATTATCTACTATGTGGGCCTTGGAGGATGGCAACAGAAGCCCTGCGCCGATGTGCCCACCGCGGCCGCACCTGCCCTCCAGAACACGACTCCCAAGGTAGAGCGCTTTGCCCCCTATGCCAGCATTCTCGTGCCCGACATTCAACGCAGCGACACCCAATTCGACCGCTCCGAGCGCACCATTAATCCCAAGGCCTATGATCAGCGCTCCTCCGAGGACACCCTCTTTGACCAGGCCCACGCGGTGGAAATGGCAGAACCGTTGTACTAGTATTGGATGATCTATCCAATCAGAGCCAAAAACCGCCTAGAATGTAAAAACATAATAAACTGCGTACAATAACTATTTTTTGTTATGATCGCTCTTCCCATCTCCTCGGTTCAGGTTTACAATATTCTATTACCATGCCTATAATGTCACGAGGGATTCTCCAGGTTTGTTCCAATTTGTTCAGCTCATCCATATTCAGACGTAAATAGATCTGTTTAATTTGGGGAGTTACTTTGCGAGGTGGGATGCCCATTCGTATCAGCTCGAACATGTGCGGCGAATTGCAGTCGATTAAATGCGACAGTGCAGATAGAGGTATATTCCATAATTCCACACATAGCATCAGCTGAAGAGGTGTTAATTCAGAAAGTATATTATCAGGCCTTTTGGATCCGGCCTTATGAAATAGCCGAAGCGTATGCTCGATAGGCTTATAACTAGACTTGAAGTAATGGTCAATAGGTAAGGGCATTCCGGCCTCAAGCGCCTCCCATATTTGATGAGTATGGATCATCGTATTCACATATCTACCATTAATTATATGTCGCCACATCAGGGGATGATGATCGTTGCATAGTTTAAGAGAGGGCACACTAAAATTATATCTCCTTAGCATTTTATCCATCCAATTTAGGTCAACTAGCAACAATCCATGGAATCTATGCAATATGCGATTAATATAGTATAGGGATTTGTTGGCCAGAATATCCTCTATCCTACGAGTGTAATGGGAAGTACATCGGATGACCAATTCCTCCTCTGTCGTAGTATGCGCGGTATTACACCACGATAATATTGCCTCCAGGACATCCATCATACATTCCAAATCGATTAGTCTCTTGGTCAGTAGATTTACAGCTGTGGCATAGTCACATAAACGCAATATGCAATCAACCAGTGTAAGCTGATCATTATCACTAGTCGATTTTATATAGGCGCACAATAGTTGTGATTTCTCATCCTTGTCCTTACCGGGATCGTTGCAGATTGCAATAATGCGACCTAGCATGGCAATGCAAACTGGAGATATGCTGAATAACACCATTCAGTTTTAGCAAAAGAGCTGTGATACAAAAATATAATTAGAACTATCTAGAACGGTCCATCATCTAAATTATTATAGTATTGCGATATAACCGGATTAGACGTGCTAACGGGTTTAGCTGGCGTCACCTAGCAATACGCTTTTACCATGCCTATAATATCACGTGGGATCTGCCAGGTATATTCCAGCGTGTCCAGTTCCTCCAAATTCATGCTAATATAGACAGCCCGTGTTTTAGCTCCCACGACGGTGGGTTGTATACCCATCTCAATGAGTGATTTACGATAGGATGAATCACAGTATTCGCTTACTAAGCCATGTAAACTATCCAGTGGTATCTTCCATAGATCTATGCATAGCCGTATCAAATCTATATTAAATTCACATCTCTTCATAATAGTTACGCTGGGATGCGGAGATCCGGCCCTATGAAATAATCTTATTCGTTCGGGCCATGGCAATTCAACCTTACTATGAAACGCATTAATATTCAATGGCATCTTTTCTTGCAGTAAATTCATAACTTGTGAATAGTGTATCACTAACTCCATATTATCCATAATTCTGTTCCATAGACCAAAACAGCAGTGTTCACATAACTTTAGAATGGGAACGCTGGCGCCCATCTTTTTGATGTAATTTTGTATGAAGTTGTTCCCGATATCTATGTATGTACCTATTGCATATAACAGCCGTATGGCGATATGATCCGGTCGCTGTTCTATATATGTTTCCACATGATAAATACCAATGCTCAGAATTGATTTGATGAGGTTTACCTCCGTTTCATCATGGGCCTCATCACACCAGGTCAGGAGTAATTCTAGTACGTACATAAGGCATGGCAGTGTAAGTATACGCGAAATTACCAGCCGCAGTATGCTATCATAGCCCCGTAGTCGTTCGGCGCAGTCGCATAGGAGGTACTCATCACGACCCCTATAAACCTCTATAAATAGGGTCAGGTGATGCACCCTATAGAATTCATCCTCGGCTAGCAGCTTGTCGATGTATCGCATAACATATTTTCTATTGTTCCATATCTCCTCATAATTGCGGTTTAGGCAGAGGGTGCGAAACTCATTCATAGCACTCTAAAAGTAGGGTGGTGAAGAATATAGTATTTATCCAATCATTTTTTACAAAAAACTGTCCGCTGAATTAGCAGTATTTTCGCACCATGTTTATGATATCGCGCGGGATTCTCCAGGTATATTCCAGCTTGGCCAGCTCTATCAGATTAAGCCTTGTATAGGCCTGCTCCCTATAGCAGATGTTGTAATCTGGATACTCATGTAGATATTTGGTATTGCGTTCATCATCTAGTAGGTATAGCAATCCACCAAAGGGTATATCCCACAGCTTCATACATTTTTGAATAATTATCGGAGGCATCCCGTGTAATATCTCCCTAGGGCGTTCGGATCCTGCCTTAAAGAACAGAACAAATAGTTCATGCTCAGTTATGCTACTACTCTTAAGCGCCCTGTTATAATAGGCATCGGTCGACAGTGGTATTTTAATTTTTAGCAGCGATACCAAATTATAGCCAGCCATTAGGGGCTCTGTATCAGCCTCCCCTGATATAATAGATTCCCACAGCTCCTCACACATCGTTCCACACATCTGTAACAATGGTATGCTGCATCTATTAGCCATAATTATATCCTTCATAAACTCTGTCGTTAAGTTAACTCTATAGGATAGCAAAGTACATAGTAGCACTATAGTCTTAGGATCCCTTTTCCTCAGAATAAGCCCTATATTTACATTTCCACATGCTATACACTTATCAACGATCATATTCACTATGATCTCACCCGTTCCCCATTCATCTGTCTTGCATAGTAGACATAATAGGCAATCTAAATCATGTAGTCTATCTATTGCCAGTTTTAGAATTGCTTGATAGTTTCTTAGCAAATAAGCACACTCAAGAATATCATATTGCTGATATGTCTCATTAGCCTCCATCATGGTTGTTAGAATCCCATGCTTCCTGTTCTCCGATAGTTTATGAGTCTGTAGTACCCACTCTATGAATCCCGTCGCCCTTTTACCATGGTCCCATAGATCAGAATAGTTACCCGCTCTAATTACGTCCTCCCACAATGCCATCAACTCCAATTAACAATCACATGCCTTCAATTTTCATATTCCTATATCCTTACCAAACATTCCATAGCGAAATTTGAATAGCATTTAAAGGCATGTGTTTCGCAGCATTATCATGTCAGGCAAAGCAGTAAGGGGCGCGGCCCGTAAGTACAATTTCAAGTCATTTAAGGAGCATGCGGAGAAGAGAGCAATGTGGCTGGGCTCAAAGCAGGTGGCGGAGAGCCAGTACTGGCTGAGGGGCGCAGATGGCAAGTTTGAGAGGCGATGGGTGTCGATTAGCGAGGCGCTGCCAAAGATGGTGGACGAGATACTTATTAACGCATGCGATCAGTATATAAGGGCGGCAGAGGAGCCGCAGTCGGCAGGAGGCCCGGTGACATATATTAAGGTGGCGCTGGATATGGAGAAGGGCGAGGTAACGGTGCGCAATAATGGGCGCGGCATTAGCATCTACTATGATGAGGAGCAGAAGGTGTGGTCGGTCCAGGGCATTGTTACCAAGGAATACTCGGGGGAGAACTTTGAGGATGATCCCGATCAGGTTACAGGCGGCATTAACGGCCTGGGCATGAAGCTGATTAATATGTGCAGTGAATACTTCCAGATAGAGACAGTGGATACGGAATCGGGTTACTACTATAAGCAGAGATTCCGCAGTGAGCAGGGATCTAAGGAACTAACCATTGAGAAACCGGAGGTGATTTGCATTAGCAGGAATGGAACACTGACGGCCGAGGGCAGGGCCCTACCAGAGCTCCGTCGCGATAGTCATACAACCATTCGCTTTCTGCCCCGCTATCAGCTGCTCTGCGCACAGAAGAGTGGGGTGTGGTTTAATAACGAAAATATGCAGCTCTTTGAGAAGATCATCGAGGCACGCTGCTATCAGATATCCGCATTTATCAATAGCATTGACTATAGATGGGTAGAGGGTGAATATACGGAGACGGAGAGACCGGTTAGTGATGATGAGTCATTCACACCCGCTCCTACTCCTACAGCAAGTGCAAAGGGCGGCGCCAAGGGCACCAGAGCCAAAAAGCCCAAGACCCGCAAACACTATGAATATGTAGGCGGTCGCCGCATTGATTATGGCAAGGCAAAGGTGTATTTCCAGGGCAAGCTTGTGGAGTGCAGGGGAATCGTTGACTTTGCCAATATGTACATGCCCATTGAGGATCCCACAAAGGTAATTCATACAAAGTTGACTCCCGATAAGAATAAGGCCTCAGCAGCAGCTGATGACAAGGGATCCAAAGACAAAGCCCCCAAGATGGTTGTCATTACACTGGGCAATTCCCCCAAGATTGATGAGGATGAAAGCGTCATTCCCTATCCCTGGGCCCTAGCCTTTACACTCAGCAGCAATGCCCAGAATGGCAAGTATACCAAGAACGGATTTGAGCACGTGACCATAGTCAATGGGCTCTATATGGAGGAGTCCTCCACCCACGTCACCAATATCATGACCATCCTCCTCAATAAGCTTGTTCATAAGGCCAAAGACAAGCTGGATATGAGCGAGGAACATATTAAGGATATTCTACATGGCATGCTCCGTTTGGTCAACATTCGCCAGATTCCTGTGCCCCAGATGGCCAGCCAGAGCAAGACCAGCCTTAAACTGGATGCCCGTGACCAGAGCATCATCCGCTCCGTCTATCGCTTCAGTGATGCCCAAATCACCCAAATCTGGCGCATGATTAAGAAGCACTTTGAGTCCCTCCAACTTCAGAATGAGTATAAGGATCAGAAGGCCACCATCAGCAAGATTAAGGTGCGCAAGCACATTCCCCCGGATCTTTATGGCAAGCGCTCCGCCTGGAAGGATCTCATGCTCATTCCCGTAGAGGGCGATTCCGCCCATCTACTCATTGATGGCATTCTCTCCAATAGCAGTACCCCCGTCTCCTACCGCACTATGGGCACCTATAACCTACAGGGTGTGCCCCCTAACGCCCTTAAGCATATTAAGGAGGTTCTCATGGATGGCAATCCAGTAAAGGTGCAGAACCGGGTCCTTGCCAACAACATCCCCCTGCAGAACATCTGCAATATCATGCATCTTAACTATGAGTATGATTACTGGTATCAGGGCGACTATCCCACCGCCGATCCTGCCGTCATGACCGCCTCCGACCGCCTTCGCCGCGAGGAGGGCGACCGTCAGTGGGCCGAGCTACGCTATGGCAAGGGTGTTCTTATTGCCACCGATCAGGATCATGACGGCATTGGCCAGATCTGCTCCCTTGTCATAATCTACTTTATAACATTCTGGCCCGAGCTAATCAAGCGCGGTCTGCTAAAGCGCATGTATACACCCCTGATTCGCCTCTATGAGGGCAAGAAGGTGCAGAACTTCTACACGGAGCGTGAGTTTGAGCTCTATCGCGCCAGCAACCACATTTCGGCCACGGCCCGCGTCGTCTATGTCAAGGGTTTGGCCGGACATACCCCTGAGGAGCAGATTAAGGACATTGGCGCCAATTTCAATCACCGCATCCATACCTTCACATGGGATGAGGCCACGCGCCTCCGTGCCGAAATCATGTATGGTAAATCCACGGCTGGCCGCAAGGAGGTGCTCCTAACGCCCCTATCCCGCGAATACAGCTCCCTGCGTGACACCCAGCATCTGGTCTCATGCTCCGAGCATCTGGATATTGAGGCTAAGGCCTTTCAGCAGGAGTTTGCCCGCCGCAAGATCAAGAGTGCGATTGATGGCATGATTCCCACCCAGCGTAAGGCCCTCTGCGGTGCCCGTCGCATATTCTCCCGTAATATCGATATGAAGGTCTACCAGATCGGCGGCGAGATCTGCAGCAAGATGGCCTACCATCACGCCCCCGAGAGCATTAACGACGCCATTGTTAAGATGACGCAGGCCTTTCCCGGCGCATCCCGCATTCCTGTCTTTCAGCCCGTTTCCACCGGCTTTGGCGGTCGTAAATTCGGCCGTGATAAGAGCGGTTCGACCCGATACATCATGACCACCTATAACCGGCGTGCCATGGATCTGCTCTTCCCGCCCGAGGACGATTGCCTACTGGAATGGGAAACGGATGACGGTGAACGGGTCGAGCCGCGCTGGTATGTGCCCATTGAACCCTACTCCATTACAGAGAGCACTACAACGGTGGGCTGTGGCTGGAACATCAATATGTGGGCACGCGATCGCCTCCATATCGGCAAGGTTCTACGCAAGATGATTCAATTGGATGTGGATGATGACAAGGGCACATTGCCGCCTGTGCCCGAGCCCCTCCTTGGGCATCCCCATCTGGTCGGCACCCAGCGCTGCCAAATCAGCGATGATCGTGAAATAACCCTAGGTACGTGGTCCTGGGATGCCGATGAGCATACCATCTCTATTACGGAGTTGCCCGTTAAGATCTGGTCCAATCAGATTCGCTGTCATCTACTGGGTCTGAATATGAAAACAGAATCAAGTGTGGGCAAGGATGATAAGCCCCTGCCCCGACGTGACCTAGTGGAATCAGTCCGTGACGATACCACTATAGATCGCGTGGACATGACCATTAAACTGGTTCCAGGTGCTATCCCAAAAATTAATGAGTGGTATAATGCCCTAAAGCTTAGTGGCATTAAACTCAAGAACATCAAGGTGGCTGGTGATAAGCAGGGCGATTCGGATAATATCGACGGAAGTCCTGTAGAGGAGGATGATGCTGAAGATTCCAACGATGAGGATGAGGGCGTCAATACCAACTGCATTAAGCCAATTGAGGCCTATCTCGGTCTATACCGTCTTATGTCTACCAATATCAACATGCACGTTGAGAACGGCACAGTTAAGGAATTTAAGTCCTATGAGGAGGCCCTTATGCATTGGTATCCCCATCGCCGCGCCCTCTACCGTCTACGTCTTGAACGTCAGCGTATTCTACTTGAGCTACTGGTGGAATTTCACGAGCAGCGTCTGCGCTTTATTGAAATGGATTCCAAGGGCACCATTCAGATCAATCGCACGGTGGAGGAAGCGGAACGCCAGCGCCGTCTAGAAGCGGCCAGCTTTCCACGCTTTAATCACGTGCTACTGGCTAGACCCGGCACTACAGCAACAGACGAGTTGCGCCAACGCATCATTAGCTTCCCTTCTGATAAGAAGCCGAATAGCACGGAAGAGGATGATGCGGACGTTGATGATAGTAATGAGAGTGGGGATAATGACGCCGCTCTTACCAAACCCCCCAGCTATCGTTACATCGGTCTCATCACAGTTGACAATAAGAGTAAGCGTCAGGTGCAGCAAGCTACCGAGCGTCTCAATCGCCTGAAGCGCGACTTGGAGGAGCTCAAACGCCAAACCTGGAAGAGTGTATGGGTTGCCGAGCTCAACAAACTGGACGCCGTTGTGGCCGAGGGTGATAAGACCGCCTGGATGTTTGATCGCATGGACTATCAGTTTGAGGATGCGGGTGATGGTACCACGGTCGCGAATGGCAAAGCTGGCAAGAGTGCCAAGCCCCGTAAACGCGCTACAGCAGCTGCCAAGCCCCGTAAGTAAATCAGTCAAAAAGTTAAACGACTGATGGCTCTATCTACTGCAGACTGAGTCCAACACTACGTACTATTTTTTGGTTACTTTCTTAGTCGAAGCCTCAGCCTTCTTAGGCTTTTTGGTTTCTTTGGGCTCTTTGTCCACCTCCTTATCAGCTTTAGGCTTTTTGGTTTCTTTGGGCTCTTTGTCCACCTCCTTATCAGCTTTAGGCTTCTTGGTTTCTTTGGTTTCTTTGGTTTCTTTGGGCTCTTTGGTTTCTTTGACCTCCTCATCCATCTCCCTATCCGCCTTCTTATCCGCTTTCTTAGAAGCTTTGTATTCCTTCTCAAATCTCAACACCTCCGCTAGCATATTCTCAAAGTCCTTCTTCAGGCTTCCTATCGCCTTGCGTACCACCTGTTCCGCCTCCGGATGCGCTACCCTAATAATTAATGTTCTCAGCACATGCGGATCCATCACAGTGGTAACAAAGGTATTGGTATCGGTACTGTAGATTCTCTCCCGAAGCATGCTGCCCATGGAGATCGTCTCATCCTTTATTGTCATTATAATACCTCCTACACCAGCCTCCGTATCCCAGCTACTGATATATTCCGTTAACTTATCGCCCAGCACCTCCAGTCTGCCCAGCATACATTTCATTACCCTAATGGTCGTCTGCACCGGCTCATGGCAGTCCACCAATCGGATACTCAGGTAGTAGTGCGATGACCGCACCTGTGTGCTACTATATAGCTGTGGGATGGCACTTACCACTCTCTGATCCTTCCTATTATCTATTCTATCCTTTACCACCGCATCCTTGATACGAAACAGCGGTCTGCAGGCCATAAGTTCCTCCGGCGTATATTTCCCCTTAGGATCAATCACCGTACGATGCACCCAACCGCCCGTGATTCGTCCCTTTGCATTAATAAAGTCTATCGGTCTATAATCCAGCTGTGCAAACTTATAATTGCCGGATGTAAAGAAGGAGGAATGGTTATATCCATATCCTCGGCGCACGCTAATGCCCGTTACCTTTAGTTCGCACCCAGGCGACAGCATCGCCAGACGTATTCCCTCCTCAAAAGGCAGTCGTTGCCCGCCCTTTGCCTCCAGATCCCCCGAATATATCACCTTTGGTGTCTTACCCTCATTCTTCACACCGATACTAAATATCATATCCTGATCTATATCATGGGGTATGCATATGTGTTGCAATCGCAGCTGGAAGTACTCGGGAATAAAGTACTGATCACGATTCTTACTGTCCACCATCCCCTCCGATGGCTTATCTCGTATCCTGCTACCCTCCGCCAGACGGCTCGTAACAATGTTCGAGATGGGCACCATCAGGTGCGCCCCCTCCAACTGCTGCAGATATGCCGTTCTAATCGCCGCCGCCAACTCCGGTGACACGTTCTTCAGCTCATAGCTGATACGGCTGTCCGGCCGCGGCAGATTGATCTCCGCGTCCTTCCCCAGCAACCCCTCCATAATTTTCCTGTCAAAATCCAATGTTTCCACGCTAATGTGTTGAATAGAAGCCATTGTATATAATAATACAGCATTCAATTTTATTTAACTGTAATTAGGACTGCAATGCCCGCCGGAGCGCCCCTAATCCGGGCCCTTCTCTATGTCCGCAGGGATATGCCCACCACCCAGGTTATCATTGACTTTCTTAGCCATCACATCACGGCCATTAACACCCGCTTTGAAATAGTTCGTGTTTATGTCACCGCGTCCAATGTGGGCAAGGTCAAGGAGCGCGGCATCCAAACCACCCCCTGCCTGGTCATAGCCAATAAGCAATACACCGGACAGGAGCGTATCATCCAAATTCTTACCCCGCCCAATCGCCAGGTCGATGGCTTCGGTCAATCCGCCCTATCCCCCGAGGAGATGCTCGACCGCTACACCCGCACCATCATTGAGACCCGCGAGGAGGATGAGGAGGAGGATGAGGAGGTCGGCAGCGACCCCCACCGCACCGCCGCCATTCAGAAGCGCATGTCCGAATTCCAGAAGCGGCGCCCCAAGATGGAGGGCGTGGATAGCAAAAATCGGGTGCCTGGTGGTCAGGCCAAGCGCGCCAAGAAGGTCGTGCAACCCAACTTTAAAAGCGATGATGATTTCTATCATGCTACCCGGCATGACAACATCGAGCCTACCCCCGTTGCCGATTTTACCGATAACGCCGATGGTGAGGCCATCCTTGAGGAGTATCGCAATGAAACTGCCGATATGTATATGCCCCAGCGTAAAACTAACAATAGCAAGAAGGGTAGACGCCGCGCGCCGCGCTAGGGTGGATTTGGTTTTGCCCGTTTACTTTTTGTCTGTTTAGTCTTGTCTGTTTAGTATTTGCCCGTTTACTTTTTGTCCGTTTAGTTTTGCAACATCCATTTTCTATCAGACCCGCATGCCTACCATCCACTAAAATACTTATCAGTTATATTTTTACTCAGCTTGGATTATTCCCATTTAAGTTCGCGTATTTGGTTCTATCCCACAACCAATCAGAAACAAAATAGCGTAATGGCCGCCCGTCAGAAACTACTGGAGCAGCAGGCCGAGGCCGAGCAGGCCTTTGCCAATGCCATGTCCTCCCTCGTCAATAACATGTTTGAGAAGAGTCGTTCGGATCCCGACCTGGTGGAGATTCGCAATAAGTTTGTAATGGCAAAGAATGAGGGACGTCTGCTGCTAGAACGCGTGGGCGCCTACCTGTGGATGTATCGCGAGCAGATTAAGTCGCGCTCCGACACCTTCCTCATGGGCGGCAACTATGAGGAGGAAATTAAGAGCGGTGTTGCCGGCAAGAGCGGCATGCCCGACTCCTCCCAAGTAGAATATATCAAGCGCATCATCGGTAAACTCCGTGTTATCTATGGCAGCTGTAACGCGCTAGAGCGCAGCCAAATGTGGACACTCATCACCCAGATGCTTAGCCAGTTCGCCGCCCATGCCAATTGTGAAAAGGAGCTAGAGAAGCTAAAGGCTAAACGCTAGACCACTTCCCCCACTTTACAACCTTCCTCCTAAACATATTTTTCCCAGCATATGGAAAAGCCTATTATACATTTTTCCCTCCCTAGTTATTCCATACATCAAACCACATACAAACCGCCTATCACCATGGCCACCATGTATAAGAAGACCATTAAGGACAATGATGTCATTTCCATCTTTAATCAGATGACCGGCGCCACCGATCCCGATCCCCTCGTCGTTATTCCAAAACACAAGGATCTTACCAAGCATTGCGATAACTTTGTTGGCATCGTTGACTCCTTCTCACGGTCTCCCTGCTTTGCTCTCATTGCCGCCAAGTGGCCACGTGATACCGATTCCACCCGCCGCTTCATTACCAGTGCCCGCGCCGACATTGCGGCCAATCAACTGGAAGTCAACGATCATGTGCTCACGGGCAAGGAGCTCCAGGCCCTTAACAACGATAAGGCGCGCCTTACTGAATATATCATGGCGGTTGATAGTGAATACAAGACGCATAATGTGGCCGCCAAATACAAGGCCCTTAAGGAATCGCCCGCCTGTCAGGATGCCCTTATGACGCTCCGCCTGCTGAAGAGCGTTCTGCAGCTCGATGTCCAGCGCACCGGTGCCAAGCAGCATGCCCTGGAGAATCTGCAGGAAAGCTCCCTTGACTTTATCATGGGCGCCGACGGCGACACCCTCCAACTGCTCAGCTTTACCAAACTCGATTTTAAGCAGATTCTCCTGCAGAATGCCCTGAATGCAGATATGCAGAAGTACTTGGCCCGCGTCCTCGCCCTTATCTACAAGGAAACCACCGCCATCGTGCGCATCTATACCAGTCCCGATGTGGATGTGGAGAAGTTCGCCGAGGTCATGACCACGAGCATCACCAACCTCAAGGGCACCATCACCGGCTGCGACGACGCCTTCAGCCGCATCAATGAGTCCATGGATCTCTTCAAATCCAACTTTGGCGATTATTACAAGGACTTTCTAGTCTCCCAAGGCAATCCTGGCACCATCATCGAACGCTTTGTCAAGGATGTCAGTCAGAATGCCAAGACCGACAAAAAGACAGTGCGTCAGTTCAACAAGATCATCGCCTTCTACAATGAGAAGATGAAGACACAAACCAACCTCGATCCTAAGATGCGCAAGATGATGGATCTGGCCATCGAGAACATGAACGTGCTAAGCGGCGTTGGCAATGCACCGGCCACAGTAGGCGATCACGCGGCCAAGTAGTCTGCAGTGTAGATAGTTCTGCTCACACTATTCAATAGTTGACAGGAAACAAGTAGATTAGTGTCCATCCTATTTTTGCCCCCATCATTCCCGCAATAGATAGACATAACAACCTATCCGTTTTGGTTCTATTCATGATGTTCAACCAAGAGCAACCAAGAGCAAACAATACCAAAGCATCCGTTTTGTTTCTATTCATAATGTTCAACCAAGAGCAACCAAGAGCAACCAAGAGCAACCAATACCAAAGCATCCGAATTAAAACAAAAATATATCTCTGTATATATCAGCCCCTCTGCCTCCTACCATGGGCACCACCTCCATTATCCTCTCCATTGCCATTCTCCTCATCATATGCATTCTATATTATACCAGTTGGTCTGGGGCCGCACCGGACGCCTCCCCCCGCGAATCCTTTAATGATTGGAGCCCCTATGGCAACATTACTGATCGCGATATAGATATGCTTGCCTCGCAGCGGGTCATTGGCGAACTGCCCTCATCCGATAACCAACCCCTTGATAACTCCGCCCTCGTCGCCCAGCTCGTTAATGACAACGGCTCCGTCTTTCAGCCCCTTGGCCAGGGCGTCACCCCCACCTCCTATGGCGGCATGGCCAGCTTTCAAATGGGCGAACCCGACTATAAGCAGGTCTACATGTCCCCCCACACCGGCGTCCTCAATGCCGATGAGGCCCTTGCCCGCAAGCAGCAGCACCGCGGCTCCCTCAATCAGCGCGCCGTTGATGGCAAGGCCCGCTCCACCGCCGATCTCTACAAGCGTTATTTTAACAATGAGCTCAATGAGACCGATACTCAGGACTGGTGGACCGCCGAAGCCGCCGATCTTGAGACAGACTGGGATTAGGAGCCCACCCATCATTCTTTTTGCACCGTCTTACTGTTATTCAAACTAACCAAAAAGTAAACCATCATCTCATCCTATTATTCCGCTTTTGGCATTCTTACCATATATGCGTTCTTTCTATTATCCTGCATATACGACCATTCATCAGAATAGCATCTGTCACGTAAAAGTTCACAGATATCACACTTGTACTTTTCCCTAATCATATCTCTTTCCTCTGATGATAGTCGCATATTTATTATTGGCAATTTAACAACTGATTCGGTCATCTGATCCAGTATTTTCTGTATGATATCATACACATCGCGTGGCACCTGATACACTCCTCCATGTAGTTTCGCATGATTATCTCTCTTTATTGCTACATTATCTTGCAGAGGGTCAATATTAGTATTCCTATAATATGTAACGGTTGGATTACGTTTTTCCATTTCTGTCCTAACCATATGATGATTAGATGTGAGTAGTCTCTCAAAATCATTGTCCGTAACTGGTGGATACGTAACATCAACTAATCCTAAATAGGATAGAATCGTTAGTCCTACACTGTAACGCTTTCCGTCTATTGCTAGTGTCTTTACATTCATTCCATAGTCTCTATTTTTGATTTCGAGTGCATTGGCCATTGCACTAAAGCCATAATCGGATGAGACGAGGATTATATTAATTGCCGCATTAGTTTCCATCGCCACATGCAATAGTGTGACCGCTTCGCTATATAGCATAGCATCACTTGCATCTGGCATGGTCTTTTCCGGTGTTATATATTTCAACCAATTCAATACTGGATAACCCCCATTGCGATATGCAGTAGCTGCTATACATATCATCGCTAATCCAGGTAATTCTTCTTTCAATTTGATTAAACTGTTGGTACAATTACAATTCTCAATATCCATGAAAACAAAAGTATGTATGCCTGACGTAATACATGATCTATATTGCCATATCATCTGCCGTGTACTGTGCAGTTCTAGCACATTCTTATTTCTTTTTTGTTCAGCAATCATTCTTGCCGCTTCGGACACGAAATTAAGTGGTTCTTTACAGAATTTTTCACAGTCGACATTTCTGGGTAGCCAATCCAAAGCTAGATAGGTTACTATCAATGCTCTATTTCGATTGTACACATAACCCTGTTCATCAGGAAGAAGCCTACTAGGACGTTTTCCTAATAAGTACTGAGTATAGTTGCCCTGTTTAACGCCAAAATACTTAGTTACCCGTCCACAACCAATCTTTGCCGCTATATTAGAGTACAGGGTAATAAGATGCGTATCCTCTAACATCCAGAGCTTATCAATGACATCTTTTGCAGACATATCTGCCGTAATAACGACTCCTACTTTGGAGACCCATCCTATTACATCGGCCTTGCTGAATTTAATAATACCGTTCATAGTAATTTTTACAATCCAAACGTATGTGCTATATAGCATCAATTTTCTAAATAGGTAATGGGGATACGTTTAATTATGCTAGCACCGGTTGGGAGGAAACAGACAAAATAGTTAACCAGATCATATTCATATGATCAGAATACACAACCATTAAATATATTCCTCAATTGTATATATATTGGACGTCCTCTTATCACGTCTGTCTCTCATAGAACAACAAGAGACAGTTCAATTATAGTAGGCAAATAGCAGAATAACAGGAGAATGAATGCCAATCGCAATGGTCTACTTAAGATGCTCCGGGAGAGGGGCGTTGATCCAGATCGCACTATAATGACCTTTGATAATCGCGATCTGCTACTCACGCAGAACAGCCTGCTGGAGGCTAGCAATCGTATCAGCGCCAAATGGGGACGTGTGTTGACAAAGACCGAGGTGGAACTGCTGGTTAAGACCGCGAGGGCCCTACCCGCCGACCGCTTTGCCAATCGCACCTATTCCCAGTCACTGGACATCATTGGCCAGGAGTTTGCCAAGCGCAATGCCACCCTGGGCCGCCCAGATACGCCCCTCATTCCTGGTGCCGCTCCTGCAACTACGGGCATAGATGGCCCCTTCAGCTCCGAGGAGAACACCCTGGAGGAATATCAGCAGGGCGAACTCATGCAGCTTACCCCCGATGAGTCGGCCTATGCTACCCGTGCCCATGCAGACCGCCGGGGCAATGCCCGCGTAGACCGTGAACGCGTTAACGGCAGCAACTCCGCACCCCACGGCCTTCCTCCCCAGCACGTTCAGCAGATCACCGCCCATCAGGCCATGCTGGCCATGCAGCAGTTCCTGAATCCCGACTCCATCAGCGATACCGTTAATCGTCTCCGTGAGGGCTATCACCGCACCCTCTTTGACATTGAGCTCGCCCGTCAGACCATCCAACTGGATTCCCGCTATCGTCTCCCCATTGATAATCCCTACGAATGGAAGTGGAATCTGCACAATGCCGGCACCGCGGGCAAGATAGGCGATGTGCGCACCCAGGACACCCTTCAGCAGATCATCTCCATGCAGGTTGGCTCCCTCTGGCTTCCCCTCCCCGCCAACAGCACCTCCTCCTACTACGGTCGTGTTCGTCTGCTTGTTCGGGAGCTGTTGGCCCAGAGCATCCAGAGCACCCAATTCCTTAATCCCCTTGGCTCGCCCACCGCCACCGATGCCCTCGTTGAGCAGAATTGCTACCATTGGGAATTTAACATTGAGCAGATTGTCAATGGACGTGCCCGCCTAGTCCCTATTAATGAAAAATTCATGTTTCGTAAACCCGTAGCCCGACTTGAAACAATTACCCTTCAATGGCGCACCCCCTATGAGCTCCTTACCCTGCCCATCGACCGCGAGACCATAGAGATGACATTCGGAAACCCCACGCGACTCAGCGTGGTATTTCCCCTTACACACAACCTTATCAACGGTGATCTGGTCTATATTCTCAACTCCAACTGTGGCAATGCCACACTGGACGCGGCCCTGACCCAGCACTACGGCTATATTGTCACGGTTATAGATCCGCAGATCTTTAGTATCGCGATCGACACATCCGCTGTTGCCGGTACACAGCCCGTCACCGTCTATTACGGCTCTAAACGGGCCAGTGTGCAAATTGACTTTCTTAGTCTGCAGCAGTAATCCCATCCCTACCCGTATCCTAGTTATTTTTCCCTGCTGAATAGCTCATCAGCAATTTATGCGTTGCGGTGCGATCCGCCCCCAGCAGCTTTGGATCCAGCAGCACCTTTACATAGCTCATCATTCTCCGCTTGCATATATCCGCCGTACTTACGCCCCGCTCCCTGCCCTGCCCCGGTGGTATCAGATTCACAATGTCCACCATCAGCAGCTGCTCCATCGGGAGTCGCGCCAACAATCGCAATTGCCATCTTACCAGATCCTCCTCCGTGCATCTAACCCCGCCATCCTCCTGCACATATCTATCCTCCCTAATGTTACTAATGTCATAGTACTTGTTGGCAAGCAGCAACGCCGCCGCCAGCACTATCGTCTCCTGCTGCTCCGTCATCATGGACGCGTCATAGGCCGCATCAAATAGGTTCATTGTCAACAGGAAGGTACGTGTGCAGCACGATTTGTCCAGACACTCATTAATCAACCACTTAATGTATCCACTACGGAATTCCTCCGGAATTACCCTCGAACGCACATAGTAGTATGGTTCTAGGATCGGATCCACCGGCACCGGCACCCCCTCCAGATCGCATAGCTGCACCAGTATGGCAGATGCCGCCGGACGCCGCTCCGGCACCCAATTCAGCATTCTGTTCAGCAATGGTCGCAATCGCTCCGTCACCAATCCCACCGTTCCCCGCCCATCCCCCAGTGATGGCAATACATAGCTCTCCGTCTGACGTTCCCAATGCAATCCAGGCAAGCTCTGCAAATCGAATTTGTCGGCATTCTGTGGAATCGGCACCCGTTTGATCATGTCGTTAATCACCGCTATGTCATCCTTTCCCGAAAACAGCACATGCCCAATCACCACCTCGTACAGCGTACAGCCCAGAGCCCAAATATCCACCTTATTATTATACAATTCGTTCTTCATGAACAACTCCGGGGGTTGGTAGCACAGCGTGCTTTGCTGATAGCTGTTTCGTCTATTGCGCATCAGCTTTGAGATGCCAAAGTCGCAGAGCGAAACATGCGGTCCGCTCTCTGTGAATTTCACCAGAACATTATCCGGCTTCAGATCCCTGTGTATAATCTGATGGGTGTGAATGAAACGAATCGCAGTAACCAACTGTATGGCTATTGGCATAAAGTACACCAGTCTCTGCGTTCTTTTGGTCTTAACAATCCAGCGCGTCAGGCTCGTGCCCGAATAGGGCATAACCACATCCAGCTTGTCCGAACGTCCACTTAGCTGCACCTCCTGCAGTTTAACTATATTGGGATGCTTGATGTGTCGCAGCAGGCCCACCTCACGCACCATCTGATAGTCCAACTGCTTATGATAGCATTTAACCACATAATCCTCCTGAACATTGCGCATTACGGTGCCAAAGCCACCGCGCGCCACCAGAACCAATCCCCGCCGACTAGTCATATCCTGTATAGGATTAGGGTAAATAATGTAGAAACAGAAACAAAATCTCTATTATAAAAATAGTTAGGGGTTTTTGCCCCTTTATATTATTTAGATAGAGTGAATCGAGGGAGAGAAGCTATGGCAGTGTATACTTAAGCACTAGCCACCTTATTCGGGTGGCAGACAATGCGAAAAGTATCCTATATCACACATAACAGCATTCTATGCTGTCATAGCCCGCTAACCTTCTCCATCAGGGGAATATAATCCGCATGTCCCGCGTGCAATGGCACATAGCCTCCCAGGTTAGGATTCCAGTGCAGTAGGCGAACCATTCCTGATTCATCCTTATAAAACTTATATTCGGTGTTTCCTATCATGATGCTGCGTGCCTTTACGGTCTTAGTGCTTAAATTCTGGCACTTATTGGGCATGCGCATATCAGCCATAAGCTCGGGTAGGAACAGGGTCTCTCCTGTAGGACTGCACATATGGCAGCGCAGGGGCGCGATAGAATGAGCCGACCACAGCGCACAGTCAATACTGGCCGCCCTAATGTACTGTATAAAGCTGGCATTGATTTGGGCAATACTAAGGGACTTGGCGTATAGATGCTCATCGGTTGTGGGCTCGTCCTCCTTAGCACCCTCCGGCACAGCTCCCAGATACATATATCTCTGCACACGACGACGCTCTGAGGGCAAATGCATGTGGGAGTCAAGGCGATCAGCACGGGAGCCTACCTGGTCGTCGCGGGCCGGATTCCAGTAGGGTTCAGTCAGATGGACATGGGTAGTGCCTCTGGTCGAGATGCCGCGCGCAGCCACCTGTGTAATGATGAGCAGAGCCACCCGCTTGCCATCCTCATTGCCATCCATGTTGTAATTAGCCAGTAGGGCGGTGCGCTCATCTGCAGGCTGTTCTCCTGTCAGGATAATATAACGGGGGCGTCCCTTGGCATGTGGAGCCTTGCCGTGAGCCTTTCCCTGCTTTCCTCGTTTTTCCTTTCCACCCTCTACCTCCCTTTCCAGTTCCTCCTCCTCACTCGTCTCCTCCTTCTTTTCTATCTTTTCCTTCTTCTTTTTGTCATTCTCCTCATATATCACCTTCTCCCATCCCAATGCATTTAAGAAGTGCTCATAAATATCCACAGCGCTCTCCTTAAACTGTGAGTAGATAATACCTGGCCCAGGCACCCTGTCCTTCAGCTCCTTTCTACCCAACCACTCATTGGCCGCACCCATCACCTCCCTCTCCCGCTCCCCCAACCATGGCAGATGGGCAAATGCCGTGCCCAGTACGCATAGTATCTTGGGGCCGTCCTCCCGCACCCTCTTCATCGTAAAGTCCCCCTCCACAAGCTTCTCCGGAAAGCGCCTATACTTAATTCGCTGCGAACCTGCCTCCGCATCAAAGCTACAGGCCGAATCTGGATAGCAGTAGTTGCTGAGCTGTCGGGACATTACCCTGTATGTGGACGTGCCCCCCTGTGCCGACTTTGCCAACGGCGGCGCCACACTCCCAAAGTATTTGCGCTTACTCGCCTCCTCCAACTCCTGTGTCCGCGCCATGCTGTATTTAATGTATTGCCGTCTGCTCATCGGCACCCGCATCACCATCATATCATCAACCGTCGGGAATCTGTCCTTCATCTTCTGCCCGCTCTTGGCCGCATCCTCCGATCGTGGATCGTAATAGGATACCAACCCCACTATTCTATTCATGAACTTATCTCCATTCTGTATCATGCCCTTCATGGCCTTAGAATCCAGATCCAGCACCTCTGGACTGCTAATGAAATACTCCTTAAAGCGGGCATAGTCCTCGCCGAATAGGGTAGTCCACGTTTGGCCGCCCCGTCCCATCTTACCCACCCCAGTAGGCATTCTTCCCACCAGCATATTACATGCCAATGCGAATTCATAGGGATCGTTCACAATAGGTGTGCCACTCATACACAGCACCCTTACCTCCTTTGATTCCATAATTGCATGGTATAGTGCCGTTGCATTCTTAGCCCCATTAGTAACCGCATTAGTAAATTCATGAGCCTCATCTATCACTATAAAGGTATTGCTCAGATCAATCTCCAGCGTCTCCGGCCGTCTTAGCTGATCCATCATATTGCCCGCATTACTGGAGACAAATTGGTAACGCGCCAGTCGTCCCTCCCGCGCCCCCTCCTCCAGTCCCAACGCCTCTAGGTACTTATTCACCTCAAATCGAAAGTTATCATGCAGGGCCTTCGCCGCCAACAGTATTACCCGCATGCCCCTATCCAGCAGCTTCTCGCAAATGGACACCGCCAGACGGCTCTTTCCCGCCCCCATCCTATGAAATACATATAGCCCCCTAATCGCCGATTCCACAAAGTATCTATTCACCAATCTCTGGTAGTATTGCAGTTGATCATCCTCTGTTGCGGGCACCTTTGCCAATGCCTCCCCCAACGCCCTACTAAAGTCTGTAGTATTGCGTTCCGGCAGTTGATCCATTAGCCGATATAACCCTATCAGATAAAGTTTTTGCATATGGTATATTTGTTTCTATCTGTTTCTATCTAGGGGAGGTTATATAGTGTATTTGTTTGTAGTCAGCCGATTGGAAATTAGGTAGGCAAACCCATACAAAACAAATAGCGTAAAAACGGTAGAACGATAGAAATATCACATGCGTCCCCTCCTAGTCGCCCTCTTCATCATTCTCCTCATAGTAATCATCTATAGGGGTGCACTCATCGGCCGCGAGAAGCAGACCGTCTCTCCCCCCGGCTTTCCCCATGACCAATTCGGCCCCCTCCTACCCCTTGAAATCGATGATCCCAAATACCGCATCCACACCAAGCCCTATGACCGCATGACCGCCGGCGAACGCGTTCAATACATCCTTGACACCTACTTCTCCATCCGCGACGACACCAACACCAAGGAGGCCGACCGCGACCGCAAAGAGGATGCCTACATCCGCTCCCTTCCCCTCGATTCCTCCTGCCCCGACCAATTCAGCAAATGTCCCCAATGGGCCCAAGCCGGCGAGTGCACCGTTAATCCCGAATGGATGCTCTATAATTGTGCCCGCTCCTGTCAGAGTTGCGCCCTGACCACCGAGCAAAAATACAATGTCACCAAGATCTACAATCAGCGCGATCCCGCCACTTCTGTTTATCACGGCGAGGAGTATCCCGGCGACTTTCCCTATCTGGATTACATGTATAACTACACGCACCTGCCAACGGGCCTCTCCAGTCACAGCACCAAGGATACGGTGCCAAAAATGCTGCCCAATCCGGTCTCCTCCCTTCAATAATCCTATTCTGCTCCATAGTTCTTATATTCTTATATTTTTTACATCAAGGACAAGTTACCATGACCACTTTGGGAATATAATCCATGTGCCATTCTTATAGTGACTTATGATTATGTTATTATATAGTTCCGCATTACCACCTATTTCCTCCACACGCTGCCTTTGCCTTTCCTGATAATGGCCAGCATCTATCCAACACCTTGTTTCCATGTGTCCTTGGAATGAATTTATTAAATATAAAAACAAAGCACCGGCATACCCATTTACCATCTGGACACTCGACTAGCTCACCATGTCGTGTAATCGCATCACCAAAACAGGTAACTTTCAATTCCTCCTCACTAGGTAAATCACGCATCAATGAATATATATCCTAAAAACCCTGCATTCAAGTAATAAAATATCACACTATGCGGTTATTAGCCTATTTACCAACTCTTCCTTAAAATAAATTTGATCCCCATCATATTATTATTCCTCCCCATATAACCGTGCCAATACAATGGGCGCCAAACTCAGCGTTGATTACGAGAAGGCCTATCATCCCCTCAATCCCGAGACCGATGCCAAGCAATTCGTAGCCCTCCAGACCACCGATCCCACCCTTCATCGCATGCTCTGTGAGCAGATCGTGCCCGAGTCCATTGAGTACTACTTCCGGGCCCGCTATGACTGGAATTCCCAGGAGGCCGCCAATGCCCGCGCCGCCATTCGCCACGTGGCCATCGCCCGCGGCGTCTATGCCATGTTTAACCGCGTTAAGGGCCCCCTTGATGCGGATCTCTACACCGAGCTTGCCCCCACCACCGGTGCCGCCGCTGCCCGCGCCAAGCCCCTCATTGGCCAGTCCGTCCCCGCCGAAGCTCCCAAGCAGGAGGAACCCATTGTTAAGCAGGAGGAACAGGAGGCACCCAATACATCCGAAACCAAAACTGATACCAAAGTTGACACCAAAACTGATATCCCCGTGGTTAAAGCCGCCGAGACCCCCGATACCAAAGCCCCAAAAGCCGAGACCGCCATTGTCCCCCTTACCAATGGCCATTACCATTTCCTTACCCAACGCACCATTGACGTCATTGAGTGGCACGCCCAGCAGGCCGTCATCCGCATGATCGAGTATTCCGTCCCCTTTGAAGTCTTCACCGCCCAGTACGTCCAACTCCGCCAGTACATGCACACCGGTTATGCCCGCTGCATCTCCACCGCCGTTGAGTATGCCCGCTCCGACATCGTCGCCCTCCTCATCAACGATCTCGTCATTGTCACCAAGCCCGCCTCCAGCTACGAGATTCAGCGCTCCGATTACCTTGCCATGACCGCCAAGCTCTTCGCCACCGCCTTCGCCAATGGTCGCCCCGTTGCCGAGATCGCCAGCTGCCTCAAGCTCCTCACCGACTATGGCCGCATCACCGCCCAGGAGATGATCGGCAAGGGCTGCGTCATCGAGGCCATTGCCCCCTACTTTTAAAGTATGGACCCAATTGCCAATATCTCAATGAGCAAAAACAATAACTCTATTTTTGCCCATCAGCATTGCCGTGTAGTTAGCAAACATTTTCTTGGTACCGTAATACCATCTAAATATCTTGTATAAACCGCACGAAGCTTAGTTAGAAATGTATAATCTCCCCATCTCATTTCACCAACTAGTAATTTCTCAAGCTGCGTATATCGTTCCAATAGCGAGGGAGTAATTATAATATTCGATGAATCCAGTATCAATGATTTAATCGTACTAGGTGCATATTTGCCTATATCATACATTGATCTACAACCAACGATTCTCAATTTTACTAACGCTGTACATTCCCTACAGTTTCCCATAAAAGAATTAACTATACAGTTATCCATTACCAGTTTTCTAATTGTTGGATGTGATATGATTGTACCCCTAAAATGTGTTAATTTCAGTGTTACTAAGTTACTTAACCTTTTAAGTAGGTGTATTTCTAGTAAATCAGTAATTTCATAGGAAAATAGTGATAGTTCCCTTAATTCCTTACAGCGGGAAATAACCTCCACATGAAATGTTGTGAATATAGCTGCGTTTATTTCCAATCGTTGCAATTGGCTGTATGAACCCATCCTATGAAATGGTTCATAGCAGTTTACACTACATATAAGCTTCTGTAGGGTTTGAGTCGGAATACAGCATGCTGATCCATCTCCATGCAGATATATACATTTGGCATCAATTAGTGGTGATATAGGTGGTCCACCTTCAGTATCTACACTATTATAATTTATATACACATCAGGGTAACTTACCGCATTACCTGGCAGTTCTAATAGTACCATCCGGTATCGCCTCCTGGCACATTCGGCCTTTGTCAGCCTATACCATCGCTTGTTCAGATCATAGAGCATCTGAAGCTCCTTTAATGTCATCGTCTGCAAAATTACCGAGATTAGATCGTCGATCATCTCTTCATATATTCCATACATCCTAATCAAAAATAACAAAGGCCTCTTACAGCTCTAAATACCACACACCACACACCCCTCTGGCACTTCGCGGTCATCTAACGATACGGGTAACTCCATCAGCTTCAAATTAGACAGGCCTCTATAGTCACCCACCATAAGCGCTCCCCTCACATGCTCCAGTCTTAATAGATGACCAATTGTCGATTCATCCATCATATGGAATAGTGTTATCTCATCGTCCGCATCCGCCAGAGTTATCAACGTTCTGAGCTGCGGCATTATCCAGCTTCCTATTATTCGTAAATTAAAACATGGCCCCAAACAGCTTAAATACGTCAAGGCCGGCAATCTAATATCTATCTGATTACTTACTATACAATCGGTAAGCTCTAGTCTCATCAACCTATCATGCCTAATACTCGTAATCACACATGTCTCCAGTTTCAGTATCTCCAAGTACGGCAGCTGACCATATATATTGATTTCCACCACCCTCTGCCCCATTGAATTCACCCGTGCCTCTATATCCAGAACCCTTAGGTTCCTGCATGCCATCACATGATGCAACTGGTTATTATCCAATATATCTATCAATTGCAGCTCCTGCAGTTCTCTGTAATATTTCAGTCTATAGAATGGCTCATAACTGCCAGGATCACAACTTATTTTACGCAACCTTTGCGTTGGAATGCAACATGTAGTATGCCCCATCATACTATAGCATATATCAATGCTTTCCGCATCTACCGTCGGAATATAGGGCTCCTCGTAATTATCCTCCAAACTAGAATACCATAGACTCACCCTTGGGTATCTAATCACTCCACCTGTCTTATATCTATGCACCCTCATCAGCCCTCTCCGTGCACATTCCCCGCCCACCAATCTATTCATTCTCCTGCTCATTTCATACAGCACCGTCAGCGTCGTCAGACTCATCCTCTCCATTATCTCCCCCATCATGTCATTATTCCACACCATCTCTAGCCCACGTCCTCTTGCACTGTCTCTAATACTTTTGTTTCTATATAACCTCTACGAACGAGGTCAGAACGATAATCGTAGGAACAGAATACCTAATTCGCTGGATTCAAAAATATCATTTAAAGCCATACGCCGCCCTTCACCCTCTAACATCTAATTCGCCAATTAGGGGAATAGATATTAGAGACATGAGCGTTATGCCGTTCGCGGCGCCTGTATTTCCACACGACAATCAACAGGCGCGGTAATAAAGACATTATCGGTTATCACCACATGTTTTAGCTTGGTTAGAAAGCTATAATCGCCACCATCCCGTAGATTTGCCTCTATAAACTCCAGGTTGGTAAAATTTATCAGTTGATGCGGTAATACGATTTGTTGGGGCCAACCTGTTGAGCCCATACGTAAATGTGTCAGATTCGGCATCTGCTGGCCATCCAGCATATCTATCACTATAAGGGGCGATTTAGAACAGTCCAGCTTACGTAGCTGTGGCAAGTTCAAGTTCATAGTATCGATATTTTGCCTCTGACATATGATACACTTTACAAGGATTAACTCAGTCAAGGAATTATGATGAATATCTGTAATAGCAGCATTCAGTATTTTTATCTCGCGTAACAGCGGCAATTGTGCACCAGTCAATAAATTAGTACGCTGATCTATATCTGTACGGTATGTTGCACCTATATATAACTTTCTAAGCCCAACACATGATACAATCTTTCGGAAATGGTATTGCGATAGTCCCGTATGACTTATAACAGTCAGCTCCTGTAAATTACTGTAGGTGGAGATTCTATGAAAGGGTTCATATCCCTCCACACTGCATTTTAATGCGCGCAAACGTTGGGTAGGTACATACCAGACATCAGGAGATTTACACCTTATCGCATCAGCATCAATTTGAGGAACACTTGTAAACTCGTCATCCAAAACACTATTATCATAATTCACCTTAATCCTTGGATAGGAGATCAAATGGGAGGGCTTTCTGGAGACTATCATCCATAGACCCCTGCGCGCACATTCCGCCTTGGTTAGTCTATGCAGACGTCTACTGGTGCAATACATCAGTCCAAGCGCCTCTATTGGCAGCCTCTCCAGTATCGTGTTAAACACATCCGTTGGGATCATCACTACCGGTCTGTCTCTAATACCTAATTCACCGGATTCAAAAATATCATTTAAAGGCAGGGCCAACCGGCAGAGGGCTATCTAATATATCTACCATCTATCCACCATTCTCCATTTCTAACTATTTCTCTGGAGTAACGTTCAATCGCAGGACCGTCTAATCGATGAAGTTTACCATTGACCCACCAGGATCTTTCCCTTATCATCCCATCACAGAAAGATTCTACTGCAGGGCCATCTATCCGATGTTTCCGGCCATTTATCCACCAGGATCTCTCCCATAATAATTCATCGTAGAAATGTTCTATTGCGGGACCGTCCACGCGATGTATACAACAATTCAAGTAATGAATTACTATATCGGGACTTCTCTGGTAAACTACTGTAAAGTGTTTTTGCCAGTAGAGTTGAGTGCGTAGACTCCTAAGGGCAAAGCTACGTAGATGTAGCAACCTGCGATATGCCGCAATGCTGCACCCAGCAATAACATTTAGGCAATCTGCATTTAGGCGCGCCATGGGCCTATCTCTAATAGTTAATTCACCCAATTCAAAAATATGATTTAAAGGCAGGGTCGAATGCTAGCAGCGGTCTTTGTAGGTAATTTTGCAAGGGGCTCGAACGGTACCTAAGCCCAGTTTCCTAGTTGCTGTAAATACAAGCTCCTTTAGATGCGTTAGATGGGTCAAATCGCCTTTAATGTTATGGCACTCGATATATTCTAGCAGCGGCAGGTTTGAAATATCATCCGATGTTAGTTTACAGTATGGAACTACTAGACGCGTTAATGTGGGAGGACATTGTCTAATGCACGTGTTTTCTCTAAGATCATCGCGGTCTGAATATTTCAGATACCTTAGGTTCGGTGTTCTAATAGTCATAACCCTGTCCTCTAAACTCGTGCATTCCAGTAATACTAAGTCGGTTAATTCATCATGGATTATAGCACCTATAGATACGTTTTCTAAAGTAAGTTCCCTGAGACTTGTAATCTTGTTAAGTTCGATATTGGTAAAATGTAATTCTCTACTTTCTGCAAATGCATCTCCATCGCAGCGAATGCTCAAAGATAGCAGGTTGGTGCATAGTAGAATCTTATGTATATTCCAATTGTGATAGTAATTGACTGTAAGTCTCCGCAAACCTGTATACCAGGGCATACGAATAAAGGGCTCGTGATTATAGGTGCTAAGTTCCAAACTACGCAAACGCTGTGTTGGTCTGCAATATGAGTCCCTACCAGTTATAATTATATCCTCAGCATCTATTACGGGAATAAGAGGGCCATCAGATGATAGCGGAAGTAGATAACTATTTTGTTTCTCGCTTAAAGTGACTGAATGGAGGTTGTCAAAACCAGAATAACTATTTTGTTTCTCGCTTAAAGTGACTGAATGGAGGTTGTCAAAACCAGAATAACTATCATAATCCAATTCTACCAGCGGATATGAGATTAGGCGGGTAGGAGGTTTGCCAACAAACATTCTACGGCCACGTCTAGCGCGTTCCTTTTTGGATAACTTATGCCAGCGCTTGTTAAGCTCATAGGTTATGAGCAGCGTAGAACGGGGCACTATCTGAAGTATAATTACGATTAGATCGTCTATAAGTTTCATCGGGATGAATTATATGATATGAATAATTCAAAAATAGTAAATTGGACTCTAATAGTGCCGAGAGCATCAATATATCATTCCCTCTCATATGGATAATATTCGATTTGACAACAGGCCTGAATGCTATCATGTTGGCGATCAGATGTATTTGCAACTAGGAGCCTTCTTAGTTTTGTCAGGTATGTTATATCACCCTTAATACTACGACATTCTATATATTCCAACTCCTTCAGATACTTCAAATATGATGATTTAAGGTTGGTATATGGAACAATCAAATGTGTCAAACCTGGAAGACACATAGAAATAAGAACCGTAGTATTATATTCCGTACCATCAGTGCTGAGATACTTTAAATTAGGCATGGTAATATTATTGCCATAAGTCGCTCTAGCGCCGCACTGTATTAACACTAATTTAGTTAACCCATCATGTTCTACGGCACCGACATTAATGTTTACCAGTGTAAGTTCCCTAAGACCAGTAATCCTATTAATATCTTCATAATGGAATTCGGAGAATCTATTCACAGCTTGTACCTCATAGTCGCGTGCAAGACATAACGATACTAAGTTGGTGCATAATAGGATTGATTCCATATGTAGCTCATAGGAATAATCAATAGTAAGTTCTCGCAACCCTGTATACCAGGGCATACGAATAAAGGGCTCATAATTATAGGTACTGAGTTTCAAACTGCGAAGTCGCTGAGTCGGTCTGCAATAGGCATGCTGATAGGACATATCTATATCCTCAGCATCGACTGTGGGTATGGCAGGCCCATCAGATGGTAACGGCAAGCATATACTTTCATATTCTAGCTCCACAAAAGGATATTCAATAGTACGCGTAGGTATGAATCTAATTTTCATTCGTTCTTTGTTTCTACTCCGCTCTTGCTTGGAAAGCCTATGCCATCGCTTATTGAGTTCATAGGTCATAAGTAGAACTTCATGCGATACGAACTGAAGTATAATTACGATTAGATCGTCGATAAGTTTCATCAGGACCAATTGTAAAGAATACAATTCATGGTTTCAAAATTCATTTAATGCTCAGCCACACGTTGTAGAGAACGACTGAAAACAAATAAGCAAAAAGAAAAGAAAAAGAAAGCACATCATTAGCTACTTCTCTGCGAATTTCTCCATGAATCGATCTGCCATGTCCGCGGCCGTTGTGCAGAAGAGCATGTAGGAGATGCCCTCCTCAACGCGGTATACACGCACATCGCCATTCTCGATGAGCCACATCAGCAGCTCCTCCCGCTCTGATGGATCCACGTGAAGGTTCTCGCTTATCACCAGTAGATTGACACGGTAGGGCTTGTCGGCGACCATGCGCGACAGTTCTCCAAAGCTATCGGCTACGAGGCAGCCCTCTATCTTTTGCGACAGTAGCTCGGTCAGTCCGGTGCGACCCAGCTGCGCAAAGTTGAGGTATTTGTCCTTGTTCTTCCAATAGTCGGCAACAGTTTTGATCTCCGAGATGCATTCGACGACATTACTTGTTTCCTCTAGCATTGTGGTTTGGAATAAGGGTAGTAAGCTTTGTTGGCCTAATATAGATGTCTCTCCATATTCAATTTCTTTCTTTTTTCTCCTACAATCATAATCATTGAAAAATGATAGAATTCATACCGCAATCATACCGAAATCATCGCATCAGGTAAAACGCACCACATCCCTTAGGCAGTATCACATTCTCCGGTCGTGTATACAGTATCAATGCGACCTTCCAGGGCATGTTGCTATAATCCCCGTTTTCCAACGATCCCCTGAATTCCCTAAGCCTGGTCAGTCCCCTAAGCTCCTCTACCCTAAAACGAATATCCGCAGTTATCTCCAATATTTCCAACTCCGTAATTCCACCCACCCATCTACAAACCTCCCTAGGACCATCCACAGACGGATTAAATCTATATAGAATACTTAGTTGTTTGATGATGGGTCTCAGGACCTCACTCGTAACATCCAATTTGCAATTTGTCATTTGCAGTACGTTAAGGCGTACACCTCCCAGCGTAGCCACCGGCAGACTATATAGCTTTAGGCTCTCCAACTTGGCACATCCGCTCAGGACACTCAGATCATACTTATGGCGCCTCTGACCAACTGATATATCCCTTATTGTCAATTCCTTTAGATTGGGCAGCTGGGCAATATCCCTTATCACATCCGCCTTATTCTCCAGTCCTTCCATGCATATTTGCAAGTAGGTCAACAATTGGGCACCCGGCACCATCATCCATCCCACCAGTCGCCTCACTATCGCCGGATCCGGCATCATTCTGCATGTTGCTGATGTAGAATATATCACACTTTCGGCCCGTAGCTTCACATCCCTGTAACTGCATAAATTCGTTTGAAAGCCAATGTGCAATAGAGGATATGATGTAGATTCCGCCACATCTGAATCATACACCATTAGATACATTCTTCTCCTATAGAGTATCCTCTCAATTACTCTTCGCCATTGCCTATTCACCCTTCTCAGCTCCTGCGGCTGTGGAACCATCTCTATGATGAGCCCCAGTACATCATCTATCAACAGTTCCTCCATTTATTTTCCTCCCGCAATCAGTTTTTCCAATTGAATCTATCCCTAGACATATCATTTTATGTTAAAGACAAGATGCCGCGACATCTGGCAAATGGGCTTCAAAACACATATCCAACATCGAAATGGGCGATATGACATGAATGTGCTATAACTAATATAAAAATTGAACAGTAGTTTCATCATATTCATTCTACTCTCTGTGTATCTACCCCAAATGATGTCTGAGGCACTGCGACAGGTTGATGTGCTGAATCAGCTTGCTGATAAGTATCATAAGGAGATGGCGAAAATACGCAAGGGAATGGAGGTGCTGGAACCGGCCTGTAAGCTGATAGCCCTAAGGGAGACAGAGATAGGGGAACTGGAGAAGCAAAAGATGGAATTGGATAAGCGCATTAAAGAATTAGCTATAACCGCGGTGGAGAGCAAATATAAGGAGGATTATGCAGGTATGAAGAGGAAATATACCGATAATGAGCAGTGGCACAATGACGCGGTCGAAAAGCTGGCAGCCTTGCAGGTAATAATGCAAGGATTTGAGAAATTCAAAGCGGAGATAGGAATGGCGGAAACGGTGACAAAGGGAGAGCCAGACGGGACCACGGTGGAACAGTTGGAGAAGGAGTTGGCAGAGGTGCCGCAGGGTTCGCGCTATGAGCCCATCAGACAGCAGATTAGGCAGCAGATTGCACAGGCAAAGGGAAGCACTGTGACATGTGGTGATACCAACCGGATGCTATTGCGCATTCAGCTCGCTCGGGATCTGTACAGATTATTCAAACTACATTCTACCGATAGAATGATGCATTGCGGAGGTGAATACAATCCCTATACACAGGGCAGTGATCCTACCTTCTCAACTATACTGCTGCTTGAGGGCTGGCCTATACCAGCCATGACCGACGATGTAAAAATAGCAATAGTGATCAAGCACTACAAGTCATTTACACTGGTTGAGGAGATTAAAGCCATCTATAGGGGATTTGGTGCGAAGTTCTATACGCAGACCAACGCCGATGCCTATAACATCATTAGACAATTCAATACAGAGGGTACTAAGGTGATAGAGCTGACGTATGTGCCCCACTATGAATTATACATAAGAATGTTGGAGGAGACGCTTATCGAGTATGCCCATTCGCAGTTCTAGCGGTTTAGTACTCTCAGTTTACTTTTTACTTACCAAGCTGGGTCATGTAATCCCTGGCAGTATTAACATAGACATCCATATGACATATGACATGAAGAGGAGAACCGCAGCATATGCCAAACATGCGGGTGGTATTGCGCTGTACCTTTACACCGATATGGGATAGGAGGATGTCGAGTGCGGTATTCCGCTCCGAGGGCACCGCGCTAAAGACCCATATTCTACTGCTGTCCTCACCACAAATGGAGGGCAGTGGCCAGTTCTCACATTCCAGATAGGTACAGTTGCGCCAACCATTGGGTTTGTGCTCCCTATACCAGCTAATCAGCTGCCGCAGAAAGTAGACGCTAAGAACGCGCTCCCATCCCCGTCTCTCCTTGATTGTCACTATCAGGTTTGCATCACTTGTCAGCAAGTAATTCTCAATTAGGGAATACAACTCAGAATCGGCGCCCCTCACCCCATCCATCCAACCATCAAATTCCTTCACTAGCTTTGTATACACCTCCACATAGCGCTGATAAATGGCGATCTGCGATTCCAGGCTACGTTTAATACGAATATACTTATAGAGGGCAGTGCTGATTTCGCTGTCGTTGGCATTCTTGTTCTTATTGGGCGGCTTGCGGTGCTCGGTTCTTAACTTGTAGATCTTGGTGTAGAGGTTCCAGACCTGATTGGCCCCGGCCACATCATCCTTGCAGTAATTGTGAAGACAGATAAAGGTCTTCTCATTGGCAACCATCTCCATCTGGCAGATTTCCATGTACTTCTGCGCAATGGCTATCTCGTGGTGGGCCATCTGAGGCTGCTTCCATAATAGTAGCATAGTAAAAATGAATCTGCAAAGTTATTATATATCAGCCTATTAGTTCCATAATCAGCTATTCAGATGGTAAGTAGAAGTATATATGATAGGATAGGTTTTGCCTTGCTCTTTTTAAGTCCAATCATATAGTGTAAATATACAAAAAGATCTATTTCAGGAGTTACCAGCCTTAATGTAGAAACCGGCAAGCTCACCCGCTGTAATTTGTTCATACAGTAGGGATCTGTTGACAATTACACGCGATACCTCAGCATTGCTCTCAATGAGCCACTGAGCCATCTCCAAGTATTCAGCCTTGCGTTCCTGTCTACTGATTGTCATCTCCGCGGCAGTTGCGCCGGCGGGGTAGACGGCACTGAGCTGCGGCTGTATCATCAGTATGAAATTGATCGGGTTGTCCAGATTCGAGATCTTGAGCATTAACTCAGAGTGATCAACAGTGAAGATGAAATTGTATGCAGGTCGCCAAATATCAACATATGTAGCAAGAGATGGGCAAACAATAGGATCATGTGCGATAACCACGCTGGGCTTGATACCAGTGGTCGTGAAATATAGTTCCAGAATCGTCATCTCCGTTCGTCCGCTTCCGGCTCCAATGATCAGACAGTTGAGATGACCATCCCGTTCATGAACGGTCATCATGCTGTCAACAACGTTAACAACCATCAGGGCGCAGTCTTCGGGGTACATATCAGCGGTGCCTTTGGGTAAGGATAGCGATTCCATTAATTGTCAAGAAGTGTCAGGGAAGTGTCAAGAAATGTCAAGCGCTGTAAATAATAGGAGGACATTATTCAATTTCTTTCTTTATTCATTTTTGAACACTACTCTGACTTATACTACATCCAAAATACATAGATGGCTAGGAAGGTGCGACTACCCCTTGATTGCATTTGCCAGATAGCCCTTCTAAGCATACCCCATTATAGGACCCTGCTTGTCATACCCCGCTTTGCCCGCCGCACCCTTCGTATTCTAGCATGGTGGCAGCAACAGTTTATTATATGTATAGATCGCGGTGTTCCAAGTTTTAAAGAATATACTCTAAATGGCCTAACTCATAGCCCTATACTAGAGAATGGTATTATAGCTCCATCATCCATGTGTCGACGTGGATTATCATGGCAGAAATCCAATCGCTTATATAACCCCATTCAACCGAATGGATTTGAGGGTCCGTGTAGAGTATTCATTGGTGATCCTGTAGAAGTAGAATGGGCACAAGGATTTCATTTCCGAAATCCCGAAATAAACGATTATATAGCACCGTATCATGTTACACTATATAAGGATAGGACTATTATTATGAAATGGCGCAATGATCCCCTCCACTATAGATCCTTCTTTGGTAATAACGAAATATTACAGAATTACGACTATGCCACCATAATTTGCAAACCCCATAAAACAACAATCAACATTTATCCTATAGATTATATATTATCGCCTGATGGGGCAAGAACGATAGCCGACAATATATATGAAAAAGTAAACAAGGCCACAGAACACTTACGTTTGGAAAACTATACAATTGAGCAAATCCTTCAAACGCGATACTATTGCCAATTACGAATACCAGACCTGCGGGGGATATTACCATTTAGGATGATCAATGGAGGGATAGTTCCGTGCCCTCTGGACTAAATGATATTATTTGTTTCTATCTACATTGCAACTGTTTGTTTTTTTGGGCGACTACCTAAACAGACTAGCCCTATAGCTGATCATGTCCGCATCACCAGCATCCACCTTATAGAACCAGCCCGGGGGCTTACCGCTCAGTCGCGAGAGGATATAGAGCAGGGACCACATGCCGCATTCCGTATTGGAGTACTGAAGACGGCGCGGCACCGAGCGCACTACATCCATATAGATATTGTGATCACGGAGCAGCTCAACACGGGTTCGCTCCAGCCATACCTCAACCTCGGTACGTGGTGGATTGCCCGATGAGTTGAAATACTCCACCTTAATGGGATCTGCCTCCGTGCCCGCATGCTTTAGATCGCCGTATATGCAGAACCAGTGCTTACCCCGCCCCGTATGTATATCTGTATTGAGAACAACACCAAAGCAATCATAATCACGCTTTAGCACCGCCAGATCCGTTCTAGCCAGTTCCGAACCATATTGCGCAAAATCTATCATCTGAAATGGAATATGATGAAAGCGCAACCCAAAGCGCTTTTTGCCATGCAGTGCCCACTGCGCCAGCGTAATATCGATATTGTTATTATCCAGCAGGGCCGTTGAGGAGTGCGGTCCCTGCGTCTTATAGTGCGTTCGCAATCTGTCCTCCGCCACATCTGTTCCTATATAGTTACGAAAGTCGCGATGCTCCCAGATGGCCGCCTCAGTGGTTACCCCCAGGCGACCCATTAGCTCCTTTACCAGACGCTTGGCCGAATAGCCACCACACTTCTCATCAAACTGCAACATAAACTGGCGCATTATCTCCACATCACCACGCATGGCGCATATCTCCATACCGGGCATAGAGCATACCGTATCATTAACGGGCAGGGGCAGGGCCCCTCCTGTCACCAGCATTATTAACCTATGCCAAATATAAAAAGATGATGAACCGCAAAAATTAGTCAATCACCACATTACTCATCCCTCCCATCAAAGAATCGGCACACTATCATCAGGGCCCAACATGCCAGTCTCAGCCATCTTAAACCTATCGAATACTCCGTTACCAGCTCCACCGCATTCCTAACCAGCGCCTCCTTATATCCCTCCCCCGTTGGCACCTCCCACCATCTTCCCACCAACTGCAGCAGCAGCTGCACCGCCAACCCCACCAACTCCTCTATCTTCACCCTCCGCAATCTACTCCTTATTTCATTATGTGTTAAACCCTCAACATCCTCTATGGCCTGCAATTCGGCCACCTCCGGGGGCGGCTTCAGCTTGGCCTCATATCGCAGTATATCCGATCGACTTAGCAGCTCGGGATGCTCCTTATAGGTCCAGTTTTCAACTAGCGGTATCCTGCGGCCATGTCGCAGCAGTGATAGCAGCTCCGTGGCGGCTATTCCTGTACGGACCGACTGTATCGATAGTATCGCACCCACATTACCATATCGCAGAACTATCTCTGCAGTATCTCCTACTATTTTGTCAAGCTCGGCTAGTGTTATGTGGGTGGTCATGGTTGTTTGGTGTATACGTCTAGTCACCCCCATGAAATATCTCCTTAGGAATATACGTACAACAAGTACTCCGAATCAAACACCTATATATAAATTTGAATAGACATATGTCCTATTCGGATAGAACAGGAGACCATCACCTGTTAGATATTTACCCCACCATTCGGCACTACAACCCATGAGCACCGATTGGGAAAGGGGCGTTGACTCCTACATTGAGCATCTATGGGAAACGCGCTGGAATCGTCACTATCTAATCATTGCCCTCTACGATATTCCCATCTTTAAACAGCGCGTTCACCAGATTCTGGCCGAGAATAACTGTCTAGATCTCATCAGAAGGCTCCTTCAGCTACTAAGCTATGATCCGATGATCTATGACGACAAGGCCTATAATCGCGGCATTCAGCGCCGCCTTCAAAACCGCACCGATTATGCCTTTCATGTCATTAACTACGTAGCATATAGGGATGAGACATTCGGCAATGGCGAGATTAGGGAGATGACGCGGCGAATGCCTACCGTTACATCCCTCCATGTCCTTGTCGCCATATGCCTACGATTTCCCTATCCCAATCTCAATCTGTACAGCGAAATGGAATATAATCAGTATTGCAGACAGCTTGAGAGTAAAATGAGGGAGGCCATTGATAAACGCAACAGCGTTCACATACTACTATATCCCATAGCCTACTACAATGATAACTATCTATGTCAGGTACATAGTACCTCACCTGGCGTAGCCAATACTATAAGCGAGAACAGTAGATATACTACGATGTATATTGCACCCCATCCTACATGCAGTCCCACACAGCGTCTCATTGATCTCTGCTATACCCTCTTTACTAAGGAACGTAAATCATCATCTCCCTATCAGACCCCAGCCGATGTAATCAATACCTGCAGAACACTGGATTACTGTATTAACAAAATGCTGAATCCACCGGAGCAGACCCACTAGTATGAATTTCAGCCCAAAACCACATACCCATAGATGCATAGGAACACCTATTATATTTTTCCACTCCTTATATTACAGTCTTGCATAGCAGTAAAATAGATCAGACAAATAACATATGAGCACCGCCAAGTTGATTGGCGAGCATCTGGCTAAGGGCTCCAGTCCCGATCTCACCATATCCTACTATCAGTGCGTGCTAGATGGCAAGGATCCCACCCCAATCCTTGATCAGTATCTTCAGCAGCATCCAGATGCCGAACTGCAGGCTCTGCGCAATAGCATCACCAGGGAGAAGCTCCTTGCCAAGCAAACCACTGCGCTAGTGGCCAAAGTGGGCGGCTCCGTCGAAACCCACAGCACCACCCTCTCCGGCGATACCTATGAGGTGAGCGGCGGCGCCGACACCATCCGTCGCTACAACATCACCCTAGATATCATCGAGAATGAGCCCGATAGACACACTCCCCAGACCATTGACCATCTAGTCGGCCGCGACATCAAGGGCGCCGCCGAAGCCCTCAGCTCCGGTCTACCCGATCCCATCCTTCGCCATTTCGGCCTAGATGCCACCGTGCATGAGCAGCTGCTCCGCGCCGAAGCCCTCCTTCCATCCCTACACGCCTATATGATCAGACGCTCCAAATTGGGAGGTTCGGCACCCAAGCCCCTTTCCTCCTCTAAGCAAACTCCTAAACAAACCTCTAATCAAACCCTCAAAACCCGCTCCCTCCACCTTCTCTCCCAACTGGAAGCCTCCATCCGCAAGGTTCATGAGCAGGACCTCGATATCCTCGAAGCCGCCGCCCACGACGAGCTACAACGCGAACGTTCCCCCATCACCATGCGCCACAATCAGAAGAATATCAGAAACAGTTTTCAGGAGCTCAAATCTCGTCGCCATCTCAAACTCAGCATCCACAATGCCCTCTCCACCCTCCACACCGTCATCAACAACATTCCCAATGAGGTAGAGTCCGCCAAGGCCTCCCCCGAGCAGAATTCCCTGCGCAAACAACTCGATACCATCAACACCTCCCAAGGCGTCATGCGCGCCCTCGCCGCCACCATGACCCGCCTCGCCGAATCCCTCTCCCTTCTCTCCGACCTCATCGATCGCCTCCTCGACAGCAAGAACGGCTCTACCTGCATTAAGAAACTCTGCGATCTAGTCCGCCACCTTGTCCAGATCGATCGCCCCGAAAGCGAGCATCACAAACTACGCTCCAAGCTCTTCAAGTATCCCATCATCTGGGACGGAAAAATGCATAGGGCAGAACTGAATCATCTAGTCTAACGCTCCATTATTATCGTTCCTTTTTCCCTATTTTGGTTATTTTGGTCAATTTAAGTACTTTGATTATTTTAGTCATTATGCAGCTGTGTTCGGCGCGTATTAGCTGTGTTCGGCGCGTATTAGCTGTGTTCGGCGCGTATTAGCTGTGTTCGGCGCGTATTAGCTGTGTTCGGCGCGTATTAGCTGTGTTTAGCTATGGTTAGAATAGTATACGATGCTTATTGTTTGTAATGAAATGGTATACTATTCTAATTGCTACTAATAATTGCTAACAGTCGCCGAATGGTGCTAACAGTCGCCGAATGGTGCTAACAGTCGCCGAATGGTGCTAACAGTCGCCGAATGGTGCTAACAGTCGCCGAATGGTGCCAAAGTCGTCAAAGTCGTCAAAGCTGAATGGAAAAATAGTAATAGTTCTTCACACGTGATTCAGAGACTACTTACCGCATTTGGTGATGACTTTGACAACGCAGCGATGACTGCCCTCGGTGTTATTATCGTCCTGGTCGAGATAGTAGGTAAAGATGATGTCCTTATCGGTGCAGATGCTGATGGAGACATTGGAGGCGATGACGGCGCTGGCAAGGGGCTTGAGATACTCAATGCAGACGGGAACAATGACGTTCTGGCCCTTGACGAGGGTGGATTGCAATTTAATCTCTTCGGGATTAAGGAAATTGTGATCATGACGGCCCTTGCCGCCGGTAAAGTCAAAGCGCATCTGGAGGTTGCCTGTGCCCTTCTTCTCAAAGCGGAGGGTATCGGCTAGGGTTTTGCCATCGGTAACCTTTTTCTTGTAGAAGCGGCAATCGAGCTGGAATTTGACAGGATACTCATCCTCAAGGGCAAGGCGATTCTCGATGTCCCACGACCAATCTTTGACGGTATCGACATTGACGGTGTAGAGGGAGGATTGCTTGCCGCCCTCCTTCATAAAGCTGATGAGCATCATGGTGCCCTCGGTGCGCTTCTCAGCGGAGAATTGAATGGTGGGATAGTCGCGGGTAAAGGTCTGGAGGATCTTGTGGAGGAGATGGGCGGGAAGACCGACCTCATAGGGATGGTCGCAGTAGTAGCGCACCAGATCCTTGCCCTGAATCCTCACAAATATATCACTAACCTTAATGTGGTCCTCGGCATGCATCTTTACCTGATCCTTATCAAAGCGCATGCGAATCTGCTCAACGCCCATTCCCTTAAACATGGTAAAGAGGCGCTTAAATAGGAGGGGGTTATCGTAGACTAGTTCCATGACGTTAACAGTCCGCTGATCCTTCTCGGCGTGATTGGAGGGCTTATCCACTACACCCTCGCGCTTAACGGGTGGTCGGGTTGCGTACTTCTTGGGACGACCGGGGCGCTTCTTGAGGGGCTCATCGGAATCACTCTCATCACTCATGTTTTGGGTGGTGCGTGGGTTGTGTGGGGAGACAAGCAGAACGGGGATGGCGTTGGTATAATAATATTTTAACCATCTGTGTAAAACTAAAAAGAATAATAAATAGGGTTCTGGGCAGAACATACTATGGCATATATACTGTATAGTGCGGCCCGCGTGGATTAAGGACGGTGGTATTTGCTCTTTACACTAATGTGATTATTTGGGCACCAGGCAACCGCGTAGAAGGGCGGACTTATGGTCTATTTCCTTAAAGATATTACTCTTGGGGGTAATAACGCGCTTGAGGGCATCCTCCAGGGAGCCCTGCCGCAGTTCCGATTCTAGGCGTTCCTCCAGCATTGCTAGCTCGGCCTTGTAGCTGGTTTGCAACTCCTGCTTGTAGAGACGGAGGATGGTGGGATTGTCGATATTCGGGGCGCTCTCCACCTCTATGGCCTCAACTATGATGCGAATTATGGAGGATACAGTCTCACGGCCGCGTCGCTTGACTCGATCCATGATGCGCTGTCGCAGATTGCCCCAATAGGCGGCATCGCGCTTGGTTTCGGCACGACTCAAGCGGGGCTGTTCTACAAGGGGCTTCTCAACATACTTTACTATCTGATCCTCTAGGATGCTGTTATAGTGCTCTACACGACGGGAGGGGGGAAGACGGGGACGGGCCATGCGCTCCACCATACCGCTGGGCACCCTATCCTGATCCTGCCAGCGCAGAAGTCGATAGCTGGTGGGTCCAAGCACATCAATAATGAAGTAGTGGGTGGGATCGCGTCCTGGCACCGTTATAAGGCGCACCTTGCCGCATGTAGCCGCTCCACTCTCAAATACCCTAATCGTAGTGGTAGCATCGGCAAAGTCCAAATCAATGCCCACATTGCCCCTCCTGCCAACATTGGGAAGTATATACTCCATGGGCACCAGCGTCTGCCGTTCCAGCACCATCATCCCAACAGGTCCCGAGCTACACAGCAGCTTACAGGTATCCAGCAGGCAATCGCGTGAGGCGGGGCAGCTAACGGCATCCTTTCTACCCAGCAGTTTGCCCAGTAGCACTCCCAGGGGTCTGCATGGCCCATCTGGTAGCAGTCCGTAGGTTTGCACCATTAGTTGTATGCCATTGCGACGATTAGCGCCCTCCACCACCGTCTCCTCCATTCCACTCAGCACAGCCGTCCTAATTGTCTCCAGCTGCTCCCCTATCTTTCTATCCATTTCCTCCGACTGATTTAGCATTGCCGTGATCAATCGAGTATATAGACCTATCACCTCCACTCCTCGTCCCTTCTCCACATACTCCAGATAGCGATCCTGCACCTTATCCAGCAGCTTTGGATAGTCCGATCCATATCTCTCCGAACGCAGCAGATAGTTCTCCAGGTGCATCTCCCCCAACTGTCTCATATACAGATTGCGAGTCTCGCTAGCCGCCCCCACCAGCTTTGCCAGCTCCCTGTGGTATTCCGGTGTTAGCACCGCCGAACTACCCGAACTACTATACATATGCGACGGATCGGGCATGCCCCGCCTCGCTATGTCCTCCAGCTCCCCCATTGCCGCCCCTATATGCTGTAGTCTGTATTCCAGATCAAATATCACAGTGGCCGATTCCGGATTGCCTCCAGCGGCATGACCCAGCTTATTGCCCGACATTGTCGCCATAAGCGCCTTTGCCCGTTCACTAGCAAACGGCTCCCGACCATCAAAGCCCGTATACTCCAGTGCCTCTATAACCAGGGCATATGCGGCATGGGCCGTATCCACACGCTTGGCTATGTCCACTACGGCTTGTTTCATATATATTTGTCTTGGATCTACTCAGACCAATTTCCAATCTGCAAGATAGAATCAAATATATTTGTTTGTTTTTGGTCAGAACTACCCAGACCAATTTCCAATCTACCAGATAGAAACAAATATGTTATAGGCCTCGTTATATATAGGGTATATTAAAAAGCGGGATGGCCGATTATGAAATAGTACCCGACCTACCATCCGTGCACAAGCGGCCGGCCCCTGTTCGAGCTCCTGCCCGGGAGTCCCCTGCCTCATATGAGGCGCCACCCAAGGCCCCTGAGGGCGGTCTCATGCACACCCTCAGCGAGAATAAGGTACTAATCATAATCTTTGCCGCCGTGGTCATCCTCCTTATTATAGTTATAGTATGGATGGTGACGAGTAGCAAGCGCACAAAGCAGGAGGCGCAGGCACAGAAGTCCCCACCTGAAGCACCCAATCCCTCTGCCCACGCGCAGCAGTCGCCCCCCGTCTCTGCCCATCCCTCTGCCCACGTCGCCACAGGCAATCCAGACAGACCCGCCAAGCATGTCACCATAGTGGAGCCTCCCCAGCCGCCCAAGGAGAAGCCCTCTGGCAGCGAGGCCGCTGTTAACTATCAGGACGTTATTCGCACTGCCGATGATGAGGAGCTGTCCAAATACATGAATATTCCCATTGATAAGCCCTCCAGCGAGGCCCCCGAGGAATCAACCAAGCGTACCTCCTCCGTTCCCGTTCAACTCGACTCATCCGAACCCGAATCTGACGACCCTGTCCCAAATCCCCCCGAGGAGGCCGACCAGACAGAGGATGTCTCCGATCTCCAGCCAGAGCGCCTTGACATTCAGGATGCTGAAAACAGTGAAAGCGTGACAGAGGTGCCCGAGCCTGCCCCCGTTCGCCCCTCCAAGAGCAAATCATCCAAAAATCGCAAACAGTAACAATTCCCCATCCACCCATTCCCTGTTGTAAAGAACTGAGGCGTCTGTATAAGGTTGTCCAGAATCAAACCATCCACTACACATCCCCATGTCATCCCATACCTATAACCGTCCTCCATCGCAAATGTCTGGACAGAAAAAACATACAATATAATTTTTCTCTGCGATTTCTCCTTCTACCGTCGCTCCCCCACCCCCATCGTTCAAATGATAAACCAATAATCATATATCGCTCTAAAAGACTTTTCTTTGTTATCGCCGCCCTCCCCAAATCTTTATATGACTACCCCATTATTAGAAATTTGAATTCGTTATAGACACATGTATTCCGACTAGATATCGTCATATCGACTTCTATTCCCCCTTCATCAGGTCTGCTGCCATCTTCGCACCAGCCCTCCTTGATAATTAGAATCAATCCCATTCATATTCGCAACCAACCAACCAACTATGTCTGATAAGCAGTCTCGCGCGCCCCGCATGAAGGTAACCGAAATTACCAACCTTACCATTCCCCCGTCCCGCATTGCTACCCTGCTCGACAGCGATCTCAATGAGGCATTCCAGGCCGAGTCCAAGCGCTGTACCGAAGCCCTTGAGACCCTCAAGAAGACTGGCAAGGCCAAGCCCGAGCATCCCAAGGCCCTTGGCGCAAAGGCCGAGAAGTCTGAGAAGGTACAGCATGCCAAGGAGATGGAGGAGTACCAGAACCAGATGAAGGTCTATCGCAGCTACACCAGCAAGGAATTTAGCGCTGTGAAGGCCGCCTATCAGGTCGTTGTTAAATTGCAGCGCATCAATGCCCTGCTGGCTAAGCCCCTTGACAAAGATGGCAAGAAGGGCGTTCCTCTCACCGCCGCTGAGACTAGTGAGCTGAGCCAGCTTAAGGCCGAACTGACCGGCACCATGCGCCCCCGCGGCGAGGATGAGACTGATGCCTCCTTTGAGAAGCGTCAGAGCAAGTTTAAGGCCGCCAACTACCCCGCACTCATCCGCGGTGCCGATGGCAAGGTCCTTAACCTGAACAACCGCGCTGAGGTGCAGGCCCACATCACCAAGATGCTCACAACTGATGCCCGCATCAAGTTGTTCCTGGAGAACAAGGGCATCTCCACCCAGCGCTACCGCAGCAGTGAGCAGGCGCCCATCGCCATTGCCACCTCTGCCCAAATCGCCGTCCGCCAGCTCATTGAGTTTGCCTTCCATAGCCAGGCTATGGCTAACAACGGCGTTAAGACCCTTAGCCCCGAGCATCTGGACGGCATTGATGAGGCCGCCGCCGATCCCGAGCAGCAGGCCGATCTCTGCTACTACACCCTCCTGCGCGATATGCCCCATATGAAGGCTGTCAAGGCCCGCTCTCTTCGCCGCGCCGCCTATATGGTTTCGCATGACAATGCCCGCAAGCAGCACGCCATCAAGCACAAGCGCGAATTGAAGCGCGTGGACGGCCTCGTTAAGCGCGCCCGCGACAATGCCAGCAGCAAGGGTGAGGACGAGAGCGAGGCCGCCAAGGCCATCCGCAAGAACGCCGTATTCAGCACCTTCAAGTACCCAAGCTTTGAGGAGGTGGAGGCTGAGAACGGCCACGCCATCTGCGTTGCACAGACCTATAAGGATAAGGATGGTGCTAATCAGACCCGCAAGCTCTACTACTGGCACAATATCGACGCTCAGGCCGATGGCGAGGAGGAGAAGAGTGATCTGGTGCACTATGCCAAGGTGCTGTGCGACTCTGTGCGCGAGGACCTGGCCAGCATCTATCCCAACATTGACACGGTCATTATCAGCAAGTCCATGAAGCGCTTTATCAGCAACATCATCATTGATTACGCTAAGGCGTTGGTGGCGCAGATTGACATTCGTGCCAACCCCACCACGACTGCGGCCAACGAGGTTGAGACCAAGCGCAAGATCAAGACCGTCAAGTACGAGCTGGTCGTGGACATCGTCAAGCAGCTCCTCGTGTTCACCACGGGCCAGTTGACTGAGGATCAGGAGGGCATGATCAACGACATGAATGAGAAGGCTAAGGCCCTCAAGACGCACCGCACTACCAGATCCAACACTAAGCACGCGGCCAATGGCGGCGCAGGCGCTGATGTTGATGCTGATGAGGACGCCGAGGCCGATGCCAATGATGATGACGCTGATGAGGTGGATGATGCCGAGGAGGCCCCCGCCAGCGCTGCCCCCACCAAGGCCACCAAGGTTGTTGAAGCCGCCCCCACCAAGGCTGCTGCTGCCAATGGCCACGGCAAGACCGTCAAGACCAAGTAGGAAACTACTGCAAGAGGCGTAATTGCCACCAAACCCCAAGGAATAAAAATATAAAGTACCACCATTACTCCATATTCACTATCGCTACCCACTAAAACACTACTATAATTTTTGTCTCTATTCTGTTTGTTTTTCCACCGCTCTACCCTATAATAGCAGAATCCCTGCAAAAATAATATACAGCCGACCTATTCATAATTCAGCTCATGGGGGTTATCATCATCCAATCTATTGTGCATCTGGTAGCTGTATAGATCCTCAGGTGCATTGGTTGTATGCTCCAACAGTGCGACCTTATTTTGCAGGGCCTGATTGGCCCGCTCAAGGATAGGTATACGTGCAGCAGCATTCTCTAGACAAACGAGACGGGCCTCCATGGTCTGCTTATATTGGGTCCATTCCATAACAAGTTTTTCACAGGCGGTCTCTATGACATCAACGCGCTTATCTAGATCGGCCATTAATTACTTGCAACAATGGGAGTAGTTGTATTAGGTGTCGTTTGCGTGTCCGGTGTCGGTGCTTTTGCCTCCACTGGGTATCTTGTATCTCCTGCTGACTTTTCTAATATATATACGATGGAAAAGGCAAGGGGTAGGACTATATGTACTAACTTAACGAGATTATCGATTTGGGGTACTACAAACTTATCTATAAACTCGGCCAGCTGCTTATGGCCATATCCCATGGTAAGGGCCGTATTGGCAATGTGCTGACTGGCCACACTTGCTACTAGAGCGGGTATAAGGATCAATCCGGAGCCGGGGATGAGCAAACCGGCGGTGGTGGCCACGATTGTGCCAACGTGGGCTGTGCCGGCCGCCGCTACGAATCTGCCGGCGCTCTTACGAATAGTATCGGTCCAGCCCTGATTAGGACTAAATAATGTCTCCCTAATGACACCCAACAGCCATAGCAGGGTTGTGCGCAGCTGCTCGGGATTCTCCAGCAGGGTTCGCACCGCTGCCGGCATATTGCTATATATTCCACTAATGGTCTGATATGGTGCACGCGATGCGACCATTGCCGTCTCGCTGGTTAATCCCACTATCACCTCCGTGGTAATCCACGATGCCGATGCTCCATCATTAGGAATAAAGGCCGAAATGATCTGCCCTACCATGCCCGCTATCTGCTCAATCGACAGGCGCGCAATTGTTACTAAATTGGCCTGTGCGCTAGGGGTCAGCTCATCTAATAGTTTTTGTGAATGAATAGCCACCTTATCGGGACCACCCTCAAATCCCATCGTAAAGAGCCTGCCCAAATTGCTCCAGGTCTCTGCATTCTGCAATGCCATTATCTGGGCAAGATATGCGGCCGCATCCAACGTTAATATGAGAACTTCGACTAGGACATCTCCGCCCATACCCGCCGATGCCACCGATGCTGATGTACTAACAGTGGTTCGTAGCAGATGTTTGGAATTGCGCAGTATGGTCCTAAATGCCGCATCCGTAACTATACTGGTATGAACATCGGCGCCATTGCCTCCCTGCGTTATCTTCTCATTTCCTGAAATGCTCTCCTCATAGTGGATACCTATGCATACCAGACCTGTACAGGTAACCGCCGTCATGAGACTGTGAGCCGCAAACCATTCCGCATAGCAGAGTATTATGACTAGCACTATTATAATAGCCAATATAGTGTACTTCATTGTGGTTTGATTAATACTGGCAACCTTGATATATTGGTGGCGAAAAAGATATTTCGTTTTTGTGAACCCATGTGAAAAATAAATGAATGATTGTAACTCTGTCTCCATTTGATGGGATGGTTTTATTTGTATCATTCCTACAGTGTTGGATCATCAGCAAAACATCTATAGACTCGCCGTTCTGCATTCGTTCTTATAGTAGACATAGTGCATATTCAGATCATAGCGACGGCCATGGCGCGCCGCTCTGCCTCCTAGCTGGGCCTCAATCTCCCTGTTAACCATCATGTGGGTAAATATCACATCGGAGGTGATCTGGAGATTCAATCCGGCGCAATACTGCACACCGTGCACCAGAAGGATCTTATAGCTGCGGGGATTGGAGTTGGGTAGGTTATAGCGGCGCACACATTCGGCGATCATGGAGGCAGTGCCTCCTAACGTCCTATAGGAGATGGATTCCCTAGTTAGCATATTCTCCAGCCCCGTGATGGCCTTGCCGTAATTGGAGAAGATAAGATACTTTCTGTCTTCGGGGGGAGCGACGCCGCGGCTAGGGCCCTCCAATAATCCCGTTATAGGGGCATCAATGCGCTTACCGGCCGCGTTTGTCGTACCGTTTAGGATATCAACTATGCACTTATATTTGGGATCATCGGGAATGGTCTCGGCGATCTCAGAATCGGCCTGTACCTCGTCTAACACACTCTTGGGCGCGCGCTCCTCATCCGCGGGCTCCTCTACCATATCCTCCGCCTCTGCATCCTCCTCTACCAAATCCCCATCAGTCGCCTTGGCCGTCTTAGCATCCAGTTTCTCCTCCAGAATGTCCGCCATCTGATCACAGTTAATGCAGATCACATCACGTCCCGTTATTATACTTCTGCATTTAGGACAGCTAATGCTTACATCCGTACGTCGTCTATCGAATTTAAGGTTGGTAATCGCATCCTCACTCAGCATTACCGAGCAGCAACTCATAATGTATATTCTCGGCGATTCCTCAAGAGGGCTCAGCATAATGGCGCACTCTCCATGCTTAATATTGTCCTTTACACGCTCTATGGCCTTTCCGCTCTTCTCCATATCCACCATTGCCCTCTCAAGCGCCGCCGTCGCCGTTGTCTCAACACATTTGTATTGTGCAGTCACCAGCTTGCGGGCTGTGCGCAGGGGGCCGCCATGTTTGATATTTCTGCTTAGCTCCGTCTGGTTAGGCGCTCTGCTCTCATCATTGGGCTCCGGTAGGCCCTTCCAGTAATTCATAAGCCGTGGTACATAGACTATCACAGCTCGCGCCTGCTTGTAAATATTCCACTGATCTCTTAGCAGTCGTTCAAAGATGCCAGCCACGGAGAGTCCCACGCCACCCGTCTTTGCCGTCGCCATATGGATAGCCCCCGCATTGATCATCTCCGACAAATTATGCGATTCATCCGATCCTATCGCCGCCATTGCCGCCAGCACCGAATCATGTGGATTGTCAAACTCATAAAGGATATGGTTGATGGCCGATACCTGCACCGATGCATTAATCAGCTGCTCGCAACATCTCACATTGTAGTTATGAAATAGATCGGATCCCATTGTCACATCATTATACAGTGGCCGCGATTGCTCCAGTGCCTGCCATATGTTGTTTGTACGCACGGTATTTCGTCCGGGTTGCGACTTTGGGATCGTCGCCGATACATACCAGGTAAAGATGCTCGGAATCACCTGGCAGCGCCCATTAATGCCCAGCGTGTCGAAATCATCCAGGATAATACGTCCAAAACACTGATTGCGAAACAGAATGCCGAATATGCATATGATAGAGCGCGATTTGGTGTGCTCCAGATGGGATCCCTCCAATTCCGGCGCAATGAAGTTACCACTAATGCTCCCATTCTTAACCAGTATGATATCCCACGCATTAAGCTTGCGAATTCTGCCACCCGGTCCTCCAAACACCCAATCATACAGTTTCTTTAGCTGCATAACCGAATCAATGATCCAGCAGCGCCATGATGTCAATTCCTCGATCTTCTCCCTCCATTGGTTAATTACAGACTTGCCTATAAAGATCAGATTTGTCTGATGCACCACCTGATACTGACGCCGCCATAGGGGCATCTCATTGCGGCCATATGCCACTCCCGATACAACGGGACTATTAATGGAATCCGGAATGTAGCTGATCTCCGATACAAAGCCTGGAAAGCGGGACAGTCCTATCAGACCCAATATCTCATAGGTTTTACCACTGCCGAGTCGTTCACTCAGTACTCCCGCATTGCTGAATTTGTCCTCGGTCTGGGCACAGTAACGGCGCTCCAAATCCAGCATGGCCGCCACCGTATAGGTTTGATGGTATAGCAGTCTAATCTTAGTATCAGGGATGGCGGAATCAACACGGCGATCGCCCTCACGTAGCTCTCTCAATTCAACGACCTTGCGAGTGGCTCTAGTTCCGCGGCGGTTGCTCATCTATATTTTTAGTATGAATTAATGGGGTGGTCCTGTGACAATATAATTATATAGTATCTGGTCAGATACTGCGGACAGAATAATAATAGAGGCGTTCAGAACAAAATATGTACAATGAATATTCTATGAAAATAGCATAATTATAAATGGTATTAGTTCTCATTTATATTGCCCTGCTTAGAGCAGCTAATGCAAATAGAGCTTATGGTACCACTGCTATGACAAATACCGTAAGGACCTTTTCAAACTGTGATTAAAAACATAGCAAATCACCCATTCCTCTACCAATTCAAAAAAATAAAGACTACCAATGTAGTATCCCTTCCTACTCTCAGCCTATCTAGGCAGAGTTAGTAAGTCTATCCGCCTGCTGATTAGCATTCCAGCGGATCCATACATTAGGATTACTGGGCGGAGGCTGGTGCGATCTAACATGGCAGAATAGGATGCCTGTCCAATGCGGATCCACATAATCTGTATCACCGCTAAGAATGGCATCCCATTTCCTATATTGCGGATGAAATAGACGTGCCCTGGCCGCATTTACACCTGTATAGTTCATGGAATCACGGGTAGGAGGTAAATAGAGAGCCAGCTCTAGAAATGCCGCCCGTATGGTGGCAAGCAGGTCGGGATTGGCGAGGATCTTGCCCTTTTTGGTTTTACCAACACCGCTATTGCAATCCACCTCAGATGGAGCATCCTTCCATACGCTGCATTGCGCCGTATTGATCAGATACTCACTATCTGCTATTATGGTGATGCCGTTGACCCTTCCTGGTCTCAGCCTATACCATTTTACTATTTTATCCAGGGCCAGGGCCAGACTCAACAATTCGGCTCTGTTATTAGTTATTGCCAGCATCTGATCAGGAGAGTTATCTATTACCACTCCCTGACCAATCGCCCAGTTCACCCTACAGGGATATAGTCTCTGTGCTATTCCTGTCTCTTCTATCATTCCCGGTAGGAACCACACGCCCGCACAGGCCGACTTAGCGCCCTCCTTCTTACCATTACCCACACAGCCCCCATCCACCGCCACCGTTATCCTTGGCAGTCGTGGCTCTGGGCTCCAATCTATTTTCATACCACATTTAGCCAGTTCCAAATTAACCATCTCAAAATGTCTACATTCCGCAAATCTACAACTGGTATTAGCCGGGGATGGGTGCCCATATAGCAATATTTGCACATCATCCGCCTCTGCCCTCTCCCGTATCATTGGATAGCTCGCCAGTGTCGCGGCCGGTTTTCCCCATAACAGCAGTGAGAGCTTAAATGGCCTCTCCACCTCTATCAGCAATTCCACTATTCTCCTAGTATAATCCTCCCAGAATGTATGCAACGGTGCCTTATCACTCATTGTTGTATCCCGCGTCAGGTAGCGGTTTAGCAGAAGTACCCCCTGCTGGGCCCACCGCCGTAAATCCGCCGTATTTGCAGTCTGGTGCGCCGCCGCATAGATATTACCTATAGATGGTGTTCTTTCCCCTATACATGAGAAACTCATACCACATGCGTCCCAGGGCCGCGGGTATGGATCTTGTGCCACTATCACACAGCTTATCTTATCGGGTTCCGCATATCGGAATGCCTCCAGTATCATTGCCGGATGTGGAATACACTGATCTACTGTGCACCGTCCCTTTAGCTCCCTAAGCGCCGATGTAAAGAGGGGCTTGGCCGTCTCATGCAACAGTATGCGCTTCCATGCAGGACTTATATCGCGAAACATATAGCTGACCATATCGGCCAGCTTCTTCTCAGGTCTTTCCATGATTTTTGCCGATTGCGTGTCTTCTAAGTTAGGATACTAAAGATAATAGCTGCTATCCATTCAAAAATATAAATAGAATCGCATACATCGCAACATTGAGCTGTTTGACCAAAAATAAGTAATGTATGGATCAGAGTTTCTACCACGCAGCCAATCATATAGAACTCTTATTGGGGGCCCTCATAGGGACCATCGCAGGGCACCACTCCACTCTCCTCATCCGCACCCACCGCGGGGCCGTAATATGTGGGCTGGCTTGCGCCCATGTTCTTCTTAATGAGAATGGCACCAATCACCAGGATGATGATAAACAGAATAACGATCTGTACGAGATTAAAGTCAAGAAACATCCTAATGAGGGGTGTGATACAAGAGGGAGTAAAATACTGCACGTATAAAAATAAATATGTGGTTTGTCAGACGGTAGCAATCTCATTCTGTTCAGCTCGTTTGTAAGGCGTGTTTCTACTCATTTGTTTACTGGTAGTTCTACAAGAGATGATAGCATTACTCATCCAATTCCCCATTCATCACCTCCTGGTAATCGCGCAGGGTGACACCACGTACAGGGTCCTTACCCGCCTGCTTTGCCTGATTGTACTTCTGCGCCAGGAGAGGATACACAAAGCCATCCGCATCATCGCCCGCCGCCTGCTTAAACTCTTCCAGCGTCATTCCACTGGCCATACGCGCGTGAACCCGCTTATAGAGACGCCCCGCCGCATCCGATCCCTGCGATGACCCAGAATCTTCATCATCCGATTCCTCCTCATCTCCACTATCCTCTGATTCGTCCTGCTTGCGTACGCTCTCATTGCCAGAAGCCGCCGCCCTATTACTTGTCTTCTCTCGGCGCTTACCCTTCAGCTTCTCCTTCTTAGCGCTCTTCTTTGCGGGCGCCCTCCTATATAGGTATATGATGAGCAGGATGATGATCACCGCACACGCGATGCCTATGTACTTTGGCTCAACCATTGCGCGCCCGTTAATATTAGGTACAGCTGTATGACTGCAATTAGTAATTACCTTGTGAAAAATAATATAATTGTTTCACTCGGGAACCTAAACCATCTCCACTCCATTTATCCAATATTCCATATATCCATCTTCGTTTATAACGGCAGGTTGAGGCGTACCATCCGGTAAGGGGTCTCTATGCAGCACTCCATCCTTAAACCACATCTTTTTGTGGTTTGCATTCACATATGCCGGTAATACATTAGGATTACCATCAGCATCCTCTCTATAGGGTATACCATGCCTATACCATGTCCATGCTTCATCTACTCCATTTATGTGTCGTATTAAAGCTGGTAATATCATATTAGGTCTTCCACCCATTGTCTCAATATCCATCATTCCTATATCCTCCCTATGTAGTTTACCCATATATTTCCACATTATACCCCATTGATAAAATATACAGGCTGGTTTAGTCAATTTACCAGGTACAATATCCCTATGCTCTTTGTTAAATTTGCACCATTGTTTGCAATAAGAATTAACTACTGCAGGTGGGTCCTCCTCATCCCCCAATGCCTCATTATGGGCCATACCATTAAGCCTCCATACTGTAGTTACACCATCTTTAGCGATGGTCTTAATAATGAAATGAACGCGCCAATATTTATTATATTGGATAGTGTGTCGAGCAAAGCGTGGAATAGCCAGCAATTGCCTATAATGTGGTATACCCAAACGAGCGACAACGATATAGCAATCCAATGGTAGGCGCATCCCACAATAGTACATTATATCGTCCTTCAATTTTCTTTATATTATTGTGTATAGTGAGGTGAAATGGTCTGGCCCTTCAAGAGCGGTTCCTCCGCTAAGACCTCTGTTGACATAGTCAACAATGCGGTTGTGGACGTAATCATCCAATCGGCTAATAACTGCAATGCCAACGTGGAGCAAACACAGACAGTGGTCTATTCGGGCACCACCGTGGGCGGCGGCACACGTCAAACCATGAATGTTAATATGCAGTGTCTCCAGAATGTCAAGGTAGATAACGCCATGGTCGCCGAGATCGCCAATCGCATCCAGCAGGAGGCTGCTGCCAGCAAGATCGCGCTGGTTGATCCCATCTCACGCAGCAAGGCCGTCTCTACCACCAATCTTCGTAACTTCCTCTCCACCAGGGTCACCACGGGTAATGTGCAGAATTGCGCCTTTTCGGCCCGTCAAACCCAGACGGCCATCTACGGCGGTGTCCAAATCGGCGTTGTTACCGAGCAGGCCCTTGATATCTACATCAAATGTCTCATGGAGTCCCTTAATAAGAATCAGGTTGCTCAATCCATCGTCCAGGATGTTACACAGCGCGCCACGGCCACCGTCGAGCAGGGCTTCACCATTGGCGGTCTTAGCGTCATCTGGTGGTTTATCATCCTTATCATTCTGATCGTTACGGGTGTTGCCATCTGGAAGTTCTGGCCTCTCATTACAGGCAGCAGCTCCCCGTCCACCCTAGGCGCGGATGAATGCGATGGAGTAGTTCCCATGGATTAGTAGTCGCGCTAGTATATCCCTATTATTTTTGTTCTATTCAGACTATAGCATGATAAAATCTAAACATAAAACTTAAGCTTTGTCGCAGCACTATGACGCTGAACAACTAGGCCAAATGAAAAACAAGATATATTAGAGCCTATATACAAATCTATTAGACATGCCCCCGCTCTACTACTACCAATGAGCGATTCCGATATCAAAGAGTTCTGGGATTACGCCCGCCCCAAGATCCTCCAGATCAAACCGGAGGAGATCCATCAGGATCGCGCCATACTTCTCGAAGCATGCCTCCATCCGGCCGCCTATATGTTTCGCCTTACACCAAGCGGCGCCCATTACGTAGAATTGAATCAGAAGATAAAGAAGATACATACCGATCTCTGGATCATGTATGCGCTAGAAACCATCAGGTTCAATTCATCGGAGAATCTGCTCATTCTCAATGAAACCTATAATAATACCATTAGCAGTCTTCAGAATGCCAAGACCAGTATCATCAATGGCACCGCACCCGATGACGTCATGAATCAGCTTCCCTCTGTAACTCCCCGTGACGTTCTCAATTCCCGCGTCGCTGTTACGACCCGCAATAAGCTATGCCTCAGCTGCTCCTGCAACCGCGCCCTACGCCCCCTTATCAACAAACTCTGGGATACCGCCCCCTTTATCAGCATGGAATGGGTCATTATTAAGTACGTATCCCCCGTGCTTGACACCGATGAGCTCTATGTCAGCGGCGTGCCCTTTAACAATAAGCTTAGCTTCCGTCTCGTTGCCCATGATCTCCAAACCCTTGAGCTCTTCATCATTCTTAATCATGAGCCCGTAGATCTGAATCAGAAGGACATAGATCGCATTCATCAGTCCATTACCGAGTATCTTGACTATCGCCTGGGAGAGTGGGTCCGCATGCTCATCGTTCGCTGCGCCCTTATCTCCCGCAGCACCCATAACAAGGAATTCGGCTGGCTTGATCATCTTGTACATCCCTTCTCCCAACTCACCCACTATCTTAACAATCTCATTCCCTCTGTCTCCTGCGCCCGATGCGGCGTTAGTAGCCACAATACACGCCTAGATACATCTAATCCGGCGCGTACCGAATGCCCCTCCTGCGCCTCCATCACCCAGCGCATCTCCCGTATTTCCCTCGTTGCACCCAATACACAGCCATCCTCCCTCTCCACTACCAACTATTGCATATAAGATCCGATACGCACAGCATCAACCCCCAAAAAAACATGTAATCAAAACAACTTATATACTTATTATTTTTGTACTATTAACCGGCACCAATTATGGCCCTCCTCTCCTCTCTCCTCATCATCCTCATTATTATCATTATCGCATGGAGTCTGCACCACTGGTACAAGACCGGTGAGATGCCCGATGCCTGGGCCTATCGCGTATATCAGAACAGCAAATTACAGCCCGCCAAACACATCACCCCCACCGAACTCTATGCCGAAACCGAGGGCTATGAAAACAACCACGTTGCCCGTGAAGTCCTACGCCGCGCCCTCGCCCTTGAATCCACCCTTGATCCCCACAATCCCCTTGATATACCCGCCTCCATTGACAATGATTATACCATTGCCAATACCTATCGTTACCATGTCGCTCCCAATGATATCCATAATCACCTTGCCAAACGTTACTATCGCAGCAGTCTCAATCATATCAGGGCCAATCCCGCCGCCGCCCTCGCCTCCCACATTCCTCCAGAGCGCATCATTCTACATGCCGTTGAGGCCATGCCCGAGCTTGAGCAGGAGCAGATCGCCCTCATGGAGCAGATTCACGCCGCCCGTGGCCTTGCCCAGCGCCAACATGCCGAACCCTACTATGAACGCCCCCTGCGTGCCGATCCCCAGAATGTTCATGATAGTAATGTTCAGCACTCCATCTCCCGTGTCTATAAGCGAATCCGCGAGCTAAATGGCCCCATACCATTGCATGACATGCCTAAGGACCTAATTCAATGGATCCAACAGCATCCCTCCCCCAAATCCGAACGTGCCCTCTATGTCCTTGAGAACATGGGCCCCAATTACCTATCCTCCCTTGATGATAACGAGGATTCCATCCTACAGCACGTTTGGGCCCGCATCAACAATCCCTCCAATATAGAACAGAAGACCGAACTTAAAGCCTCCCTTCTCGATTCCCTTGCCGATAGCGCCATTGTAGATTCCCACGGTCGTCCCACCTCCACCGTCTGCATCAACGGCCGCTGTAATCGCATCATCAACTCCCTTACCCTTCTTGACAGCGATCCCGTCATCTCCGAGCCTGTTCGCACTGTCGATATCCTCCGTAATGAGATCCTTACCAAATCCTCCAAGATTCTCAACGACACCCTTACCGATAACGATCAACTAAAGGCCTATGAGCAGGGCGACACCAGCCCAGAACTAGAACGCTCCCTCAACGAGGCCCGTGAAAAAATAAATGAGCTTAGATCCGATTATCCAGATGCCAAACCACAAGTTATGAACGATATTATCCGGGACGCCCTCGCAGGGGTTAATTAGTCCTTATACGATCTACCACCGCATATCATACTGTGGTCATATACGTTAAAACATCTGGAATATCCGCGCTTCTCGGTATATCCATCGCCGCATCTCCCCGTTTCGGCACCCCATATTCCAGCACATCTATCACAGCCGCCATCGCCCCAAGCAGCTCGCCCCAGCCATTTGCCACCAGTGTTCCTCCCCGCGTTCCCCCATTTGATGCCAATAGGCTAAAATCACCTCTCTTTTTCAGCACCGCCAACTGTCTCTGCCGCGCCACCTCATCCATCATTACCCATTCCCCAAATCCATATCCCCATCTCATAGGAAAGTAACCGCATAGCGGTTTAATAGCCCTATCCGTCAACACCAGCTTTGTAAATATCGCCCCAGCCCATATCGCCGTTCCACCCTCCGCCCTATGTATCATCGCCGGCGGTCCGTGCAATATTATCAGATCTACCAGTATATCTCCTGCGTATTTCCACCGTAATTGCGGCAGCAGTTCTCCCACATATTGCTGGCTTAACTCCGCCCACCAGTATATAATTAGAATTAGAAGCAAGATGACGTAACTATACATTCAAAGAGCCAAATATACTCAATAAATTAAATTTGAATAGCCCCATAAATAATTAGACAACCATGTCCAACGCCCTATTCACCGCCTTTGATGAGAACTGGAAGAAGCTGCCCGCCGATAAGCAGAGCCTATATAAGGAATCCGCCAGTAAATACCTAGATAGCGCCGACAGCGCCTGGCTCCATATCGATATGAAGGATCTAAAGGGCTTTGATGTCATCTCCGCCATCGGCCTTGCCACAACGCGCGAGAAGCCCATTCTTCATGAGATTCTCTGCTGCTGGATCGCCAACCGCACCGAAAAGATGCCTATTGAGGAGCAAATCGAATATTTCAAGCCTCCGCCCGGTGTGCGCATTGAGGATGTGGCAAGTGTGGAGGAGGTGGAGCCGGTAACACCGCAAAAGCCGGCGGCTAAGAAGCGCGTGCCTAGAACGGCTGAAGAAAGCGATACTACGGCTAGTACCTCTAGCACTTCAGCTGCCGCAGCCGCTGCGGTTCTTACTGAGACACCCATTAAGCCAGCCGCCGCTAAGAAAGCCGCTGCTAAACCCGTTACCAAGTCTCCCAGCAAGCCCAGCAGCAAGGCCGCCGCCAAGTCCCCAGCCAAAGCCACCGCCGCCAAGAAGACATCGGCAGCAGCTGCCGACTTGGACGATGAATAGTCGTTTCCAGTTTCTATTTTTTACCTACTTGATTGCAATCAAAAAGGCATAGTAATATTCAATATCGATCCGTACAATCCTATTGTATAGATGTTTGGTATAGTTATTTGGTATAGTTAAATATTGCAAGAGTAATCTGAGCAGAGTCGTAAAATAGATATTCACACCATCTACATATTCCAATGCGTCTCATTCTCATCGCCACTCTCATTCTTCTCATCCTCCTTCTCATCTTCCTCATCTCCCAATCCTCCCGTCACACCCCCGCCCAACCAGTCATCTTTAATCATACCACTGCCGCTGCCGCCGGCCAACTCCTCCATCACGCCATCCAAACCATCCAAACCACCCAACCCCTCAATCCCGTCCCCATTCGCCGCCGCCTTCTCCTCATCCACGGTCGCAATCTCCGCAATATCCTTCAGCGCTATCTCTACCATCTTACCCGCAATCGCTATCATCGCCTCATCACCGATGATCCCCAAAACGTCCACGATCATAAAGTCGTGTCCATCATCTCTCAAAAATACTCCCGCCTCTATCATCTCACCGAACTAGACAACATTCCCCAATGGAAAGACCACTTTGATGTCTATCTCCAAGCCACCAAAACCGAAATACTTGAAACTGCCAAAGCCCTCCTCCCCCTATCCATTCCCATAAACGCCGAAATATCAGTTTCTCTCACAGGTGAGAGACTACTTACTGAGAATCCTGAACAAATAACAGTTCCCAACCTCTCAAACATGGAAAATACCACCATCCCAGCCGTCCCCACCAACCCCATAAACGCCGAAACCTCAGAAGTACCCCCTTCTGACATTTCCGCCGTAAATAGTAAGAAACGACAGACTATTCAGGATGTTTTAGAGGTTTTTAAGAAGGAAAACGAGATAACGAGCCTGAATAATGGGGATGGAACAGCGGTGTCGGACGCGGAGGTGCTGATAAGGGTGTGGCGACGCATAAATCAGGAGGCGAATGGGGAGCATATTAGGGATTTGGAATCGACGCTGGTGCAGCAGCTGTTGGATATGATTGAGGAGGGGGCGACTGAGCCAGTGTGTATTACGGGGCGAATATCGCGTCTGATGAGCTGCTTTACACTGTGCGATGTGGATGAGGAGCTGGCGCGACCGGAGCAGGATACGACAACGGTGTCAAGTGAGATGTTTAGCAGGGCATCTAGAATATTGGATGAGGCGTGGAAGGAGGAGGCATTGGCGCCGTGGCGCGATGCTCTGAATTTACCGCAGGAGGTGCTGGCACAGCTAAGGACGCGACTGGAGACATCGCTGAGGGCGGAATATGCTGATTTGGTAAGCGCAGATGAGCTAAATACGATAATAGCGCAGGCGATAGAGGCAATCTAATGCTCCTTTGTGACGTTTTTATAAGGTTTATATAAGATGATATGATTAATGGAATTGGTAGCAGAAATCCCGCGATATACGAGAAGGGATATTATTTATGACTTGTGTCATGGAGGCGCGTGAATATCTTAGTTAAAAATGAATCTATACACAATTAAATGAGCCGCAACGTGGTTCTACGTAATACGCCGGGTGGGGTGCTGCTGTCCTCATCCGAGCTAGAGGATTTGATAGGAGAGAGAAATATGAGGATTATGCGATCCAAACTAACAACGGAACGGGTGAACAGATTAGGCAATAGGATCCTTAGTAAAGATGTGCGTAAGTACTTTCAGATCATCGACATTGTATCCAAGACGGGGGAGGATGAATCCTCGCCAAATGGGGCAAAACAGAAGCAGCAGTATTTTGTGACATGCCGCTGGTGTCCCTTTACATCCTATCTACTTGCGATTTTGCCGGAATTGCGGCTGGATTATAAGTGTACTATCCCGGATGGAGAGCCGGTGGATTTTGCCCTTACAAGCCCCGATGCGGAACCTCTGCATGACAATCAGAAGGTTGTTATTGAGTATCTCCTTACTAATATTTATACGGAACGGGCGCGGTCGGAGGGGTTGGCGGGATGCATCCTGGTGGCAGGAACGGGTGATGGTAAGACATACATGTCGGCGGCTATGGCGGCGAGGCTGGGACGTAAAACCCTGGTGGTAATGCCCAATACTAACAATATTGATGAATGGGAGCGGGTCCTTACGGAACGCTATCGCATCAAGGTAGGTAAATACTATACTAACTGTAAGGAGGACGGAGATGTGGTGCTAACTACCATTCAGAGTGTAAATAGCGGTCATTTCAAGTTCAAGGGTACTCCCAAGGACGAACCCGGTGTATCCGCCCGTGAATGGTTCCGCCGGTTTGGCCTTGTCATATATGATGAGGCGCATAACTACGCCACACAAAATAGGCATGAAATCTTCTGGCATCTGAATACTCGCTGTGTACTGGGTCTAACGGCTACGCCCGATGAGCGTGCGGATCGCCTTGATGAGGTCTATCAGTATCATATCGGACCGCTGGTGGAGGCCGATCAGATTCCAGGCTATGCCAAATCCTCCACGGCATGGATTGGCGAGGTTCATGTACTGCGCTATCATGGCCCCGAACAGTATACACAGCGCATTGTTAACAGTAGTGGATGGACGGATGCCTGTCGCACCAATCAGCAGTGTGCCAGTGATCCCTACCGCAATGCCATGCTCATATTCCATGCACTGGAGCTGGCAAAGGAGGGTCGTAATATCTATATCTTCTCTGAGTATCGTTCCTATCTGGACCGCATAGAGCGCCTCCTGCGCCGTCAGTATGCTGCTAATAACGGAATTAGCTATAGTTATCCCGAGCGGGCCATTACCCAGATGACAGGAGGAATGAAGGAGACACAGAAGCAGGCGGCAAAGATCGGCGAGATCATTCTGGTCACATACGGCTATGCCACAGAGAGCCTGTCTATTGTGCGCATGGACACCATCATACTGGCCACGCCCCGTCGTCGCAAGATTAGACAGACTATAGGACGTATTCTTCGACGCGGTGGTGATGCATCTATTCCCCGTCTCATCTACGATATTGTGGATGTAAATACGCCTATGGCGAAGCAGTTTCCGGATCGTCGCAAAATATACAAGGAGAAGGAATTTGCAATGGATCTACAGGACGTTGATTATGAGGATTATGAGGAGATGCTCTCTATGGGGGACGACACGATGCATAATGACGATAAGGTGGAAATAGAGGCGGAGGAGGAGACAGCCGAAGAGACCGCTGCCGCCGAACCGGAAAAAGAGCAAGTGATAGAACCAGCGGCTAAACCAGCGGCTAAACAAACTGCTAGAAAGCCAGGTAGACCGGCCACCAAGAAAGCCGCAAATGCCAAACCGGCCGCCAAATGATATTACTGCCTTGCTCCTCTATACTTTTTACCATTTTATTATCATCCAACTACATCCTACTTAACAACTTGAAACAAATGCTATTCAATACATCGCACATTCTCTACTATAACATTACACATGGACAACTATGAGGCCGTCTGGCGCAACACAGAGCGCATAGCTAGCAAGTATAAATTTACTCGTGCTCAGCGCATCAACCTATCCACGCTAACGGATACCTCAGACGCCTCCTGCCAAACCGCCCTCAGGGTGTATTACTACAGCCAACTGCATGTGATGCTTAAGCTTGTTAATCTACCCAATCTTCGGGCCCTTAATCCTCTCTATATTAACCAGACGCAGGACGGCAACATATCCGCAGCTAGCTATCTGGACAATTCGGAATGTGATCTACATCGACGATCCAATCTATATCTGGCACTTGGCATAGATCCTAATGAGGCAGCCTCTGCAGACGGCACCTATACCCCTCTGATTACTGTCTTTAAGGATGCGGCCGGCACAATCATATCCAAGCCATTTCCTCTAGCGGTCTACTCCATAAAAATCAGCAAAAATCCAGCCGTGTATACAGTGCAGAAGGATAACAGCAGTAGTACCCTCTATGAGAATACTCGTGTGATTCAGCAGATAGAACAGCTACTTGATACCATTATGCGCGTGGCCATTCATAATAATCATCAGGTGGTACTACTAGGCGATCTAGGCATCCATTGGGGCCATCCCCCCGCTGAGATAGCCCGTCTAGTTCGCGAATGTGTTACACGCTATCCCGTTCCCTATGTATTTATCTGCTGTGGTGATGGCATCCTGGATAAGCGTGACGCCATCTACTCTACCCTCTATGAGCATATACATAAACCGATTATGGTAATGGCCCCTAAGGAGGATGTGGAGGAACCATCCATCTCCTTTGTTTCTAAGAAGAAGGTATCTACTTCCACGATGGCGATGGTCAAATCAGAGACACCGTCTAAGCCAGTGCGCAAACCTGTTGCTCCAAAGCCAAAAAGAGTAGCTCCCGCCGTCGTACCCGTTGACTGCGAATCCGTAGATCCAGATACTCCTGATAGTACCGGCTATGACTCCTCCTAAGGTTATATTATTATTATACCATCTCCAACATACAACCAGATAGGAAATATACAATCAACTTAATCATGTTAAAATTTGATTTGTCTTTTTGTCATGTTGCACCTTTATATCATTTATGGCTTCCATTCGCCTGCTCGACGTTTGCTTTGCTAAAGATGAAGATCAAGTTGGAGAGGACTTGGAATATTCCAACCTGGAGATGCGCAGTAGCAACTCTAATGTAAGTACCCGATGTGTCACATTTCCAGACATTGCCAGTTTCCATACTTTTCTTGATCGGTATCAACCAAATGTGCTCTGGATAATGAATATCGTTCATCTACCTTCTATTGTTCCAGAGTATGTTAAATGGATCATATCAGTGGAGGAAATCCCGACCTCTTTCATAAAATCACATCCAACCATCCACATGGCATGTCTGTATCGTATTCTTATGCACGGATTTATTGAACTATTGCATATGGGCATAGATGTTGCACGGGCAATTGAATTGGCGGTCTATTATTGTTATATTAAAGAGGATATTGACCCTATGGATATTCCCAAGGTCAGGTTCTACAACATAGATCACGTACGTATTATAGATGGGGGAATAGAATTGCCAAAGACCGAGTCAAAGCCCATCTGCACCTGGCAAGACACCGAAGATGCCAAATTCACCATAATTAACAAGCATCGTAGATGTATATACATTGACTTTGGCAAGTATGCCAGTACGGCACCCACAGACGAAGCCGAGATAGGTTTGGATGGAATCTATGGCCTAAAGAATCTAACAGTAAAGTTAAGTCCTACGGATATGGAAATCTTCCATATGAAAGTCATCAAGGGAGGTATACTGCATATTGAGTAGGGCATTCTATCCATTATTTTTCATTGCTTTGACTGCTTTAGTGTGTCTTATTGGATGTTTTTGGATGTTTTTGAATGATTAGGACATCCCAATTGCGAGCATATCTTCCCATACTCCATCTGGACATAACATAACACCATTTAAAGCCCCCATTCCATTAATATTATAATTTTGATTCACCCCCATCTTACTTTTGCCCTTGCAGCGTCTTCCAGAGCAGATCCCTATTCCTATCAAGTTCTTTAAGCCTTTCAAAAATGGCCTCCATTCGCTTTCTATCCGCGTATTTTAGTACTACGAACTTTGAAGCGCTTCATCAAGCGTTCAAAGAGATAGAATCAAATAGCAGCAATACAAATGTGATAACCAGTTGCCAGTATTTTAAGAACAAAAACACTTTCGACATTTATATCAAGCGTCATCAGCCTACAATCATATGCATCGGTTCGGTTACACATTTTGATCATATCCCTTCATCCCTAGAGTGGATTTTCTGTGCAACTAAACCCAGTGAGGAATTTATTGCTAATAATCCCAATATCAAGATTGCATATGTTAACAATAGTACTATGAGGGGAGTTGCGCGTCTTCTTCACATGGATATACCTGTTGAGAAGGCCATTGAATTATCAGTTTATCATAGTCTTCTTTCTGAAAGTAGCACTTTGTTTACTAAGCCGGAAATCGTATTCTATAATATGGTAAAGCCGAAGAAGCCGGAGGAGGCAAAGGTGGAAACTCCCGGAGAGCCCTTGCCCCTGGCACCGCCTAAGCAGGAGCAACTTCCCCAACCAATTCCCTCTAGCGCTATTAAACCGGAGGTGCAACAATTGATGCCTCTAGCTCCTGTTCAATCCAAGAGCAAGATTGCCACAGCTCCCATCTTTAAATGGATGGTGACCGGAAGTGATACAGTTACTATTTACAATAAGCACCGTAAACAATTAGACATTAATTATGGATGGACTAGCTACAAAACCGATATGGTGGAGTATACCGTACCATTCAGATCGTATTATCGTCCGCTAGTTATCTATGTTGATGGGCACTCATATACACAGCCTATTTCGAAGGGCGGCATTCTGAGCGTTCTCTAGCATTGCAACATGCTCCTATATTTTTTGCATTTGAATAAATAAAAATTGAACTGGATATTTTGGTATATTGCATTCTTCAATACCATGGCCACTATTCATCTTCTCTGCGCAAGAGCCACCACCAGTGGTGACATTAACTACAAGATCAATGAGTATGCAGATCTTGAGAATCGCAGCACTAACCATCAAGTATCTGTTGTGTCTCGAGACTTCCCCACTACCAAAGCTTTAATGTCTTACATCCATAGATACAATCCGACTATTGTCTACATCGAATTGGCTGATTATATTGAGGAGGTACCGCAGTACCTTGAATGGCTTATCCTGGTCAAGGAGCCATCGGAGGAATTCATCAGCAAATATCCAAACCTTAAGATAGCAGTGACTGGTACTGTGGCTGGAATTCCTCGACTCCTGCTCATGGGGGAACCTATTAAACGAGCCATTGAGTTAGCAGCTTATCATACTCACCTTCAAAATGATAACTGTGCCCTAATTCCTCCCAAGATAACTTTCTATAATCTGAATGAGGATAAGGATGCCAAACGGGCTATTCCAGAGGAATCTCCGGTAACCAATACTGCAATCATTGCGCCGGTTGAACCCAAACAATCCCCAAAACGTCCCTCGTTTTATATTGGAGCCACAGGTGGCAACATAATTACCATCATCAATAAGAAACGGATTCCCATCAAGATCATCTATGGCTATGACAGTTATACTGTAGATACAACAGATGCGGAACACACGTTATCTCTGATAAACAGACGCAGACTGTTTATCAGCTGCAGCGACGGGGTGATAGTTAATCGCTGTCTTATGACCGGATGTGTGATAACCATAGTGTAGAAGGTCATCCTCATGTTATTTTTCCAGTGTTACAGATTCGATGAAAATTGAATCCATATTCCACATATATCCGCTTCACCGCGATTCCAAACAAAAAGATGGCCACTATCCGCTTTCTCACTATTAAAACAAAGAATAATAACGATAATTATCATGATACTGAAGACCGCAGTTCAAATACCTCCGTGCTAACCGATGGTAGATTCTTCTCAACGAATGAGGCTCGTGATAATTACATTAAGCGCTATTGTCCCAATATCATATGGCTTGAGGATGTTGAGAGTATTTTGCCCCTACCAAGTTATGTTGAGTGGATTCTTACTATCAAAGATGTTGGAAAGGAGCTTGCAAGCAAATATCCCCATGTGAAATTTGCCGTAACAGGAAAAACAAGAGGATTCCCCCGTCTACTTCACATGGGAGTCGATGTTAAGAAGGCTATTAAGATAAGCGCCTATCATACGCAACTCTATGATATGAATTGTGAGCTCGTCCTTCCAGAGGTCATCTTCTATAACCTCGACAGGGTCCAAGTACCCCCTTCTGAGGATTCCGACGCTGGTAAGACAACTATCGCGAATGGAGCGTCTCAGGTGATTAAAACCAGTTCATACGAATGGCACTCTGATCCCAAAGCCGACGCAGTTACCATTATTAATCCGAACAAGCGTGCTATTACGTTAATGATTGATGAGTATGAGGAAGAAAACTTTAGCAGTAACTTCTTTACCATGGCAAACCCGCACAAGGCACCATGGTTTATAAAGGTAGATGGTAAGGAGCTCTATGCCGATGTCACCTACAGAAATGTAATTAATAGGAATGGAATGTTTATTATTCTGTAGTGGGTGTTTTGGTTTTATTTAACCCCATTCAGAACTCTTGTCCCGGATAGCACATTGCTCCTCTTTTTGCATTTATGCTAATTTTGATTCAGCATTTCATTACTTGAGCAGTTCCTACATTCTATTACTTCCAAAATGGCCACCGTTCGCTACCTATCGGCCTTCATCGGTACTGATACCTCAGAGGCTAATCACACAGCCAACTTAACCGATAAGCGAAGTGATAATACCGATGTTACAACATTCTATCGGGCATTTCCCGATTCAAATGCTCTTAACATTTATCTTAAGCGCTATAGACCCACAATTGTTACTGTTGACAGTGTTACTTCATTCATCGATATTCCAGTCACTGTAGAGTGGATCATTAGCAGTAAGGAAATTCCCCAAGAGTTCATTTCTGCACATCCCCATATTAAGATGGCATGTCTTCATGAAACGTTCTCGGTGGGGTTTTCCATACTTCTACACATGGGTAAGCCTGTAAAGAAGGCGCTTAAGTTGTCTACATATGCTAAGCACCTATCGATGGCGGAGCCCAATCTCACTGCCCCTAAGATTACCTTTTACAACATGGACACAGTGGGCAAACCTGTGGAAACCAAAAAGGAGGAGTTAGAATCTACCATTGTACCATATCCTAATCTCATACAGGCTACTGGTGCAGACAAGACGCGTTATAGTTGGATTCCTGAACCAGCAACCAAGAGTATTCGTATTATGAATTTTAAGTCTGATACATACTTCATCAATTATGGTGTGCATATTATTTCTATTGAAGGTAATTCCAGTCGTCTAGTCGATTTTACCCATGCAGGTAATTTACATGCAAGGCTGCAGAACAAATTATGGCATTACGCATGCAGTATTGAGACTCCAGGCGTTCTCCAGATTGAGTAGTCCCTGATCATACATTTACATTACTTTTGCATATTACTTTTTGCTCTGAATAGAAGCAAATATGTTAAATTTGATTCAGTATTCCATTACTTGATCAATTTGCATTCCAAAACCCCAAACATGGCCACCATTCGTCAACTTAGCTTCAGTATCGGTCAAGATGGTTTCAATATTAATGATATGGCTAATATGGTAGACAGTCAGAGTAATAATGCTAATGTCACGACTACATACCGCTCATTTCGTGACTTGGAGGCTCTTAATGTCTATATCCAGCGTCACGATCCCACGATTATATCTGTTATGAATGTCAATCAACTTATTACTATTCCGGAGTCATTGGAATGGATCATTAGCAAGGAGATAATCCCCGAGAAGTTTATCTCCGCATATCCCGGTATTAAGATGGCTTGTGTTAATGGTGCATCTTATAGGGGGTTATCCGCCCTGCTGCATATGGGAGAATCCGTAAAGAGATCCATTAAACTGGCAGTATATGCACAGCAGCTAAAAGATAAACCAATAGTGCTTAAATCCCCCAAGATCGACTTCTACAATCTGGAAACACCAGATGTGGTTGATAATCCTGAACAGGACGCCACACCAGTAACAGCTGATCAGACACAAAAGGTAATCCTCATCAGTAGAACACAATATGTTTGGGTTTCCGCACCAGAAATCAAAAAGGTTCATGTTCATAACGAATCCTCCGAAACTATCGTTGTCACATACGGTGAAACCACTTGTACCATTACTAGTAATGGCAGTTGCTATTTCCCCTTTATTCAAATGGGCAAAATACAAGTAATTACGACGACGGATAGATTGGGATTTACTCACAATACTGAAACTTCAGGTAATCTCTGTGTTAAGTAAGCAGTTTGTTTCCACTCGTAAATTATAGACAGTATACGATTGGAACCAAATAAGTGACTAGTCGCGCTTCTCATATTATTTTTCCCCGCTCTGGTAATCGCGCCCCTCATGTGGGACACCTGCACTAGTCTGGCTATCATTGTCCTATTCCTCCTTATTCTGATCTATCTTAACAGCGTGGCAGAGCGAAATAGTGGCGATCCAACGGGCCCCAAGCCCTGGAGTCCCATTCCCGCGGCCCCTAGTGGACGAGAGACCTTTGACAGCGGCTATAATCATGATATGGCCGCCCTCCATCATTGGTATGGTGAGGATGCCACCCTAGACGATCTGCGCCCTACCGCACAGCGCGCCCGCTACCAATGGTCTCAGCGCGACTCCGATGGCTATACCCTCTATGATCATGTCTATCAGGATCAGGTGCAGAATAGCTATCAGCTGGAGGAACCCCGTGCCGACGTCTATGGCCCTGGCTCCCTTGCAGGCATGTGGAGCGCCCAGCCATCCATTACCCCATATCCCGGAGGCGAGACAATTACGCTTGCTCAAAAGTTCTTCTAAGCGGGCCAGCTCGGCTAAATCTAGTCATATTACCCCCATTCCCTCTTATATTTTTATTTTAGAACTATGACCCCATATATTTCATATCTCCTTTAATAGAGTCACCCCCAGGTATATCATTTGTGCTCCTTCCAATTGCCATATTTGGAATCTAAACAAAACCAAAATGCTCGTATTTCGCACCATTCCCCAGGTTGTAGACCACATTCTCAATTGTCGCTACGGGCGCCTCTACTTTGTAGATGGGCAGTTCCAGAATGACCCCAAGCCCGCGCCCTATCCCGTCATTAACACCGGGCCCATTCGTCACATTCTTGATCATACCGTCGGCCATCTCTACAATCTGGACAGTACACCCCATACCGTTGAGATTCTTCAACTCTATGAGTCCCAGGTCCGCGAGTACGACTCCAAACTCAAGCGCCGCATCCCCATCCGCATTGAGAGCAATCATATAGCCATTCGCCTCGATCGCGCACCCCTTAATGAGGCCAACAGCAATGAAATCACCATCGGGGGCTGGACGGTCAACTCCTATGAGGCCCTCCTGCGCGATGCCTGCTCCATTCGCAATCATCCTCCCATCTGGCAATTCATGGCCGTTATCTACGACCCCTGCCAGCTCCTTCAATGCGCCACCGGTTCCCGGCTCAACAGCAACGTCAATTGGCGCAACTTTCGCTTTCCTCCCATCACGGCCATCTATGAGCATCACTCCGACTATCATTCCCTCCTCAAAAATGTCGAGATCGCTCCCGGTTTCATCGGCTGCAATCATTTTGGCGGCTACTGCCCCAATCGCGGCTTTGAGTACACTCTCAACATCCTCCAGAACTCTGTCCGCCGAGGCGTTCGGCATCCAGCCCTTGAATTCAAACGCCTGAGCCAGCCCATCGGCATTCTTACCTGGCAGCAACTCTCCCAGTTCATCGAGTCACGGCATGAGTATCGCACCTCCACCACCTGCTGCTGCGCCTGCGGTTCCCTCCTCTATGGCTCCATCTACGCCGTCTTCAACGACGCCACCGCCCCCACCGATGTTCGCCTCTTTTGCCCCTTCTGCATTCATTCCAATCCCGACAAGTATGCCCCCGCCCTCTCCGGCATTGCCACCGTCCAACATCCCACCACCCTCGACCAGGTCTTTCGCCAGCTCCGTGCCAGTCCCCTCTATGCCGAATACCTACCCACCCTCACCATTCTCCACAATCTCATCCTCTCCCACTCCTCCCATCCCCTCCAGCATCTCAGCAGCAACTATCGCATCATCTCCAACTATCCCTCCGATCTTCACATCCTGCCCAAACACAAAAAGCCCGGCTACTGGATCATCAGCTTTCACACCGTCCAATACTACCTACTTACAGAGCTCACCTATTTGGCCCTCAACAGCGATCCCCATCTTAAGGACAGTACCATCGTCGTCATGCCGCGCATCATCTGAATACTTGTTTTATTTTTACCTACTTATCATCAGGACTAACTAAGAATGCATATTATACTTTTGAAGCCGTTCCCATTAATATCACCGGTATCCTGCCGCCATGTCCAACGTACGTCAGGCCGTCTTTAATCGCATTCACAAGATTCTCATCGCATATCCTCCCATCGCCAATTCTCCTTTTATAAAGTTCGTTGAGAAGCTATGCGTGGATATCGAAACCAGCATTCTTAATCAGGCCATGCTTATATCCCAGCAACATGGCATAAAGACCCGTTATGAGGAGGAGGATTTTCAATATACCTATCAGAACATCGTCTATACCATCCTTAGCAACCTGGATCCCAACTCCTCCCTAAATAGTCATTATCATAGCATTCAGCAGTTCGAATCCGGTATCATACCTCCCTATCCCACCTCACCTCTCATCGAACAATTCTACAGTTATCTCAAGTTACAGCACAGTCTGTCATCCCTCGTTAGGGACGGTCATATGACGCCCGAACTCCAAGCCAATATCTGCAATTATATCGTTAATCCCTCCACTCTCGCCTCCCTTCCCCCCTCCTCCTACAATCCCACCGCCTATCAGGATCAAATTAATGATTACGATCTACGCTGCAATGAGCATGTCGAGGAGAAATACTCCACCCTCTACAAATGCAACAACTGTCACAACAGGAAGACCACCAGTAAGCTCGTCCAGACGCGCGCCCTTGATGAGCCCCTCACCAATTTCATCACCTGTTTCTATTGCAAGAACGTCATGACCATGTGAGCCCCCGTGGTATTCGATCATCTGATTATTTTTCCCTCTTTCAGTATATCGCCGCCCATGTCCTGTCATGTCCGCGGTGGCAATGTTGAATCCGCCCCCTGCAACTGTGTTAAATCCACCTTCCTTGTCCAAGCCACCGTCATCATCCTCATCCTCTTCATTATCTACTACCTATTAGGGCCCTTTGCCAAGGAGCACATGATCTCGGGCTCCGTCCCCGTCAGTCTTGATCAACTGCTGGAAGCCAAACGCAGCGGCCAGCCCCTCACCATCCAGCTTCTCGTCACCTAGATCATCCAATGCCCCATTTTTATTTTTATTTACACTAGTATACCACATTACCTCCAGTTGACTGGTATAATCCAATATCATGGATCGTAATATTGTTGCCGTTTGCATCATCATTCTTATCTGCCTTGTCTACTATTACTACAGTCGTACCCCCTGCAAGGAATGCATGATTGCCCAGTCCCAGTTTGAAACGCTCTCCCGCGGCTTTAACGCCAATAACAGCAATGACTACAGCAATCTGTCCATCATTAATAATGCGGAACGTGCCGATCGCACGTCGCAGTGGACGCTGACTCAGCCGTAAAAAGTCTAAGCATAGTTGTTTGTATCCTTTTTGCCACATAATCTTCATTCCCGCTGAACCTACCATCGGCTCAAAAACTAAAAACAAATTACCATTCATAAATTTGATTCCCATCATCCTAGTACGTACCGCCCCCATGGAAATCATTCCTGATACCAGCAACCTAGATCAGATAGTGGAGGATGCCGCCAAGGACGCCCTTCATAAGGATCCCCGCGAAACACCCCTCAACACACCACCCATATCTCTACCACATAATAGACAGAGTGCCCAGGAGCCCGATGACTTCGAGGCCTACGATACCTTTGACGTCTTTCAGCAATCATGGAGCGATACCACCGATAACAATCTGCCCCTCACCCGCATCCTCAATAATGTTAACTCCCTGGAGAATAACATCAACATCATATCCAACGACATTACAGATATCTCCATACAAATCGATGAGGAGCGCAAATGCACCGCCGCCCGATACACCCATATCAATGAGCAGATTGAGAAGGAACATAAGCGCGCCGCCGAACGCTATATCGCAGTGAAACGCACCCTGGCCTCCCAGCAGGAGAGCATACAGCAAATCATCAGCATTTTGAGCAGCATTCAGAAGAGCCTGGAGCCCCCTCCCACAAATAGTCAGGTAAAAACAGATGATGAATCGCCCTCCGTCCTCTAGACTCTTCTAGATAAGTCATTCTACTTTTTGTATGCCGTCTTCCACTCCATGTATCTCTGCCTATCCTCCCCAAATACCTCCGAATCCATACATGTCTCTATTCCCGTCTTAGGAAACATCGGCCTGTCCAAATCTGCCAGCATTACACCACGCGGCCCTACAACCACGTTTGCCAAGCTAGTATCCACTCCCAGCGTCTTTGCCGTCTCTATAGTTTGCTTAAACTGCTCAAAATTCAGCATCTTGGCCCCCGCCACCGACCGTCCTCCCTCCATTCTCATCACCATAAACTGATAATTGCTCTTTGTATTGTTATGCGGGGGCTTATCCACTATATCCACGCCATACATTCGCGGCACCCTGTCCCATCTCTGCGCCTCCTCCATCTTTGCCCTCTCCGCCTCCGCATGCTTTCTACATTCCGTACAGCATAGGGGATAGACTTTATATCTCAATCCCCCGCTTTCATATACTACAGAACGCCCCACACACTCCTTCCAGGTGGCCCCCTCATAATCACTCTCCAGCAAGCCCCCTACCAAATTTCCCACCAAACATTTCCCTCCTATCAAACCTTTCCATCCTATCAAACCTCCCATCATTGCAACCACTATCACCATTATAAACACTATAATCCAGATCCACATTCCCTGCCCCATCCAGTTTGTATAGAAACAAATACCCTCAGCAATATTATATACTGCCAAATAATATAATCTCTCCATCCATCCCATTACTTATAAACTGGCAGAGGTCCAATCATCCGCCCTCCATGCTCACCTGGCATAATCGCACCGTCTTCACCCCCGACCATGCCCGCGAGCTCCTCCGCATCGTCTACAGTGAGCTAAATCTCTTTCAACCCATTACCCCCAGCGAATCCCGCGCCCTTCGCCTCCATCTCCCCTATCTATCCCGCCTCACCGGTCACACCATCACCATGACCCACCTCCTCTCCATCCGCAACGGCATCTCCACCCATACCACCATGCGCTCCCTTCACTCCCCCCTCGATCTCAGCACCTTCTTTGCCACCTACAAAGACAGCAAGATCACCCCTCTCGACGTTGTCCGCCGCGCCTCCCGCATCTATAAGGTCCCTCCCATGAATGTCATTCGTCTCTACCTCCTCAGCGAGGGATTCGGCGCCTCCGTTGCCAAGCGTCTCTGTAAGGATCCCTCCACCGCCCCTCCCGACATTAAGGCCGCCATTCAGTGGTGCAGCGAAAACGATGCCACCAGCGCCCTCAATCAGGGCATTCGCTATGATCAGGACATGCGCTTCGAGGCCCTTGTTGAGAAATGGCTCAAATCTCACAACATTCGCTTCACCAATCAGGCCGCCCTCGCCAAGGAGCAGATAGAACAGTTTGGTCGCTCCATCAGCACCCCCGATTTCCTCCTTCCCGAACCCATCCAGATTGTAGTAAAGGAGGATGAGGTGGTAGATGGTACAGCCGGGAAAGAGAAAAAGACCACCAAGCACACCATTCATTGGATTGATGCTAAGAATTTCCTCTACACCCCCGTCACCGACAGCACCTATCTCGATAGCATCGGTCAGCCCTACTACAAGCCCTCCTTTATGGATGGTAAGATCAGACAACAGGCCGAACGCTACAATAAGCTCTACGGTCCCGGCGCCCTTGTCTTTAGCCAGGGTTTCGTGATGACGCACATCCCGAATACCCTGCTCCTCGATGGCAGTTTCATTAATGCCAAAAAATAGTATTATGGTCCAGTTTACCCTTTCTTTTTCTCAAATTACTCTATTGGAATCGATACAGTATTCACAACAAAAACAAACCATATCGATCCTGTCCAGTATCCTAATATTCAAACTGCTCCAGACCCCTTTCTCTATATTTTCCATCCTCCTCATCCTCTCCCGCCCCCTTTGTCTCCGTCTTACCACCCATTCCCCAGTTCAAATCCAAATTGCCCGTCGCCCACAACCCCACCAATGCTCCCACCAACAGAATCACTATAAACAGCACAAAGTATATCATCTTGGATGACGATTGCTCTCCCACCGGAGCCGATCTATTACCAGGTGTCGTTCCCGGGCACTGCTGGTCCACCCTCACCGCCAGCATTCTCGCCTCCGGCGACATATTCACAAACTGCTGACATGTAATCACATCCGGGCACTTTGCCTGCAGCATATCCGCCGTTCTATATCCATTGTTGGCCACACAGCGCGAATCAAACTTATTGGGGCACTGGTGCGGTGATTTCACACATGTACAGAAGGGATGGTTGGGATTCTGCGCACAGAACGTCTGCGTCATGAACTGATCGCACATTCCCGACTGCGGCGTCATTCCACACTTACCCGCCGGTTCCAATCCCATGCAGCATCGCGCCCGTCCCTCCATTCCATACAGATTCTCCCTAATCTTACCCGCCTCACCATCGCAGCCGAATTTCACCTGCCGCAGTATAGAATCCGCCGTTGTCGACACCCCCGTATATCCACCACATGGAAAACGTCCCTCTGGCTCCCCACTCGTCTGTCTGCCCAACTCCCCCGTCGTCACCACCCTTCCACTCTCCATATCCGTACACATCGGCCGCACCTGCCTAATCGCATCATTGTACTTCACCCCCACATCACTCATATATGAGCCCAGCGGACAATGGAACTCTGTATCACTACCCCCTCCTCCCGCCTTTCCACTTGGATATATTCCATATCCATCTCCTATGCGCTTAGTCTTAGCCGCTATCTCCTGCGGTCTCTGGCAGAACAATCCGTCCATTCTCCTCACATATCCCGCGCCGTCCACCCCCACCTTCATTCCCGTCACCCATTTCCCATCTCCACACTGCGTTCCCGCCGTATATGGCCCAGCCCTCAATCCAAACAACTGGCTTTCGGCCATTATATCCTAACCGCATTAATTTTTCACAGTAATTTGTTATTCTCCATTTACAAAGCCGGGATATGTCGCTCATCTATGACTTTATTCCAGTGGATAAACTAGAGAGTGATCCCCAGGATATAATCCACCATAAATCCCATCGTTACTGCAAGCAACTCACCATTACCCATCGCGATGGCGATTTCCTTGTCGGCCTCGATATTCATTACCATCCCTCCGTCACCAAGAGCCACGTCACCATACAGCAGGGTGCTGTCTGCGAACGCTGGTACGGCGATAAGATAACGTGGAATGGCCTAGGATTGCCCCTCATGTCCCTTGACCCCACCCAGCTCACCTTCAGCGCAGTTCCCATCTATGTGACCCTACAGTTACGACAGCTAGCACAATTCTCCTCCTGCAGCAAGGAGGACGAGGAAACGGGATCTGCCCCCTCCTCCCCCGTTCCCAATAGCGCCCCAAATACCAACCATCACCAACAACCCGATCTTACCACCATCTATCAACGTGGCTGTCGCTACTGGCTCGGCCCCTTCTACACCGCCCGTCTCTCCTCCACCGAATACTGGACCGTCTACTCCTCCCACACCAACTACACCGCCGCCTCCGAACGCTGCCAATTCTACTGTGAAAACACCTATACCTATCGCGAGTGCAACAAGCTCTATCGCAGTCTCACCCCCGGCGAGGAGCGCTTTATTCGTCTTGATCGCGGCCTATCCGCCCCTCCTCATCTCGGCCTTAAATTCACCGGCTCCGTCATCATTGCCCCTCTCGGCCTTGAAACCCAAGCCGACATTTGGCTCGGTGAAGCCCGCGATCGCAACCGCATCCCCACCTGGCTTCCCTACCTTGTCCGCGCCTCCATCCTCGAGAGTCGTGCCGATAAGTACCAGCGCATCACCCGCGAAGTGCAAATCGTAACCCGCTCATCCAATTCCCTCGTTTCCACCCCCAAAGTCACCTCCCAAGTCTTCAAATACATAGGCGATGGTAAAATGATCTATCCTGCTCCGGCCGCCCCCGTCATCAATCGCGCCATTAAGACCGTTCACAAGGTTATCGGCATTGTCCGCACCCATCGTCCTCCAGTCACCCTCCCCAGTTCCACATCCGCGAAACCATCGTCCAAACCCCCCTCCAAAGTTCGTCTCTCCAATCACAACTCCATTCGCCTTCCCAAACCCCTTCCCGTCTCCACCCGTCCCATTCCCAAGCGCGCCGGTCGCCTCCCATCCCAGTAACTGCATCCCTGCACTAAAATCGCTCAATTATCTTTTTACCCTCCTAGTATATTTGTCCTTAATCTCCGAGTATTGAGCAGTTAGACAAAAAGATCAATCAGCTACCATTTCCCATGGATCGCAATCATCTCAACGTCCCCCTCATCAGTAATCCCCCTCCCGCGTCCTCCGGCCCCCGCGATCTCGTCGAAGCCGCCATCGGCATCCTCATCGCCTCCGTTCTCGCCTCCCTGCTCGCCTTTGCCTGGTTCATCCTCTCCTCCCTCGGCGCCCTACTCGCCTATTGGTTCAGCCTTTGTGACAATCCCGCCCTCTTCCACCGCTGCAGTCTCGTCTATGGCACCGGTCTCGGCGCCTTTGCCGGTGCCCTCATTATTATCCTCGTTATAGGTATACTTTGGCTGGGCCGCCTCCTTACGCGCATCTGCCGGCTATCACCCTATTCATCCACCCCTTATCAGGCTCTTTGATAAGCCCCTTGTTTCTTTCCAAATCTCTATCAGGGCCTTTGGTAAGCTTCTCCGGATTTAGTTATATTATCCCACCAAATATGGATGATCAACTCCATCTCGACCTCATCCACGCCGTCATTCATCACAACAAACGCGACATCCATCTCCTTACCGCCGTCGCCGACATCAGCTGGCTTGATTCCCACAATATGAGCGCCCTCATGTATTCCGTTCCCCATCCCGAGCTCCTCATCCTTCTCTGCTCCATTCAACCCCATCGCATCAATGTCCGCGATCCCTACGGCAATTCCGCCCTCACCTGGGCCGTCTGCAGCAATTCCCTCGACAGCGTCCTCATCCTCCTCAATTTCGGCGCCGAAATCACCCGTGAACTGCATGACGCCGTCTGGTTCGGCCATCAGGCCCTTGTCCGGCTCCTCCTTGATCATCTACCGGCCCTTCTCCATCGCCGCCATGATGGTCATCGTCCCCTTGAGCTCGTTCAATCCCTCTCCTTTCCACCCGTTGACAAGGAACCCATACACGCCCTTCTCCAGAGCCATTCCACACCTTCCCTCTCAATTCGGTAGTATTATATATCCTCTCTCTTTTATCTGTTTTACCTGTTCTTATCTCTCTTTGTTATCTCTCTTTTTATCTGTTTTTATCTATTTGGACATACCTCAGCCCCAATTCCCGTAATTTTAAAAGTTGAATATTCATTTCTCGTACTTGACATTCCCCAAATTCCCCAATTCCTCCGCCATGCAATCCTCCAACGACAGTATCCCCCTTCCCCTTCTCGCCCTCTGCGATGAGAACCAAAAACAGGAGCAGCTCATTCGCACCCTCCATCAGCAGAATCTCGATCTGAAGCAACTTCACCACAACCAGAGCCAAACCATTGAGAGTCTCTTCACCCGCGCCGACGAACTCAAGCGCCAAATCCAGTCCCATCTTTCCAAACCCGATATTTCCACCCAGGAAAACCTCCAACGCCAACTCAGCCACCAGCGCTTCCAAACCGCCATCTGTCACGAATACATCCAGCGCCAAGCCGCCAAGATCGCCGAGTTGGAAAATATCATCCTTACTCACGATCCCTCCTATCATCGCTCTCCCTCGTCCCCTCCATTCTCCCCCGTCCTCGTTCCATCCTCTCCGTAATTCATTCAATCCCCATCCTTTCTTTTTTACCGTAATTTTATAATTTTGATTCCATCACATTTGTATTGGTACATGTCATCATCCTCATAAATGCCTAAACTACCCCTAGATATTCTTAATATCATTGCCGGTATTAGCCTTCAGCATTATCAGCTAATGCTTCATATTCCCCGTTTCGCCCTCTCCACAGTCCATAATAATGGAAACTATACTACTCCTTCCCAACAAATCTACTGGCAGCATCACTTTACCATTCGCAGTGATATGACCTCATTTTATCTTGGCGTAGAAGCCTATCATTGGTCATTATGTGGTAAATACCACCGGGTTCAGGAGGGCCCTCATTGCGGTCCCGCCTGTGACATAAAAGATAGCACCCAAATATGGTTTCAACATGATAAATTACATAGAATCCAAGAGGGCCCCAATGCCGGTCCCGCCGTCATTACAAAAAATCATATAATATCCGAACGACACCTGATCAATGGTCCCCAAAAACATTACAAGGATAGAAAAGCTAATGATCTTTTCACTAAAAGAGCAAACCTTCACTCGTTCTGGCTTCGGGGTGATATTACGTGGTATTCTTCCTTACCTTCGAAAAGAGAAGAGTGGTGGTATAATGGTGAACTCCACAGAATTAATGGGCCAGCTGTCACCTGTGATAATGGCGATCAGTATTGGTGCCAACATAGTAAACTTCATAGAACAGATGGTCCTGCCATCATACTCTTTAACATATTTATCAATCTATTTGCTCAACCCGTAACAATTCATTACTGGTACCAAAACAACCTACTCCATGGACCAACTCTTCCAAATGGCACCTTAGGCCCAGCCTGTCAAATACAAACCCCCTGTGGTAAGATACTACTAGAATGTTGGTATATTCATGACATTATACATAGAGAAAATGCTCCCGCTCTCATCATGTCTAATGGTCATGAAGAATGGTGGCTTAATAACAAACCTCATCGTCCCCAAACCGGACCATTCGCCGGACCCGCCATCGTTACCTCATCCGGCACTGAATTCTGGATTCACGATGGTAAAATACATAGAGAAGGCGCTCCAGCCATTATTAAATCCGATGAAACCGCAGTATGGTACGAAAATGGATTGAAACATCGTATTAACGCCCCGGCCGTCATCAGATCAGATGGTGGTCAAGAATGGTGGTATAATGGAATGCGCCACCGTGTCACAGGTCCAGCCCTCGTTTCCCCCGATGGCACGTCTATATGGTACGTCATGGATAAAAAGGTACCACCTTTCCCCGTCTAATCACTATTCAAACCCTATCCTCTTTTTACATTATTCACCTCTTCTTTATATTTCAGAGATACCCTCCGGGTATCCGGCCGCCTTTGCTCAGAATGTGTTTTCAAGTGCATTTAAAGCTGTTCTGTGCGTTGGATTTTTAGAGAGGGGTTAGAACAGCTCCGATTGGGGCCTAAACTACCTCCTATTCAAAGGAACTTTCTTTTGCAGAGTAAGACTCCTCAGAGGCCAGGGCGACGTTACATGAATTATATTTTTGAATGACGCGTAGAACATAATATAGAGTACCAACGGAGCTGTTCTAAGCAAAGTTCGGCACCCAACAACCGATAGCATTGGGCAATAGCAAAGTGATAGAACATGGTAAATGAATTATTGAACTTTGCGGATTGGTGGGAACTGCGCAAGACGGAGCCGAATTACATCACACTCACATCATGTAAGATGGGAGGAGCACACCAATTGGGAGGGCTGAGCCATCTGATACTGGGAGAGGAATACCAGCTGATGGGAGGTACGTGGTTGATATATAAGTATGAAAATGAGGAGAGACCGGATAGACCTGCGGTGATGATGTTTGGATTATGCTTTCCATCGCCAAGTCAGGTGACGGCGGCTCTGCATGATGATAATTGGCTGGAGAGGATACGAGCATACATACTTACGCAGGCGAAACCGGCAGGAGCATCGGCGCATGGAGGAATAGCGGCGGCGGGGGTGGTAGCAACGGAATTGCAGAGGACGCGAGACGCATTGGAGGATGAACGGGCGGAAACGCTGACGGATGAGGAGTTGTGGAGTCAGGTGGACACGCTGGGGTCGTTCGTATACAGTACACATGAGAGTAATTGGTATGCTGGAACATGGGGAGAGGTGGCGACGGCATTCGTGGTATTTGCGGAGAGGATGAAGGAGGAATAGGAGGAGAGGTTCGTGCTATTTTTACTATATTACATTATTTTGCATGTATGATGTATACGGTGGTTTACAACTGACCTAGAACAGCAATATAATGGCGATTGCCGTCATACATGTGGTAGTTATGGTCCTGATCGCAACATTCGGCCTCCTTAACGTTATCGCCACCGTAATGTTTCAGCTTGGCGACACCAGGGGCCTCTGGATAAGCCTCGCCAGCTTTCTCATTCCCATCTTCCTGGGCTTTTACGGCATCTATCTACGATTTATCGCAACTAGCGATGCCGGTTACACCTATATTGATGATACGGAAATCATAGCACGACAGACAAGCGGAAGTAATTCAATAACACGTCTAAGTAGTAGTGGTTTAGAGAAAATTGATATTACCATTAATCATAGCAGAGAGAGAGTATAATAGGATCTTCTCCGACTGAATTCACAATGTCCGACTCCTATCTTCACAACAGCATCGTGGGCTATACCAGCTCCGGCGTCTTCCAAATTACCGATCCTACCAAGGCCCGCATGTCTGCCCTTCGCGGCGCTCACATTGTCCTAGATGGTACGATTGGCAGTGGTAAGACCACCCTGGGCAATGCCACCGCTCTCTATCTACGTGGACTGGGCCTGCCTGCCAAATTCAATCCAGAAACCATTAATCACACTCTTCTTAAGTTGTTCTATAATCAGAGCAATCAGGAAAATGGAGAGAAGCCCGCCAAGAACTACTCCCTACACCTGCAGCTCCACATGCTAGGTGACTGTCAGCAGAATTACCAAGATGCCATGTGGTTCACGGGTGCTGTGCCCGAAAGCGGCTCCTGCGGCATCGCCATCACCGAGCGCTCCGTCTTCGGCAACGCCGTCTTTGCCGCTCTTCACTACAAGAAGGGTGGTATTAGCAAGGAGGAGTTTGATGTCTACAAGGAGAGCCTCCAATCCAAGGCCCCCTACAACGCCCGCTGGGTCGTCTATCTGCACGTCTCTGTGGAAACCGCCATGCGTCGCATCAAGAAGGTCCGTAAGCGCGAATCCGAGAGTAATATTCCCGCTGATTACATGCTCCAGCTCGAACATGCCTACTACACCCAAATCTACTATCAGATCACCAGCGGTCATTCCAATGTCATCGTCGTCAGCAATGAGGAATACTACGAGGCGCCCCAGCTCCTCAACATGCTCCTCAACATCCATTCCCATTTCCAGTTTACCGAAGCCGATGCCCCCGATCATATCACCTATGGCACAGCCGGCACCATCCTACAGCGCATGGCTGATTACTATGAGCAGTTCATGAAGAAGTAATCGGATGAGACCACTATTATTTTTCACCAAAAAAAAACGCAAAAAGAGATCAGCGTTCTATCACGGCTTATATGGTAGTATTTCTGTCCCAGGTAACATAGAAGAACGAATATAAATACCATACTTAAACCAAGTAGCTGTACCGCTTCTAGATATAGAAGCTGGTAACTCCCTTCCATTCTCATCAATCTCTTCTCTATGTGTTCTATCGTTCAATATCCATATTTCCCTATAGAATACTGTATTGCGAAGACAATAGGTAAACCAAACACGCCATCTCCGGTTATCTCTAACAGTCAATCTGCCAAAGCGCGGAATGGATAGTAACTGCCTATAGATACTTAATCCATAGCCGATAGAGGGTTTATGGGCCTGAACTATAACGACATAGATGTCCAATGGCAGCATCTGCAATTGTGAAGCTTCCGAGGTGCTGTAAACGTAATATAGAATATAAACAATCAAATTTATTTAACTTATTGTTTTCTATCGCCTTAGTAACCGTACCATGAATAATCTAACGAAGATAGCCCTTAATAAGGCAGTGTTGGGAGGAGCGGAGGGTGTAGGCAAAAACATAGGTGCTGGTGTAGGCACCATCCTTACGCCATGGATTCCCTGGATTATCATCATTGCTATTATCATTGCTATTTGGTACTTTTCGCCCTCCTCATCCAAAGGCACTAAAAGTAAGCAATTCAAAAGTGAGGAAACGCCTAACAATAATGAGGACAGTGAGGACGAACCAGATGATAGCGATGATGAATAATACAATCCAATTAGATTTTTGAATAACCCATCTATATACATTATCGCATTACCATTTTAAAGGCATGAGCTGCAGCGTCTGCAATGAGAAATCGCCCAGTATGCGCAACTATTGCTGGTGGGGAGGTGAATATATGACCTGCAGTGATGCTTGCGATATTACGGTGCCGGAATACCTTGCCGAACATGCGGCGCAATGCTTTATCTGCGGTAACTATGATATGGAGAGTATGAGGGAATGGACTATGAAGATTAAGGAGACTACCGCAGCGCGCACCATCATTCGACATGTCCTTATCTGCTCCTTTGCCTGTCAGGAGAAGTTTATAGGAAAGATGGGTGGAAGCGGAGGCATTAAGCCCGTCTGTCTACACTGCGGCAAGGCCAGCGCGGATATAAAGCGCTGTTCTCGCTGCCATCAGGTCTACTTTTGCAATCGCGACTGCCAGAAGGCGGCATGGCCGGAACATAAGTCCAGATGCAATGAGACTAAGTAGCCTTCTAAGGTAGTACGAGACCGGCTAATGTATGGCCATCCTCTACTAGATTCATTTTTGCGCATCCAACTATCTCTCGGACTCTGTTGTTAAAGACACGATCACCGACGATGGTCGAATTGCTGCCCATTGCGACTACATAGCCCTTATAGTACTCACGCAGGCGTCGGAAGGACATGGCCTGGCCGGATTGATACCAGGAGGGCTTGGCCTCCATCATCCACTTAAGAAATTGTTGTATGGAATCGGGAGCACCTGCTAGATTCTTGCCATCGGCTGATTTGCGCTTTTCAGTAGGAGTTGAGGATACAGATCCACGTCTGGGAGTCTTGTTTTTGTTTAGATTTTCATATGCTACGATTGGATCGGAAGAGATGGGAATCATGCCTTCTACCACGACGCTCTCTTCCATCTCTATTTTTGCATCCAGTAAATCACCATCCTCGGCATCATCCACAGCAATTACCATCTTATCTTGCGTTACTACGGTAACAGCGGCAGCAGCAGCGGTTGATGTGTGCTGTTCCACCACAGGGGTTCCCACCATCATCGTCGCCAACTGTTCCCGTAAAAGCATTGCTATATTCTCCTCCGTATCGGGCAGCGGCTTCACCGTCGTCTTCATATCCTCTATCAGCGTCTGCACATTAATCGGCACCCCCGGCACATACCACTTCGGCGGATGATCGCTCTGAATCAATCGCAATAATGATGTTGAATACCTCTCCACCAACTTCTTACTCTCCGGCTTAATATCGATAGTTGCCAATGCCGACCCTCCTATCTGCAATCTTATATACATAGCACTAGCCGCCACGCAGCACTCCACCAGCATCTCTGCCACCAGCGCATAGGACATCTGAAACAGCTCCTTTCTACCATGCTTACGCCCCGTCGTGGACACCACCTGGTATCTATACGGCTCCAGCGCACTCTTTAGCATGTTCTCCGCCAGATGCTGATTCAGCGTTGGGTATGTATACTTAAAATTGACTTCCTTTACCCTTCCCGTCTGGTAACCTCCTATCCGCTTCTCCAAGTTGTCCGTCTTGCCTATCTTCCACACCCCCGTCATCTCTCCCGGATCAAATATGTATAGATATCCCCTTGTCTCCACCGTCGCCCCCAACACCTCATCCACCATTCTCGCCACATTTCCTCCCCATTTTTCCGTCATTATTCTCATCACCGCATGCTTATCGCTTCCCGATAAGTGCAACTGTGCCGCATCACGTAATGCCACGAATGGCACCGCGCTAACCACACGGCTGTTTGTTGTGCCCATTTCCCACCAGTCTACCCCATACATCCCTTACCCTGTAACATGATTTATATATTAGAGCTATGTTGCAGCTTTGTCTCAGCTTTGTCTCAGCCATATGGCGCTGAACAACTGGGCCAAATGAAAAACAAGATATATTAGAGCTTTGTCGCCGCGCATATGACGCCAAGCAACTAGTCCAAATGAAAACAAAACATGTTAAAGCTATAAGCAGCCATTCACTAACTTCCTCCACCCATGTTTCTCAATATGGATGATCAGCTCACTATCAAACCCTATGAAATCCAACGTGTAAGTAATATGCGACTACTCATTCAGCTCCAGACGCTGGCCCATAACCTTAATCCCCATAATTCAGATATTACTGATGGCCCTCGACTTCAATATCTTTGTATCACCGAAGTAATGCGTAGAAGGCAAACGCACGCCAATACGGAATGCGGCCGCATAATGCCTGTTAATATCGCCATGTCCGCCGGATGGGCAGCACTCTATAGTCCCACGGACGCTACCAATCAACTCGCCGTACGTCTGCTCTTTCCACAGGTCAATAAGGATATCATTCCCGAGCTCTCCCTATATATTCGAGGGGCTCTCCTAGATAAGTCCAAAAAGAAGGAGGAAAAGAAGACCAAACGAACCACTACTAAAAAGATTAGATCCGGATCCGGCTAGATACTAGTAAATAAGTGGATAGGATATGAATCGTTCATCGTTCATCGTTCATAGGTTCAGGCTTTATTTTTCACAGATTTACAGCGGCTGTACTGGATATAATGACACGTATATATCCATTACCTTACCATCCTGCCGCGTAGTGACCTCACCCGATACCAGCTGATACCATGGCACCATGGCGCCCTTGACGGCAGTCGCTATCACCTCCATTATATCGCAGATGCCCCAATCCCTGGCGCCAAACTCACTAACCGCATCCTTCTCCCATACAGGCGAGCCGTCCTTGTATACCATAGTCTCATGGGGCACCGGATAGTGAATTCTCAGAGCCAGCTTTGTATGAACGATCGGGTTGCGCTTCTCATCCCTGCGCCCCTTTAGCTGCCTGATACTGACACTGGTGCTTGCCCCCATCATTGGTATGTTGATAGGTTTGTCATCACTCCGCAACCACGTAAGGGGCGTCTCCCCCGTCTCCTTGCATCTAAGCGGTCTCAGCCCACCCACATATCCCCTAAACCAATCGCAGAAACGCGTATATGCCTCCTCCTCCATTAGCAGAAAGGTATTCGGCCACTTCCACAAGTAATACTCCTGCTTGGTATGGCTGCCATAGATCCACTCCTTTCCCTTTGCCGTCTTATATTTGGTGGTCCAGAAGGATCCCGGTTTGTGTTCCCTTCCCTCCTCCGACTCCTCAATTCCCTTTGCCACATTTTCCTCCCTAATCATACCATATACGCTTGCCATCGGCGTCTGGTATTTTGTATCTCCAATAACCGATCTCGCAATTAATCTCTTAAAATCGGTATGCACACCGCACCACACCTGCCCATACTCCATATTTGACATTCGTCGTATTATCCACTTGCCTGGCTGCGGCTCCCATCTCCATCGCGATCTGCTGATCTGATCCACGCCTAGATGGTATATCCCCTCCAATTCCGTCTCCGTTTGTGTTACTGGGAATTCCTCCCCCACCTTATCCAGCCAACTTACCACATGACCAAGATTGCTTGCCCATGCCGGTCTCTTCTCTGGCTGCTCCAATTCTTTACTCATTGTAATTTCTACACAAGAGATACAGTTGTTATACCAACATCTCCGATTCTATAACAAACATCTTCGTTCCTGCTCGCCCGCATTTAGAGGAAGCTTATATCGTTGCTTGATCCCATAGAATTCATTTGCGTACATCCCGATGACCAACGATATACCCATTGAGATGTTTCTCGACTATCACAGCCTTCTTAGTGCTATGTGCATAGAAATACCAGAATTAAAGCAGGAACAGCAACAGGCCGAACGCCGCTGCTCCTACTTTGAGGCCGATGAGCGCAATGGCCGCTATTCCATCCATAATATAGTAGCGCTGTGGGATCGCATAGTCGCCTACAATGAGACGAACCCATCCAGCGACCTCCTTAAGCGCATTACCTCCTATTCACAGCATTGGGGCATGTGGGAGTGGTCCACCTCTAAACCCATCACCGCCCTCCATCTATACAGCAAAACTATCACACTGCCGACCCCACGCGAGGGCGCCTCCAATAATGCCCTTAAACACTCCTATCGCAATCTCCACAACTCCATCCTGAGGGACTGGCCCCGCGACCGCAACCTTGTGCGCACCATCTGCAGCGCGGCGGATCTCCACACATCGGTCAGCAGCATCAATACCGCCCTTACCGTGCTTATCAATCGCAACAGCCTATGCATTACCAATATAGATCTCATTATCTGGATCGCCACTGCCGCCCTTCTCCCTCTTACAGATATCACCAAGCCCATCTATGATCATCAACATCTATTACAGCTTGCCCATCACAGCTGTCCCACCACACGATTAGTGCTTTGGGGCACCGATCTCTATGCCCGCTGGTATAGTCATGTATTGCCCATCCTTAACGCCGAGCTTCCCCTGGTTCTCACCATTCTCAACATTCCCACCTTCGCCCACCTCAATTCCCTCATCTATTCCCCCGACATCTACTTCTTCATCCACGGCATCAGCAATCTTGCACCCAATATTCGCAACCTTATACTCTCCTATCAGGATTATCGCACCCCTCATCCCTCCTCCCAACGCCAACTCAATTATGTCAATCTCTGGCTCGATCTCCTCAATCGCGCCCCCTTCACCAGTGAGTCCCTCAGCGCCTTCCTTCTCCACTGTCGTCAACTCCATCTCTTCTCCCCCCATAATCAACAGGACATGATCGAGTGCTTCTCTCACTGCATTCCCCATCTTCGCAGTCAGTTCCCCACCGGCCCCACCGATTCCAACAATTATAATCTCATCCTATCCGAAATGAAGACTTTGATCAGCAACAAACCCATACTACTCTCCGATATGCTCTCCCAACCCAAGGCCGAATCTAATGAAGTCCGTCCACCGCATTCCGAACCGCCTCCCGATCGCCCCGTTGCCTCCAAATCCTCCTCCCGTCTCAACGAGTGCATCATCTGCATGGATGCCGAACGCCAAACCGTCTTCACCCAATGCGGCCATGTTCTCTGCTGCCTTGCCTGCGCTGCCAACCAATCCACCTGCCCCATCTGCGGCACCGCAAGCACCGCCTATCTTCGCATCTATTTCTCCTAGTTAAGCGCCAATTACCGTTCCTACCCAATTACAGGCAAATAGAACATATCCATTATAAATTAAAAAATTGAATCCTATTCTAGGACATATCTGACTTCCCAGAATCTATCAATGGAATCACCAGTCGCTACCGAGTCTACTACCGCACCCGTCGCCAAGGATGCCGTTGCCGATCTTGAAGTCCAGCTCAGTGAACTCGCCCTCAAAGGTGATAAGAAGATCACCCTGATTACCGATGACGGCAAATCCGTCACCGTTTCCGCCCTCATTGCCCTTGAAAGCAAAACCATCGCCGAAGTCTACGCCGATCTTAAGGGCGACAAGGAGGATAGCATCCCCGAATATCCCGTCAGCGATCCCGAGGACAAGGACACCCGTCAGGATATTCTCATTCGTGTCCTCAACATGACTGCCTACAACAAATCCCGACCAGAAGACGCCCAGGTCATCAAGGATCGCGTCGTCGAGGCCAAGGATCGCGAAATCTGCAGCACCGACCACGTCACCGTCATGTACATGTGCAAACTTGCCAATTATCTCAACATTCCCGCTGTTCTTGACATTACCGCCAAGATGATCGGCGAGATGATGATCGGCAAGACCCCCGATGAGATTCGTGAGATGTTTGGCGAGCCTGATGATCTTACCCCCGAGGAGAAGGAGCAAATTCGCAAGGAGAATGAGTGGTGCGAAGAGCGTTAAAGATAATTTCCAGTAGTTTACTTTTTGCCTCTTTTTACCTCCTATCTCATTTTGCCATCATGTTCCGTTTGACACAGTCCAGAATCAAATATGCTAAAAATTGAATTCAGTCTATGTTACCTCTCCACTTATGACCACTCTCCGCGTCAACAGCTTCTGTGAGTGCGAACGCGTCTGGAATCCCCGTCTCAACTCCATTCATGGCGAACCCACCGCCTGCAGCACCTGCCATCCCATGACCTGCAGCTGGTGCACCCGCCGTGGTACCTCCGTCGTATGTCGCCGCTGTCGTGCCTGCTACTGCGCCCAATGCAGCCAATTTCAGGCCCACAACCACAAAGCCCTGTTCGACATCAACAGCATGTGCGGCCTCGACTCCTGTGACCGATGCATCGCCAGTGAATTCGAGAACTATCGCAATCGTAAGATTCACCGTAATACCCTCTACGAATTCCTACTCATTAAATATGCCCATCCCGATCTTCTCACCAAATTTCGCTCTGAATCCTGGGAGGACCGCCAAATCGATCTTCTCTGGTATCAAACCACCATGGCCACTCTGTTCAAAAACTACGATCTCAGCGACGCCGAACTCCGGCTCTCTCACTACATCGTTGCCGTCTACAATAAATCTCATCGAGACCTCCCCTCCTCCATCACATTCAAATAAGTGATCTCATTAACCCACATTTTTATATTCTCTCATGTATACCTTGCTACCATGGGCACCGCTATCATTGCCGTATTGGCCTTCGTCATCATTCTCATTGTGGTCATTGTCTACTATACCTCCATCAGTGAGACCAATGTCGTAGCCGAAGCCGCTAGTAAGCCTGCTGCCAGCACATCAACACCTACCGAAGCTAGCACTTCCACCAGTTCTTCCACCAGTACTACTGGTACCATCGCCAGTGGCACAGTTACACGTTCTATTGGTACAGGCACAACAACCGCCGCCGTAGCCGTTCCTGTTGCCGCTTCCGGATTCGCCGACGGTGCCGTCTTCCGCTGCCATAGCAACGGTGGCATCTATAAGATTGAAGCTGGCAAACGTCGTCACTTTCAGGACATGGCATCCTATACCCGCAATGGTTCCCCTACCTATGCCAATCTAGCCGATTGCGCCAAGCTCCTCGCCGTTCCCGAAGGCGCTCCCATGTAAATGCCCCATTCCTTCACTTATTTTTGCACACCAAACCGATTAATTACAAAAATTGAATTACAGTATCCTATGCTCTCTGTTGTTTGGAATCTTTACACTTAACAACATAAAACAAATTGTCCAACTCACATACTCACATCTCATCATCATGTCATCTTGCTAAAGTGTATAATAGTTGGTTTAGGATACTATATACATATTTGTTTTTATATATCTCTACACGAATGTTGTAATAATCATATTATTCTTACTTTATATTCACCATACAGTATCTCTACAACCATAGGTGTTTTGGTTTTGTTTAATCCCATTCAGACCTTTTAAACGGAAACCAAATGGGCGTGATTGCCAAAATTACCATCGCTCTCATCATCCTAATCATCATTTGCATCATCCTTACCTGTATTACAGCAGGACCAGGTATGGGTATCTTCATGGCCATTTACATAAGCATTCTTAGTGCACCCGTCTTCGTTATTCTTGGCGTTGCCGCTGCTCTATCCTCCTAATTATTCCACACCACTTTTTATTTATCATTCAGTATCATCGTGAGTCCCTCCCTATTCTACAAACATGGGTCTCGCCGAATTTGCCTCCATGACCATGATCGTCGCCATCGTCATCATTCTCATCATCTGCCTCGGTGTCTACTGGCTCCTCGGCAGCACCGCCTCCGTCATTGTTGGTCTTGGCCTCTTTATTTTCGCCACTCCACTCTTCCTTATCGGCGGTATGGCCAGTGCCCTTGCCTCCAAGCCCACCACCTCTCAGTAAATTACCCCTCCTCTATATTTTTGCATATTAAATTTGCCCCCTCCTTGTATACATATTTGATTTCGTACAATCATCAAAGACGAATTCCAACCAATAAACAGAATAACATGGCAAATACCTCTGTTCTCTTCATAGTAGAACATCGTCACCAATTCAATATCTTTGCCAATGACACCAGCAATAATACCCGCGTTGTCACCGCCTATACCAATAATATCACTCCCACCCATATCCACGCCTGCATTCAGCGCCTCCATTCCAATCATCTCGTAATTACCACTCCCAATCTTCCCGATCTAACCGGCCTTAAAGTCCACACCATCACCCATATTCATCATGAGGATAAAGCCAGTCCCACCGCCCTCTCCACCCTTAATCATTGCCATACCTACTACAATGTCCTCCTACCATCATCGTCTCTCGATTCCATCTCCCCCATCATCAACTCCCTCGATGTCCTCCTTCATCTCAATCATCCCCTTCCCCGCGCCCTCTCCCTCTCCGTCCTTCTCCACGACACCCAACAGATGCTCCTCCATAAATCCCTATCCTCTCCCACCCCCATCTTCAAATGGACCGATCGCCCCCTTCAACCCTCTCCCACCCTCCTCATCCGCGTCCTCACCGAACCCAATGGCAATATCACTCGTCTCTATCATCTCTCCGGTAAACTAACCTATACAACCCATACCGTCTTTCGTCATCCTAACCCCGTATCCAAAAACAAAAAGGATGTAATCTCCGAAACCACCTGCCAGGACGCCCAAGGCAAATCCTGCTCTCTTCCCTCCGATCTACTCGCCTATACCGTCTCTCATGGACAAGAGACGTCCCATCCCCTCCATCGCCCTCCCCGCTCCCGCGAAACTCCCTATCCTCCCAAACCTCCCACCCCCTTCCATCTCTACTACAATCATCTCCTTACCCAAACCCCCTCCATTACCGTTGATCAGGCCCTCCTCGAATGGAACAAATCCGCCAATAGCGATCTAGTCATCAGTCACTATGATACCTACAAACGTCTTCATCGCAAATGGCAAACCGAATGCACCGTCGCCACCCTCAAACGTGCGGAACATTCCGCCCAACTCCTTAAAATACAACAACAAGCACAACAACAAGCACAACAACAAGCACAGCAACAAACACAACAAGCTCAGCAAACACAGCAGGAAAAGGAATCCAAAGCCAAACAGGAGAAGGAGCTTAAGGCCAAACAGGAAGCCGACCTCAAAGCCAAACAAGAGAAGGATCTCAAAGCCAAACAGGAAAAGGAAGCCAGAGATAAACAAGAGAAGGAACTCAAAGCCAAACAAGAGAAGGAAGCCAGAGATAAGCAGTCCGCCAAACTCAAAACCCCCGAATCAAAGCCCCCAGTCGAACCCCTTCCCGATCCCTCCCTCCACCACTCCATCGTCATTCTCCAAGACACCTCCGCCTCCTATGCCGCCCTTGCCGCCCATGTCTCCCTTGAAACCAACTCCGACCTTCCCTCCCCCGATCTCCCCATGTCTCTCATACATGAGAGACAAACCGAGGACATTCTTCAATCCGCCATCATCTCCCGCCCCAAAACTCCCAAAACTCCCATGGTCGGCACCTCTCCCCCCTCCTCCACCTCCCAATTCCCCGTTACCATCGAGAACCGCCTTCCCCGCCCCATTTCCCTCGGCACTCCCTCCTATCATTGCATCCTTCCCCCCTCCACCCTCCTTCCCTCCGGCCTCCTCCTCCATCATCAATGCCAATACCTCGCCTCCCCCTTCTCCGAAATCCCCATCGACGGCCAGATCTACGTCGCCATGGAACCCAATCAGCATATCATCATCCAGTAACTTGATTCTATTGCATATAGTAGCACCACATCTTCCTTTTTCATCTTCTTTTTCATATCCATTTGCTATCATTATCACATACCCGCTTCCTGTTAAAAATTGAATAATCTCCTCCTATACCTTATCCCCCATGTCCAGCCCCTCCTATACGAAAAACCGCGAACAGCAGCTTGAAGAAGCCATCCATCATCTCCAAGCCGAAATTCGTCAAATATCCCTCCAACTCAAGGCCGAGCTGTCCCACGCCGTTCAACTCCGCACCAAGACAGCCGAAGAAAACGCCGCCATGAAAGAATTTGCCAACACCTTCCAAACCTTCCAAACCTTCCAAACCACCCACTCCTCCCTCATCCACGATCTCTCCAATTGCACCGATAGCAATGTCGAACTCCGTCACAAACTCGTCGAATTTGAACAACAAAAGCAATTGCTTCAACAACAAGTACTAGCATGCGAGCAAAAACTGCTCCTATTCAACGAACGCATGGAAGCCAACGACCAACAGCTCCATTCTCTCCAGTCCCAACTACAAGTCCTCAGATCCACATCTCCCACCTCCAACGCCACCATCTGCAATTCACAACACGAAATTCCCTCCATCTATGCCGCCAACATCACCCACTGCCTCATGTGCCACCGCCGATACAAATCTGAATCCCCCAACATCGTCCTCATCACCGCCCTCTGCGGCTGCCAAGGCGTCGGTGCCCTCTGCGTCTCCAACACCGGTCTCAATGCCTGTGGTCTCGATCCCTCCCTCCATTCCTGTGCCGTCTGCCGCTAATGCGTGTTTTCGACGGCGATTAACGTGCGACCTCGTCCCGGCGCTCTAGACCACATCTTTTTCCCTGCAATGCGTTACATACCAATCGTTTTTCCTTGAGTTGGTACCCAAAACCTCCTATAAAATAAAGTTACGTCAGTTCATTGTCCATGGGCTCTCGCCGCTGACCTCTAAACGATAGCCACACCCCTATCCAGAGCCCTACCTTCAATTCGGCCCCTAGCTGGGCGCGCGAAGCCATATGGGTTTGCACTCATTTCACGTACGAACCCTGCCGCGAGTGTCATATCGCACTCCTAACCCCTGTCACGCCTCTCTTAACGGGGGTCAAGCACACGATCGGCGCCCGTAGAGAGGGTCTGAAAACGTAGGGTGTCCACGGCCCATGGCGTAGGAGAGATAGACGAGGTATTTGGAGCGATTTGGAAGGTTTGGAGAGGAATAGATGATGGGGGATATGTTAAAAATTGAAAGAGTATGTGCATTACTTAACGACGACATGGCGGATATTGCAAAGGACGAATTTCGTGAGTTGTGCGAGCATGAACAGAAATTGGAAGAGATAATCGAGGGTTTGGAGTCGGAACTTGCTTCTGCAAATCTCCAACATAATCAAACCTTGCAAACCCTACAAAGCAAGATCCAGGAACATGAAGCCCAGATAGAGAAGCTCAAAAAGGTAAACACCAATCTCCTAGGCACCAGCAACAGACTACGCAATACCAAGGGCATATTGCATGGTATGTATGTCCAAGCAATGGAGGACCTATCCAATTGTACCGACAAAAATGTGGATCTACGCAAACAGGTATCGATATTGCAAACTAAATTGGAGAGGCTGGAGAAGTCGCTGGCGATGACTAATCAGCAACGAATCGATTCAGTCAAGCATCCACACAATTGTCTACGATGCGGTTCGTCCTATTCCGAGCCCATCTGCTGGCTCATTCAAGCCAAGTGCGGCTGTTATGGCTTTGGCAAATTCTGCGAATCCTGCAACAGGGAGGGTGTGGAAATGAATTCTAAGACATATGATTGCTTTGATTGTAGTGGTAAGAAATCCAGACCAGCTCAACCCGCCACTCTTCCCCATCCAAACATAGCAGAGGTAAATCCAAACACTACCAAACCACCCATCTATCACTGTCTTATGTGCGGTTCTCAATATAACACATATGGTGGTGTACCTGATATGATACAGGCCAAATGTGGTTGTCGCGGCTATGGTAAATACTGCGCATATGGTTATTGTAGTGATCCATGCGGTCAAACCCCCGAATATCACGATTGCCTAAAGTGCAGAAAGTGCAGAAAGTAATACCTGGGCTGTTTCAGTCTCCTTTACATTTTTTTCCATAAGAACACAATTAACCTGTTTAGAATGACAACCATCTATAATCAGGAGTCTATGCCATCGCCGCCCGAAGAGAAGATCCATGATACATCTCCCCCATCCACAACATGCATCTACACTACACTTCCCCATGTCTGTTATCCCTGGCGAGTAGCAGTTCGCTGCGGACATATCATAACTATCAACTGTTCCTATGACTACTCAACCATCTACCGCAACTGCAACTCCTGTCATGGGGCGCCATGAACGGGCACTCCGCGTAGCTTTTCGTAAATTCAATCTAAATTGTGGATTATGGGCCTTAATATGCCAACTTATTGACGAATGGGGGCCTAATATGTGTGCTTGGAGTCCTTTTTGTGGTCTCTGGAAGGCGCAAAAAAGATAGGTGTCCATGGGCCCGCGGCAGGAGGGTCAAATCGCATATATTGGGTTCAGGGTGAGCCTCGGTGCATGGTTTTGGTATCATTTAACGTACTTATAACCATAATTGACGGCTAGATGCTCAAACCATATACCTTTACCGCGTTTGGATTCGCTAGACGCAGACCAAACCCCTGTTAATCATCGTAAAACAGCCCCCAGAAAAAAGACACCCAACGCGGCCCTTACCAGCGCTGGGAATTGAAGGGGAGGATGCCGGGGGTGCCGGATTTGGGCTTGATGCCGTAGCAGAGGGCGGAGAACTTGGTGCCGCGATTGGCGGTGGCGGGGGTGTAGACGGTGGAATGGGAGGTGCAGCCGTCACTGGGTTGGGTGGGACGCATGGCCCAGGCATCTTGGGTCCAGGAGACGTTGCACCATTGGGCACCGGAGCGCTGGGCGGAGATCAGCTCTTGGGAGGTGGCGAGACGGAAGCCGAGGGAGGAGCAGGCTTTGCCGGCTTGTTCGTAGTTCCATTCACCGACGAGGCAGAAGACTTCGGGCTGGGGACGCTGGACGAACCAGACGGCGAGGATGAGGAGAAGAACGATGAGGAGGGCGAGATACATGTTCTGAGAGGGAAATATATAGGAGGAAATATAATATGAGGTAATATTTGTTTTGGGGAGTGTGTAGGAAAGGGATGGAAATGTGGATTGAGATAGGAGCGGTGTTGATATTGTTGTTCATAATTGGATTCATTCTTTATAGGATGACGAGGGAGTGAATGGATGGAATGAGGAGCAGCCGGGAGGTGGTCATCCTAAGGCGTCAGGTTTTACCATTAAGGGCCCAGAGAAAAATCTACGAAGCGTCTTCACGTTGATTTAACGGGATGATGATTGAAGCATGAGTATATTTTTGAATAGTTTGGTGATGTACTCGACAAGGGTCTTCTGATTGAAATGATGATAACCTGGATACTGCTTTTTGAGGTGCTCAGTCCATTTCTTCATATTACGATAGTTAATGTCAAGGGATAGGTTTTTGTTGCCCTTGATGAGTTGTTGGGCGAAGGGGCCGCGACGGCAGAGCTCACAGACAAGGGGATGGACATCGCGATTCCAGTGCTGTTCAACTAGCTGTTTAACGGGGATGTTGATGTAATATTTCATATCGCAGAGGTCGGAGATGGAGGCGACGTAGGGAAGACCACCTCCTATATTATAGTAGGTGATGCCGACAAGGAGAACGGGCTTGGAGCTGACGTAGATGGCCTTGCGAACCTGCTCTCTGAACCGCTCTATAAACTTCTTGCCAAGATCATTCCTAAAATTATCATAATCATCTTGTGTATGTATGTTTTTAGCTCTGTGTAGCTCCTCCACAATGGCCTCGCCAACGGGATCCAATATGACATCCATATCTATGACTGTAATGTCATTACCAAAGCGAGTGGCGATCTCCTTGCCAAGCCAGCTTTTACCTGAGCCGGGATAGCCCATGACGTGAACTGTGTAAGGTCTGTTGACATCGCGCCCACCTTGCGTTACGTCGGTGGTCTCCTCATCCGGCTGCAACCATAGCAGCACTGCTACAGTTATGATAATGATAAAGAGTAGAATGCACAGGAGCTCCCACATTTATTTATAGGAAGCAGGCCCGAATACCTCATAATAGGGGTTAAAAATAAAAGCGCATCCGCGAATCACAGCTTGGAGGCGTATTTGGCGATATCGGCTTCATCGATATCCAAATAATCCGCTACCATCTGTCTCACTTGCGAAAGGCTGTACTTAAAGAAGTTTATCTTGCTGGTTTTGATATTGAAGGGCATGACAGCGGAAAGTCTGGATGCAAAGCTGTAGCGATTAAGCGGTGTATGTTCATTCTCCTTCGCCCAGGCCAAATACATATCGTAGACCTCCTCACCGGATACCCTGTCAAAGGCGTGAATGTTGGAGATTAGCCAGGCCTTGGCACTGCATGACTGTAATTGATCCATGACATCCTCGTCTAGGGAGGCGCTGCGAATGCGCTTATGAGGGGGCGCCCTGGCATCGTCATCCGCTCTATTTTTCTGCTTGGATTCGGAGACTGCGTGTCTCTCATCTTCATATTCAAGGGGGAGATCCTCGACAACTGCTGATGTATCGGAATTGGTGGAAGTTTGCACTTTACTGCACACGGTCATTGCCTCATGAGACTTCAGAAGGTAGAACGAGGGATAAATATGCTTATCAGTTAGGATCTGTGTCATGAAGACGGAGGCTCTCTCCATATTTTTCACGGGTAGGGTCATCATGTTGCACGCAGGTAGAAAGCGCTCATGTTCCTTCCAATCCTTCAAAGGATCCTTAGACGTGAAAAGCTTGCAGTGATTCGGCATGAGATCCGCATGGTAAATGATTACGAGAAAACCGGCCATGGGGAGTCAATATAGTAAAAACTAATTCAAAAATTTAATATATCAACATCTTGAGGTAAATGGCTAATGGGATGTTTTTGTGCAGGCCTATTCAGAACAGGAAATGGAAAGGCAAATAAAAATAGTTAATCAGAGTTTTACGATTGGTATGTGAGTTTTTGTATCAACCCCTCTATCTGTTCCCTATTGATCACATATTTGTTATTCTGCAGCTCGATGTCCTTGAAGATGATTTTGAAGAGTCTCTCGAAATCATCCTTAAAGAGGATCGTTCTTTTTGCTCCATCACACCACTTATCATAGATGGTATATGCGGAGGCGGCATCAATCTGCATTCCGTCTTCTAGGGTCAGCAACCAATTGAAACAATCGGCCATTTCACTATCTTGGATGATACTGCGTAATGGAATCGAAATGAGGTCGTTCTGCATTTCCTCACAAACCCGTAGGGCCTTCTCCAGCTCGATATTCAAAATGGTAGCGCGGTTGCCATTCTTTAGTATGCGTAGGAAGAGATTCGCATTGAATCCATCTTTCACTGGAAAAGCCACACAATTGCCCATTGGGAAGATAGCATTAAAGTCCTTGCAGACTTGAACCAACTCATCCTCTGTCACCACTCCTATATGTAGATGCTGTGGGAGTAATACTGTATCATAGAGTAGGTAGACAAAGTCGACTTCTGCCATATCCGTCAAATAAAGAAGAAACAATTCAAAAATTTAATATAGTATGCCTTCAAGACGTGTTATACCATATTTCCAAGTGTCTCCATATCCAGGGTGTGATCCGTGTGCAGTGTCTGTTTGTCGGGTGTGACGATCTTCCATCGTATATACCATCTTACGGCATCGCGACGCACGGGCGCAATCTGGCCCACATCATAGCCGGAAGGCAGGAAGGAGAAGCACAGCTGGTGCATCCGTAGTTCGGGCATTGCCTTACCTGCCCGCACGCATGCCAACTGCAATTCCGCATAGCCCACCGCTAAACCGCACTGCATATACCACAGATGATGGGCGGTGATGCCCAGTTTCCTATGATCCAATCCCATTAGGTGATTGTATAGTTTGGGGCAGCTATATTCCACATTCCTTATCATTACATCGCGTATGGGTGCAAGCATACCATAACTAAGCATGTAACCGGTCTTACCGCTAAAGTCGAGTATGCTGTGTATCGTATCTACGTCTAGTTGCAGGCGATCCCATCTATCGTAGCTTGGAGTCTTCTGCATACTTTGTTTTGCTGTTTCTGGTTATGTTTTATTTGATAGATGTGCTATCTATACAAGACGATAGAAAGTGTGTAGAGAGAAGAACAGAGCGTATATAAAAGACGCCAATCAAAAATATATTGTATCATATCCAACGCATCATTGATCCTCAAATAACCTGTCCAAATTCCATTCGGCCATGTCATAGCGATTATTCCACTGTTCGTCAATAGCACGTAGTATGTTCCAGTAACCATATATGTGTTGTTCGCGTCCATCGCTCCATTTGGTCAAGGAGGTCATCCCCTCCGCTACCCAATACAGATCTGGTGACCATTCGACATATAGTTTATGTAGATTCATCCCCACAGTCGATTTAATTAATTGGAGTGCTTCCCCAAAGCATTCCAAGACGGTTAGAGACTCGGCCGTCTTTGCCAGTATCTTTAATATAGTATAATCCACATAAAGATCACTTATTATGAGCATCTCAAGCTTCGTCATACATTCTATACTTAATCTATCTCCTGCATGAATTGATCTACCCGTCCCACCAATGTTTAGACGTTTTAAATTCGTGAGATTCCAATCCGCCCCTATAGGTCCCCTCAGATCATTGCAATTTAGATATAGAGTCTCTAGTCTTGTCATTTGGCTTACCTTTGCCAATATTCGATTATCAAGTAGATTGTCGTTTAGATTAAGATATGATAAATTGCTCAAATTACAGATATCTTCAACATGATCTGTTGTAATGCCACAATTAACAAGCACGAGAGAGACTAACGTGGTCATAGTGCCTATCAATCTTGCATTGGTAATTTTTGATTCAATTATTCGTAGCTTCCGCAATCTGAGTCCTTCTAGCGCGTAAATGTCGATACTTGAATCGCCCGTAATATGCAGTTTTCTCAATGCAGATAAACTAGAAAGCGTATCTATCCGCATAATACTGCAATCAAATAGACGCAGATTATACAATCGTGTCATTCCTTCCAATCCACGTAACATCTCATCGGTTAGGGCGAATAGTAAGGACAGGCTAATTAGGTTTCTTGGGAGGGTCCTCACAAAATCCCGAGCTATTGTAGCTTCAACATTCTCGACAGTTGCCACATATAACTTCTCTAATCGCTTTGGTATTTTACCTGCCATAAGCATCATTTCAAAATCGATCATTTGGCGAGATCCTATTTGCAAAGTCAATCGACGCAAGGTATCGCAATCCGATAATCTCAATACCACCGAACATGTCATCATTTCCTCCAATTGATTGCAATCTAATTCAGTTAGTGCCAGACCATCAAGTTGGTATATCTTCTGCGGGTTCACCTTACGCATATCCATCATGTGCATTTCCAAACGGCGAACCCAATGAGGCACCTCTATCTGGTCGTTCATAGAGAATATAGATACTTTGGCCAGTGCTTTACTGGCCATCTTGTTCCACCGTCGACTAATCAGCCTCATCTGCTTCAACTCCTCCGTTGGAATCGTGTCTAGTACTTCGCCCCAGGTGTCGTTGTTCATCGTTTCTCAAATATCGGCTATTGTTATTCAATTTTTACTGTTAATATTAATAAACAGGCAAATTGAAAAAATGAATAACCAAACTACTATATTGACATCATATCTTTTAATGGCCCAAGTTACTCCCATTCGCACTGAGAGCATTGAGCAGGGAGACAAGGTGGTAAGATATACCGTTGATAGTAAACTGCATAGAACGGATGGTCCTGCCCTTATCAGAATAGACGAAGGTGGCACAATAGAAGAAACATGGTATGAGAATGGCGTGAAACACAGAGGAAACGGCGCAGCGTACACCATTATTAGTTCATGTGGTGATTATGCTATGGGATGGTATTTCAACAATGAATCACATCGTATTGGTGCCCCATCCTATATTGCCTATAATGCAGATGGTAGCGTGGGTAGTGAGTATTGGCGTCAACATGACAAGTTGCATCGCGACGACGGTGCCGCAATGATTTTCTACAGTTCCGATGGAAATACATACATGAAATGGTTCTGTAATGATAAACTTGTAAAAGAGGTAGTCGCACCAAGTTCAACAGTGGCACCAGGTTCCGACAGAAATACACACATGAAATGGTTCCGTAATGGTAAACTTGTAAAAGATGTAGCCACACCAAATTCAGCAGTGGCACCAGGTTCCGATTAGCTGTTTGTTAACTCTGTTTTTATCTACTTATACTTAAATCAAAAAGTTGAATAATTAAGTCATTTATATTGGTTTAACAAGCAGCAATGGCCCAAGCTACCCCCATCCGTACCGAATCTATTCTCGAAAACGGATTCAAAGAGGTGCGATACACAGTTGATGGTAAATTACATCGAACAGATGGCCCAGCTCTTATCACTACGTCCGTTGATGGTATGATAGAGGAAATTTGGTATGAGAATGGTAAAAAGCACAAGACAGATGGACCAGCGTACACCATTACTAGTTCAGATGGCATTCATCAGGAGTTTTGGTATGAGAATGATAAACAACATAGAATTGGTGCACCATCAGCCATGTCCTTTGATAGGAATGGTAATTTAACACATGAAGAATGGTATCAGAATGGGGAAACCCATCGTGATGGTGGTCCTGCTGTAGTTAGTTACGATCAGGATGGAATCATACGTCAGTATTGGTATAGCCATAATAAGCTAGTATCGCAATCGACAGAGATAGGTAAACCGTACTGAACAGTTATTTCTTTTTATCCATCTCCTTTATGATATTTGGCCTATAATAATTAAAAGTTGAACGGGTCATATCCGTTATATTCAATAGTGCACTTAAATGGGAAACTGCTGCGCTAGGAATGCTGGAAGTGGGTGCAAGAGAGCAGAATATGAAGAAATCATTCCTAATCCCCCTGCGCCAGTTCCTCCGATCCCCATTGGTAATATTACACCTCAATCCCCCGCTCCTCCTGTAACTAATGCGCCCATTATTCCGCAATCCTCATCTACCGACATCATTCAGGCCGGCTATATCGCAGTCAACTGTGGCGCATGTAATAAGCGCTTTAATCGCAAGACTGAGGACACCTGGCGCAAGTACTGCAGCAAGGTATGCTCAGATTCAATGCTCACGCGCGCCCAATGCCGACGATGTAACATACAATTCCGTAGAGCTCCAGGTGACGAATCCTGGCGCCAATGCTGCAGTGAACGCTGCTCCAAATTACTTATCATTAGCAAGACTTGCGAACGGTGCGCCAAGCTCTTTGATGTTACCTTTGAACAGCGTCATCGCAAATACTGCTTTAGATCGGAATGTTTTGTGGAGAGAACCCCGGTGGCAGGTAATGAGAACCGATTTACTACTGCCTATAAGCCCTATTCCGAGAAGGCCATCGTTTGGCTTGAGCAGATTAGCCAACGCCAACAAATCTACATCCGTCATGCCAAAAACGACGGTGAATATAGCACCATAATCAATGGTCGTCGCGTCTATTTCGATGGCTATGATCCCGCCACCCACACCGTCTATGAATTCTATGGTGACTATTGGCATGGACATCCCAGCCGCTTTCCACCCGATAACCTCCATCCCAAGACAGGCACCACCTACGGCGAACTCTACCAGAAGACCCTTGATCGCGAAGACCTCATTCGATCGGCCGGCTACAAACTTGTGACTATATGGGAACATGAATATGATAGAGCGTAAAGTAGTGCATAAGCTGCATACTTGGACTTGTTTTTTTTGCTATTTTCATTTTAAGTAGGTCGTGATTACATCCTTTTAGAATTTTGAACAACATTCCTCTTATTATAAGGTCCACATGCGTCTACCCCTTGATATCCTCGACACCATTGCGGGCCTTAGCCTCCAACATTACCGTTTAATGCTGGCGTTGCCCCGCTTCGCCCGTTCCACCATTCCCCCTACACCACAATCATCATCCCACTACATACCACCTCACGCTATTGCTACCCATGTATCAAACCATTCCAAACAACTACATTTTCAGCATCATTTCACCAAATATACTATTACTGAAAAAGACTACTGTCTAGACAGTCCATTAGGTACCCTGATATACGTTTCTAAAGGCAGTATCGTGTATACCCTAAATGGTAAGAATCACAGAGTACAATTCGGTCCCAATGCAGGCCCAAGCATAACTACCACCGATGATAACGGCGAAGTTCTTCTTGAAATGTGGATAATTAATGGTATATTACATCGAATTGATGGCCCTGCCTATATTAACAATTCTATTACTAGATATAAGAACAACCCCCGAGGATATAATTATAATGTTGTAATGTGGTATCTATTTGGCCAGAAGCATAGGGATGGTGGACCAGCACAAATCACAACGCATGAAGATGGTCTTATATATTATGAATGGTACCAATATGGCTACTCGCATAGAGAAGATGGTCCCGCGCTGATCAGAACAGGACAGTCTCACTCTCGTCATCATCCACGTATTGAATCCTCATTAACTCTTGAAGCATGGTATTTACATGGACAGTTTCATAGAAAGGATGGCCCAGCTCATACCCTCGTAAATGGAGCCCAAGAATGGTGGTTCCACGGCGCCAAACATAGAGAGGACGGGCCCGCCGTCATTCATCCTAATGGTAAACATGAATGGTGGCAACATGATAAAAGACATAGACCGATAGAGGGAGCCCTAGCCGGTCCCGCCATAACCCATCCTAATGGCAGCTATCAATGGTTCCAATACGGGGTTTGCCATCGTCCCCAGACAGGACCCTTGGAGGGGCCCGCCAAAGTTGATCGGTTTGGTACAGAAGAATGGTATCTATTTGGTCAGAAGCATAGAGTGGATGGTCCAGCAGTAATCTACATCAAGGGTAATGAAGAATGGTATCGTAATGGTAAATTACATAGAGAAATAGTGGGTGAGAATTCCGGTCCAGCTCAATATAACCGTTATCATTCCGATGATGATCGTTACTGGCTAGATGGTGCACCATTACGCGGTGTGCCAACATACAGCAGTAAGCATGAGGAATAGTGTCTTTCATTTCTATTCAGTTTTTGCGTATATTAATGTGCAGTCCTATTCTAAAAATGTATTGGAATATTTCCATTAACGGTAATTTGTACAACGGGGCAAGATCTATAATCAGCCGCTAAGAATTTTGATGCGTAATTTCCATTAAAGACGATAGTCCAATATTCTAAGTGGTAAAAGCCAATTATGAGACTTCCCCTTGATATCCTCGATACCATTGCAGGCCTTAGCCTTCAACATTACCGTTTAATGCTGATATTACCCCGCTTTGCCCGCTCCACAGTATCCAGCAAAGCCATACATCATAACACTCCCCCATCTTCCTCCAATTGCATTATTAAGAACTGGATTCACAGTGCCCGCTTCAAAAAGCAGGTCTACTGGCAGCAGCACTTTACCATAACCATAATCAAAAAGACTGAACCCAATAAGAAACTAGCCAGAGCCTACATACAAATTGCCCGCGAGAGAGATGCCGAAGATATAACACGATATGGACTAAATGGCCTGGAACATAGAGTGCAATTCGGCCCCAATGCAGGACCCGCTCGTATTGTTAAGAACGTGAATAAGAATACTGTTGAAGAACAATGGCTAACACACGGCATATTGCATCGCGAGAATGGCCCCGCTGTAACATACACCAGTGGTGAATATAGATGGTATAATAATGGCCTGTTACACAGAGTAGGAGGCCCCGCCCGCTATAGTCATGTTAATGGACATGACTATGATAAATTAGAAGAGTGGTACCATTACGGCATGCTGCATAGGGTAGATGGTCCAGCCTCTATCAATACTTATCTCAAGGATAGCAATCATGAAAGCGCCAGAGGAAATAACATACGTGAAGAATGGTATATAAATGGACTGCGCCATCGTGACCATGCCCCTGCTGTCACCAGTAGAAATACCCCGTGTGAAAAATATCCCAATGGCATCATTTACTCTCATAAGTGGTTTAATGAAGGTGTCAAACATCGGGTAGATGGCCCGGCAGTCATTAAATACGATGCTGATGGCAATATCGACGAAGAGCATTGGTTCTATCACGGTAAGCTCCACCGCGTCGACGGCCCCGCTATTCGTCGATATAATGGCTCGGAAGAGTGGTGGCTTCATGGCCAACGCCACCGCGATCAGGAAGGGCCCAATGCCGGTCCCGCCATCTTCTATCGCAATGGCACCGAGGAATGGTGGTTCCAAGGCGTCCGTCACCGCACCCAACAAGGTCCCAATGCCGGTCCTGCCATCATTCGCTCTGGAGGAGTTGAAGAATGGTGGGTTCATGGCAAACTACACAGACCACTTGTAGGGCCCCTCTCCGGATCCGTTTATGTGAATCCCGTAAACCGCAAGGATACACAATATATGCGGTATAAATATCACAAATTTGGTGCAGAATGGTATATAAATGGTCGAAGTGCTCAAAAACCACATATCCATAAGCTTTAGTAGACACGCCTACATTCTTTATTTTTATGTGTCTTATTGCACTACTATAAATTTGATTACTATTCATCAGTATTTATCTTGTTGATCCATTCATGCCGCTTCCCCTTGATATCCTCAACATTATCGCCTCCTTTGGCCTCTCCTACTACAGACGCCTTCTCAATCTTCCCCGCTTTGCCCGCTCCACCCTTCACCGTCAGCTGTATTGGCAGCCCTTCTACACCCTTCATGAAATAACCTGTGATGGTGAGAAATGGACCATTGGCGGCAAACTCCATCGCATTCAAACCGGCCCCAACGCCGGCCCCGCCCTTTTCATCACTGCATATGGACGTTACGACGAAACAAACATTCAAGCATGGTATTTTAATGGCCAACTTCATCGATCAGATCCAACCTTACCAGCCCATATCAGAACAGTAACTAGAAATCATGCTATTGTAAACTGCATCAAGAGACAATGGTATTACCATGGCAAAAAACACCGCGTCAATGGTCCTGCCAGCATATATGATGATCATCACGAAAAATGGTATCTTCATGGTCAGAAGCATCGTGTAGATGGACCTGCTGTACGTCGTTACTATGATGATGGCTTTCGTTCACAGGAAGAATGGTGGTTCGATGGTCTACTCCATCGCGCAGATGATAAACCGGCTCATATAGGCTCCTTTCGTAGAGAATGGTGGTTCCAAGGCAAGAAACATAGAGAAACCGGACCGGCCGTAATTCATACTAATGGCAATGAAGAATGGTGGTTCAATGGTAACAGACACCGAATAGATGCCCCCGCCTTTACCACTGAAGATGGTAGGGAGGAATGGTATTACCATGGTATGTACCACAGACCGCAAGAGGGCCCCACCACAGGCCCCGCCATCATATATTACGATGAAAACAACTTTCAATGTCAGGAATGGTGGATTCACGGCAAACAGCATCGCGATAATGCCCCAGCGATAATAAAACAAAATGAAGAATACTGGTATCAACACGGCAAAGTACATCGTCCCTTGTTTGGTCCTAATGCCGGTCCCGCCTATCGATACATAAAAGGACCTGGAAGTTGTCATCCCAATGGTGAACATCATGAACTGTATTACATTCATGGCGAACTCTACACACCTGCAGATCTGTGGTCCATCGCCCTCCTACTCGAAATGGCCAAAGAACCATAGTATACATCCTTTCCTCCTTTTTAGATCTATCATTACAACATCAATACCATCTTCCACAGCTTTCCGAGATACCACTCGCTGCGCTCGGCCGAACTTTGCTTAGAAGGGCTTTTTAGAGGCTAAGGCGATGTTTTACGCTATCAGATTTTTAGAGGTGTCTTAATATGCCTCCTTAGCCTCTGATAAGGCCTCCTATTGAAAGTTATCAAACTTTGCATAATAAGACTCCCTGGCCTCTCAGCTCCCATTCTGTTAATTACAATTTTGAACTTTCAACGGAACATCATATCAGGTCCTCTAAAGTCTCTCTTATAAGAGAGACGAGCAAAGTTCGGGCCCGCGGAGCGTCTATAGTCATGCCCCGCCTACCTCGTTCCGTTCCTCGATTTCCTGTCGACATTCTTATAATAATAGCAAGAATTAGTCAAGAAAACTATAGACGCATGCTTTGTATCTCTCGATTTGCACGATTAATCCTCATAGACAAGATACAGAAGAGATGGCAGGATCATTTTACCATATGCGTTGCAAGAGTTAAAAATGGATTAATATATACTAAATGGCAACTAAATGGTCAATTGCATCGTAACGAAGGACCTGCGATGATAATATCAGAATATATGCACGCTTATTATCAATGGAGCAGACTGCATAGATCAGATGGACCAGCTATGTATTATGCAATAGGTACCCACATTTGGTATTATGCAGGACTACTTCATAGAGAAGGCGCCCCGGCTGTATGTCATGCAGATGGTGGATGCTTTTGGTATCATATGGGCAAAACTCATAGGGAGGATGGACCGGCTAGAACGTTTCCAGTTGGTACGCAGCAATATTGGTTGCATAATAGAGAAGTGACTAAAAGAGGGATGAAGGAATACAGGACAAAAAACAAAATAAGCATAATGGCCCTAATCGTAATATCCTTCTACCGCCTTTTTGGACATATCCATTAAACCTGCTTCCTTTAGGTGCGAAACCAACATCCACGCATCATCCTGATATTGTCCATTCATAGCATGTCTAATAAGTTGTACGTTCTTCTCACTTGCCTTAAGCACAGATAACTCTTGAATAAGTCGAATCATTCCTTCGCCATTGAATATGGACTTAACTCCCGGAGAATCCATCACCCGTTCCAACAGTCTCGCACGTTCACCCTCGTAGAAAGAGGTCATATCATCACTGGCAATTTCCGGATGGTATTCATTGAGGAATTTGCAGACACTGTTCTTAACGTTACTCTCAAGACCACATACCTCAGCTATGCCATCAAAGACCATATCCAAATCCTTACTAGCCACATGAAAGTGAATCAGGGTGGCCTGACCCTCCGCAGGCGTCTTGTAGATCGTTGGCCAGTATGTGCTATTGCGATGATTGATTTTATCGAATACGGCCTGTGTATGCGGTCCCTCAAATGTCACCTCTGCTAGCCAAATATATTTGGCGTCAATTCTATGATCACCGCGATCGCGAGGGCGCTTGTGCACCAATAATTTTGTTCCATTGCCTGAAAACAAAATATAATGCGTAGTTGGTCGGGGTTGAATATATTCTTTCGTACCCGTTGATGAATACTCGGTAATTTTCAACCCTTTATTGGGCATGGTTCCAGTGGTGAGCTGCAACTTCAACATCTTCGTATATTGAGATAAGGTGCTAAAACTAGTCACTTCAATTATAGCAAATGGCTATTCAACTTTTTATTTTAGATTACAATCTATACAATCTATGCATCAGATCTACAACATTGCAATAATAATCTACCTACTGGTGCATTTCCATAGATCAGTACTAGTACTATTGTATATCATATAACTTCATTTTTCACACTACTTCACATATATCATCATATAACTCCCATAAATAAACTACCTTCTACTTATCCATTCATACCTCCTATTAGCTTTCATAAAAATCCTAGTTATGTTCTCATACCCTCCTTCTAGCCTCTCCTATCATCAAGCACCCACTATGTAGTACTATATTGCTCCTATGTAGATTGGGCGCCCTCGAATGACCTAAACCTTCAATGGGAGGGCTCCGAATGGGCATTTGGCGGTGTTTTGCGATATTGATTGGTTTTAGTTATTACATAATATGACTCTATAGAGGCTAAGACGACATTATATTGAAATAACCAGTAACTTTATATAATAGGACTGCTTAGTCTTTTAGCCAATATTCTATTAATTATATTTTTTTGAACTTTCAATGGAACAACATATCAGGTCGTCAAAAGGACATTCCAGGGAATATTCGGGTTTGGATCTTCTTTTTTCGGGGCCGTAGATGTGTAATTGTAAAAATTGATTATGAGGAAGCTGTATTCTTCTGATATTAACTAAAACAAATGAAAAACATGAAAACTGAACCTGAACGAACAGCAATGTATGATGCAAATGATGCATTGGGTCCACCGCAGTGGATGGTCGACTTAACTGTACGGCTAATTAAATGGTTGGAGGAATAGCACAGCTATTTATATTTTTTGATTACTCTCTATGAAGTTATAAAGGAGACGAAGAAATGACAGACAATAAACCGCCCCATCTGCCATTGGATGTGCTGAATGTGATAGCAGGTATCTCACCTATTCCTTATTATGATATACGTAATGAAGAACGACCGGAATATGCATCTGAAAAGCAACATAGTGATATATTTCGGCTTATGCTTAACATTCCGCGATTTGCACGCTCTGTATTATATATGGAAGGGAGGCAAGACCATTGGCAGAAGCACTTTACAGTTCATGGCAATTATCACAGGGGTTTGGAGTGCCACATTCTATGCACTAATACAAACCATACAGGACCAAAGAAGGGAGGTTCTATAGATGAATGGTCTCTAAATGGCAAACTACACCGCGTTGATGGCCCAGCATACGTACATTATGTTGGTAATGGGATTATGGTGGCTGAAAAATGGTACAGACAAGGAAAGCTGCATAGAATTAATGGTCCAGCGTTTATTTTCATAGATCTATGTATGTTTGATTTTGGAGTGTTTACTGATGAAGCAGATGGTAATCGTACGAAAGTAGAGGCATGGTATAAATATAATCAATTGCATAGAGAGGGCGGTCCAGCGGTTGTGCGCTCTCATGGGAAGGATGAATACTGGATAAATGGCAAACAGATAGAGGAACAATGATCATTGTTTTATATTTTTGAATGCTGCTAATGTAATTATAGAGGGCAATGGCAGACAATAAACCGCCCTATCTGCCGTTAGATGTGCTGAATGTGATAGCAGGTAAATCCCTTGTTGATCCACAACAGGAAGATATAATGTATTACTGGATACGTGGTATTGATCCGTCCGTGCTTAGATCACATCATGAACAATACCAACAGTTACTCGCAATTCCTCGGTTCGCACGATCCACACTTAAAAGTGCCAATCAGCTCAATTGGCAACGACATTTTACCTGTCATTGTATCGACTCCAAAATATGCCATATTGCATGTGATGATCCAAAGCATGCAAGTCTACCCGAATCTCTCCCTGATCATAACTTCAAGGTATCGTGGTTTCTAGATGGCAAATTGCACCGCGTTGATGGACCGGCATATGTGCACGTAGCTAATGGAATAGTGTATAGTTTGAATTGGTTCATTAATGGACAGGAGCATAGAGAGGATGGTCCTGCTAGGATAGAAAGCATGCACAATAACTCAATTCCAATTTCCACGATTGAAACATGGTTTTATCGAGGTAAGATTCATAGGGAGAATGGACCGGCGATAACCATATACTATAGGAATGGCGTTGTTAAGAGCCATCAATGGTATAAACATGATAAGAGACATAGAGTAGATAAGCCGGCTGTTATTGAATATAATATACATGGTCGAGTATTGCTATACGAATACTATTTAAATGGAACCCACGTGAAACGATGTTGAAACAGCTATTTTTGTTTATTAATCTAAATATACAAAAAAACAGGTAGGCCTATATCAGATCTTAATCCTTGGGAAGCATCGCCAAAGCCTCCGCATCATCGGCTAGTATGCCGCGCACATGTTCCATGGTTAGCATGCCCAATTTGCCGTAGAGCAGAATGACCTGCTCGATGCTACGGCTGCGTTGAATGGCTAGCTGTTTAAAATAGGGCTGATTGGAGGCCATGATAGAACGGGGGATGAGTCCGGCGATGAAATAATCTAAGGTGGACTGTAAGTTGACATTTGTGAAGTAGAACTTCGCGGCTGTAGAGTACAGGGTATGTCTGTTAACGCGCGGTGTGTCGCAATTGTATAGAGATCGTCCTATTTCATACCCATATGCAATGCAGCGCGCTATGCCCACGGTGCCAAGCGCCTCCAGCCTATCAGAGTCGCGAGGGATATAGAACCATCGGGGACGGGCCGTACAAGCTGATTTGGCACCATGACTGTTGCAAATGTCAAGTAGAGCACCCTTATTGCCGTTTTTGGAAAAGGAGACATCCTTAATCATATCCAGAACAAGATCTATGAGATTGAATTGTATAGATTCAAGGATCAAGCGTGCATTGGGCAAGAACTGCTGATCTGACTTGGGAAACATCTTAGGGTCATCCACGTCATGCAACAAAGCGGCATAGAGTACTGCCATCTGTTTGTCAATGTGCGGACGGTTGGGCATTAGTTTCAAAGCCTTCCGAGCATGCCCATATACGGCCATCGCATGGGAATAACCATGCACATCGCCCTCGCCTATAGAGGCGAATAGACAGCGTATCTGCTCCTGCACATGCTGAATAGCATTGGTATGAACTCTGCGCATCAACGTTCCTAATGATGGGCATTTTATAATCAATTTTTGCCATTAGGATTCTGTCAACGTGGTATCAAGTATTTAATGATATTTTTGATTGCCCCTCATATTAACTCACCACTTATTCACTCCAATGGCTTCACCCCGGCTTCCCCTGTCCGCAATCGTTCGTATTGCACATATTTCAGTAGAAACATATCATCAACTGCTCGCCCTACCCCGCTTTGCCCGCTTCACTCTTAATGCGGATATGCAGCAACATTGGCAAACATATTATACCAACTGTATCACGAATATCTATGGGCAGACTGCGTGGTTTATCGGCCATAGACCATTTACTCTTAAATGTCGCTATGCAAGACCGCGCCCAATCCATCATAACAGACAAAAAGAAGCGCATGAACTACATCATTAATAGGAGCATTTAACCATATTTTTATCAACGCCGTTCTCCCTATATGCAGATGATATAGTAAATAAAATATTTGATTGGCCATCTATTCATATTACCGAGTAGAAACGATGAGCGCATCTCACCCAGCTTCTCATCCTCCCCGTCTTTCTCTCGATATTAAGAGTATCATTGCCCTACTTGGTGGTGATCTCTATCAACAGCTTCTGGCCCTTCCCAGCTTTGCCCGATCCACCCTATCCCGTCAAACCTTCTGGAAAAATCAACTCATCTTTCGCACGGTCACCAATAATAACCATAGAGTCTATCTTAGACATTTCGTTGTAAAGTATGTGAAACATTGTCATGATGAACCGGCATTAATCGGATATGATCATGATGGTACCATTTACGTCGAGGAATGGTATAATTACGATAGACCTTACCGCTCTACTTTAATAAATGGTAAAGTGGGTCCATCATATACTGTCTACCACTTAGGCAAAGTCAGTAAGAAAGCGTGGTACTATCATGAAAAACTACACAATAAGAACGGTCCAGCGATATTATATTATAATGGCGACGGAACAGTGAATGAGGAAATATGGTTTTATCATGGTTGTAGACACCGCATAGACGGTCCCGCGCGCACTATGAATCTTTACATTCCAAGGTGCGAACAACTACAATACTTCCTACTCGGCAAGGAATATACAAAGGAGGAGTATGATTTTGCCATAGCAGTTCTTGCAAAGATAATCAGTAATGAATAAGCACGACATACGCTACTACTCTTTTACATTTTTGAATTCCTTTTTAAACAATAGCACCCGCGCATCACAAATGACATCCCAATTATCCACTATTCGTAGTCCTCCCCATCTACCATTCGATGTTTTTACTTCTATTGCCCAGCATCAGAATGAGGCCAACTATCTCAAAGTCTACCATGCTCTTCTATCTCTGCCTCGTTTTGCCCGTAAAACCCTAGGTGATATTGCACAGACTCGATGGAAATCGCAATTTACCATTCAAACCATAGATGCATCCACTGGTGCCGAACAGTGGACTCTAAATGGCCGTCTCCATAGCCCAATTCTCGCAGATGGCACTGTGGGTCCCGCCCTCACTATTCCTGGTATAGTCGAATATTGGTGCCAACACGGAAGCTTCCATCGTGTTAATCAACCTGCTATTCTCCGTAATGATGGCACTTATGAATATTGGTATAATGGGTTGCGTCATCGTGAAATATCTCCCGACGGTAATACAGGCCCTGCCCTTTCTGAATCGGACGGTACCCAAGAATGGTACTTAAATGGTCTTTTACATCGCGTTAATGGCCCCGCTCGTATTCATCCACATACAACCGGACACACCGCTTGGTATATTCATGGTCAAAGACATCGCGAGGATGGTCCTGCTATATATAACACTACTACGGGCTTTGAGGCATGGTTCTATAAGTGTATGAAACACCGTATTGATGGACCAGCCGTAACCACAGCAGGAGGTACCCTAGAATGGTATTATTATGATCAACATGTAACTAGAGAGGTGCATGCACTCCTAAGCGGTATAAATAACTAGAAGGAGAAACGCAATTATATTTTTAATTTTGATCACAGTCAGCAGAACAAAGTGATATGAATAAACGAGCGACTATGTCATCATTCGTCTCACCTCCCCATCTTCCTCTCGATATTTTATACTGTATCGCCAATCACAAAATTAAAACGTATGAGAGGCTCCTTGCCCTGCGTCGCTTTGCCCTCTCGACCCTTAGCCCATCAAGACAACGATACTATCAGTCCCATTTCATCACCCTCACTAAAAGAACATATAGGAAAAAGGATGCTCAGCAAGTCCACTGTTTAAGTTTCAACTATTTCTGGCACTTTAATCATCGCACATTAGCTGCAGGTGAATGTCCTAATACTCTTATATTGCATAGACCGGATGGTCCCGCACATATTGAGTGGGTGCAATACAAAAGCGATGACAATTTATATAAAATCCGAGAAGCTTGGTATAATAAGGGTAGGCTTTATCGAGATGATCTTCCATCTGAACAGATACCACCCTCTGTCATCGAATATTATGTCAATGGTCTATATTCATGTAAGGAATGGTATGTTCACGGTCTATTACATCGTGATGTTCTTGTCCCTTCATTGGAGGGACATGGGAAAACGGGTCCAGCCGTTATTAAACAATCACCTCATGGCAAAGTTAGTTGCGAAACGTGGTATGTAAATGGTCGAATACATAGAGATGGCGCCCCAGCTTATATTGACTACTATTTCTATATCACCGAAAATGGGCATCCTGATATTAGAAGCATTGGGTGGTATAACAATGGACAATTACATCGCGAGGACGGACCCGCCTGTGTTGCATATGCGGCTGGAACTGGTAGAATTGTAACCGAGAAATGGTGTATTAATGGATATCTGCATAGGAATGCTGGTCCTGATGGTGAAACTGGTCCTTCTGTTATTTCCTATAATGCTACTGGTCGAGTTAGTTGTGAAGAATGGTATGTAGAGGGAAAATTACATCGCAATACACTTCCCAATGGAAATACACCACCCAGCCTAATTCTCTATCATACCAATGGCACAGTTAACCGCAAAAAGTGGTATTATAACAACATACCACATCGTGATGACGGTCCTGCCTTTATTGATTATGCCTGGAATGGAATCATTCAGGATGAAGCTTGGTATCATTATGGACAACTAATAACGAATGGCCCCAACTCAAACAATATATAGTTCCGACACCTAATTTATTCTTATTATCATTCCTCTAAAGTTCTACATATTAAATCAGATTTTTGATTGTGTATATCCTTATTTGCACTAAATCCAAGACCAGGATATACCTATTCATGGCCCTATCTTATTCATCAAAGCAAACACCCAGGATTCCCTCTGATATCTACACCATCATTGCTCAACTGGATATAACCACATATAACCTCCTTCTCGCCATACCTCGTTTTGCCCGCAAAACCCTAGATCCTAATGCTCAGAAACAATGGCAATCTCACTTCATCATTCATAGTATACGGTATATTAACGAACCGGGTTATTATAACTGTCCTATTCATGAATGGCATCTAATTTACAGAAGTGGTAAGAAAGTTCTTCATCAGCTAGATTCTCCTGCTTACATTGCGTATAATTCCAATGGTCAAATTATACATGAAGTGTGGTATCGCTGTGGTAAGTGCCATCAGGATGGTAATCCTGCTCGTAATATATACACTAATGATGGTAAGTTAACATATAGTATATGGTATAAGAATGATCTATGCCATCGCGATGACGGTCCTGCCGACACTCATTGGAAATATGATGGATTATCTCCTGAAGGACGCATCGATTGGGAGGAATGGTACCAAAATGGTAAAGTTCACCGCAATGACGGTCCTGCTCGCATTGAGTACAATTCCAATAAAGAACCTTTCTATGAAGTCTGGTGTCAATATGGTATTATACATCGAGTAGGAGGATTTGCTAGAATTAATCACGCGGTAGGAATTAGAGAGTATTATCTTGACGGCATCTGTCGCAGTGAAGCAGAATATAATGCTCTATTGGCAATGTAATTACAGCTATGAGAAAATAGAGTTCTGTATTTTTTGAATGTTTCAACTTATCATGCCCATAATCCAAATAATGACAAAAACTGAATTTTCATTTCATATGTTTACTTCCCGCATCATTTCTTTTCTACCACAGCAAAGATGTCGCACCGTGAAGTTCCCATCCTCGTGAACGATATTCTCGCCTACATCGCTCTCCTGTCTATTGAGGCCTATCGAGCCCTACTTGCCATACCCCGCTTTGGCCGCCTCTCTCTTACCCGTCAGATTTTCTTCCAATCTCATTTCACCACAAAAAGTATTAGCGTGGATAAGGAAGGATATGTAACTCATGAATGGCATTTTGCTCATCTTGCCCATCGCACACGGTGGCATTTTGGTAGTGGTGCAAAATACTACCTTAATAGTATTAACGGTCCATCTTCGATAATCTACAGACCTAATGGTCAAAAGAAAGAGGAGTCATGGGTTAAGCACGATGAACTTCACAACACCACTGGCCCTGCTATTATAAATTACTATCCCGATGGTCAAAAGGAAGAGGAGTCATGGTATGAAGAAGGCAGACTTCACAACACCACCGGTCCTGCTAAGATAAGCTATTATCTCTATGGTCAAAAGAAAGAGGAGTCATGGTATGAAAAAGGCAGACTTCATAACACCGCCGGTCCTGCTATTATAAATTACTATTACGATGGTCAAATGAAAGAGGAAAGATGGTATGAAAAAGACAATCTTCATAACACCGCCGGTCCTGCTATTATAAATTACTATTATCCAGATGGTCAAATGAAAGAGGAAAGATGGTATGAAAAAGATAATCTTCATAACACCACCGGTCCTGCTTGGATAAGCTATTATCCAAATGGTCAAAAGGAAGAGGAAAGATGGTATGAAGAAGGCAAACGTCACAACATCGCCGGTCCTGCCTACGTGCAATATACTGAAGATGGAGAAATTGCTGATGAGGAATACTATCTAAACGGCATACTATACACCGAAGATGATTATTATAATCTGTTATCATCTAAATCGCAATAGTATAAATCACCGTTTGTAATATTTCCCAGTTCATCGCAACCCAAAACAACACCGATTGTCCATCTATCTCAGCCGCCCTTTATTAATTCTACGACGCTCCGCGGGGCCCCAAAACGCCCAAACTTTCAATAGGAGAGCTTTTTAGATCCATTTGGTGATGTTCTGCAATATTAGAGGGTTTGGGCTTTTCTTATTATGTCTTTTTGCATTATTGAAACAGCGTTCTACAATCTATTTCTGATTCATTTAATATTATGTCTCTATAGCCTCTAAATACACCTTCTATAAATGCCTCATGCCTAAACTTTCAACAGAATGGCCCCATTAACCCCTAAAAAGTCTCTCTGAGCAAAGTTCGGGCCCGCGGAGCGTATGTAGATTCATCGGGGCTTCTAGGTATGCTTCTATGGGAAAGGATGGCGAAAAATAGAGCCGCTCAGGAGCTATTACTCATAGGCGGGCTTGCCATTAATCCACTGACTTTTACGGATCTTCTTTTTACGATCTTCCTTATCCAAATTGCCCGTGGCTAGGGTTCTATTGCTGGCAATCTTGCGGGAGATGGCTTTGCTCATTGCGGCAACAGTGGTGGTGGATGAAGGGTATTTGTTGAGATAATTAGTGAGGATATCGACCTCGGAACGGCAATCATAGCAATGGTCAAGACCCTCGCCAACCACATCATGGGGATAGAGGGCGGGACGGATGATGGTATTGAAGTAGAACATCTGTTCCTCATATTGCTTGTTGTCATAGTCCCTCATGGCATAGATGCGTTTGCCGCTGGGATCTTCGGCGAGGGGGGCTCGGGTGACGAGACGCGCCTCGGTGGTGGCGGTAGGGCCCCAGACGGGAAGATAGATGTCGCCATCCAGATAGTTGGTGGTGCCGGCGTCCCACGGTAGCCGGAACTTTAGCATGGCGCGTTCGGCGGAGAGCAACTGGGTCCAATCCATCTGTTTCTGCATGTCCTCCTTAACGGCGGCCTCTACCTCCTTACTGCTGAGCAAATCGGGATCGGCCGTGCGGATGTCGCTAACGAACAGGATGGTTTGCCCTTTCTGCTGCGACATCTTGAATAGTTGCTTGGCGAGTTTATCCGTAAAGAGGGTTTGATGGATGGTGATGCGGCTATTGGGCTTAACGGTAAAGGGTGCGGGATCCACCAGATAGAAGGATAGATGGGGGAACAAATCATGCAGATATTTGATGTGGGTGCCCGGTGCCGCTCCTGCATACACTACAAGGTAATTCTTTGAATCATCGCTATATAATGTGAGGAACTCTATCTCAGACATGAGCAGTTTGCGCTGACCCCAATGAATTACCGTTCGTGCCTCGTTCTTCCGTACCCGGTACTTAATGCAGGGAGTATCCGGACGGAGTACCCGAGAGAACTCAATATCACTATTAACACTATAGCCCGCGTCCTTATTCAGTAGGACCTGCTGGCAATGGGGACAGTTATGAATATTCTTCCAATCGGCGCCCTCCGCAGCCCCCGTCGCCGTCGTCTCCCCCGTCGCTGCCGACATTATCTGTGAAGTAGTGAGCATTAGAGCCGATGGTATCAGAATTGCCGCTAATCTATAATATGTTAAGCAGTCGAAATACCAGATGATGACGATCAAAATTATAATTAGCAATGCGAATATAAGGGCGTACATCTCCAGCTTCTATGAATACATAACTAGGAAAAATAAAACGACCATTGTTTTCACGCCCATTACTCCTCTATCCGCCTACCCACGTCTCCACCTCTTCCTTTCCTATTAGTCCCAGTCATACTATACGCTCCGCGGGGCCCCAAAATGCCCAAACTTTCAATAGGAGGGCTTTTCAGGCCCATTTGGTGATGTTCTGCGATATTAGCGCGTTTTGGCTTTTCTTAGAATGCCTTTGATTGGATCTAATAAGTTCTTCTAATCGATAAATCCTAAACTTTTAAGAATATGACTTCGATTGGCTATTTGGCGATGTTCTGTGATATTAGCGTGTTTTTGTTTTTCTTATTATGCATTTGATTGGGCTTGATAATACATTTTATGATATTATATGCTTAATGAATCTATATTTTGCCAATTCAGCTTCTTAGCTCCTCTTTTACATTATCCTAAAAATTGAATTACACATAGGAGTACTTTAACAACCCCTGAAAACACCTTCTGTGCAAAGTTCGGACCCGCGGAGCGTGTACAGTTAACTAATGGGCGACTTGAGACAAATGCCGTTACTAAATAACGATGTGATCGGTGTAATTGCTCGGGTTTCTATAGCCTCATATAGATTGCTCCTGGCATTGCCGAAGTTTGCGCGGCGTAGTATGCAGAGATCCTTCCAAATATGCCTCCAAAAGCATTTCACTATCTACGAAATTAGTGAATGTAGATCACTCAGTGGGCACTATCATTTCATAGATCATAATTGGTTTATTGATCGTGAATTAGATAACCGTAGGATGATTTATCATAACGTAGATGGTCCTGCATATGTGCGTTATTGTGTGTGTTTGAATGAATCAAATCATACATATAGGGAGAATGAACAATGGATCATAAATGGTAAATTCCATCGAGAGAACGGCCCTGCGGATATATGCTACGATAGTTATGGAAAAACACATTCTGAAGAATGGTATCTACATGATCAACTTCATAGGATTGATGGGCCTGCAGTTACTAAGCATTATTTGGGAGAAATTCGACAAAAATGGTATTTAAATGGTGTTAAGATGACCGAGGAGGAGCATGCAAAAGCTATTAAGGATATTGCACTATAGCCGTGGTGTAGCGGTAATAGATTTTTGAATGCGGGCCTAGTGATAATTAACTACTACCAATTAGAAGTGGATAGTGGTATTCTGTTAACATGCCTTTCCATAAACATAGGCTGCCCTTTGATGTGCTTACAACTATTGCATATGTGAACATTCCTGTTTACAGAGCCCTGCTATCTTTGCCGCGATTTGGACGCGCATCCCTAGGTCTTAAACATCAATTATTACATCTAAACCAATTTACCACGCATACCATCACGACATATGTTGATGGGTGTGTGGGTCATGTGTGGTCTCTCGTAAAAAGAGAAACCGACGAGATGCGGCATCGTCTCGATGGTCCTGCTTATATATGCTACTATCCGGATGGTCAGAAGAAAAATGAGATATGGTATGTAAATGGCCATAGACACCGTGACAACGATCCTGCCGTTATAAATTATTATCTGGGCGGCCAAATGGCATCGGAAACGTGGTATGTTAATGGTATGCGTCATCGTCTCGATGGTCCAGCGGTTATCAGAGCGGATGGTTACCAAGCATGGTATTTTAACAATAAGTTTCACCGTATAGGTGGCCCCGCTATCATTGCTACGAATACGTCGCAAGAGTACTATCCAGGTGGTTATCAGGCATACTATCGGCATGGTGAATTTCATCGTTTAGATGGTCCTGCAGTCATATATTCAGATGGTAGGGAGGAATATTACATCAACGGTCTTAGTACTACTAAAGAACGCATTGTGGGTAATTTGGTGCGATAGAGGTACTATTGTATTCTTTTTCAATTTTGAACGTAGATCTAACAGTATTATCTCTATTCATGCTTGGCAGATTCAGACAATCGCCTCATCTGCCTTTCGATGTGCTTACAACTATCGCTCATATTTCCATACCGGTCTACAGAGCCCTGCTAGCTATACCACGCTTTGGTCGTGCATCTCTTGTTTCTCGCATGAGAAACCACCAATATCACTATCAATCCCATTTTACTGAACATTACGTTAGTAGTTATGGTACGCAAGAGTGGTTACTTAATGGTTATGTACATAGTCCGCTCCTTCCGGATGGGAGCACGGGACCTGCGATCATATGGGGTGGTGGGGTGAGGGACTGGTGTTATAGAAATGAATATCACAGAGTTGGTGGTCCTGCAATTGTTGATGCAGATGGATCAGAACAATGGTATAGATATGGTCAGCGCCATCGCGAAGATGGTCCTGCAATTGTTGATGCGGATGGTACACAAAAATACTATCTGAATGGGAAAAAGATGAGTAAGGCAGAGCATGCAGAAGCTGTGCGGAAATTAAACACTGAATAGAAATGGAGAGTTCTATTTTTCAATTTTGATCGATGAATAGTGTTATTATCTCCTCCTAATGTTTGATAAACCACCACGTTTACCTTATGATGTTCTTGTTGCTATAGCCCATCTGAATATTTGTAATTATAAACATCTCCTGGCAATTGCACGTTTTGCTCGTAAAACGATGGGGGATAGGGCTCAGCGATTGCACCAGTCTAGTTTAACCAAATACAGAACATTTACTTATACGTCTCTTATTGGATGTAGTGTGGATGTTGAGGAATGGTACTTGGAAACGGCATCTGGTAAGAAGATATACCATAGTTGTATGCTCCCGGATGGGAATATAGGACCGGGACGTATAGAATGGCTTTCAAATGAATTCTTTATGAGGGAGGACACTTCTGATAGACGTAAATTAAAAGAAATATGGTATTATGCTGGTAAGTATCACCGTCTCAATGCCCCTGCGTGCATAGAATACTATGATAATGGTCAACAATATAAGTGTAGTTGGTTTGTGAAAGGTAAAGATGAGAATTGTTCAGCAGATGGGCGTAGGGGGCCTACAACTATTGCATATAATGTGGATGGTCAAATTAGAGCAGAATGGTGGACGCAAGATGGTTTATTGCATCGTATCGACGGCCCGGCTATTGTATTTCATGATTTGGTTGAAGGTGTGAAATATTACATTCATGGTCGTTTATATACAAAGGAAGACTATGAGACGCAATTGGAGAGGAGAAGATGGAATTAGCGAAGTAGCTGTTGTGTATTTTTAAATATGACTTTTGAATGCTAGTCCAGTATTATTATAAGTTCTGTCTCTTAGGTATGTCAACTGGTAAATCTAAACCGCCTCATCTTCCTTTTGACGTTATTACCGTCATTGCCGGTGTTTCCATCGAGGTATACTATCTTCTCCTCGCCCTTCCTCGCTTTGGTCGCCATATCCTCTCACCCAAGGCTCGTCTCTCATACGAATCTCGATTCACCACATATAAAACAGAATATGTTATTATTGCGAACAATCTTAAATGCCTTGTCGAAGAGTGGTATCTAACCACTCGCAGTGGAAAGCACTATCATCATCATAATACGGCATCTCCAGCCTACATAATGTACTATCCAGATGGGCAAATCAGATATGAGGGATGGTATAGATATGGTAAATATCATCGGTCGGTTCTACCCGATGGGAAACAGCTTCCTGCACGTACTTGCTGGTACCCATTATCAATGGAATATCCAAAAAGAACAATAAACTACGAGGAATATTATCAGGATGGCCAGCTGCATCGTATAGATGGTCCCGCTTCTATTTCTATTTATATTCATAATAATGGACAAATTACCGAAGGAGAATATTACTTACACGGCATTTGGTACAACAGGGTTGATTATCACAAGCAATTGGAAAAGATAAAGCACCTTCAATAAACCTCCTCCACTTTTGCCCCCTATTCATTCTCCCGGCCATACTAGACGCTCCGCGGGGCCCTTTTTAGGCGTTTTATTGCATGGGAGGGCTTTTTAGGGGCATTTGCCGATGTTCTGTGATATTAGAGGGTTTGGGTTTTTCTTAATAGGTCTTATATTACTCATGATAAGCCTTTATTTGTGAAGGATTCTGAACTTTTAGGAATATGGCTTTAAATGCCCATGAAAAGAGATATTATGCTATCATCGATTTCTTGCTTTTTATATAACGTGCTTTAGAATCTATATTACGTCTTTCCAAACCCCAATTCCTATCTGATATAATATTTCCTTAATTCAGTCCTTCAGATCTGGTTCTATCTTATCATAAATTTGAACGCTTCACAGAAGTACTTTAAGAACCCCTAAAAGTCTCTCTTATAAGAGAAACGAGCAAAGTTCGGGCCCGCAGAGCGTATATAGGTAACAAATGTCAATCAATACTTCAAAACCACCACATCTTCCTCTTGATGTGCTTACTGTAATTGCGGGGGGCTATTATCATCTATTTTGTCGAGAATTAAAGCAAGTGCATGATGTTGTGAAGTTACAACCTCTTCCTGAGTTTAAAGATGATGATGAGTGGGTGAAATATGGGTGTAAGCAGAGTCAAAAAGAGGAGGCTCTGATAGCCGCGTCGCCAGATCTTATATTCTATCGTCTTCTTCTCGCTTTGCCTCGTTTTGCACGTTCCACCCTTGCACGTACAGGAGGGTCGGCTAATATCCGCTGGCAGCGTCATTTTACGGTCTACCACAATAATTCATGTACAATATATCCATCTAAGGGTTCCTATGAACACAATAATCTAGTTGGTATTTACCATCGTATTGATGGTCCGGCTATCATTTATCCAAACGGTAAGCAGGTATGGTACTATTGTGGCAAAATCCATAGAGAAAACGGTCCTGCGGTTGTTGATTCAAATGGTTACGAAATATACTATCAATTTGGAAATAAACACCGTCTGGATGGCCCTGCTGTTTATCACAGGAATGGTACACAATATTACTATCAAGTAGGACGGCTTCATCGCGAAGATGGTCCTGCTGTTATTAATGAGATTGGTACGCAAGAATGGTATGTTCATAATATGTTACACCGATGCGGTGGTCCCGCAGTTGTCGAACGTTGTGAGGCACGTTATTACGAATTTAACATGAGGCATCGTATAGATGGTCCTGCTGTTATTAATGAGAATGGTAAGCAGGAATGGTACCAGTTTGATAAACTCCACCGCGATGATGGACCTGCTGCTATCACTGCGGACGGTTGTCAGGCATATTACAGGTATGGGCAGCTTCATCGTTTGGATGGACCTGCTATGATACGTCCAGATGGTAGAGAGGAATATTGGATATATGATATGGAAACGACTAAGGAGAGGGTTATGGGGATGATGTGATAATATTTATTCTCTTGGTTATATGATATATGTGGGCTATGTGGGCTATGTGGGCTATGAAAAGGTAGATTTGTCGCATGGGAGGGCTCCGATTGTCCATTTTATGACAATCTGAGGCATTATCATTTTTACTTTTCTTATTATGGTTATTTATTTCGTTAGAAGGCTTGATATGCAAAAATAGGATTGCTTTAAATATGGAGGTGATGTAGCCTCTTAATCAAGATACTATTGAATTGAATTTTGATTGAGTATTTAGTTAGCAGTCGCCGTGTTAAATAGTGCAGAATTAGGCGCTTATTTCGCGGATGATACTTCCGTTCGATGTCCTTAGTACTATTGCTGAGTTATCATTATCCACATACAGATCTATCTTGGCGTTATCGTGCTTTGCACGCATTTCCATTCAACCAAGACAGCAAAGGCGATGGCTAGATCATTTCATTACTGAATCTACAATACATCTAAACGGTCATGTAATTAAGACATGGCGTATTGACAATGGGAGAACGAGAGAAGTGGACATGATATTTCATCGAAGTAATGGCCCAGCAAAAATTACATGGCATTACTCACCTGAGACTAGACAATACACAATTAAGAGATGTGAACAGTGGTATTACTGCGGTAAACATCATCGCGACGAGGGACCTGCCTATATCACATATTGTGCGAATGGAAATGTAAAAACAGAAACATGGATACGAAATGGTAGAATGATTCAAAATGATGGTCCAAATGAGGTATTCTATCATGATAACGGAGTGGTTAAAGCAGAAAAATGGTTTGGTAGCGATGGCTTACATCGCCCGATAAACCTGGGCCCTGCAGTTATAGAATATGATGAGAACGGAAGAAAAATAGCAGAACGATGGTATCAAAACGGTAAGTTGTATAACAAATAGTGAATTGGGGATATAGTTATTAGGGATACGTTTAATCATGTTAACACTTTACGGTATGAAATTCTCCGAGATGCGATTTGAAGAAGGTGTTAAAGGGCAGAGAATGGGAAAAATAAATGCTGGTTGACTCCTCTTATCGTTTTTTGTCTGCTTTTTCTGTTTGTTGTCATATCCATCAATAATAATTTTGAATGAGGGCACAATATCTTTATTTGGTACATTCCAAATATGTCATCTTTCAGCATATCATCTTTCGGCAGACCTTTTCTTCCCTTTGACATTCTTACCACTATTGCCCAAACTTCTATCGAGATATATCATGCCCTGCTTGCCTTACCACGCTTTGGCCGCCGTAGCCTGCAGCTCAAACACCAAATCCTCCATCAATCCCATTTTACCACTCATATCATTAAGCATTACGCGGGTGGGTTTATAGCCCATGTATGGCATCTTGACCATCGTTCATATAACATTCAACTAGATACCGGTGATGATCTATACTATCGTCATCGTCTCGATGCTCCCGCTGATATACACTATGATCCAGATGGTCATGTTATATATGAAGCATGGTATGAATATGATGAAATTCATCGTTCGGTAAACCTCGGCCCCGCTATTATATACTATCATCCCAATGGTCAGAAGGCATCAGAATCATGGTACGAGCGTGGGCAGTGCCATCGTCTCGATGCTCCCGCTAGTATACACTATCATCCCAATGATCAGAAGGCAATAGAATATTGGTACAATCATAACCAATATCACCGTCTTGACGGTCCTGCTGCTGTAGGATACAACCTCAGCGGTATCATAATCAATGTGCAATACTATCTATATGATGTGGAATATAGCAGAAAGGACTACGAGGCCAAGCTACTGGAGCTGACACGACAACAGCAGTAATTCATTCCCCATTTATCCATTCTTTCATCTTTTTATAATTTTGAATACCAATTCAACAGTATTATTAAACTAATGCAGATACCGTCATCTCATCTTGGTAATCCTATCGATAAACCACCTAAACTCCCATTCGATATTCTTACCATGATTTCCCTTGTGTCTGTCACGGCCTACCGAGCCCTCCTTGCCCTACCCCGCTTTGGGCGTTCATCCCTCATTCAACGTAATCAGTTACGCTACCAACACTTCTTCATACGTCACACCATCAAGGTCGGTACCAAAGGCTTTACCTCCCACAAATGGTTCATTGGGATATATTCTCAAGAAACACGAAAGGGCTACTTAATACATCGTTCCAATGGTCCCGCCAAAATACGAACATATCCAAATGATCAAACGCATAAGGAGGAGTGGTATTTCCAAGGTCAACGACATAGGAGAGTCGGCCCTGCCTATACTTCCTATCGCCCCAATGGTCATAAGAAATGTGAAGAATGGTATATTCACGGCATAAAACATCGCTCCGATAGTCCCGCCTATATATACTATCATAATAATGGTCAAAGGCAAGATGAGACATGGTTTCAAAACGGTCAAATCCACCGTCCCGATGGTCCCGCCCTTGTTTACTATAACGAAAATGCTCAAAAGGAACGTGAAATATGGTACTTACATGGTTTACGGCAGCGCCCTACTATGGATCTTGGTCCCACCGTTATTGCCTACTATACCAATGGCCAAAAACAAGAAGAGTCATGGTACTTAGATGATAAAATACACCGTCAAGTAAATTTGGGCCCCGCTCTAATCTACTATTACCCCAATGGCCAAATTATGCGAGAAGAATATTATTGGGATGATGTATTGCATCGTCCGGAAGAACTGGGTCCTGCCCGTATATGCTACAATACCGATGGTACAAAGGATGTTGAAGAATGGTACCTTAACGATCAGATTCACCGTATCCACGGTCCCGCTATCGTTAAATCAAATGGCAAACAGAAGTACTATCTACATGATAAAAAGATGACCAGGGAGGAACATGCCGAGGCAGTCAGGAAGATGAAAGGCTTGTGACGGACGGATGAAGGACTTATCACGAGCTTCTTTTTCCATTTTTGAATGCTATATTAGCAATATTATCCTTCTATTCATGTCTCTCAGTAAACCTCCTTCCAAATATTCCAAGCCACCACCCCATCTTCCATTCGACATCCTTACCATCATTGCCCATGTCGACATACGGGCCTATCGAGCCCTGCTTGCCTTACCGCGCTTTGGGCGGCGTAGTCTACAGCCCTCCTTCCAAACACGTCGCCAATCCTACTTCACAGTCCACAACATCACCAAGAATTCCTTCAATTACACAATACATAGTTGGTCCCTTCCCCATAGATCGTCTCTTGATTTATCACATTTGATAAATGAGAGACATACAAATAAATACTTTTATCATCGCCTAAATGCTCCAGCCGTCATATATTACAATAGAGACGGTTGGAAGAAACATGAGGAATGGTACATCAATGGCCAACTTCACCGTCTAGATGCTCCTACAGTCATATCCTACCATCGCAACGGTCAGACGAGAAATGAGGAATGGTACATCAATGGTCAAAAACATCGCCTAGATGCTCCTGCCTGTATTTCCTACCATTGCAACGGTCAAAAGGGAAAAGAAATATGGTACATCAATGGCCAACTTCACCGTCTAGATGCTCCTGTCTGTATTTTCTATTATCCCAACGGTCAGAAGGAACGTGAGATATGGTATATCAATGACCAAAGACATCGTCTTAATGCCCCCGCCTATATCTCCTACCATCACAACGGTCAGAAGGAACGTGAGATATGGTATAACAATGACCAAAGACATCGCCTTAACGCTCCCGCCCTCATATCCTATCTCTCCGATGGTACAGTGACAGAGGAGGAATACTATCTCCATAACAGCTGTATGACCAAAAAGGATTATGAGACCGAACTACTGAGGCTGACACGACAACAGCAGTAATTCATTTCCCATTTATCCACTCTTTCATCTTTTTATACTTTTGAATACCGATCCAATAGTAATATTAGACTAATCATGTCTACTTCCACTTCTAAACCTAGCCCACCTAGACTCCCATTCGATGTTCTTACCACCATAGCCCAGACCTCTATCCGATCTTATCGAGCCCTCCTTGCCCTACCACGCTTTGGACGCCGTAGTCTACAGCTCAAACACCAACTCCTTCATATATCCCATTTTACCACATATACCGTTACCACTGCCGTCAACGGAACCATAATTCATGAATGGTTTCTTCCCCATCGTTCGTCTACTTATTATCCCTATTACCATAATCTCAGCGCCCCCTCCCGTATAAACTATTATCCCAATGGTGAGAAGTCAGAAACATGGTATAGATATAACCACGCATATCGATTTGGTGTCCCCGCCTTCATAGAATACCATTCCAATGGGCAAAAGGCATCGGAACGTTGGTATCTCAATGGTCAACGCCATCGGGATGACGGCCCTGCCTATATAGGTTACCATTCGGATGGACGCAAAGTAGAAGAAGGATGGTATGTTAATGGTCAACAACATCGGTTCGATGGTCCGGCCATCATACAGTACGACCCCGACGGCGCCATATTTAGTGAAGCATACATTCTCTATGATTTACAATACTCCAAAGAGGACTACGAGGTCGAATTACTAAGAATGGCCCAATACCAGCAGTAATTCCTTTCTCCCTTTATCCATTCTTTCATCTTTTTTTCCAATTTTGATTGATACACTAGCAGTATTACAACCATATACAATCATGTCTACTCCTCTCGGTAAACCACCCAGACTTCCCCCTTATCTCCCCTTCGACGTCCTTACCATCATTGCCCATGCTGACATCCGGGCCTATCGAACCCTTCTTGCCCTGCCGCGCTTTGGACGCCGTAGTCTACAGCTCAAACACCAAATCCTCCATCAATCCTCCTTCACCACATATACCATTACCACAAGAGCTGACGGATCCATAGTTCATGAATGGTTTCTTCCCCATCGGTCGTATACTAATTATCCCTATTATCATCGCCTCAACGATCCCGCTCGTATAAGCTATTATACCAACGGTGAAAAAGTAGAATTATGGTATAACTATAACCGCGCACGTCGCATCGACGGTCCCGCCTGCATAGAATACCATCCCAACGGTCAAAAGGCAAAAGAAACGTGGTATGAACGGGGCCAATATCACCGTCTCGACGGTCCCGCCCTAACGCGCTATCATCCCGATGGACAAAAGGCAGAAGAATATTGGTATCATCACGGTCGATGTCATCGCATCGACGGTCCCGCCTACATATGTTACGACTCAAGCGGCAGTATAACGACCGGGAGATACTATCTCCACAACAAAGCCTACACCAAAGAGGCCTATGAGGCCGAGCTACTAAAGCTAGCCCAATAACTTTCATCTCTTTTTATACTTTTGAATGCTACTTCGGTATTATTAACTATCTTCTCTCGATAAATCTAATATGACCTTTCCATCCAAACCTCCTTATCTCCCCTCTGATGTCCTTACCCTCATCGCTCATACCGACATTCGGGCCTACCGTCTCGTCCTCTTCCTGCCCCGCTTTGCACGGTTCTCCCTTAATCCCAAGCATCAGCTCCTCCTCCAATCCTCCTTCACCACCCACAAAATTACCACCGATAACACCGATCGTATAATTCATATATGGCACCTCCCCCATCGATGGCGTGTTACTGGAAAATTCCTCCATCGTCTCGATGGTCCCGCCCGCATAGAATACAGTTCAGATGGTAAAATAGAAAAAGAAGAATGGTATAGATGCAATAAAAGACATCGTCAGGTGGTTTTTCCCACAGCAGAGCATCCCGATGGGAGAATCGATCCTGCCCTTACCCTCTATGGTCCTACAGGTATAAAGTTAGTAGAAATATGGTATCAAAATGATAAGGCGCATCGTCTTGACGGTCCTGCTGATATACGCTACTTTCCCAACGGAAAAATAATAGAACAAGCGTGGTATGAATTAGGCCGGATTCATCGTCTTCACGGTCCTGCTATCATAAAATATTGTATCCTTGATTGGAACATAGAGTTTACACATTACTACCTCCACGGCAATTCATACTCCAGAGAGGACTACGAGGCCGAGCTGCTAAAATTGGCACAGCAGCAGGTTTAGCTTCATTCTTTTCTCTCCTTTTTTCCACTTTTGAATTAACAGTTAACAGTATTATTAGACAAATGGAATCGCCTGAGTCAAAGCCAAATCCTCCTAGGCTTCCCTTCGACATTCTTACCACCATTGCCCATGTCAGTATCCCCGTCTACCGTCTCATCCTCGCTATTCCACGCTTTGGACGCCGTAGTCTGCAGCCCTCCTTCCAAGTACATATTCAATCCCATTTCACCACCCACATCATCACCAAAGATGAAGATGGATATGTAAAACATGTATGGTACCTCCCCCATCGTTCATCTGCCAATAACACCTACTTTCATCGCCTCGACGGTCCTGCTTACATTTTCTACTATCCCAATGGTCAAAAGGAGTATGAAAGATGGTATGAGCATGGCATCCAGCACCGCCTCGACGGTCCTGCCTATATCTCCTACAGCGCTGATGGATCAAAGAAGATTGAAGGATGGTTCCAGAATGGTAAACGTCATCGTCAGGCGGTTCTACCCACGGCAGAACATCCCGGTGAGAAAGCGGGTCCTGCCTATATAACCTATTACGCTGATGGTCAAAAGGCGTCGGAGGAATGGTATCAACACAATCAGCTCCATCGTCTCGATGATCCTGCAGTCATTTATCAAGATGGCCGCGAGGAATACTGGTTGCACGGCGTACACTACTACGCCAAACAGGCCTACGAGGCCGAGCTGCTAAAACTGGCACAGCAGTCGTGATATTTTCTTTCCTTTTTCCACTTTTGATTGCTAATCCAACAGTATTTAAGGGTAGTAATAACAGTCCAATCATGCCTCCCCCACCTCATCCTCCACCACATCTTCCCTCCGACATCCTCAACCTCATTGCCCAGGTAGACCTTCGAGTCTATCGCCTTCTCCTCTCCCTGCCGCGGTTTGGACGCCGTAGTCTAAGTCGCCCGCACCAGCTCCTCCATCTATACCATTTTACCACCCACACCATCATACCTGATGAGGAATGCGATGGCTGTATGGTTCATATATGGCACCTCGATCATCTATCCCGTTACGGTTATGATGGCTACTTTCGTCATCGTCTCGACGGCCCCGCCCACATATACTATAACTCTAATGGACAAAAGGAATCAGAAGTATGGTATGAATATGGTGAAAGTCATCGTTCGGTTCTTCCAGACGGGAGCACTCTCCCCGCCCTTGTACATTACCAGTCCAACGGACAAAAAGAAGTAGAAGCATGGCGTGAACGAGGACTCCATCACCGTTCGGTAAACCTGGGTCCCGCCTACATCCGCTACCATTCTAATGGTCAAAAGGCAATAGAAAAATGGTATTATCATGACGTTCGTCATCGCCTAGATGGTCCTGCTATCGTAGAATATAACTCCAATGGCACTATGACTCATGAACTTTACTATCTTAACAACAACCTTTATCCAAAAGAAGTCTACGAGGTCGAGCTGTTAAGATTAGTACAATAATAATCATAATACTTTCCCTTACTTTCCCTTCCATATCTTCTTTCCTTTTTACACTTTTGAACTCTAATCCAGCAGTATTCGAGGTAGTATTATACCTCTCTCCTCTATAAATCTATTATGTCTACTCCATCCAAATACTCACATTCTAAACCTATCAGAAAACCACTCAGAAAACCTTCCCCACCACATCTCCCCTTTGACGTCCTTACCATCATTGCCCAGACCTCTATCCGATCCTATCGCGCCCTGCTTGCCTTGCCACGCTTTGGACGTTCATCCCTCGTCTCTCGTACACAACTCCTCCACCAATCCCATTTTATCACCCATACCGTTACCACGAGCATCGATGGTTATATAGACCATATATGGCACCTTGTCCATCGGTCGTCTCGTTCATTCACCGGAAGAACGCGAGGAGCCGATTATGATATATATTATCAACATCGTCTCGACGGTCCTGCCTTTATACGCTATCATTCCAATGGACAAAAGGATCAAGAAGTATGGTATGAGCATGGTCAGCGACATCGCCCGGTAAACCTGGGTCCCGCCGTCATACACTACGATTCCAATGGGCAAAAGGATCAAGAAATATGGTATGAGCATGGTCAGCGACACCGCCTCGACGGTCCTGCCTGTATTATCTATTATTCCAATGGGCAAAAGGCACACGAAATATGGTACGAGCATGGTCAGCGACATCGTCTTGACGGCCCTGCCCACATAGTACATTATACCAGCGGTCAAAAGGAACAAGAAATATGGTACTACAACAATCTATGTCACCGATTTGACGATCCTGCCCATATAGACTACCATCCCAATGGTCAAAAGAAAGAAGAAGTATGGTATGAATATGGTGAGATTCATCGCCGTGTAAACCCGGGCCCCGCCCTTATACATTACCATTCCAACGGCATTGTAAGAAATCAATCCTACTATCTCCGCGGCATTTCATACTCCAAAAAGGACTACGAGGCCAAATTACTAAAGCTGGCCCTCCAATAGTCATTCTTTCCCAATACCAATCATAATTTCCTCTCTCTTTTTCATCTTTTTGTCTTATTTATCAACAAGAATTTTGAATACCAATCCAACAGTAATAATCCGCCTACTACCTTCAATAACTCCTAAATCCACCTCTCCTCACACAATGCCTCCCCCACCTCATCTTCCGCCCCGACTTCCATTCGACATCCTCAACCTCATCGCCCAGGTAAACCTCCAATCATACCACCTTCTCCTCTCCCTTCCACGCTTTGGCCGCTCATCTCTGAAAACCAAACACCAACTCCTCCATCAATCCCGCCACATGGCCTACACCCACCATAGCTATCTTAACAAATCCACCGGAGAAATGTGGAGTCTTACTTCTCATCTCTTGCGCCATTCGTATAGATATCACCGCCTTGATGGTCCTGCTTACATTCTATACAATTTCGCTGGTCAAGTAGAACGCATCGAATGGCGCCGATATAACAGTTATTATAGCCCGGTTTTACCAGATGGAAGTACATCTCCAGCCCTCATACGCTATCATTCCAACGGTCAAAAGGCATTAGAAATGTGGTATTTACATGGCCAACGACATCGTCTGGATGGACCGGCCCATATAATCTATTATTCAAATGGTCAAAAAGAATGTGAAATGTGGTTTAAATCAGGTCAACTTCACCGCCCCAATGGCCCCGCATATGTGGAGTATGATAGTGATGGTAGAGTAATTAATCAAGGATCATATCACCTTAATGGTATATTTTACAGTGCCAAAGAAGCCTACGAGGCCAAATTGCTAAGATTGGCCCAACAATCATGATATTATTCTATCATTTCCCATTTATCCACTCTTTCCTTTCTCTCCTTTCCTTTTTCTACTTTTGAACTCTATTACAACTCTATTCACCCTTCTCCTATGTCTTTTCCAATTATCCAACCTAAACCTACTTCCAAATCTTCCACATCTTCCACCATATCTCCCCTCTCGATGAATCTCGACGTTCTTAATCTCATTGCCCAGGTAAACCTTCGAGTCTACCGTTCCCTCCTCTTCCTTTTTCGGTAAACCTATCAAACACCACCAACTTCTCCGCCGTAGTCTCCTCCCCCACCAAATCCCCCGGTAAACCTATCAAACGCCATCATCCCCATCAAATCCCCCATCAAACCTCCATGCCTCCCCGGTAAACCCTCGGTAAACCCTCGGTAAACCTACGAGACACCCGCCCCACCCGCCCCTCGGTAAACCTAACCGCTTTCGCTACAGTCCATACAAATTCCACCGCCTTGATTCTCGGTAAACCTGGCCCATCTCTCGTATACGAGAGATAAGAGGAATACTGCATCCACGGCAAAAGGACCACCCGTCAGCGCATCCTACAGTTTGTGGAATTGGCTAAAAAGTAAACGAACTTTCTTCTCTCTTTTTTGCCCCCTTTTCCTTCTCTTTTTTCCCTCCCTTTCCTTTCTCTTTTACATTTCTAATCCTTATCCTATTATATTTACAGTAAACCTATCCACCATGCCCCTCCTCGATAAGCCTCCCAAACTCATCCTTCAATGCGGTATCTGCCCCTTCTGCCAATTATCTCTCATAATATGAGAGATCGCGGATAACGCCAAAGCCCTCATCAGTCATGTCCGTAAGTGCGGTCGCATTCCACCCTCCCTCGATCTCCACCAACTCGAACTCTCCCTCCTATACAAATACATCCAGTGCCTCTCCGATGAGATCGAAATCATCAACGTCAATAATGAGATGCTAGCCGAGGACAACTTCCACCTACGCGTCCAAGAACGCGCCCTTATGCTCCGCAACGACGAACTCAGCCAGGATTTGCATGAAACGAAGAATAGGTGAATACTCTCATTCCACCACCGGTGTTGCATCCAAAGCGGCATCCATCTCCGCACTCCTTGCCTTTACCACCACAAACAACGTCGACCGCGCCACCCCCAACCTCTCCGCTATGTATGCCATCGTATGTCCCTCCCCCTTCAATCTATCGTACAACTCCCAATCCAGTCTCGCCGTCTTACAACCCCTACTCACATATTTCAACGTAATCTCTCTTGTTCCTCCGTTGGATGTTCCCGTCACCACCGTATATGTTCGCTCCTCTCCCGCCACCTTTGTTCTATTTTTACGTCCCGTTTTGCCACTCATCCTATCAAAAACCCTATCGTTAGATAAAATTTGCGCTCCTATACCTATATTGTCCTATATTGTCATGGTTTAATTATTTATCATGTATAAATTTATCAGACCCCCTAGTATAAGCCCTCCTCCCCACCTGCGACACCGCCCACCGTACCGATCCCGCATCTCAACATGCACCGTGCCCACAACACCAAGTCCCGCAAAAAATCAAGCAACCCTCCTTCCTCCGACCCCCCTGTCAACATCTCCACCGATATCCTCCACCTTACCCTCAATGTCTCATCCACCTCATCTGTCCTCGCCCCCACCAAACGTTACTCCTGTAAATATTTCCAAAAGTGTGGATATCAATCCGATGTGAAATTTCGTGTAGAACGTCATGAAAAGAACTGTAAATATGGCATTGTCTCGTCCGATACATCCCCAGCCGCTCTTAACATTGAAGAAATGAAAGCCCGTATCGCCCATCTTGAAATAGAGAACGCCAAACTCTATGGTCTCATGGATATATCGAATATAGATGATGAGCATGATCCATGCGATCCCAAAAAGAATAGAGATCATCCCATTAATCTTGCAAATGAAAGCGTTTGGAAGCAGCTATTAGTAGCCCTTAAGGAGACGCTCCTTATTAAATACATTCCAAGTCCATGGATATATACCACATCGTTTAGATATTGCGGCTGCTGTGACGATCCTGAAGCGCATGCCAGAAGAGATTATGACAAAGGTGAACTATCCAATAAAAGAGTCGTAGAAATGCAACGTGTAAATTACCTCCTTAACAAACTTACTAAGATAATTTACGATGACAACAGACGTCTTACCCAAGAAAAGATCTATGATAAGATGGTAAGCATCCTGCGGAGCGCCAAAGTGATAGCCGATATTAAATATCCTCAGTATAGCTACACATTAGGCCTACTCGTAGATATCCGTGATTATACGGATTATATGTATATGGATGGACCTCGGGGACCCAAGCTAAAACCAGAACATGCTACTATAGGTGAAACTATCGAATACTACTTCAACAGCGAAAAACAAACTATAATTAGAAGTGCTATTACTCTCTGTTTGGCTCCTCCAGCTCAATAGAATGTTCACTGCTAAGTAGCATGTTTCTGTAAAGCATGATTCGTAAAGATTACCATAAATATCAGTTAGAACTGATCGGAAAATGTCGACCCTGTACAGTATGTATTTTTGAGTGCTGAAAAATGAAAATGGTAGAAGGTCTTGACGAGATCGGAAAGTGCCAAAAAACACACTTTCCACTTGAGGGTGCAATTAGAGGTCGGAAAATGAAAAGTTATCTCCCAAAAATGTTTCTCCAAAAAAGAGAAACTTTCAACAGAAAGCCTCCTAAGGCACCTGGGAAGTCATTCTATTGCACAAACAGCTAAAAATCGAGTAAAGAGAAGTTAGAGAAATGCCAAAAATAGACACTTTCCTGTGAAAGTAATTCTGAGAAAACAATAGAATGTACTATTATGGGTTATTAGAGGGAAACTGCTTCGGGAGAAAAATGAATAAGCATATTTTACATCATCATTAATACATTAAACAACCTATATTTTAATAAATCATATTCACTATGACAATATACAGTTATCTGTTCTACCGGGACCAATATCGATGCTACTGGTAAACGGCTGGGAATAGAGCTCCTCTAGTCCCAAAGTATCTAATTGGCACCATCCCTTTACCAACTTTGCCCAGAAGCATCTCCTCGTAGTCCCTCCCTGTAATATCCATCCCATGCAACTTTAGTAAAAGAATACAGTGCCTTCCCCATACCTCCTTATCTAGTATCACCTATATCCTCACCGCCTCATGTAGTTATTCCATTGCCCCTATGTAGCCTTGGCGCCCCCTAATGCGCAAAACTTTCAATGGGAGGGCTCCGAATGGGCATTTGGCGATGTTCTGCGCTATTAAACGGCTTTTGATATCATAGAAGGGCTTTAATTGCCCATTTGGAGGCCTTCTGAGGGGGCGACTGGGGTGGCGTATGGTTAGAAGGTGTTTGTTTATGCCTGTAATGTCTTTCTATGCATTATCCGCTGGGCGTAGTCTTGTAAGGAATGGATGGCCCTATTAGTAATGTTCTATGTAATGACATAGTCTTACTTTTTTACTGTAAATCATATGGTATAGTTAAAAAGATGAGTAGAGATGACCATTCTCATAGTGCTTAACCTAACAGTATAGACTGTGCGCGGCGAGTGGCCATGGTCTAAACATGCGATACAGTAAGGTTGTGTCTCTTAGCTCTTATAAGCTGCTATTGAGCATGGGTCATTTTTTAAATTCCTGAACTTCTCCTCACCCCTATCTATGTTTCTGATCTGTTATTTTCAGATTTGACTATTTCATAATAGATGGACAGTGAATCTACAGGGCCCAATATCGATGCTACTGCTGTTTGGCAGAGAATAGAGAGGCTCAAGAGCTGGGGTATGGTGAGGCATAATCACTTTAATGACGTCATTCAAGGTACGACTCTTAGGAGTAGGGAGAAGGGCTAGTCTTCCACAGATGATGTTTGTAAAATACGACGATGCCTAATGTATACCTAAACACCTTGTCTATTCTATTTCCTATCCAAAATGTGTAGTTGTTCCATTGCCCCTATGTAGCCTTGGCGCCCCCTGATGGCGTTTTTGACGCATAATTAGGTGTTTTGACGTGGGATGGAGGCTTTGGCGGGGGTCGGGTGCGATATGGCGCATGGATGCGGTTGGAATGGCCGTGAGAGGGCATTCGGCGCGGGGTGCAAAAAGCAATAGTGCTCTCCCCGTCGAGTGACGTATGCTAAAGTACTAGTACTCCACTCCTACTCCCTCCTATCCTCTCTTCCCCTTCCCTATCCCCCGTCTCTACCTTCCCCTATCCCTTTCAGCTATCTCTCATAGTTGTACTTATAAGCCCTTCCAAGTCCTCTTCTGCCCCATCCTGCTTTTTTGCCTTATCATTACTCCTATTCCTAATCCCTCCAAAACCCCTCCTAAGACCATAACAATTATTCAATATCACCACATGCCTTCTACCCACCCCTAGAAGCCTTCCCGTTGCACAAACAGCCTCTATGAATTAATTACCATTTTATAATATTATCGCCAACCTCTCTTAACGTAACATCACC